AATCTTCCAATTGAGTAGTTGGTTGTAACATTGATTGTAATTCTTTTGCGTCATTATTAATTTGTTTTAACGCACCCATTGCCATACTACTATTTTGTTCTTTTAATAGTTCTTGTACGGCTTCTTTATAACATTCTTTGACAGGCTTACTTTTTGTATGTTTACCAGCTTGTCTTAACTTTCTAGCTCTACAATGTGCTTTTTGACTAAAACCTTTAGGATTACTACAATTAATAGATTTTTTATAAGTATTGGACCACTTTTCTTCAATATTTTGTGTACCTTTTTCTTTTTCTTCACTGTAAAACTTAAGGTAATCTCTTACTGTAGCTACATAATCACATGCATGATTTAATTTAGCCTTAACCCAATCTTCCAAATTATCATCTACACTGAACATTGATTGTAGTTTTTCACTATAATCAATTAATTTAGTAACATCACTTTGAGCCATTTCAGCATTTTCATCAAATATACCTTGATTGCTAATTTCTTCTATATCAGAATCTGGAACTATTTGTGATGGAATATTTTTTACACCCGACAATTTATAAGCCCAAAATCTATGATGACCATCTAATACCTGATATCCGTTTTTATATTTGCGAACTAGCAACGGGGGGAGTTTGTCTCCTCGCTTTAGTCCTGCTAATATTTTTTCAACATTGGCTTTGCTTTTTGGTTGATTCATTTTATCATCAGGTTCAAATCCTACAAGTTCAGTAGCAGGTATGTTGACAACTGGACCTGTTGCTTGATAATCGCCCACATTAGCACCATACCATTTAGGGTCGGTGCTTAATGTAATCTTGCCTTCCGCAACACCTTGAATTCCAGATGATTTATGAGTCAAGGCTTCATCTTTTAATGATACCAACTTTTCAGCGACTTGTTTTTGTTGTGAAGTAAGATTTGGAAATCCGTTATTTTCACCCAATCCGTGCAATACAGAATCAACTGCACTTTTGGTAATCCATTTTAATCCCAATTCACGAATCTTTTCGGCTAATTTCTTACCTTTTAAGGTTTTCTTTATATCAGCTAATTGTTCCAATTCACGAATTGATTTCTTAGCATATTTTATATATGTTTGGTAATCGCTCATAAAATTATCTCCAACCCCCACCTTTAGATTTGTACCATTTAGCTGCCCACGCATTGGCATAAGCACTGGGATAAACATCAAACTTTGATCTTGCTAATGATTTGGCTCTTGACCATAGTTTACTATTTGTTGGTTTGGCTCCTTTTTTCTTCTTCTTTTTCTTTGTTTTTGCTTCGTTTAATGTTGGATCTTCAATATCAATTTCAACGGTTTTATTTACAATAGGATCAACATTCTTTCTTCCTTCAATACTACCATCTGGAGTTTTTCCTATAGTACCAACTATATTATTACCGGCAGTACATGTAACATTACTACCTAGTCGTTTCTTATCATTTATTGGATGATCGGGATCACCAAATCCAGACGAAGAATTAACTACATCCAATTCTTTAGCCAATCCAGCTTTTCTAAGTTTAGTATAATATTGAGGATCTTCACTTAAATGGTCCAAGGCGATTTCTGTAGCTATATTTGGATCGGTTGTATGTTCCATTTCAACTGTTTGTCCCAATGATAATTCTGCAGGATCAACATCACTTGCTGCAGTAGCATCACCAACACCACCGGTAAGAGTCTCAACTTCTTCGGTTAAATGTTCATAAAATTCTTTATATGATACATCCCAATCATTGTGGTCTGTATCTGTCCATTTATCAAATTCGTTGAGTTTTTTCATATTAGCAATTTTTTTGAAAGTTTTACCGTCGTCCCAATATGGGTCAATCATCCATCTTCTACCCTTCATTCTAGGGTCACCAATTAATGGATCATTTGGTTCTTTTTTAGGCTTTTGGGAATCGTTTTTCATATTTCTTTTGAGCCATTTCTCTAATGATTTTACCAATTTCTTTTTCTTGTGGTGTGCGATAATCTATAGATTCTTGTTGGGGAGTAGCCATTAAATTATATGGTTCTGCTTTTGATTCTGGACCCATAAATGATGGTTTTACTGGTAATTTGTCATCGTCATCTATATTCAACATATGCAATTTACTGTAGTATTTATTGTCCTCTTTAAGGTTTCTTACTACTAATTCTTTAGCCAAGTCTTTTCTTTTGAATACCATTTTCTTTAATTCATATTGTAAACCAGCTAAAACTTCATCTGGTGTTACTTTATATTTGATTTCATCAACATCTTTTTCATATTGACCTGGGTCATATGTTGATTTATTATCATAATCATCTGGTGGAGGAGTACTAATATCACTTGCAGAACCAGCTATAGAGGGAGCATATTTGAATGAACCTGGATTTTGGGATACATCAGGTGAACTATAAGTATCCAAACCAGATGCACCACCCAATCCTCCTTGTACATAGGATTGACCAGTGTACATTCTATCCCCCATATCATTTTCTTTTATAGTTTTTGACATAACTATAAATATAAGAAAACAACAGTTAATATCTATTATTTTAGACGATAGTTTTGATAGGATGGTAATATCCAGATTTTGATGGATCAAATATAATTGAATCAATGTTCCAATTAATATAAGATTCCGAATTCAAAAATGGTTTGTTTAATATATATCCAGATTGTTGTAATAGTGTTCCTAATCTTAATTCCGAAAACATATTGTCATATTGTCTTGGATTGTTAATCATTAATTTAACCATTGATGATAACACTGATCTAGTAAAAAATAAGCCAGATGTTGGTTTGACTCCACCAATATCAGGTATTAATTTTTGAGAATCCGACAATTGTGTATACCAGTACCAATATTCTAAATTTTCTTTTTTAACAACATCGTGACTAAAATTGGACATTTTTAATGCATCACCATAAAAATTTTCCAATGAACAATTACAATATGTATCCCATTCTATTATTAAATAAGTTGGTAAGTTTGGATATTTTAGATAAAAATCATATATCAACAAATCCGCTTCACTCCAATATTCTTTTTCACATGTTTTATTTAAAATATTATTATTAGGATAAATTTCTTTTCTAGAAACAACATGAGATCCTTCAATTAAATTGTGATTCTCAAATCCTACAGTGAATATAACCTTATCTGGGTTATGTTTTTTGATTGTTTCATAATTTTTTATTGTTACATCATCATTTGTATAATGTAAAAATATTATACAAATACGATTTTTTAAAGTCATATTATTAAATATCATTTAACTGGATGATAAAAGTATTCTTTTGTAAGATCTATTTTAATATCATTCGGAGTCCAACTAATATATTTTTCAATATCTTCTTTCCCTTTTTTAAGGATAGTAAATTGGTTAACTAATGTACCCCCTCTTATTTCAGACAACATTCCATCATATAAGTATTTATTAGTAATAACTTCATTTACACATTTACTTAATATATGGTTTTTAAAATATATACATGTAGATTGTCCATAAGCATATAAAATTGGAAATTTAGTGTTATATGGATTATGTTTTCTATATAATTTTACCCATTCCCAATCTTCTCTTGCAGGATTACAAATACGATTCCCAAAAAAATCAACATTTGTATCAAAAAAAGATTCAATTGAAACATTACTATCAGTATCATATTCATAAAGAAAATATTCATCATAGTTTGGTTTTTGAATATATCCTTCGTATAAAAATAAATCGGGATCAAACCAATCCAAATGATATTGCGGAACAAAATACTGTATATCTTTATTTGATGGATATTTTTCTTTATTTGTTACAATAGAATTTTCTAATAATTCATATCCTTCAAACCCAATAGGAATTACATCCCAATTAGGATTTAATTTTTTAATTTTATTAAATCTATTAATAGTTAAATCATCTACTTTATGATGGCTAAACAATATAAGTTTTTTATTCATATTTTAGCAATTAAAACATCATCATTTTCCCATCCATTTTCATAATAAAATTTATAAGATGGATTGATATCTTTAAGTTTTTGTTCTATTTCTTCGATATAAATACCAACGCCCCATTCACATTGACGTTTAAATATTCTTAAGTCATCTATCATAATCGTATGATTTTTAATGTTGGATGATTTAATAATATCTAATTCATAAAGAATTGGACAGTCGTATTTTCCACGTATATCCGAATGCATATCAAAATGAGAATCTAACCAAAATAAACATGGGTCGTTTAATTTATTAATTATGTTTGGTAATACATCTGTACTATCGCCAAAAAAAAGTTCTACTTGGTTCAGTTCTATTTCTTTTTGAAATTTATTTTGACATAAAATTTTATGTTGTGTAGATATATCAATCGTATAGATTTTATCAAAATTACACTGTAATGCTAATTCAACTGACCCACCCTTGTAAGTACCAGTTTCTATAAAAATATTATAGTCACATTTATATTTATCAAATATATTTTTTGTAAGAGTTAAACTCATAAAATAAAATTAATCGTATTCAAAAATTTTTCTTTGTTTGTTTTGTTCACATGCAAAAAATATTGTCGTATCTTATCACAATTCTTTTTTTGAAATTCAAACAATTCCTCTTTATTGTTGAGTATTTCGTCAAAGTTAATTTTATCAACAAAATATCCTTGTCTGTATTTATAATATATTTTAGTATCCAGAAATTCATAACCAATTACTTTTTTATATACACCTTTTGTAGATATAAATTTTACTAATTTTGGATCTAGATATTCCATAAAAACAGGAATTTCACTACATATTACTAATTTACCACAACTCAATGCTTCCCACAAATAATGTCCCCATCCTTCATATAAACTGCAACATATGTGAATATCATGAGAATTTAAATTTTCAACGACTTGATTTTCAGTTAAATATTCAATTTCAGAATCTAGTATCTTAATTGAGTTATATTTATTAACTAATTCTGTATTTTTTTGGACTGATTTTCCTTTGAAATGTAAAATGTTTCCTGTATTTTTTGGGAAAAAATATCGATCAATACTAAAAAAACCAGTTTGGATAATTGATGGATGTTCCTTACTTAACAAGTCTTTAGCATATTTGGATTTAACAATTAAATGATCAAATTGTTTTAAAAACAAGATTTCATCGGGATTTAACCATTCTTCATTTATTACGAGAATATTTTTTTTGTTATTTGACAATTGATCTGCTTGAATATTCTGTATGAAAATGCCTAAATCACTATTTCTATAGTTATTCTTTTTAGATATATCATATGCGATTACATCATACTCATGTAATACATTTTTGATAAGAATCGAATCATTCACGACTCCTACACCATTATTCCAATAATATAAATTAATTTTCATTCATATTTACCCATTCTTTTCTATCATCATTCCAATAAACATATATTTTAATTTTATCTAAATAAACACAATCGGTTTCTCTTGCATTTTTTATTACTTTTTTAAAATGGTTGATTTTTACGTTATGTACTTCATCGTTATACCATACTTTTTTTATATCATCTGCCCAGTATTTTTTATATTCAGATTCTACTGTTTCTAATTGTGATATATCAAATCCTTGTTTTAATTTTAAAAGTGGACCAAAATCTATTTCCATGTTTTGACCATTTAATTGGATTTCATTTACATATTTTTTAAAATCATTGTGTAATGGATGTGTCTTTTCTTGAATTGCTTTATCTTTCCATTCATTTATGTAGGAATGTTCTCCCCATATTCTAAAATCAGGTTCAAATATTTGATATTGAACTTTATTACACTTGAACTTTTTAGCAAAACTAATAAAATCAGATAGTTGTTGGTAATTGTCTTTTTGTATTACTGTACTTATACAAAAATGATCTAATTTAATATTATCTCGGATAAATGTTAAATTTTCAATTAATGTTTCAAATGAACCTCCTCTTCGAATTTTTTCATATACATCTTTTGTTGTAGCATCTATACTAACACTAATACATGTAACTTTACTACGGGTGTATTCACTTAACTCATTCCAATATTTTTTAAGTAATATTCCATTTGTTAATATATTTATACCATTTAAATTCGGCGCATCAGACTCTTTTAAATTTATTAAAAAATTTCTAAACGTAATACTAGCAAATGCATCTCCGGATGGTGTAACTGTTATACGTCGAGCAGTTTTTAGGTTTAATATAATTTCTTTTTGAAAATCATCAATCATTTTACGTTCTTCTCCAACTGCATATATTAATTCGGGTCTACACGATGGACATGACAAATTGCATGAACGATCATATGCTAATTGATAATGAAGAGGATCATGTGAAACTATTGTTTTTTCGTGTTTGATATCATCAATAATTTCTGGCCACCAAGCCTTTTGTAATTCTGATTTGTGTAATACTTCGCTTGTTTTAGATTGTAACATTGGACATGAATTTTCATTACAAAAACGAAAAGAACCGTCTAATATACTTTTTCTAAATTCTTGGGCAGGTTTATCATTCCAAATTTCTTTTAAAGATTTCTTTTTTAAATTACCGAGTTTATAATTATTTACCCATGATGGACAACATCCCAATACATCTCCATTAGCCATAATTTGAGCTTCTGAAAATGGACGAATGCATATATAATCTGAATATTTATTCATATTTTGATGATTATAAGACTGTTATTTGTAATTTTAATTTCTTGATATGCTCTTTTTGAAATTGTATCGTCCGATAATTTATTAATGAAATTTAATAATATGTCAAAATCTTTTTCATTATATTTTACGTTTACGCCGTTATTATATGTAAAATCAGAAATTATACTTTTATTATGTTTCGTGTCAAAACATTGTAAATCTTCTATTATATAGATACCTTGACTACTTACATATGGAAAAATAATATTAAATGATTCGATTGATTTGTCCACTTCATGAGACGCATCATCAATTACAAGGTCTAAAGGATTATGTTTTGATAATATTTGATTTAATCTTGTTGCATCAGTTTGTGAAGATTGATACAAACTACAATTATTAATTTGTCTATTACAACATTCTAAAGAAATATCAATTCCGATCAATTCTGTATCAGGCAAATACTCACGTAATGTTACGAGACCATTTCCATAATATACACCAAGTTCCAATGCAGTTTTAATTTGTTTTAATTTAAAAATTGGTTCATAATAATCATGATATGTTTTAGTGCCAATTAGATTAATTGATCTATCCGATCCGTGTTTAAGTCCGATTTCTTGTAAGCTTTTCATATTTAAATTTCGTCAAACATTGATTGTATTAATGTATTTGATTCATATTTTTGCATAAGTTTGTGATTAGGCCAAATTGAATATGTACTGTGAGATGTATGTATTAAATATTGACATTCAGATAATAAAAACATATCAATAAATGATTCTTGTAATATTTGAATTTGTTTATTTACATGTGTACCCATAAGTGATAAATCGTCCTCTGGAAAATATTTTTGTAAACAAAAACTATTAGGGATGTTATTTAATATCAATTCATTTATTTTTTGGTTATCACAACTAATAAAATATTTTGGATTGTTAATAGATATCTTTGATATTTTTTCTTTTATTGTATCAATTACTTCTCTTTCACTTACCCAATGATCTGTGTCGTTTTTGTATTTTCTAAATGTTGGTTCTTTTTGTTTTACATTACCGTATCTCATATGAATGCCAACAATATTTTGATTTAAAAAATTCTTTTTGATAAAATCATCAATTTTATATTTAATATACGGCTGCATTTGAAAGAAATTTAAAAAATTTACATAATTAAATTCTTCTGTAAAGTTTGAAATTTTTCCTTCGATTAAGAATTTTGCATGTTGTATATTCGGGAAAATCTGATTGTGTTCATGTATACGTTGTTCAACGAATATATATTTACTGTTGTTTATATTTTTATCTATCGTTTCATATTCTTGTTGATTTAACTCGTCTGATATTTTATGCCATCTCGGATTGATGTTAAATACTTTAGATCTATCTATATTCCAATAAACATCATCTACTTCGGGTAATATAAAATTTACACCATTCAATGATTGATTTGGTTGTATAAATAAAGAAGTAAATAGATTTACTGCATTAGTTTTCTTAACTTTCCAAAAATCATTATAATTGTAAATTATATTTCTCCAATCCAAAATTACGTCGCCATCATACATTCTAGCATAATAATAAGTTGCGGCTAAATTGCATAATAAATCTCCTAAACCTGACGGTCTATTTGTAATGAAATATTTTTTCATGTTTTTATATATTCGGTCAAATTGCCAAAATCAATTTTATCATAATTGAAATTTTGATTTATTTTTTCTACAAAATCCAAATGATTCACATGGTTTTTATCAAAAATGTTATGCTCTTTAAATTGTTCGTCTGTATAAGTTCCTCTTCCCCAATTTACAATTCTTGAAAGATAACAGTAAAAATTGTATTTTTTAGCTATATTTATAAACTTTTCTATTTCAGTATAGTTTTTATTCTGTACAACGCAATCCAATCTTACAAATTTTAATTTGTTTTCTTTATACAAACTCGAAACAAATTCTAAATTTTTCATCAATTTAGTCCAATCTCCACCTCGTCTTGTATAATTATAACTTTCTTCTGTGCCGGCATCTAGACTTATAATTGCAGCAATGTGATTTTCATGCAATTTGTATAGTTTATTCCAATTCTCCTCAGTAAATAATACTCCGTTGGTTTGTAAATGGATTTTAATGTTACTATTAAGTTTTCCATCTATTGATTGTAAAAATTCCCAGAATAATTTACTTGCAAATGGATCTCCAGAACCAGTAACATTCACTGTGATTGGTCGAGTACATTTATACAAGTAGTCTAATAATCTAACTTGAAATTGTCTTTTTAAATTATAATCTATTGGGTTAATTTTTTCGTTTAAAAACCAAAATGTAGGTCTACATGACGGACATTTTAAATTACAACTTACATCATAACATAGATTAATAAAATCTGCATTTTCAGAAATTAAAATGTTATCATTTATTATTTTTTTGTAATAGTCTCCGTGTTTTCCATCAATAATATCACTCTTATTAGGTAAAGATCCATTTTGGATCATTGGACATTCTGTTCGGTTACAATATTTAAAACTTCCATCCAAAATACTTTTTCTAAATTCTTTGGATTTTTCTCCGTTCCATATGTTTTCAAAATTGGTATCATAATTCATTTTACCCAAATCATTATGATTTACCCAATTTGGACAACAATTGTATACCTTTAGTCCACCGTCATCGTGAATTTCTAAAAATTCCCACGGTCTTCCACAAAATTTTTTAGTTAAATCTATCATAATGATTGATATATCTCTGATTCTTTCAATTGTTGTTTAAAATATTCTATTGTTATTTGTTTTCTCTTATCAAATGTCATTAAATATTGATGTGTATATTTGATTAGATCTATATTATTTAATTTTTCGTTGGCCTCTTTCAATGAATCAAAATAAAATGGATAATTTTCACCTAGATATTCGATTGTAGCTGGATGTTTATTAATTAATATTGGAGTACCTCTTGCAATACATTCTATTACAGCATTATTTGCACTGGTATCATACAAATCCAAAAACACAATATTTTTTGATAACAATATATCGTAATCATTGTTCTCTAAATGATCTATGATTTTTACAGAATCAATTTGTTTCTTACTTAATGTAATGTTATACAAATCTAATTCTATATTAGATAATCTTAATATAGTATCTTTACATTTATTGTTAGGCATCAATCTAATTTTTTCATATTGTCCACTATCCAACAAGAATATAGAATTTAATTTTCTCAACCACCATCCAATATTAACAACTTTTTTGTTTTTATTTTTATAAAAATCATCAAAACTAAATTTCAACTCGGGTATCTCGGTTGGATGATACAATACATTTACAGGAGTATGATGTAAATAATGTTTCAAAAATCTTTTATAATAATTTGACAAAACATATAATCCTTTACAGTTATTCAATGACTCTTTAAATAATTCATCATTAAGTAATGATTGTGGATATGAATTATTATCACTAAACCATAATGGCATATTTGGCGGATTGTGCAAAAATCCAATCCATGGTTCTCTATATGGTATTATATTATCCGCAATATATTGATTTTTACGCCAACTAAACGCATTTTCAATAAATCCGTCAAAGTAAACTCCTAGAGGATTATTAAAATCAGACATATTATGTACAACATAATCCCATCCAGATCTATGCGAATAAAAAGAAGTTTGTACTCCTAAATTAATTTTACCAGAAACATTATTATCTTTTATTCTTACAGTCATCTCACCATAATCGCCAACATATTCTGTTACTGATTTACCTCCAGCATTAATTTTTCTAATATTTTCATTGATATAATTAATCTTATTAACAGGAATATTAACCTCTTTATTAGATGATGTAACTTTTATAGCATATAACTTACATGATAACTTTCTATTATCAGTAGAAAAATTTGTAGTTTTTGATGGTATAAAAAACCCACTTTCAATTACAATTTTATTTGTATTTTTTACCGAAATCTTAATACTCTGTTGACCTTCATTTAAATTAAATACAGATACTATTCCTTTATCGTTAATTACTTGGAATATATTGGATTGGATTAGATTTATGATATCTAATGTTATAAAATCAATATTTTCATTGATATAAATTTCATTTTTATCACTCATCCATTTAAAATATACATTATTAGAAATTTCCAATGAATATAACCCTTCACCAAAATTGATTTTATCTTTATAATCTATTTTTAATAATTTATTTAATAATGATATACAATGATCTTTATCTGCAATTGCCCACTTATATGTATCATCCAATCTAAATTGAAAAAATACGCTCTCATTTACTGATAATGGATTGAGTTTATAATCGACCAATCCTTCGTAATTTTTTCCTAAATATTCTGTATGTCCTCCATAACCAGTAATAATTATTTTTTTATTATTATTAAATGCGTCAAATGAACCTAAACAAAATCCTTCTGTCTTTGTTAAATGAAAATAACAATCACCGATGTCATGCAAAGATTTAATCTCATCATAATTTAAATTGTCTTTAATATAAATTATAGGAGCATGATCATATCTATTAGAAATTTTTATAATTTCATCTATACATTTTTGTTTTTCTTCTTCGGAATAGTTTAATTTAAATGTTTTTATAAATAATACAACATTATCTTTAGATGTAAATGCATTACAAAATGCATCAATTGTTTCAATTATGCCTTTTCTTTCAATTAATTGACCAATACAATAAAATTTATATGATTTTTCTAAATTTAGTTTTTCTTCATTTTTACATAACATTATGCTTTTAGTTAATAAATGTTTTAACCCGGTCTTTTTATGTGGATAATCTATATAAACATGTGGTTCAACTATGATAGGTTTAATTACACCGTTATTAATGAAACATTGTTTATTCCACTCAGTGGGTACACTCACAAAGTCAACTATACTTGTATTAATTGCATCAACCCAAGATGGTAATAATTTTTCAAATTCCCAAACAGTTCTACCAATAATTGTTTTATTTTGTAAATTAATATTTGGCGCATTTTTAATTACCTGTGTCCAAATATCAGGAGTAGAATGTACAATTATTGTATTATACTCAATATCTGATGTCGTATTTGCATTAATATAATCGTGGAATCTATCTTTTTCGTTAACTTCATCATTACAATTAAAATACTGAGTTTTTACAGGTATCTTTTTACTAATATAATCGTAAATATATCCTTTAGCCGCATTAGCATATCCACTAGTACCATTCTGACAAATATATAATACAGATTTATCTTTATATGAAAACGAATTATCCATGATAACTTCTTTCTTTTTAAAGATATAACTATGTAGTAAATTAAATTTATCAGTAGAAACCATTATTTTAAATCTTTAATCAACTTGGCAATACAAGCCATAAAAGTAATCTCACGATTAACTACCATAGCACTCTGATATATATATTCAGCCAAAGTTAAAATTACTAATGTTTGTTTCCCATTGGAATATTCGTCTACCTTATCAAACAATACTTCATAAATTTCTTCATAATGTTTGATATCACTATCCGCAACCAACTGTCTAATATCATTAAAAGCAGTAGAACCACGATTCTTTAACAACTCCACTATCTTGTTCTTAACATCAACATTGGTACTGTTCAATTCACTAATCTTGATCTTATTATCAATTACACTCTGTTGACTATAGTTTAGAATCTTACGGATATCTGGATAATATGTATTAACAATATAACCCAAATCTTCCGGTGTATATTGTACATTTTCCTTATCCAGTATATTCTTTAGATGTACTGCAACTTCCTTCTTGCTCAACGGTTCAATCTTATATGTCTGACAACGAGAAACTATAGGGGGAATAATTTTCTCTGCATAGTTACATGTTAGAATAAACCGTGTAGTCAAACTATAAGTTTCCATCATGTTACGAAGAGCTGCTTGAGCTTCTGGACTCAAGAAATCTGATTCGTCAAGAATAATAACCTTGATCTTCTTAAAACCAACACTACTAGCAAAACTCTTAATCTTGGTCCGTACATTTTCTACACTGTTTTCATCAGATGCATTGATATACATTACATCACAATCAATATTCTTTGTAATAGCCTTAGCCAGTGTAGTTTTACCTGTACCAGCCGTACCATAAAATAACAAATGAGGAATGTCATGTTTTTCAATATAACCTTTGACAGTATCCTTTAATTGTTGATTTCCAATATAATTCTCTAAAGTGTTGGGACGATACTTCTCAACCCATAGATAATGTTGCGTTTCAGTCTGTTTAACTTCTTCAAATGCAATAAAACTCATATCTTTAATAGTCTACCATACGAAATCCAAATGTCAACCAACAAAAAACCCCGTATACTTTACAATATACGGGGTCACATTCATTAATAACTATTAGTCAATACTCTTGACTTCAACAAGGTAATATTCAGCAGTAATATCACCACATACGAATTCAACACTCGCCAATCCAGCTTCACTAACCTTCAAGTGAGCATTGGTACAATCCTTGTTAGCAACAAGAATTTCCTTTAGATGATTAGCATTGAAGTTAATATTCTTAGTTACAGTATCTTTGCCTCCAATCGCATTTACTGCCAATTTAATACGATTACTATTGATACTAGAATAACCAATAATCACTTCCAACTTACCTTTCTTGTTCATGGTCAATGTAAATGTATCTACATCAGCCAATGCACTCTTAGATGATACAAACTTTGAAATAAAGTCCGCATCCAACGGAATTTCCACAGTAAATGGGGGAACTTTCTTAAGCGGAGGAGCAGAAGGAATTACACTCAAATCTGCAATAACATACTGAACATCAGTAGTTTCATCACTAAATACTACGCTGGTAATCTTATCGCCAGCTTTATTATATTCAGTCTTGATTTCATCTTTCAATACACCAAGAAGTTTAACCAACTTGGATGTATCATTGATACCCAATTCACCATCAGCCAATTCACTGAAGTTATTGAGTGTGACCTTTAATAGGACATTCTTATCCTCAGTAATTGCATTTGTAATCAATTGTTTATTTGATGTATTCGCAACCCACTTTACGGATTCAATTGTTCCACCTAGATAATATTTATTAATGAATGTTTTTAATGTTTCTTTTGTCATACTTCTTTAGTTTACTATATTTTTATGGTTTGTCTATTTTTTATTTTGATTCAAAATCAAAAAATTCTTTGGCTGTTTCAGTGTAATCATCGGGTAAAATCATACATGATGATCCGTCAACTTTATATAAATCACTTGGAGAAATATAAAAATATCCTATCTTGTAGTCTGCATAAGCAACACTTCTCATTTGATAATACACTTTTACATCACAATCAGTTGTTCTAAATTCAATGTAATATACTTTTGGGTCACTTAATCTATATAACTGACTACACGGTATATGCAATGCATTACAAATGATTTGATTTTTATTAAACTCTACGTATGGTCCCCGTTGTCCTATAACCACTCTGTTATAACCTTTAGAAATAGCAAAATGTGGTGCATTTAGATACAAAGGGATATTTGATCCATCCTCTATTGGAATGGTTAGCATTTCTTTATATTTACTCATAACAATTAAAATCCGAAAAACTCACTAGCTTTTGCGTCATTTTCGTTAGGATAATCCCAACCAAGAACTTTATAAAAGTCTTCTAGTTTACTCTTTAGTTCTTGTTCATACATTGCTTCACGGTCAACATACTTCAAAATGAAGTCCATAATTTGATCAGGATCAGTACCATCAGCCTTCATAGCCAATCCTTCAATGCCATATTCATTTTGTTTCATGTATACCCATTTGATTTTCTGTCCGTGTAGAATTTTAGGAACAGTTTTAACTAAATTCCACTTAACAAGTAGATCATTATAAGCTAAAGCAGCTTTAGCTTGTGCAGGAGTACCACTTACAAACTTAAATGCTGGTCGTTTATTACTATCATACACCTTTGTTTTATCTTGACTATTAAATTTTACGCTGGTGTTTTTAGCAATATCAATAACATTCAACGTCTTGATGCTTTCTTTAAAATCTAAGATATTCTTATCAATAGTTTCTTTATCCACTTTCTTTAACAAATCAATCAAGAAACCATGCATAAATGTACGGAATTTGGCAGGAAATGATGTTCTAACAACGTCAATGCCTTTAACTTCCAATTCATCGCACACTACACCACCTTTATTGATAATGAATTGTGCATAACGTTTCTTTGCCAACCAGAATGATGTCTTTGCAATAACTTCTTGTTTTGCATCAAATCTATGTTTTTGAACATTAAACATACGATCTGCCATAACATCAAACATTTGGTTTACGAATGTTTGGACTTCACTACAAACTTTTAGAATTGCGTGTGTCATTTGTTCTTCATTTTTGAGATCAATATCTGGCATTGTCTTTTGAATGATAGGTAAAGCACTAGCAAAACAAGAGTCGGTATCAGTGTAAATAAGATAATCACCATCTTCTTTAAGAACATTTTTGTAATATTGATTAATAGATTTACCCGCAGTTTTAATGATATCAACACCAGTCAAAGTGACTGCTTCAGCATTGTCCTTATCATAAAAACGGAATACAGGTAGACCCAAACAACCGTAAATACTGTTAAGCAAAATCTTTTGAATTTTTTGTCTGTTATCGTAGAACTCATATTTTTCCCATTCTTTTAAATCCGCATGTTTCTTAGCTAGTTTACGAAGATTCTTACGTTCATCGAACCATTTAACTAGAATACTAGGAATAGTTCCCATTTCACCACTTTCGCCAGGTTTCTTATATAGAACACCATTACTAGCAATACTAAAATTATTCTCCGTCAACATCGACTTAAAATCAGAAGGAGTATATGGAGTACCAGAGATGTATATACTATTCAACCCATTCTTAACATATTCTTCCACATTCCAATTGTCTACTTTACCTACTTTAGTCTCTGGACTGATGTTAAGACTGATGATGATATTCGGATACATTGATGTAAGGTCCAAGTCAAAGACCCAATCATAACGACCGGGAATAGGATCTTTAACATAAGCACCTTCAAAACCTTCTTCATTTTGTTCCAATTGGTTTTCATATTCAGCTCTACCTTCCAATGACTTGTTAGGAGCAACTTGTTTCTTTCTACGAAGATAAATAAGAATAGCACCTTCCAAAAACCTAGAACTCATACCGAAATTCTCGTAACCTACGTGTCCAGTATGACAAATACCTCTAGCTAGATCAATAAATTGTAATTTCTTATCAAGAGCAACAACGATCTTAACGTCATTCAAGTTATATTCAATGTATTTGTTAATATCTTCTTTATACAAATCATTCAAACTACCTTTGTAACTGATCTTATCAATATTAACAACCTTCTTACCAATAGCACCTAGAGCATAACTTGGTTCATTCTTACCACTGAACTTCTTGTATAGGATCATATAGTCCAAACAAGATACACCTGCAATAGTCATGCGTTCCAAGAACTTGTTGAAATAACAAATACCAATTGGACTTAGACGTTTAGCATTGGTTTCACCAACAACACGCTTTGCACGGTTGTACAAGTAAACCATATCAAATCCGTCAATATTCCAACCAGTCACAATAGTTGGTTGAATTTCTTCCCATTTGGTGAAGAAGTGCATCAATAATGATTCTTCATTATCATAGGATTTAATCTCAACACCGTCACTAACACTATCTTTCAACTTCATTTCTTTATCCAAAATGAATGCAGTATATTGTTTAGTTGCATCATCATGAATAGCAATAGCAGTAATTTCCTTGTCACCTTCTTCAATGACGGGAAATCCACCTTCAGAACTAACTTCAATATCGATTGTAACTACACGATGACCTTTTGATGGTTCATCACTATCTTCATATGCATCAATAAGAATACGAGTTTCCATTGGAACATCACTTTCAAATAATGATGGATCTCTTGGATTAAAATTATAGATCTTTTCTAATTTATCGCCATAGATTGAACGATAAATACCATTTGGACTTTTTCTATATGCGTAATTTCTGAATGGAAATGTTACATAACCCTTTTCGTCATCCCACAAATGAACAACATTTTCTTTCTTGTCGATGAATATATTTTGATACATAATTAATAACCCAACTTACTTTTCAGTGATGTATATATGCCAATGTACTCTGGTTTGACATATTTGTCAAACTGATTTACTCTTTCTCTGAGTTTATGGTCTTTTATAGAAGGAAAAAGTACAGGTTCCATTTGATGTCCAGCTAATACAGGAGGATTTCCCATATTAACTATACCCCAAAGCATTGTAACTTCGTCTTCTGTTAGTGAATGTAACTGGTCTAATGTCATTTTAGTTTAATACCAAATATATTGGTACTATAACTAACGAACAAAACATTGTCAAGTTTATTTTTTAATTTTTCTAATTCTTTTGTATGAATTTCTTTTTCTGCATCATCTACTTCTTTAACACTGAAACTATTTCCTGTAGTGATACCTACATTACCTCTAGGACTTAAATTTACTTGTGGTGTAATAACCAAATAATCACCCTCTTTTAACTCTTTCTTTTTACTGGATTTACCATCCAATACTAGAATTTTACCTTCTACTACATATATGTGTGTATATTTTGCACCTGATTTAGCAAAGAATTTACTTTTACCAAAGTTAATGAATCCCATTGATGTGCCAATGTTGTGTACATTTGTAGTTATATTGACGCAATAAATTTCTCCGTCAAATGTAAAATTAAACAAACTTTCTTTTACTTTAACGATATTTGGCAATTTGAAATCATTTTCATACACTGTTTGAGTTTGGCTAAAATATACAGATGTATTTTCCAATTGATTTACTGCAATTTGATGTGGAAACATATAGTTAGCATAATCATTAGATTTAGTAGTAATAGACAATCCATTTAATAATGTAAATGTTTTACCATTGATTGTTGGAAGTACACTCAATTTATTATTGATTACTTCAGATAATTCAGTCTTTTCGTTTGCGTCATACAAAAATAAATCGTTGGCAAACAAGGACATACAGCTTAATAGAATAATTATAATTTTGTTCATATAGAATAAATAGTTGTTATAAATTGACTTATCTTAGTTATAATGTAAAGTGTACGAATGGAAAATCAAGAAATAAAAAAGAAAAAGGTAAGTTTCAGTCAGTATTCTATGTGGATGAAATGTCCATATAGTTGGAAACTTAACTATCTGGAAGGTAAACGAATCTATGATGCTAGTTTAAATATATTTTTTGGTACCGCAATTCATCATTCTATTCAAACATTTTTGCAAACATTGTATACTGAATCTGTTGAAAAAGCAGATAGTATCAATTTGTATGAATTATTCAAAGCTAAGTTTGAAGAAGAAATTCAGAAAGAAAAGAATAAACCAGATAGTAAATTTACATTTACCGATGATGAATACACTGAATTTATCTTTGATGGAGAAGACATCTTAAAGACATTTTTAAGTTCGAAGAACCGACTCAAGTATTTTCCTTCTCAGAAATATGAATTTATTGGTATTGAAGTACCATTGGATATGTCTATTAAAAACAATGTAGACTTTATTGCATATTTAGATTTGGTTCTTAAAGATAAAGAAACTGGCAAGTATAAGATTTATGACTTTAAAACCAGTTCTAATGGATGGAATAAGTATCAAAAGGAAGATCCAGCGAAGTTTAGTCAGATCTTGCTATATAAAGCATTTTATGCGAAGAAGTTCGCTGTAGATTTGAACATGATAGAAGTAGAATTCTTTATCTTAAAGAGAAAACTATATGAAAATGTAGATTTCCCACAAAGTCGCATTCAAATCTTTGAACCGATGCATAATAAACAAGCAGTAATATCTACTATTAATGACTTTGGTACGTTTGTAACAGAGTGTTTTACTGTAGATGGTACATATAATGTAAGTGGTTCATATCCAAAGATTCCTGGTAAAGCCAAAAAGAATTGCAAATATTGTTCACATCATAAGGTAAATTGTGACGGCAAAGAAGATAAATTGTTGAATTAAAATTAATATATATGTATATATACATATACGTATATGTTGTATGAAATATGATAGTATAACAACAATAAAGGTAAACAAACAGTTATATGATTCATTTAAGATTGATAATATTAAGAGTAAGTTCAATTTACAAGATTTAGTGAGTCGTTCAATGTATTTGTATATGAATGACAAGGAATTTAGAGATAAACTTTATAATTTTATATTGCCAATATTGAGTGAAGCGTCACAACAAACAGTTTTAAACATTTCAGGATCTAAAAAAGTATGAGTAAAAAGAAAATTCTATTATTATCCGACGATTTGCGTATGCATAGTGGTATTGCTACTATGTCTAGAGAATTAGTTTTGGGTACAGTTCATCATTATGATTGGGTTCAAATTGCAGGAGCAATTAAACATCCAGAAGCAAACAAAGTTGTTGATTTGAGTCAAGCAACAAGAGATATGGTTAAAGTTCCAGACGCTTATGTTAAATTGTATCCTACTGATGGTTATGGTAACGATCAGATGTTATTTGCTGTTATGCAAGCAGAAAAACCAGATGCAATCATGCATTTTACCGATCCCAGATTCTGGGGATGGTTGTATGCTATTGAAAAACAAGTTCGTTCTAAAATTCCATTAACATATCTTCATATTTGGGACGATTTGCCATATCCTATGTGGAATAAACCATTCTATCAGAGTTGTGATGCATTGTTTGCTATTAGTAAACAATCAAATAATATTGCTAAACATGTATTGGGAGCAGAAAACTGTTTCTCACTAGACGAAGTAAACAATCAACCAGTTTAATAAAGTTATGCCATTTAAAAATAAAAAACATTTGTTACATTTAGTTCCTCACGGTATTAACAGTGATGTATTTAGACCATTGAGTTCTACCGAGAAAATTATTAAAGACAAGAAGAAACAACTATTCGGCGATAAACAATACGATTTCGTTTTGTTTTATAATAGTCGCAACGTCCAACGTAAGAAGACTAGTAATGCAGTATTAGCTTTCAGAGCTTTCTGTGATAATCTTACACCAGAACAAGCAGCTAAATGTGCATTTGTATTACACACTGAAAAAGTACAAGATGCTGGAACAGACTTACCAGAAGTAATTAAGGCTTTGTGTCCAAATTATGATGTAATATTTGTTGAACATAAGATTAGTCCAGAAGAAATGTGTGCAATGTATAATATTGCAGATGCTACAATTCTTACCAGTTCTAACGAAGGATTTGGATTGAGTATTGCTGAATCAATTATGTGTGGTACTCCTGTAATTGTTAATGTTACTGGCGGATTGCAAGATCAAATTGGTCAAGTAGATGATGAAGGTAAACCAATCGAATTTGATTTAAATTTTGGTACTAATAGTGTTGGTAAATATAGAAATCATGGTGTATGGGCAAAGCCAATTTGGCCATGTGTCAAAACAATTCAGGGAAGTGTACCAACACCATATATCTTTGATGATGTATGTACATGGGAAGAATCTGCAGAAGCAATCATGTATTGGTATTTAATGACACCAGAACAAAGAGAAAAGTGTGGACTTGAAGGTCGTAGATGGGCAATGAATGAAGGTGGTATCAATGCTAAGAATATGTGTGATCAATTCATCAAAGCAATGGATTATACTATTAATAACTTTATTCCTGAAGTAGGTTTTGATTTGTTTACAGTTAAAGATCATGTAGGAAATTATCAACCACATAATAGTATTGGTGTAGAAATTCCAAAGATTGATATTGACAAATTAAAAAATGAAATCAATACTACAGTAGCTAAACTATGAAGATTCAAGTTTTAAAAAACGAAACTTATCAGTCTACTGATAATCTACCAAAGAAAGGTACTGATAGAGCTACTGGTTTTGATGTAGTTGTTACAAGTGATCCAGAAATCGTTGGTGAACAGTATGAGAATGGTGCATACAAACGCATTGATTACATTCAATACAAAACCAATCTTAAGTTAGCAGTTCAAAAAGAAAGACAATATAGTGGATTTGGTTACATTGATTTAGATTATGACATTCTAGCATTTCCTCGTAGTAGTGTTAGTAAGTATAATCTAGTATTAGCTAACTGTATTGGATTGATTGACGCAGATTATCGTGGTGAAGTATTACTTCGTTTCAAGTATATCTGGCAACCAGAAGATTATAGTATATATCCCCATCTATCAAATGACGGATCTCCATTATACAATTATATAGTAGGAAAACCAAATTCATCTAAACTCTATAATAAGGGTGATAAAGTTTGTCAACTCAAGGTAACAAAAGTTGAAAATGTAGAATTTGTTTTAGTAGACGAATTAGATTCTACAAATAGAGGTGAAGGTGGGTTTGGTAGCACTGATACTAAATCAACTGATAATACTAAACAAACAATAAAAAATATTGCGGATTTGTATGAAAAAATTAGTGGAAATATTACCACTCCATCAAAAAAATATGTAGATTCAATCAAAGAAAGAGAAAGACAATTAGGATAAATTTATGAGTAAACCATTATGTGTAATTCAAGGTCCAGTTTTTAATAGAAGTGGATATGGCGATTTGGCAACCGATCTAGCAAAAAGTCTTGTTAGATATGGTAAGTATGACGTTAAAATCAATCCTACTCGTTGGGGTGGTTGTCCATCTAAGACAACAATTGATGATTTGACTACAGAAGAAGACAAACAATTGGCAACAATGTTTCTTACCCAACCTTTGAATAAACAACCAGAACTATTTATTCAAATCAGTATTCCAAATGAATTTCAACCAGTAGGCAAATATAATATTGGTATTACTGCTGGAATTGAAACTACTATGGCATCCGGTCAATTTGTCGATGGATTGAATCGAATGAACATGAATATTGTTACCAGCAATCATGTTAAAAAAGTATTTGAATCTGCTCAATATCAAAAACAATTTGAAGATGGCAGAAAAGAACTTCTTAAGAGTGAAAAACCAATGGAAGTATGTTTTTGGGGAGCAGACACTAATGTCTATAAAAAGACAAATGAAAAGGTCGATTCCATTGATAATGTTTTATCGTCTATTCCAGAAAAGTTTGCATTTTTATTTGTTGGTCAATGGACCCATAGAAGTTTATATAATGATCGTAAAGATATTGGAAATCTTATTAAGACATTTAGCAATGCATTTAAAAATAAATCTCCAGAGAATAGACCATGTTTGTTGTTAAAAACAAGCGGAGTAAATTTCTCAGTTGTTGATCGTGATGAAATATTAAATAGAATTAAACAAATTCAAGCAGAAGTTGGTGATAATTGTCCAAATGTATATCTGCTTCACGGCGAATTAACTCCTACAGAAATGAATGCTTTGTTGAACCATGACAAAGTAAAAGTACATGTAAGTTTTACTCACGGGGAAGGATTTGGGCATCCATTGTTACTTGCTACACTGAGTGGTAAACCAGTATTGTCATCAAATTGGAGTGGACATTTGGATTTCTTGAATCCTAAGTATACATCATTCTTTGAAGGTTCACTCAAACAAATTCATCCAGAATCTTCAAATGATTGGTTGATTAAAGAATCCAGTTGGTTTTATGTTGCCTATGGATTGGCAGAAGATAAATTCAAACAATATTATCATAGCTATAACCAATCATATACTGATAAGGCAGAACAACTTCGAATTGAAAATGCAGAGAAGTTTAGTCTTGATGCGATGGATAAAAAACTATGGGATATTTTTGACAAATACGTTCCGGAATTTGCGGTAGAAAAGAAAATCGTATTGCCTAAATTGAAGAAAATCGAACTTCCTAAAACAAACAAAACATCATAATATGTCAAAACCATTTATATCATACTTAGTAACTTGTAAAAATACAGGATTTGAACTTCAAATTCTACTAGAAAGACTATTTAAGTATGGTCAAAATAATGAATGTATCGTATTAGATGATTATAGTGAAAATCCAGATACATTACAAATATTAAATAATGTATCTGGTAATGCTTTTTATAAAGTATACAAACATAAATTAGATAAAAATTACAGTGAACATAAAAATTACGGTAAGAATCAATGTCAAGGAGAATATATTTTTCAAATTGATGATGATGAATTACCTTCAGAAATATTGTTAGAATCATTAAATGAATTAATTGAATTAAATAATGATGTTGACTTATTCTGGATTCCTCGTATAAATGATTTTAAAGGAGTAAACCATAATAATGCAAAACAATGGGGTTGGAGATTAATCCCTTATGAAGATAGATTGATTGTTAATTGGCCAGATCCACAAGGTAGATTATTTAAAAATGTACCTTATATTGAATGGAAACGTAGATTACATGAAAAAGTAGAAGGTGCAAAGACATATGTTCATTTACCCGCAGTATATGAATTGGCTTTGCATCATAACAAAACAATCGAAAAACAGATTGAGACAAATGTAAAATACAATAAATTATTTACTGAAGAAGAAAATAAAGGATTTAAGGTATAGTCTATATAAAAAATAGACATATTATCAATACTGTAATATAAAGATAAACATGGATAAAATCTTAGAAGAAATCAGTTCTTATATCAAAGAAAAACAATCAAACAAAAAATGGGAAGCCGGTAAAGATTGGGTGCAATATGCCGGTCCTTTTTTTGATGATAAAGAATATATTGCGGCTATTAAATCATTATTAAACGAATGGTTAGTATTAGGACAAGACGCAATTACATTTGAAACAAATTTTCCAAAATTATTTAATAAAGAATATGGAATTCTTACAAACAGTGGTAGCAGTTCCAATTTATTAATGATGTTAGCAATGACATCTAAACGATTATATAATTTACCAAAGGGAACTAAAGTAATAACTCCTATTGCTGGATTTCCTACTACATTAAACCCAATTTTTCAAGTAGGATTTGAACCTGTATTTGTTGACATTGACTTGGATACATTAAACCTTAACTTAGATCAAGTTGAAGAACAAGCAAAGAAGGGAGCCAAAATAATTACATTTGCACATGTATTAGGCAATCCACCTAATATGAATCGACTAATGAATATTGTTAAACAATACAATCTAATTTTATTAGAAGATTGTTGTGACGCTCTTGGTTCAATGTATGATGGCAAACCTCTTGGAAGTTTTGGTGAATTGGCTAGTTGTAGTTTTTATCCTGCTCACCATATGACTATGGGAGAAGGAGGATTTGTTGTATGTAATACTAAAATTCAAGAAATAGTTACTCGCAGCTTTCGTGAATGGGGGCGTGGATGTTATTGTGTCGGTAAAAAAGCAAATCTACTAAAAAATGGTAGTTGTAGTACTAGATTTTCAAATTGGTTACCAGAACTACCAGATGAAATATTTGATCATAAATACGTTTACGATGAAATTGGATATAATTTAAAACCAATTGAACTACAAGCTTCTATCGGTTTAGAACAGTTAAAGAAATTGCCTGAAATTCATCGTAGAAGAAAAGAAAATCATGCTAGATTAGTTAATATATTCAAGACATATGAAGAATATTTTCTATTACCAATTGCGACTGATTTATCCGATCCTAGTTGGTTTGCATTTGCAGTAACTATTAAAAACAATTCGTTGTTTAAACGTAAAGATATTGTGGATTATTTAGAATCAAATAAAATCCAAACCAGACCATATTTCGCAGGTAATATTATGTTACAACCAGCATATACTGGATTAATAGATAAAACTGAAGTAATTTCTAAATATCCTAATGCAAGAAAAGTAACAACCGATACCTTTTTCTTAGGAACTAGTCCAGTAATTACTTCAGAACAATTAGATTACATACAAGAAAAAGTAGAGTCATTTTTTAAGAAATAAAATTATATGAAAATAGTATATATTACAGGATGTTTAGGGTTCATTGGATCTTATGTTGCCAGAGAATGTTTAAATAAAGGATGGTATGTCAGAGGGATTGATAAAATCACTTATGCTGCACAACCAGAGATTCTTAAAGAATTCAATAAATATGAAAATTTTAGTTTTGATAAGTCTGATATAAATGATCTAGATAGATTGATTGACTGTGATTATTTTATCAATATTGCTGCAGAATCTCACGTAGACAATTCAATTAGAAAAAGTGATGATTTTGTTCATTCTAATATTAACGGTGTACATAATATATTAGAATTGTTAAGAAATTATAACAAACAAGGACAAGTAAAACCATTATTAATACACTTTAGCACGGATGAAGTTTATGGTGATATTGAACACGGTGAACATATAGAAACAGATATACTGAAACCAAGCAATCCATACGCTGCAACAAAAGCAGCAGCAGATCAACTAATATTGGCATGGGCAAGAACATACAATTTAAAATATGTAATTGTCAGACCAACAAACAATTATGGTATCGGACAGTATGTGGAAAAGTTAATACCAAAAACATGTAAGTATATTGCTTTGGGAAGAAAAGTACCACTTCATAATAATGGTACACCGATTAGAAATTGGTTACATGCAAAAGATACTGCAAGAGGTATTATAACTATTATAGAATCGGGTGTTGAAAATGAGATTTATAATATTGCAGGAGGATTTGAACAATCAAATATAGTTACATTAGAAAAAATTGTGAAAGAATATTTTGGAGAATTGGTACCAGGATATAAAGAAAAATACATTGATTTTTCATTGACACGAATTGGACAAGATGTAAGATATGCGTTAAATGACGACAAATTAAGAAATTTGGGATGGTCTCCTCAATGTCAATTTGACAAAGAACTAAAGAAAATAGTACAATTTTACAAAAACAATTTTATATGGTAAATTATAACAAAAACGATTATTTAGCAGCGGACTTAATATCAGATTTTCTTGAAGAAAAAGAAATACAAACTGTATTTGGTATAATTGGTTCAGCAAATTCTTATATATTCGATTCAATTGCTCGTAAAGGATATACTAAAGTAATCTATATGCATCATGAACAAGCGGTCGTAATGGCAGCCGGTTCGTATTATAGAACAACAGGAAAAGTTACCGCCGCAATTGTTACAGCAGGTGCAGGTGCATCTAACGCTATTACTGGTGTTTTGTGTAATTGGGCAGATTCTATTCCTTGTATTGTTATTTCCGGACAAGAATCAACAAAATATGTCAACGAACATTCACATTTAAGAATGTTAGGTACTCAAGGATTTAATGTATCTAAAATGGTAAAAGATATAGTTAAATTCAGTACAATCATCAAAAACAAATCACAGTTATTGTCTTCATTGGAAGAATCATATCACATCACTACAAATGGAAGACCAGGACCTGTATGGATTGACATTCCCATGGATATGCAATCTGCAATTCTAAATAAAGAAGATCTAATCAAATACGAATTACCTGTAAATCCCACAGAAAATTATAATGTATCAAATATCGTAGATTTAATTAAAAGTTCTGTTCGTCCTGTAATTCTTGCGGGACATGGTGTAAGACTGTCTAAGTCACAAATAGAATTAAAAAAATTAATTGAAAAGTTAAAAATCCCAGTCGTACTTTCTTGGTCTGGTATTGACAATCTTTCGTTTGATCATGAGTATAATTTTGGATGTCCTGGATTATATGGTCAACGTTGTGCAAATTTTGTAATACAAAACTGTGATCTATTAATTGTACTTGGAAGTAGATTAGCTCTTCCACAAACAGGATACAATATAAACAATTTTGCGCCAGAAGCAAAGATTGTAATGATCAATAATGATGAAGGAGAATTGAAAAAACATTCTCGGTATGACATTACGATCAACAGTGATTGTAAAGATTTTATAAATAAATTGCTTTTAGAAGACATTACATGTTATAAAAATCAATGGTATCAACAATGTTTAACGTATAAAAAGAATTTTCCATTAGTAGAAAAATGTCATTTAGAAGATAATCTAAAACATGACAATTCTTATGTTTTTATAAATAATATATCAAAGTTATTAAAAAACGACGATGTAATTGTTATAGGACAAGGAACCCCACTACCATCATGTCATCAGTCACTTGAAATAAAAAATGGTCAGACCGTATTTGCATCAAATGGGTTAGGTGAAATGGGAAATGGATTACCATCTGCAATTGGTGCTTCATTTGCTGCAAAAGATCGTAATGTAATATTATTTGACGGTGATGGTAGTATGATGATGAATCTTCAGGAATTGCAAACAATTGTAGGATATAAACTCCCAATAAAAATTATTATTTTTAATAATGAAGGATATTTGTTCATCAAACATACACAAAAAATGTTGTTCAATGGAAGATATACTGGTGTCAATGCAGATACTGGTGTAAGTCTTCCAAGTTTTAAACGTATAGCTGATGCATTTGAAATTCCTTATTTTAACACTAAAAATAATTCCGTAGAAGACTTTTTAAATCATCAAGGATATGCTATACTGGAATGTTATATGAATCCAGAACAAGATTTGGTGCCAAAAGTTAAAGGTATTTTAACCAAAGATGGAATTTTACCACCTCCAATTGAAGATATGTCTCCTTTGCTTTCAATAGAAACACTTGAAAGTAATATGGTTATAAAAGTAAATGATATTTCTTATAAAATTAGAAAATGAATCTAACTTTACAAACAATTCCCTCTACATTAATTTCTGAATTGTTCTCCAATTCTAAATTTGATGGTGTTGTATTAGATACTGAACACGGTAACTTTAATAATGAAACGTTATATTCTTGTATACAAGTAATAACTTTATACAAAAAACAATGTTTTGTTAGATTCACTGATTTAAATAAAACTTTGGTGAGAATGTGTTTAGATGCAGGAGCAACTGGTGTAATTTTTTCTACTGTAGAATCATATGACCAAGGAAAAGAAATTGTAGATTTTTGTAAATATCCATTATATAATGGAAAAAGAGGGTGTGGTCTTGTAAGAGAAAATCAGTGGGGAGATGATTGTATAGGAACAAAGATGCCAATTATAATTGGACAAATAGAAACAAAAAAATCCGTAGACAATTTAAAATCTATTTATAAATGTGGATTTGATATGTTTATTATAGGTCCATATGACTTATCAAATAGTCTTGGATGTGTATGTAAATGGGAAAGTTCGTTATATAAAAAATACGTCAATAAAATCTATAATATAATCGACAAAGATAAATTAGGAATGTTTCTTCCTACATTTAAAAATATAGAACAATTTAATTCTGATAAAAAAGAAAACAAAATTGTACCTAAATTAATTATATGGGGAATGGATACGGATTTTATTAAAAATGGAATAAACACTGTAAAATTATGATTGTTAATTTAATAAAAAATTTAGAGTTATTATCAACTAATTATGGAATCATCGGATTAAAACAATCATTTGAAGATGAAGGTGTTAATTTAGATGATTTACTCGTAGTTAGAAGAATTACAGATATTTGTAATCTTAAATGTTTTGTTAAAATTGGTGGATGTGAAGCTAAAACCGATATAAACAATTGCATCAAATATGGTATAAATGATATAATTGCACCCATGGTGGAATCTTCATTTGCATTGTCTAAATTTACTGATATCACATCATTACATTCAGACAGAATGCACTCTTATATAGTTATAGAAACGAAAACTGCATATGAAAATTTAGATGATATATTAAAATATGGCAATAATAAGTTAAACGGAATTATTATTGGTAGATCGGATTTTTCAAAATCATATTTCATGAATAAATCAGAAGTAAATTGTGATTTTATATTTGATAAAGTAAAAGACATTCTTATAAAATCTAAAAAATATAATTATTCAACTACATTAGGAGGTAATATATCTACAAAAAGTGTAGAATTTATTAAAAAAATGTATTTTGACAATTTGTTGGATAAAATTGAAACTAGAAATGTAGTTATTAAACTGAACGACTATAATATTCATTATTTAGAAAAAACAATTCAATCTGCACTTGAATATGAAATCGAATTGTTAAAATATAAAAGAAACAATTTTATATTGACTGTTAATGAATTAGATGACAGAATAAAGTCTTTAACTAATAGATAATAACATGAAAACACGATTTGAAATCTTACAAGACATTGTTCATAAAGAACAATGTTTTAAAATGATATGTGGGGCAGGAAACGAAGATAAAAGTCAAGTTAAAAAATTGGCTTTTATTTATACTTTAGCAGGTACAAAAATCCTAGATGTATCTGCTAATGTTGATATTGTAAAATCTGCAATGGAAGGAATTGATTTGGCATACGAATATGCTCACAAGTTAGATGTTACGATTGAACATAGACCATATATCATGGTTAGTGTTGGTATGCCAGGAGATCCTCATGTAAGAAAATCATTTATCGATCCAAATAAATGTATTTCATGTACATTATGTATTCCCATTTGCCCAACCGATGCAATTCCAAAAGACTTTACTAAAAATCTAGAGTTTTTTAGAAATTTAAATGGATCGTTCGATGTAGAAGATCAATCAAAAGAAATTGTTATTAAAGATCTTTGTATTGGATGTGGTAAATGTAGTAGTATTTGTCCAAAGTCAGATATTATATCATATCGGCATAATGCAAGAGAAATAAACAAATTGTTACCAAAATGCATGGAGGCGGGAGCAGAATTATTTGAACTTCATGCTGCTGTTGGCGAAGATGATATTACATTACAAGAGTGGAAACTTATTAATGAAATTAATCCAACCAATTATAATTCTATGTGTCTTGATAGACTAAATCTTGGCAATTTGCGATTAGAACATAGAATTCAAGAAGCAAGGAAAGTATCTGGAAATCGTTTAATGATTCAAGCAGATGGTTATCCAATGAGTGGAGGAGAAGACGATTATAACACTACTTTACAAGCAATTGCATGTGCAGATGTTGTAAATAAAAAATTCAACATGAGAATTGATAAAAAACGTGGTGTAGATAAACTCGGAAAACCAAAGATCTCATCAAAGAAAATTTATAAAGATATAAATGATGTTGACAACATTCCACTTCTAATTTCAGGAGGAACAAATTCATTTAGTAAAGAATTAGCTGAAAAAGCAGGTGTAAGAATCAATGGTGTATCAATTGGAACATTTGCCAGAGATTTAATTGAAGAATTCATTACATCAAACGATTTCTATAACAATGATGAATTAATCAAACTTGCATTTTTAAACGCAAAAGAGTTAATTAACAAAAGTAATAAACAATAAAATATATGAAACAATTAGTTATAGCAGTCGATTTTGATGGTACTCTATGTGAGTATGCATTTCCATCTATTGGAAAACAGACAGAACAACAAAAAAATCTATTGGACCTCTTAATCAAACTAAGAGAAAAAGGACATTATTTGATTCTTTGGACTAACAGAGGAGATAATGAAAAATTGAAATGTTTGTCTGAAGCAATTGAATGGTGTAAACAACAAGGATTGGAATTTGATCAAGTCAACAAAAATAATCCAGAAAGAGAAGCCAAAAAACTATCTGGGTCTAGTCCAAAAATCCTAGCAGATTACTATATAGATGATAAAGCACTCGAATTTGGAAACGAATTAGTAAGAATCAAAACTTTAGAATTTTTGTCTAAACTATGAACATATTGGTTACAGGAGGAAATGGATTCTTAGGATCTAATATTGTAAAAAAACTAGTAAAAAAAAATCACAACGTATTAGTTGTATCAAAAAACAATAACAATATTAGCTCGGTTGTAGATAAATGTAAATTTATATCATCTTACATAAATGAATTGGAAATTCATATCAATGACATCGAATCTTTTTTGCCTGAGGTAATCTTATTGTTTGGATGGAATGGTGCAAATAGTTACAAAGACATTCATCATATAGATCAATATCACAAAAATATACCAGATCATATAAAATTTATAGAGTTAATTAATAAGTTTAAATACAAACCAAAAATCATAGGAGTCGGAAGTTTTGCTGAATATGGAAACTATTCAATTCCAATTACAGAGGAGTTTTTTGAACGTCCTAATAGTTTATATGGATTGTCAAAATTTACATTTAAACAATATAGTGAAATGTTTTGTAAACAAAACAATATAAACTGGTCGTGGATTCGTCCTTGTTATGTTTATGGCCCAAATGATGTTAATACGAGATTAATTCCATCATTAATCAATAAGTTTTTAAGAGATGAAAATGTATATCTAGATGAATGTAATACGATAATAGATTATTTGTATATAGATGACTTTGTAAACTTTGTATATCATTTGATTATATCAAATGATAATGGTGTATATAACATCTGTTCAAATAATCAATATAAGTTAAAAAACATCATCAATCTCATACACCAGTTAACCAATAGTAAATCCGAAATAATATTTGATAAAAAGTTAAATAGAACAACAAGTAATGGATTTATATGCGGCGACAATACAAAAATAAAGAATTTGTCCGGACTAAATAACTTTACAGATATTAATGACGGATTAATTAAAACAATAAAATTGTTAAATGAATTATAAAATTACGTGTCATTTAATGCCTTGGGAATTAGATTATGCAATATTATCTTTTACCCAATTAAACAAATCTAAATATCATCTGAATAAAGATGATGTTATATATGTAGACATTACATTAAATCTATCAAGTTATTTAATTGATTGGGAATCCACTAAAATTCCAAAAGATTTCTTTATAGACAAGTTTAAATCATTACAACCATTATTAAATGGGTATAAATGTAATTTTAAAATTTATGATGGTAATGAATTGTATGGCGGACTTAATACGATGTTAGAGTCTACGGAATCTCATATTGACTATTACATAGTATTAAATCCAGATATGTATTTCACAGAACATTTGTTATCTATACACATACAATCCTCCAAGATCATAAACAATGAATTTTTTATAATTTCTCCACAAATTCCAAAATTATGGGATGATACATGGGATGTTATATCCAATGCGAATTATAGTCATATTTCACATAAAGATTATAATAAAATTGATGTATATGATGTTCGTAATTATATGAAAGTTAACGAACTTGATATTGAACTATTCCCAATTAATACATTTAAATTTGCCGGTTGGATGGATTTATATAATAAAAAAACGTGGGAAAATTTTATTGTACAAAAGGGATGGAGAGGATATGGTGGTTGTGATTTTTATGCAATGATATTAGCAAATTTTGCAAAGAATAAAGGTGTAAACATCCAACAATATATATTAAAAAATCAGATTACTACTGAATATTGTTATGGTTCAATGAATAGTACTGGTTATACCAATTATTACAAAAAATTGATAAAACTAAATGACATTCCAAATCAAAGAAAAGACTTTGATTCAAAAATGAATGGATATATAAATGTTGGAATACAAAATTTAATAGATAAAAAAATAATTAAAAACATATGAAAATATTTTCAAATTTTAGACCGGATACATGTCATACTTACGATGAATTTAAAAAGGTATGTAAAGATAAACCAATTACCTTATTTTATGATTATATACCAAAAAGTCTTGATCAGTTAAATATAAATCCATATAATTTTATAATATTAGTTGAACCAAATGAATTTTTTGGACTACAATCTTGGGTTCGACAAAATAATCATTTATTTACAGGAATTATAACATGGAATGAATCTTTGTTTAAAGATTGTTCTAATGCAATATTCTTTCATTATATTGGAGATGGTGGCGCAGGTGATATAAATCATAACTATCTAGAAGATTTTAACGATAAATATCCAAATAAAAAATTCGAAATAAGTTTCTTATGTGGTGCAAAAACGTTAGTAGAAGGACATAAATTTAGACAGGAAATTCATAAGATAGAAAACAAAATTACTATTCCTAAAAAATGGTTCTATACATTAGATGATTTTAATATTGAGGATTTTAAAAAAGGAGGCATTGGTAGACCAAATGACATTTGGGTACAAAAACAAATATGTTATCAAGAATCAATGTTCCATATTGGAGTAGAAAATGTAAAATACAACAATTGGTGTACTGAAAAAATCTGTGACGCTTTTGCAACTAAAACTGTTCCTATTTATTGGGGATGTCCAAATTTAGAAGAACTTGGATATGATGAACGAGGTATAATTCGATTCAATTCAACTGATGAATTGGTGTCAAAAATAAACAATTTAACACCCGATGACTATTATAGTAGATTGCCATACATTGAACATAACTATAAAATGATTAAAAATTTTAGATTTAAAGATGTTATTGCCAGATTGTTTAAAGATTTTATCTCCGAAAATAATATATGAATTATATAATTGTATCGGCATTAGAACAAGAATTTCCGTTTGATAAGGAATTAAATGTATTATATACAGGAGTTGGTAAAATAAATGCTAGTATATCGTTATTAACTTATTTATATAACAATCCATATATTGATACTGTTATTAATGTTGGAACTGCGGCTGGAATAATAGAAAAAAAGAATCAAGTAGTAAGTTGTGGAACGTTTATAGAAGGAGAACTTGACTATCCAAGTTATGTATTGGAACCTATAATTATAAATCCAAATTTATATACACTCGCCACATTTGATTCATTTCAAACATCAGTTCCAAAACGTAAATGTGACTTAGTTGACATGGAAGGATATGCGTTTGCGAAAATATGTAAAATAAAGAAAATTAATTTCTTCTGTTTTAAATATATATCTGATATAATCGGAGAACAAAATCAAGAAGAAATATGGCTTTATAATTATCAAAATGGCCGAACTCTTCTTAAAGAAATGGTTATTAAACATATATGAAAAAAATACTAATTACTGGTGGTGCTGGATACTTGGGATCTGTTTTGACTGAAACTCTATTGAAAGAAGGACATTCCGTAACTATCCTTGATAATTTATCCTATAATCAATTATCACTAGGTGGGTTCTGTTCAAATGAAAATTTCAATTTCGTACTAGGAGATGTAAGAAATGAATCTTTATTGGAAAAATTGGTAAATGAAAACGAAGTAGTTATACCACTAGCTGCAATTGTAGGAATGCCTGCGTGTAAATCAAATCCTCAAGCTGCGATTGATATAAATCTAAATCAAATTAAAAATGTAATCAAATTTTCAAAATCTGATTCTAATAAAAAAATTATTCTTCCAAATACAAACAGTCAATATGGATCATCTACAGAGATTATTACTGAAAACAGTCCATTTAAACCCTTATCATTATATGCAGAAACTAAATGTGATGCTGAAAAAGCACTTTTAGACTCAGGAAATGGTATTGCATTACGTCTAGCAACTGTATTCGGTATGTCATATAGAATGAGAATGGATCTTCTGGTAAATGATTTGACATATAAAGCATTAACCGATGGTTATTTAGTATTATTTGAATCCCATTTTATTCGTAATTATGTTCATGTTCGTGATGTAGCAAATACATTCTCTTTCATGATTCGTAATTACAATCAGTGTAATCAATCTGCATATAATGTTGGATTGACATCAGCAAATTGTAATAAACTTGAATTGGCAGAAACTATTAAAAAGTATGTGCCAGAATTAGTAATAGTTCAAAATGAATTTAAGAAAGATTTTGATCAAAGAAATTATAGAGTTTCAAATCAAAAATTAGAATCATTAGGATGGACTGCTAATTATTCATTGGATCACGGCATTCAAGAATTATTAAAAGGATATAAAATGATTGTAAAATTCAAAAATAAAGATTTTACCAATCTATAAAATTTAACAATTAGTTATATTTAAAATGGATAAAAATTTATTAGTTGTATACAATATTTGTGGGATTAAACACGATAACATTAAAATGTGGGTTAATCATCTACAAGATATTGTAGATCAAAAGTATAACAACTTTACTGTTGCAATATCAGGATGTAAGATATCAGAGTCATCTAAGAAAACACTCATCGAATTTAAAAATAAATATAAAAATGTAGTTTTTAATTTCACCGATGAAACTTTACCAGTAAATGTTACTTTTAATCATACCACGCAGATTTGTTCATCTGAATTCGGTACATTTGATGGATATATTTATGTAGCATCAGATGTAAAATTCGGAACAGATTATGATGTATTAACCAAACTCAGTCATTTACATTTTAGTACTAATAGTGCCATGACATACGCATTAGTAGATAATGATCATGGATTGGATGGGTGGTACAATGAATGTTGGGATGAATTGAATCAATTATTAGAAAAAGATCATTTTTGTATTAATATCGGAAAAACAGGAAACATGCATGTAATATTATTTGACAAAGAATTGTATGTCAAATATGATACTAAAATAATTCCTGATATTTTTGCATCTCATTGTACAGAAACAACTTATAGTTATTTAGCCGCATCCATTAACAAAAAGATTACAGTTCACAATAAAAGTGTAATGTTAAAACATATTGGATTTGCAGACGGACATAGTGTTGGTTTCATGGATGAAATAGGATGGAATCATAAATTAGCATGGAAACACTTTTTCAAATGTAAATCAACAGCAGAAGAAAGATTGTTGTCAAATGAAGCTAAAGAAGTAGGATTTGGTTATGTTGATTTTTATGGAGGATTTAAACACGATTCAAATTTATATGATGAAAATGAAAATCATATACAACCAGAAAAACTGTTCAATTTTCTAAAAAAGAGTGTATATCTTTCAAACGAAGAATTCAATTATAGTGAGATTAAATATAGTTTTATAAAATAAATATGAATGTATTATTTATCAATCCGGGAAACAAAGAAGCAATTTATCAAGGATTATCAACAACTTATTCTGCAATTGAACCCCCAACATGGGCATTACTATTAGCAGAATCTTGTCGTTCTATAGGGAAAACAGTTTCTATCTTGGATATTAACGCAGAAAATCTATCAGTAGAACAATCGTTTGAACGTATTAAGAATATCAATCCAAAACTCATATGTTTTGTAGTATATGGGCAAAATGTAAATGCTGGAACAGTAAGTATGAGTGGCGCAGTTGCACTTTCCAATTATATTAAACAACAAAATTGTAATATTCCTATTGCTTTCGTTGGTTCTTATGTCCAAGCATTACCAAAAAAGGCATTGTTTGAAGAAAAATCAATTGATATTGTATTCACAAATGAAGGTGTTTACGCATTAAGAAATCTAATATCACAAGATTATATTGATGTAAATAAGCTAGACCACATCAAAGGAATTGCATGGAGAAAAAATGGATTCCCAACATTAAATGCACCTGAAAGTGTTGTTCCACAAGATAGATTGGATATTGATTTACCAGGCTATGCATGGGATTTGTTACCATATAAAGAAAAACCATTGGATTTATACCGTTCTCCAATGTGGCATGCAGAATACGATCATAATAAACGTACACCTTATGCTGCAATTCAGACATCATTGGGATGTCGATTTGGATGTGATTTTTGTATGATTAATATTGTTAACAGAAATGATAATGATGAAATCGGTGTTGCATCGAATTATAGTTCTATGAGATATTGGTCTCCCGAATTCATTATTAATGAATTTGACAAGTTAGTTAAAATGGGTGTAGAAACCATTCGTATTGTAGATGAAATGTTTCTATTGAATAAAAAATATTATGTTCCTCTATGTACTATGTTGAAAGAAAGAGGATATGGTAAAAATTTAAGAATGTGGGCATATTCTCGTATTGATACCGTATCAAATCCAGAACTACTAAAGTTGGTAAGAGAAGCTGGTATTAAATGGCTTTGTTTAGGAATCGAAAGTGGAGATAGAAATGTAAGATTGGAAGTGTCCAAAGGTAAATTTCAAGACGTAGATATTCAAAAAGTAATTCAATACATTCACGAATCGGATATAGAAATCATGGCAAATTATATATTTGGATTGCCTGGTGACACTTTTGATAGTATGCAAAAAACATTGAATCTTTCTAAAGAATTATGCACATTTGGTTGGAATGCATATGCTGCAATGGCATTACCAGGAAGTAAGTTGTATAAAGATGCAATTGATAAAGGTCGTCCAATACCAAAAACATATGAAGGATTCTCATTTCATTCATATGAAACATTACCTTTGCCAACAGATGCATTGACCTCTGCACAAATTATAAAATTTAGAGATAATGCGTTTGAAGAATATCATTCATATCCACCATTTTTAGAAAAAGTTGAACGAAAATATGGTGCGACAGCAGTAAATAATATTAAAGAAATGTTAAAAATTAAGTTAAAAAGAAAGATTGTAGAAGAAGAAATAAAATAAACATACAAAAGTAAAACTACATAAGTATATTGACTATGATAAAAAACTATACTCCATCAGAATTAATATCATTTGAAGAAGACATTGCGGAACAGTTTAATAATTCAAAAATAAAAGCGCCTATTCATTTGTATAACGGTAACGAATCACAAATGATTCAAATATTTGATGATATTAAAGAAGAAGATTGGGTTTTTTGTACATGGAGATCACATTATCAATGTTTGTTAAAGGGAGTACCACCAGAAACCGTTAAATCTGATATTCTCAAGGGCAAATCAATTACTTTGTGTTATCCAGAATATAAAGTATATTCATCTGCAATTGTAACGGGAAATATTCCTATTGCAACTGGAGTAGCATTAGACATTAAAAGAAAAGGTTCCAATGAAAAGGTTTGGTGTTTCGTTGGTGACATGACATCTGAAACGGGTACCTTTTTTGAAAACTGGAAATATTCAGTGAATCATGATTTACCTATTACTTATATTATAGAAAATAACGGTAAATCTGTTTGTACAGATACATTGAAAGTGTGGAATTGTGAAGAATTATTCTTTGCAAAAGAAACTCGTAAAATTAAATATTACAAATACGAAACAAAGTATCCTCACGCTGGCGCAGGCAAAAGAATTCAATTTTAATATTATGAAATATTTCGACGAACTTAAAAAATCAATGGATTGGTTGGCAACTAAAGAAAACACTTTGTTTTTAGGTCAGGCAGTAGAATATGCCGGTACTGGTATGACAAATACATTAAAAGATGTAGATAGATCTAAGTTATTAGAAATGCCTGTCAATGAAGATATGCAAATGGGTATGTCAATTGGAATGGCATTAAATGGTACAGTTCCTATTTCTATATATCCTAGATGGAATTTTCTATTACTAGCCGCAAATCAATTGGTAAATCATTTGGATAAAATGAAAATTATGTCTGATGGAGGATATAAACCAAAAGTAATTATTAGAACATCAATTGGTTCTCAACGTCCATTACATCCACAACATCAACATATCAGTGATTTTTCAGGAGGATTTAAAGCAATGTGTGATACAGTTGATATTATTCGATTGGATGAACCACATCAAATTTTTGAATCATTCCAATATGCTTATGAACGAACTGATAATAGATCCACTATCTTAGTTGAATGGGGTGATTATTACGGAGAAAAATAACATGACTATCGTTAAATCGCCATTTAGAATATCATTATTTGGAGGATCTACCGATTATAAAGGATTTTATGAAAAATACGGGTCATTTATAATTGGTACAACTATTAATAAATATTGTTATCTTTCTATGAGGTATCGACCATCAATACTCTCAAAACAATATTTATGCACATATTCAAAGTATGAATTAGTGGATACTATAGAACAAATACAAAATCCACTAATTAGAGCGACATTAAAATACTATAATGTAGATAAACCGATTGAATTTTTTTCATATTCAGACATTCCAGCAAGAACCGGACTAGGTGGTTCATCAACATATTGCGTAGGAATGTCATATTTAATCCACAAACTCCAAAACAAACAAATAAATAAAAAAGAGATAATCAAATCTGCGATTAAAATAGAAAGAGAAATTCTCAATGAAAGTGGTGGCATTCAAGATCAAATTTGGCCTTTTGCAAAAGGTTTAAATTCCATAGAAATTGATAAAAACGGAGAATTTAGTATAAAACCATTACCATTAACAGAAGAATTTTTAGTAGAATTACAGAAATCATTTACACTAATATATACTGACGAACAACGAAATACAGATCAAATTGCTAAATCTCATGAAAATGATATAAACAATAAATTGAATATATTAGAATTAGCAAAAGAATCATACTCTGCATTCTTAAAAGAAGATATAAAATCAATAGGATGTTTGTTGTATCAAAGTTGGATCAATAAAGAAAAAATATCCCCATTAATTTCTAATAATAAAATAAAGCAAATAATCGATGATGTAATGTCAATGGGTGCATATGGTGCAAAATTATTAGGAAGCGGAGGATGTGGATTTGTGTTAGTTGTATCAGATCCTATTATAAAAACCAAAATACTTGAAAAATATAATGGTAATGTATTAGAATTCGATTTTGAAAAATCAGGAACATCTGAAATTTTTTCTAGTTAATATATGAAAATAGGAATAGTATCTGGGTATTTTAATCCCGTCCACTATGGACATATCGAATACATCAATTCTGCAAAAGAAAACTGTGATAAATTAATTGCAGTCATCAATAGTGATTACCAACGTGAATTAAAAGGAACAAAAGAATTCATGGACGAAAATCACAGATCTAAAATTATATTTAATTTGAAATCAGTTGATGATGTATTTATTTCTGTTGACAAAGACAAAACTCAATGTCAGACTCTTAGATATTTAAAAAATAAATATAAAGAAGATCACTTGATATTTTTTAACAGTGGCGATAGAAAAGGTTCAAATTTAGTTACTGCAGAATCAGATGTATGTAAAGAAATTGGAATAGAAGAATCAATTCTTGATCTACCAAAAATATACTCGTCAAGTGAACTACTAAAAAAGTTATGAATAATTTTTACTTACCATTAATGGAAGACAATATTGACAGAGAAGATGTCAATACACTAATAAACTTTCTAAATCAAACACCAATACCAAAACTAACCAATGGACCAAAAGTAGTTGAATTTGAAAATGCATGGGGTCAATGGTTGGGTACTAAATATAATTTGATGGTTAATAGTGGAGCTAGTGCAAATGAATTGACAATACTTGCATTAAATGAACTGTACGAAGACGGCGAAGTGATTTTACCGCCCCTAACATGGATATCAGATGTTTCGTCAGTAATATTTAGCGAATTTACACCTATATTTTGTGATATCAATCTAAAAAATCTATCTTTTGATTTGGAAAAACTTAAGAAATTAATTACACCAAAAACAAGAGCAATATTTTTGACTCATGTTTTGGGAATCAATGGTCTCACAGACGAACTATTAAACATTTGTAAAGAGAATAACATTCATCTAATTGAAGATGTATGCGAGTCTCACGGTACTACATTTAAAGGTAAAAAAGTAGGATCATATGGATTTGTAAGCAATTTTAGTTTTTACTTCGCACATCATATGTCCACTATTGAAGGTGGTATGATTTGTACCAACGATGAAAGATTCTATCAAATTTGTAGAGCATTAAGATCACATGGTATGATTAGAGAAATGACGGATGAATCCATGAGAAATGAAATTATCTATAAAAATCCTGATCTCAACAAAGATTTCATTTTCTTACGTCCATCTCATAACTTTAGAAGTACCGAACTTAATGCAGTGTTAGGATTGTCTCAGTTGAAAAAATTAGACAAAAATAACAAAAATAGAATAGACAACTATAACTATTTTATGAGTAAATTAGATCCTTCCAAATATATTACTGACATAGAATTAGATGGACAATGTAATTATGCATTTACAGTAATCTTAAAAGATCCTTCTTTTGTTACTCGTCTAAATGTAGAATTGAGATTAAAAGAAGCCTGTATTGAATTTAGAAGAGGAATGTCCGGTGGAGGAAATCAACTTCGACAACCATACATCAAAAAACATTTCAATATCAACTATGACGATTTTAAAGTAGTAGACCACGTTCATAACTTTAGTTGGTATATTGGCAATTATCCAGGTCTACAAAGAGAAAAAATTGATACTTTATTGAATGTATTAAATAATGTATGAATTCTAAAATAAAAGAATGTAGTACTATTATCAATGATCTAATAGTAATTCAACCAGAGTCATTTTATGATCATAGAGGCGAAAACTTTGAAACATATAATGAAGAACATTATTCTAAAATATTCAAATCTGATTTGAAATTTGTTATAGATTCATTTTCTAATTCAACCAAAAACGTTTTAAGGGGATTCCACGGAGATACAGATAATTGGAAATTAATTGATGTATTAAAAGGAAACGTGTATTTTGTAGTAATTGATGTAAGACCTAATTCATCTACCTACAAAAATATACAATATTTCCAATTAAATGATAAAAATAGATATCAAGTTCTTGTTCCTGCTGGATGTGTAAATGCACATTTAGTGACATCTGAAGACTGTTTATTTCATTACAAATTAACAAAAAGTTATGTTCCTATAGAAAAACAAATTCACATTAAGTGGAATGATCCCGAATATAATGTGTTTTGGCCAATTAACAATCCAATTCTTTCAAAAAGAGATAAATAAAAATAATTATGTCAGAAGAAACATTTAATTTTAAAAAAGATAGATTTCAAAAAATAATTGATAAAGACTGTATAGTAATCGATGTAGGCGCTCACATAGGATCTTTCTCAAAATTATTTGCAAAATGTGCAAAAAAAGTAATTGCATTTGAACCAAATAATTTTATCTTTCAAAGTCTAGAATCAAACTTAAAAAAAGAAAACTATTTAAATGTAGATACATATAACTTAGCATGTACCGAAGAAAATAAAAAGTACATATTCAATTATAGCGACCCTAAAATACATAAAGAAGGTTCTAATGGAGGATTCTTGACAAATTTGGAAAATAAAGGGTTTTGTAAACATCATTCATATGAACAAGAAGTAAATGGTGTAAATTTATTAGATTTCATCGAAAAAAATTATAAATCTGACATTGATAATATCAAATTTATTAAAATTGATGCAGAAGGATATGATAAAGAAATATTAAAAACCATAATTCCTTTAATCAATAAAAATAAACCTGTTCTAATGGTAGAAGCATTTAGGTTCTTAACAGAATTAGAACTTGAAGATTATTTCAACGTCATAGATAAATTAGGATACAAAATATATGATATATCTCCATTAGACAATATCGTTGATTGTGCAGGACCATTAGATCAAGATGAATTTAAGTATTTTACATACAATGTATGTGATAATGGCAATTTCTTATGCGTACATAAAGATGACATCAAAAAATATAATTTGCCGGATAAAGTAAAGGGTAAAACATGTGTTGTTGTTTTTGGTAGAAACGATGGTTATAAAGAAAAGGATCGTTTCAAAATTCATATTACCAAAATGTTGGAAACATTTGATGAAGTAATTTATGTTGATTGGAATTCGGAAAAACAAAGTTTCTTATATGAGATCATCGATGAAATTCCTAAAACAGGAAGATTAAAACATTTTGTAATCGAACCAAAAATTGCTAAAATTTTAGAAAATTACGATCCAAATGCACAAGCATGTTCTACTGTATTTTCTTTTAATATAGGAATTAGAAGAACGGATGCCGAATATATAGTTTTATCTACAACAGATATTATTCCTCCAACAAAAGAAATTCTTCAAGAATTTATTAAAAAAACAAATAAGCATACAATGTATGTTTTGAGTAGAAGAGATATTGAATATAAAGATGTAATTGATAATAAAAACAATATAAATGATTATATCGACTATTTAAATCATACAAGTAAACCGAGGTATTTTCCTGCAAAAGTAACTCCAAATGACAATTATAGTTTATTTAATTGTTGTGGCGACTTTCAATTTGCAACAAAAAATATTTGGTTAAAAGTTAGAGGATACGAGGAAGAAATGAAATATGCATGTTTCGTTGATACAAATGTCCAGAAAAAATCTGTGTTATATGGATTTCAATTAAAAGATATATATGATATTCCTTTATATCATATGAGTCATACAGGAATGTCAAACGATGGAACTTCCCCCAGTAAAAAGTTTTACAATAATGCAATGGATTGGGTGGAATATTTCGATAAATATATTATGCACGAACATATAATGATATCTAGAAACGAAGATTCATGGGGATTTTCAGAAACCGAAATCGAATACGAAATAATATGAAAAATGTAATTATCGTAGGCGGCGGAATCGTTGGATTGGCCGTAGCATATAAACTATCTTCCAATAAAAATTTAAACATTATAGTATTAGAAAAAGAAAACGATCTAGGACAACATCAAAGTACTCACAATAGCGGTGTATTACACTGTGGTTTATACTATAAACCTGGTTCATTAAAAGCAATATTATCTGTCGAAGGCATTAAACAAATGACAGAATTTTGTAAAAAATACAATATTCCACATGAAATATGCGGAAAATTAGTAGTGTCTACAAATCAAGAAGAATCCGTAAAATTAAATGAATTGTTTGAACGTGGAACAAAAAACGGATTAAAAAATCTTAGAAAATTAAACAAACAACAAATGCTTGAAATTGAACCAAATGTAGGAGGAATTGAAGCTCTACATGTTCCACAAGAAGGAATTGTTGATTATAAAAAAGTAATACAAAAATTATCAGAACTAATTACGAACAATGGACATACAATAAAATTAAACTCCAAAGTAATTAATATTACTAAAGATAAAGTATTTGTTGAAAACGAACAATTTAATTACGACATTTTAATCAATTGTACAGGATTACATTCTGATAAAATCTCAAAATTCACTACTAAAATTAAATCAAAAATTGTTCCATTTAGAGGTGAGTATTATAAACTAAAACCAGAATCAGAACATTTAGTTAAAAATCTAATATATCCAGTGCCCGATCCTAAGTATCCATTCTTAGGGGTTCATTTTACTAGATTAATTAATGGAGGCATTGAAGCTGGTCCAAATGCAGTATTAGCATTCTCTAGAGAAGGATATTCGTTGTTCGATATAAATCTAATTGATATCTTTGATTATGTCACTTTTAAAGGATTTTGGAAATTTATATTCAAACACAAATACATGTGTTTTAAAGAATTACACCAATCGATCAGCAAAAAACAATTTGCCAAAGCATTACAAAAATTAGTACCAAATATTAAAGAAAACGATTTGATTAAAGGAGATGCAGGCGTAAGAGCCCAAGCAATGTCAAATACAGGAGAATTAATTCAAGATTTTGAAATAGTTATTAAAGATAATGTATGTAATGTTATAAACTGTCCAAGTCCAGCAGCAACATCGTCTTTATCAATTGCAGATTATATCATCAAACAAATTAAATTATGATTGGAATTATATTTATATACACCTTCATATTAATAATATGGTTCAATACTGAAGCATTTGTTGAATACAGTCACTTATTAAGACTTAAATGGTTTAAAGTAAATGACTATTTAAATACAAAAGAAACAGATTTTACCCTTACATATCACTCATACCTATTACAAAAACATAATAGTTTTTTTATTAGATTGATTACGTGTCCATTTTGTTTGAATTTTTGGTTGATTTTAATAGGAAAATTTATTTTTGGTTATTCGTTTCTAGAAATACCTACTATTTATGTAACATCACTAATTACATATTTTATATTCAATAAGTTATCGCCATGAGAATCTCCAATTTGAATGAATTATACAACTATATCAAAACTAAAGAACCATTAACATCCAATGGAAGTTTAATGCAATTGTGTGCCTGTGTAGATCAATTTAAAAATATATGCAGTTGTAAAGCAAAAGAAAAAGGTCAAAAATTATTTGACTGTAATAACAAATATGTATCTACAATAAATAACATTGACCAACCAACTATAGATTTACTACTGTCAGTATCAGAAGATAAAACAATAGAATTTTATGATAACTCAAACTATATCAGAACTATTTCAGTATAGTCTTAAGACAATCTTCTACAATAAGATTTAAATTTGGATTACTAATCAAATCATTGTGATTTTTATCAGTAACTATTTGTTCCCATTCAACCTTATAATCAGCAAGAATTCTAATTTTAGGATCATTCAACGCTTCATGTTGATTAGGAGCTTCTCCATAAATCTTCTTACTCTTATCATTAATTCTATAATGTCTTCCATCAGATGGAAATCCATATGTATATTTACTAATATGTACTAACTTACCACCCAATTGTTTTTTCAACCAAAATACTTCATCATCAACATATTCTATATAACGTATATCACTGATAAAGTTTACATCGTTGGTATCTTTCTTTAATTCTTCATGTAACAATCCCGTCCAATATTTGCCTTCAGTCTGTTTTCGTTTTACACCACCATACCATACCAACATTTCTCTAAAAGCATTCTTGTCTTCGGTCTTTTCACTAAAAGCACTTAATCCTAACTTTTCTTGAATAAATGGTTCACAGTCTTTTTTCAAGAAATATGCAAGTGCATATGTTTTGGATGTCAAATTATACTTTTCTTTTAAGACCTTTTGCGCAATATCACAAAATAAATTCTTACCACTTCTAGCAAATCCAGATACTCCTATATAAATTTTATTCATTTTCCATCAACCCTTCTATTTCTTTCTCTGATTTACCATACTGTTTACATATATCAATCAGACTATTAATACCACTTTCCGTTCTGAAAAATAGTACACAATAACTATAGGCATCATCTTTGCTAACCTCAAATTTATTTGCAACCAATTGAATTAAATCTTTGTTGATTTTAACCTTATTGGGTTTAATCCATTTACAAAACCGTCTACCATGTGGTACAAAATCGCACAATACCTTATAAAGGTGTTTCTCAGGTAAGATGTCAAAGTACTTGGATACAAACGCAATCTCTTCAATAATGATTTGATCCATACTAAGACCCATCAACAATGTATACTTATTGAATGATTTAATATCTGCAGCAGTAAGTGTATCAAAATACTTAGGATTCTTAACTTCTCTAATTTGAGAGATGTGATCAAATAAAGATTTAGTCTTCGTTAAGTTCTGCGTCTCTTCGTTCGATTGATTTGAATCGTTCTTTGAGAGAGGGGTTTTTTGTTTTTTGGGTCTTCCCATAATGATTATTGATTCTTGCTCTTAAAGCGTTAATAACCGATAATACAGTCTTTTGATTCAAATACAAGGTATTTAATTCCTTTTCCAATTTTTTCTTGTCGTCATTAATACTAATGAGAATCACGTTTTTGTATTCTTCTAACTTATAACTCAAATAAAAAGAATGTAACGCCAACCACATTACTGCGAATGGCGTTACACTCTGAAACTTAAGCGATAATGAAAATAATACTACATTAATTATTAATACAATTATTGATTTAATATTCATTATCTACTTCATCTTGGTAATTTCTTACCTTCCCTCCTTTATTTAAATATGGTTTATTTACCTTTGACAATTTTTTATTTTTCTTAAACTTAGAACTTTTAGTCCTAAATTCATTGTCTCTTCTAAATGTTTTTCCCATACTCAAACTAAAGATTACTTAACACGGGAAGCAGTAGCAAGAACCTTGCGTAGTGCCTTAACTTGACGACCATTCAAATCAATACGAGTCTTGCCATTACGAATGGTCAAACGAGTACCAGCTCGCTTGGTTCCAGCAAATGGATACGAGATGAATGTTTCTACCTTAGCAGCACTATTATACACGAAGTTAGTCTGCATCTTGTTGTTTTTACGAATAATCATAACTTTATTTATTTTATTTATTTGTTTTATGTTTCGTTAGTTTCATTACTAACTTGAGATTACTTTACACCATGTTCACCGTTTCGTCAACATCTTTTTAATTATAATTTGAATTCTTTTTCAAACCGTTCAATAGCATAATCTTTAGCCTTGAATTCGAATTCATAGTCAACATTATCCATGTCAACATATTCTTCAGGAATACTACGAACATAATCACCATGCGCACGAGGGTTTTTATTGGTAGTATCATTATCGCTAAAATGAAACAGTGGACGATAACTACCCCATGTTGAAATTGCCAACTTCATTGCATCTTTAGCAGTCAACTTGCCAGTATTACATCGGTAGTGTAAATTATCATAAGTAATAGGAATACCAGTACTTGAATAAATCAAATCATACAATTCTTCTACTTTCCAACTATTGGGTTTGTCCTCATTCTCAAGAACAAGTCGAGATTTTACATTTACAGGAAAATCATTGTATACATCAATAAACCGTTTAGCAATATCTTTGGTATCACCCTTGTAACAATTCATATGAATATTCATTGGAGCTTCATATGATTGAGGTAAACCAAACAAATCCATAATTGTAGCATGATTTTTTAGTTCTACAATTGATTTTTCTACTACAGATTTGGTAGCACTTGCAGGTACAACAAATTGATCGGGATGTGTACTACACCGTAAATTATTTTTTTTGATAATATCTGCACCACGCTTGAATTCGGCATAAATACGATCTTTATCGGGAAGAACATCAAATGATAGATTTGCTTCTGGCAAAGTAGCCAATGGAAACAAGTCACTACTAATTCTATAGTTCCAACCTTTACTTGCACAAAATGCAAATGTATTCACTGCAACATGTACATTGTTAAGTGTTCGTTGTGAAATAGTAGATAAAGCACTTTTACGTTCCAATGCCAAGAACCTAGTCTTGGTCATAGTATTCGCTTTATAACCTTTTTCTTGAAGTTGAAGAGAAATACAACACAATGATTTTTTCATTGTTTATACCTTACCATAAAAATATAAAAATGTCAAGAACTTAATAGTAAGTATATGGAATTGGACAAGCAGCACATGTACTGTCAAATGGACAAGTATATCCCAAAAATTTCCAAGTCTTTTCAGTAGAAGAACTATTTTTAATCCAAGTGGCTTTTTTATTTATTCCACTTGTAAGTAATCCACTTTTTGCATCTACAACGGATTTAAAATAACTAGAAATATTGGTAAATTCAGTATCACTATTTGTTCTGTATAATATATCCTTGCCATCTTTTACCAATACAGTACCGATGTCACCGTCAAAAATTCCATCAGGACTATCATCTACATATGTAGCGTCAGTCTGATTCAATGAATTAGAAGCTAATTTATTGATAAACTTAGGAAATCTATTATCTTTGATGAAATTGACTATCATTTGTTATATAAATATATAACTATCGTCCAACTTCATTAAAAAACTTTGATTTAGCTTCATCATAAGTCATTCCTATCATTTTGTTATAATATAGAATATCAGACTTAATATTACCTTCACTATGAAGTTTTTTATATCTTTCTATAGCTTTTGGTTTCCACCAGTCCAAAACACCTTGTACATCCTTTTTAAACAATTCTTTTAACTTCAAATCCTTTTCAGTTATCTTGTTTTGTAAGAATTCTTTGGTATTTTCATAAAAACAACTATAATATACTCCTCTTTCATATCCATGAGTATAATCATTAACTTTAATTCCCAAAGTCTTGAATATCATATTAATGATTCTGTTTTTAGCACCAGTTACAGGTCCACTTACACCCTCTTTTTGAGTCATTGCTTTATTATACTGATCCGATTTATTATCTTTTAACCATTGATGCCATACATCATATACACTATCATCTGGTTTAATCATCATTTTACCAGTGCTTGATCCACACTTATGCCACCATTTAAGACTATTATACATACTATAACTACCATACAATGATGTGGTAGTCATGCCAACCAATTCTTCATCATATAGTTTCTTCCAAATTTCTCTGGTTTTAGAAGTGGTAATCAATGCAGCTACTAACTTACCACCCAAGAAATTATAACCAAATGGTTGGGTACTCATAATACAACTACCAATTGCACTATGTACCAATCGTTTATCCTTTAATTTATTATCTGCAGTCCATCCAATGTAATTATCTCTATCCGTAATTAGAATTACATCACTGGATATACTTACCGCACCCAAATATCGTGGATTATCTACATTACCATCCGTAATCAATAGTTTAATGAATCTACCAGGCGTTTGTGCATACTCCATAGTATGGCAAAACAATCTCAACATCAACCAATCTTGTTCGTATGCACTTCCAGCAGTAACATGAACTATGGTAGGATTTAAATTTTCAATTTCTTTGATTGTTGATTCTACATTATTAATATTTGTAGGAGTCCAAATCTTAGCTTTTACAATGCCAGATTTATTTAAAAAATCTTTATATGTTTGTACTTCTACCCACTTCTTATAGAATGTCTGTTCTTCAGCAGACATACTCTTTAGATAATCCATGTTTTTGATAAACTTAGATTTCTCCAATTCAAATTCAAACTCACCAGCATCAAAAAATTCGTTTCCCATATTTATATTTAGTATGACATTTAAAAAACCAGATCCAACTCAAAAAGTATACCATTACATTGAGATAGATTCAACAACAATCGCTCTGTATGATAGCCAAATGGATCAACCAATATCATACGGTAGCAAAGTAAAAATTCAAGTGGATATTAATAGACTTCTTCCAAAAGATATAACTATCTACTATTATACCCTAAAAGAATTAATAAAATTAAAACCAATAAAACCATATATAGGTAAAAAATAATGCCGTATGAATACATAAAGTACCCATACGGCGTTTTTATGTATCTTACAGATTAAGCAACTACTTCGTTAGTCTTTGATTCAGTTACGGTTTCATGTTCAGTTGCACCAGACTCGGCCTTTACATCCAGAACATTTACAGTATTATACTTGTCAACAAGTACAACACCAGCAGAACGAGCTGATGTAATAGCAGCTTCAGTTACTGGACTCATTGCGAAAGCAAGCTTAGGACGACCCTTACCACCATGTACAGTTCCGATTTGGGTTACAATACCCTCATCAAGAGCATTCTTCAAACGAACTCGTAGTGTAATCGCAATAAAATCTTTATTGAGATTAGTCAATTCACTTACACCAAAGTAAGTGTCGTTTGATGGCCAGGTTACAGTTAGGTTTGTCTTGTTCTTGCGGTCTGTCTTCTTAATATTACTCATATATTTAGTTTTGTTTTTTGTTTATGTTTACTGGTTGAATCTCAACCTTGAAAATACTTTATATTATATCCTCCGAAATGTCAATGACTTTTTTCAAGAAACATTTTGTTCATCGTCTTGGCAACCTGTAAAAGGTTGTTGGGATTGATGAATGAAGCATTTGTTCCATACATTTTCTTAAACAACTCTACAGAGTTTGGATTAATATAATCATTATTCTTAATAAAATAACTCAAAACAGAATATCCTTGACTTTTGATCTTTGTTACTTGTTTCTTTGTATGAATAGCAGCAGATTCTTGATTATAACTAATCCGATCACCATTCTGTGTGGTATAGTTCATAGCTGGTTCACCATCACTAAAATTCAGAAAATAATAATCTGACTCAATTGATGTTTCAGGCAAATGTTTCATAATTGCTTCATATGATAGTCCTTCTGGAGTAGATCCATTTGGATACAAATATGGAAACAATGTCTTAATCTTACTGATTTTATCTACAGCAGAATCATATCCAATAATTACATAAGGATTAGAAGAACAAGTACTATTACTAGAATTAAATGTAGTTCTAAATGATACAGTTACCCTTAAATTATCAATCATAGAAGCAGCCTTACAAATAGCTACAACACTAGTAATAGTCTTTATCCATTTGTCTCCTCTCATACTTGAGCTAGCATCCACAGAAATATGAATGTAGGAATGTTTATACTTTGAAACATCAATTGTATGAAATACATTTTCATTATCAAAAGACAGTTCAGATAAAATTCTACGGTCAATCTTACCAACAGGCTTACGCATATACTTGGTATTATTAACCTCACTGCGAATCTGTAGTTTGCGTCCAAGAGCCGCACCCATTACTAATCCAGCATTTACAGCCTTTTGGTTATCTTGATTAAGAACAGCAGTAGAATCATAACGTCCAGTGTGATGATTGTATACAACATATTTCAATGGAAATACATCAGTCTCAATCAATTCTTTGGTCAATTTAGTTACAAGAATAGTATCAACACTGTAGTATCCATCTGATTTGATATAATCAGAACCACTCTTTACCAGTGTCATTCCACTCTGTTCAATTGCGTCAAGAATCTTCTTCTCCTTTTTATTAACCCTCTTCTTTTTAATATTACCATTCAAGAAATCTTTCTGTTTCTGAATAGCTTTCTTGATTTGTTTATTTTTACTATCTGATACATCAGGATCAAAACTACTATCATTCTTTACATCATTTGGCACTGGATCTGTATTTTTTCCACCCAATGCATCATCTACTGATTCTCCCTCTCCATTTAATCCATCTCCTGATTCAGTACTATCTTTCTTTTTATGTTCAGTAATGTTACTAAGAATGATTTTAGCTACTTCCATAGCAACATTAAAACGGTCTTTTGGTGTAGTCAACCGTTGAATATTAGAAAGATTAATTACCTTAGCAATATCACGCAAACCAGGCAATGCATCCAAATCAGTGTATTCATTTGTAAAGTTAATCATACGAGTTTCATAACTTTCAATACAAGGTACACGATAAAGATTGCTCTGTAACATCACTTTAATCTTTGGACTATCAAAAAACTTCTCATACAATGCTAGATAATATCCACGATAACCAGGAGCATTGTTATAAACATACCAATCAATATAACGGTCTTCTACATAGTTAAGACAGGTCTTAACCAAGACAGCTACTTCATCTTTGCTAATTTGAAGTGGTTGAGCCAAATCGTAAAGACTACGATCAACCTTTGTCCAAATAGTCTTAATCAAATCAAAATCAGACAATACAACATGACTACCTTCATGCAATGCAAGTCCTACAGCAGGATCAAAATCAGATTTATCCAAAATGTCTGCGGACAAATATACAGTCTTACCATCCGTACAATTATCTTTGCCTTCAGATGTAAAATAAACAGGAACAGATTTGCCTGTCAAAATATTGACAAAGTTACTTACAGCACGGCGTGCTACAGCCAACTTAATTAGATTGAAGTTTACAGATGAACCCACATCAATATCATCTTGATAGATGTCATCATCATCCAACCAATAATCACTGTAATTACTCATATATTTTGACAGGCAATGTTTTGTTTATTTATTAGAACGGAGGTTGTTCTAGTGACTTAGCCAACGGATCTGAAAACAACTTGTCCTTAGTTTCAACCTTGACATACTTCTGGACCAACTGTTTTACATAAGTCCGTTCACTGTCCATACCTCCTTCAACCGCAAAATTAGGATAAATGGCAGTCTCAGCAATTTCAAGCAAATTAAACCCATCCAAGATCAATTCTGAAATCTCAACCGTTGACCGTGTTGGAATAAAATTACTCAACTTGCTGTCTTCATTCTTGACTTGATCACGGGTATGAACAGCAATTTCAACAACCGCATTCAAAATATCAAGATGATCAACATCGGAAATATTAAAACGGTTCTTTAGATAATTGAACTCAACTTCTTTGCTCAATGGACTCATTTCCAACTTGACAGGAAAACGACTCATCAAAGCACGATCCATAACACGGGTAGAAGTATACTCATTACCAATGTTAGCCGTACCAATGAAACATACACCTTCAGCTACATTAACCACTTCGCTATCCTTCTTTTCATCCAAACGTAGATAACGTTGTAGATCATCCAGAACAGTCATCAACACATTCCAAGCATCATGATGAGCACGGCTAACTTCATCCATCAAGATTACAGCATTGGGAGTCTTGATTGCCTTAACAAATGCAGATTCATTAAAGTAAGTACCAGTATTCTTATCATAATGGGTATTACCAATAAGAGCACTACGAGCATCTTGGGTAGCACCAAGATTGAAATAAAAATATGGACGTTCTAGAGCCTTAGCTACAGTTTGTGCAGCCAATGTCTTACCACATCCAGTAGGACCAACGATAAGAATATTCTTGCCACGCATTACACTACGTACAAGATATTTCCACTTAATTGAATCCATCACCAGAGAGGATGGTTTCAACTTGTCACAGTCCTTGATGAAGGACTTAACTTGAGCTGCGTCAACGGTTACAAGTTTCAGAGATGATTTATTCTTCATATTACAGAAACCACTCTACCACGGGCTTCTTTGAACGTCAACTCCAAAAATAAAAAAACTGCTAGTTTGACCTAGCAGTTTCATGTTTAAACTTAATTTTAATGTCTATGCCAGTGACCATGATAATGTCCATGAACAACTATCACTGGTGTTGGTTGATAATAATAAACAGGTTGTGGAACATATACAACTTGTGGTGCTGGTACATATTGTACAACAGGTGCAGGTTGAACTACAACTGGCTGACTAACATATACAACTTGTGGTTGTGGAGGACATACAATCCTTTCAACTACATGAAGAGCAGCTACACCAGTAAGAACTTTACCAACAGTGGCCCACTCTCTGTCCCCGGCTTTTACATTGGTAAGTGCTACAAATGCAGCCAAACCCAATGCGATTTTATTTTTCATATTATTTCTTTTTGTTTGATTTACCCTTGAATGTCTTTTGTTTGACAGTCAATTTCTTATCAGTTTGTTTTGGATACTTATAAGAAGCTTTTTCACCTTTTACAGGAAAATCAGATAACTTTTTGATCTTTTCAACTGGTTTCAATGGTTGATCAGGTTGATCTTCTTTCTTTTCAACTTGATCTTTTACTTCAACCTTTTTAAGAGTATGTTCTGGACCTTCTTCTTTCTTAGATTCTTTGTCCTTATTGTTTTCAACATTCTTTAAGAATGCCTTTTGAACATAATTACCAACTGTAGTTTTTAGTGTTTCTGTAATAAATTCCTTTAATGCAGAAAAAGTTAGATTAAATTTTTTGATTCTGTCTGTGTTGTCTTTCATATAGGTTACTGTAAAATTGTCATCGGTCATTGGATAGATTTTAAAATGATGTGGATTACAAGAACATACATTGTAATAACCTGCGTCATCCAATGTTACTTCTGCATCTTTATACATCTTCTTTACGTCTTCGGCTAATTCTTCCATTTTGTAATGAAGAGATTCACCCTTTTCAATTTTTACATCTTTTAATGATTCTTGAATCAAATTTTTAACAGAGTTTTTTACTTTAACTTCAAGAATACATTCTTTGATTAATTTTTTAAATTCGCTTATGTTCATATTTCTATATAAATATCATTAAAAAAAAGATTGTTCATTGGTATTTTCAACTTTTATCTCCATTATATCTTCCTTATAACCACCTACTAGGGGGTAGGGGCGGGAGGGGTGCTTAAGTGACTTGGTTAACTTTTTATTTTCAATCTTATTTGATATAAATTTAATATATCTATGTTTACCGCTTTCCTTTTTCCTCCAAAATGTTCTGCCAATTTTCAATTTCAATTTGTCCACGTTATGAGTCTTCCATTTTGAGTATACAGTTCTGCTGTGTATCCAATCATAATCTGGTGGACCAGAAAGACTTACACTGTAATTAGGCATTAAAGCAACATCTACATAGTTATCTCCTTGATAAATAAATCCCGTAGCTTGATAAATCTTACCAGTATGTCCAACTTCACTATCTGCATAACTTAAAATACACTTAATTTCTGGATAGTCTATGTTTATTTGTCTAAATGACTCAGCTATACAATAACTTTCTATATTCTTACCATACCCATCTTCAATCCATAATCTAGTTAATTCCAACACATTATCATTATTAAGTAATGGAGTAATGCTATTACTGGCATTTCTACCTACACTGTTTCCATATACTAATACACCAATTAATTTTGCGTTAAAACCACCAAAGAATGTACTCTCAACATATTCTTTATAATAAACACCATAAGCAACAGTACAAAGAGTCCATTTATGGGTATAATGGTTCTTTACAATAAGATTCTTCGCAATATTCTTGTTAATCGATTTCAAGAATACCAATGATGTATCACAATACTTTTCGTCTGTCATATAACCATATAAATGTTAAAATTGTACAATTCAGTATAATTGAACCAATACTATTAATATATACCCATAATCCCGAATGACTTAGTTGAGCATACACAAGAACACATACTTGACCCATGTTATTTAACCAATATGCAGGTGCGCTCAATCCTTTACTATCTTTGGAAGAAATCAATTTCCCTAATTGAAAACACGGTCCCAGTAGAAATAGGACCGTGAATGCAATACCTAAAATTGATTTTAAACTCATGCAACTACTATACCAACTCAACTTACTTTGTCAATTTCTTTTTGACTGTACTTACTTTACTTTCTGCCAACTTTGAAATCAAATCATTTGCTGCATCTAATTTAATTTCCAATTCATTTAAATTATTCTTTAATTCCGAATTTTCTTTCTTCTGTTCTTCCAACTCTTTCTTTATAGATTCATTTTCTTTCTTATAGACATTTAATTCACTTCTGATCGATTCTCTGTCTTTTCTACATTCTTCCAATTCTACTTTTACTTCGGTTCTTAACTTATCACTTGAATCATTAATTAACTTTACCAAATCAACTTTAGTCTTCTTAGAAGCAATTCCATAAGTTACTACAGATGCAACTACAGCTGGTACAATTCCTATCAATGATAAAATAATATTTTGGTCCATAAGTTATACACTATAAATATATAACTTATGGACATTATTTCAATTATTTTATTACAATTTGAAGTCGTCAAATGCGTTCTCACTGATGGTATTATCCACCCCTTTTACATAACTACTCAATTCAGTTTCTTGAGGAGCTACTTGTAGTTTCTTACTATCATAGTAACTGTCTAACCATCCAGCCAATGGGTTAACTTTAGCTGACGGATACAACTTCTTATATCCAAGACTTGATAGTCTGTTATTAGCCAACCATTCAATATAATGTTTCAAACTTTCAGCAGTCAATCCAATCAAACTACCCTTACTGAATAGATAATCTGCCCAGTCTTTTTCTGCATTTACTGCCATTTCATATGCAGCATAGATCTTTTCTTCATTCTTAGCTACAATTTCTTGGAATCCTTCATCTGAATTATTGATCCAATTCTTCATAATGTTCTGAGTAATAGCAACATGTAGATTTTCATCTCTACTGATAAACTTAATAATCTTACTATTACCCTCCATCTTTCCACGATATCCAAAATAGAAACTACAAGCAAATGATACATAGAAGATCAACCCTTCAGTAATCTGAGTAGCTAATACTGCATCAAACAATTGTTGTTTAACATCATCTGATGGAGTTAGTAGTTCATCATACTTCTTACTGATTGCAGTAGCTCTCTTGACAATTTCTTCGTCATTCAAAATACTATCAAAGAACTTGGTAGCATCTGGATAAACATTGTTTAGAATGTATGTATAACTGTTACTGTGAATAGTTTCAAAGAAACTCCATGTATTCATGCAAATTTCCAATTCACTATTGGTAACATGTTTCATCAATTCATGAATACTACGACTCAACATGCTATCAGTCATAGTTTGAAACTTCAAATTACTATCAAATACAAATCGTTCTTCAGGTGAAAGATTCTTATAATCACTAATATCCTTTACCAAGGAAACTTCTTGAGGTCTCCAAAAGAAATTCAATTGTTGATCATATAGATCATAGAACTTAGGATACTTGATCAGATCATATCTTTGTAGAGATAGATCTTCTCCCAAGAACATTGGATTTCTTAATTGGTCTATATTTTTCTTATTTAATACTGTTTTCATTTTATCCTCCTATTATAGAGCACAAGCTCCGCTTTCACAACCGGATTCTTGTACTACTGGTTGTTTTATTTCCGTCTTCTTTTCATCCATGGCGGTTTGTTTATCACCGTCATCAGTATTAGCATAATACAGATTCTTTAGACCATACTTGTAAGCCAATAACATGTCCTTAATTACTTCTTGAACAGGAACTTTATTCTTTTCATAACGGGATGGAATATAATAAGTATTTGTACTAATACTCATATCAGTAAATTTTTGAATGGCAGCAGCAACCTTCAAGTAACCTTCATTACTTGGCATATCAAAAGCAAAGGTATAATTTTCCTTATACTTGTCAATATTTGGAATTACTACTGGCAAAATGTTACTCTTGCTTCCTTTAAAACTAATAGCACTACGAGGTGGTTCAATACCGTTAGTACTACTTTGAATTACACTGCTAGATTCTACAGGCATACATGCAGTCAATGTAGAATGTCTCATACCATGTTTCTTAATTTCTTCACGAAGTGTTTCCCAATCACAATGTAGTGGTTCTGTAATAAATTCATCTACATCTTTCTTGTAAGTATCAATTGGCAATACTCCTTGACTAAACTTGGTACGGTCAAACTTTTCACACTTACCAACTTCTTTTGCCATTTCAACACTCGCCTTGATTAGATAGTAACTAGTCTTTTCCATCCATTTGGCAACAAAGTTTGGAGCGTCTTTATCCCAATACTTCAATCCTTCTTTAGCCAATAGAGCAGCCAAATTACTTACACCTACACCAAGACTACGGCGTTTCTTTGCAAAATTTTCTGCGGCTGGTACGAAATAATCTTGATGTTCAATCAAAGCATCCAACATTCTGACAATAATGTCACATACACTTTCCATTTCTTCATCATCTTTGATTTCCAACCAATTCAAAGCAGCCAAGATACAAACACCAATTTCTCCGTTTTTATCATTGACATCAGTGATTGGAATCAATGGATGATTGACTTCAAGACATAGATTGCTTGTATCTACTTGATCCAACCAACTACCATGTTCATTTGCATGATCAACAAACATTGTATAAATACGTCCAGTTTCAAGACGTTCCTTAGCCAGTAGTCCCATCAATTCACGAGCAGGTACTTTTTTCTTGAACTTGATATTTTTGTTAGCTTCAGCCTTTTCATACTTCTCTTTGAACCCTTCCATACCAAATGTATTCCATAACGAAGGACATTCATGGTAACTAAATAGTGTTACATCTTGATTCTTCAAGAACCGTTCAAAGATTAGTTTATCCAATCCAATACAATAATCCAACTTACGAACACGGTTATCATCGGTACCTTGATTGTTCTTCAATACAAGAATATCTAAAATGTCATAGTGGAACCATGCAAAATTGACGGTGGCACTACCCCCTCTAATTCCATTTTGGTGACAACTCTTTACAGTTGATTCAAATGCTTTAGCAAAAGGAATTGGACCAGTATGCATTACTTCACCATTACGAATTGGTGCATTAGTAGCACGAAGTCTGGATAGATTCAATCCAATGCCATAACGACTTGCAGTAGCAAATCCTACAGCACTATTATTACTGAAAATACTACGAAGATCATCATCTACAGTGAATAGAGAACAACTAGCATAACTCTTCATTGGAGTTCTTACACCTGCCATAATTGGGGTTGGTAGATTAATCTTATGTTTGCTAAAGTAATTATAAGCTTTCTTTACATATTCAAGACGATTTTCTTTATAGTCTTTAAAGAATGTCATTGCAATAAGCATATATGCAAATTGTGGAGTTTCATAAATTGTCTTAGTAGCACGATTCTGTACCAAGTACTTATCACACAACTGTTTGATACCAGCATATGTAAAATTGAAATCTCTATCATGACGGAGATATTCATCTAATTTATCAAATTCTTGTTTGGTATACCATTCTAGAATTTCTTCGTCATAAACCAATGCGTCAATATTAGCTCTAACTAAATCATGTAATTTAGGAGGATTCTTTCCACCCCAAACATTCTTTCTTAATCTATAATTCAATAGTCTTGATGCTACATATTGATAATTAGGTTTTTGTTCACTAATCAAATTTGACGCAGCTTCAATCAACATTGTATGAATATCACCAGAAGACATCTTATCAAAGAATGATAGATGTGCATTCATTGCGACTTCTTCAAAACTAACATTTTTAATATCCTCGGTTGCCCATTGCAAAACCTTATTGATTTTATCTGCACTAAATTTTTCCAAATTTCCGTTACGTTTCTTTATAAAAATTTCTTTGTTCATATGGGTAAAAAATAATTATCCAATCGGGGAGAAAAAGTCCAAAATAAAATTTTAAAAAAATCTTGTTTTATAGAAACTTTTTCTCCCCAAATTGATATATAGGTTATTCACTGTCCTCTGAATTATGAGCATTCCACTTGTTGCTCATCATTTTCTTGACTACATTTTCTTCTTGACTCATTTCATTCAAGATACCAATACCTTCACGACTATTTTCTGCGAAGATTCTGATATCACCGCAACCAGCATTCATTCTAGCAGGGAATGTAATACCATCGGGACCGAAACGATTCTTAATTACATGGAACCGTGCAGTATTAGCTTGTTTATCTGACATCTTACGACTTAGTGACATAACGAAGTCGGCGGTCATAATCTTACGATAACTATCTGAAATATTATTTGCCTGAATGATATCTTCATCCATAGCTGCTCTGTTTGATTGTGAAGCACTCCAAATAGGAACTTGAAGTTCACCTGCTACCCCACGGAGTTCTTCATAAATACCGCCAGCTTCACTATAACTATTACTATTACGTTCGCTCTGAGAAGGACGTAGAATGTCAGCATAGTCAACGATAATCATATCTACCTTAGTACCAAGAGTTTGAATACGTTCAGCATGTAGTTTCAAACTATGAGCAGATACCGTCTTGATTGGAAAATACTTAATAATCAATTTACCAGGCACTTCTGCAATCTTCTTCTTAACAATGTCAATGTTGTTACGAATATTTTGGAAATCAATTCCAGTAAAACAAGCGTCATAACGTAGTCCAACATAGTTTTCATTCAATTCCAAAGTATAATGTAATACATTTTTACCTTGACGCATTGCTTCTGCACCCATCTTGGCAAGAACCCAACTCTTACCACTACCAGCACAAGCAGTAATGATTCCGAGTTCACCACCAGCAAGACCACCATCCATAATACTATCTACTTCTGTCCAGTTGGTCTTGACAGTTTTACGAGCCATTTGACTCATACGTTTTTCAACATCAACCATGTATTCATGTCCAATGTTACGTTCCATACCGGCTTTCATCGCAACATCAACTACATGTTTGATCTTGTCATATTGACCACTCTTTAAGTGATCAACACTCTCCATAATAGCATTCTTAATCTTTTGATTCTTACAAAATTCAAGAAACTGTTCTTTGATGTATTTCAAATCAGTATCACTGATTTTCTGGTAAACCATACGAAGTTGTTCTACAACTGATTGTTTCAACAACTCGTTTTCAATACCATCAACTTTAACCTTAAAGACCGCCAATGTTGGCAAGTCTTTGTATTGAAGAAAATAACTAATCGTTTCTTTAACGATAAATTTATGCGCATCTGTCTCGAAACTATCTGGTTCCAAGATATCGCTAATTCTTTCAATGAATGTTTTATCCGACACCAAACCACTAATACATTTGATTTGGAATTCAGATCCGAATTTTTTTAGGTTATCAATAATTTTTTCCGACATATTTTTAATATAATTTAACTACACCAACTATACCACACCATTTCTGTAAACCAAGAATATTTACAGAACCATTGAATTTATTTTTCCAAACACTTCATTTAGCCATACCATGCTATTTGGAAAATTATTTTGCATACAGTCTTCTACCAACAACTTACTAAAACCAAATCTGTCAAGTTTACCGATTGGTTTTTCCATGATTTCATTGATTCTCAATTGCGAGAACGATTGAATCTGAGTATCATGCAACTGCATTAAATCATAATTACGTTGCATAATGTCTTTATTTTCTAATACAGTATCATACAACTTCAACTTACCTTTATGAGTATCACTATAATTGTATAACTCTTGTAAGGAATATTGTTTATCTTCTGTAAGAATAGGATAACACTTGATAATAGTTTTTAACCCAGCACCTTTAATACCGTCAATATTATCACTGCTGTCTCCTTCCATAATTCTATAATTGATAAAGTTCTTACAACTAATACCATATTCCAATAGAATTTCTGCACAACCATACAATTTCTTTTTGGTTGGACTCCAAATTTTAATTCTATCACCGGCTAGTTGTAAGAAATCTTTATCGGCACTCATAATAGTAACATTACTATTCTTAAAGTACTCTTTAGCCAAATAAGCAATTGTGTCGTCTGCTTCAATATGATCAATTGCCATTGTTGTTACAGGCAATTTATCCAAATATTGTACAGTTCTCAACAACTGTTTCTTTAGATTTTTATCTTCTGTATCTGGAGTGGTAAGATCATCATAAGCTCTATTAAGCCGAATCTTAGTCTTTCTACCACTCTTGTATTCTGGATAAATCTTCCGTCTTTTCAGTGAACCCCCTTGACCATCAGACACAATTACAATCTTTGTAGGATTGATTAATTTTGCTGCATAACCAATGCTTTTTAAGCACCCTGCAATTCCACCAGTATGATTACCATTGGAATTGAGGGAGGGGGAGGCCATGAACGCTCTAATAAAAGTGTTCATGAAATCAACAATTAATACTTCAGAATCAGAGGATCTATTCAATCCTCCAACTCTGTCTTCTTGTTTTACATTATCGAATAACGAAAACAACCTCTTTTTTTCACTGTCAGATAGATTACTCATTCTCAGATGATACACCAGCATCCTCGTCAGTGTCAACAACTGCGTCGTCAACAATAACACTATTTGGATCTTTATATTTCATGATTACAGCATCACAAATCTTCAAGTAAACTTCTTCACTCAAAACTTTATCTGTCTTCATTGCTTCTACAAAGTCCTTGGATTGGAACTTCCATTCCTCACCATTATCCTTTTTATAGGTATAATATGCACCACCTTGTTTTACCAAGTTATTTTCTTTCAATACCTTGATCCAACTGCCGTAATCAGCAATTCCACTATCAAAGTAAATATCGAAAGCAGCTTGACGTTGTGGTGGACCCATACGGTTCTTAATAACAACTGCTTTACATTCATTACCAATAACTTCTTCACCCTTCTTTAGTTTACCAGTGTTGTTCAAACGAACACGTACCGAACAGTGATAAGCAAGTGACTTACCACCACTTACTACCCACTTATCACCAAATGCCATAGCATTTAGATTCTGACGTAATTGATTGGTAAATACGGTAAGAACTTTTTGTTTACCAATCATGTTAGTGATCTTACGCATTGCTTTGCTAATGATAATAGATTTACCAGTAGCAAATCCATCTTTACCGTGATCACTTTCTAGTTCTGCTTTTGTAGAAGCAGCAGCAACAGAGTCAACGATAATTGTAAGAATACGATCTTTATTACTCTTACGAACAATGCCGATCATATGTTCCATCTTTTCAAAAATATCTTCAACGGTTTCGCATTGAACATATAGAAGTTTTGATAGATCTACACCTAGACTCTTCCAGAATTCAGGAGCAGCAGCATTTTCAGTATCAATAACTACTGCTACACCACCTTTCTTTTGTGTATCTGCAACAACGTGTGCGGATACTAGACTTTTACCAGTTCCTTCCAAACCATTGAATTCAACCATCTTTCCAACTGGCAATCCACCATGAGGACGATTGCTAATTGCTAAATCAAGCATAGAAGAACCTGTACTAATCCAGTCGCTAATATCTGCGGGGTTTTCTTGTTCATCCAAGAAATATGCAATCTTACCGCCATCTTTATTGGCTTTATTTAACTCATTTGCGAGTAATTCGACTAACTCATCTCTTTGAGGAGCATCTTGTGTAACTTGATTTTTCTTTTTCATAATAATATAAAACTAAAATAGGGGTGGCAGTAATATATACTACCACCCCATTACAAACAATTTATTTTAACTGTTAAACAAATTATCAAAAGCGGCTGCTACATCATCCGAATTTGATTTTGCTGCGACAGCTGTTGGTGATTTATTCGTTGCAGTTGCTTTTGGAGCAGGAGCAGGAGTTTCCTCATCAACAATTGTGTTAACTGTTCCTTCAGAAGGAATTGAACCATCTGGATTCAACCAGGCATTCATTACTTCCTTTAGTTCGTCATAACTAAATTCAGGGAATAGATCCATGATGTTAGTCTGTTGTGCCAAGATATCCTTTTGAGAAGGATCAATTGCAACACTTGCGTTTGGCTTGACACGAATTGTAGTTTCTGGGAATGACTTACCAGAATCTTCTGCGGTACGGAATTCTACAACAATGTCACGACCATTGACCAAATCAGTAATATCACCATAGTCAACATCACTGATGATACTTAGAATTTCTTGGTAAACATTCTTACCAAATCCCCAGAAACGAACACCTTCGTTTTCCTCACCACGAACGATGATAGGAGCATAGGTACGCATCTTTGGTTCAAACTTACGACCCAAAATCCAGTCTTCCTTGTTTCCGGTCTTCTTCATACGATTGGACCATTCAACGATTGGATCAGGACGATTGAAACTATCGGGAGATAGATAAGTCTTGTTATTGATATTGTAGTGGAACTTTAGTTCGATAAAAGGATTATCGGTTTGATACTTGTAGGGAACGATACGAACTACTTGTTTACCAGGCTTTGGTTTCCAAATGAGATTGGTTTTGTTGCCTTGGTTTGTTAGAGAGCTCAAACGACTCTTCAATTTTGATATGTCTAATGCCATAATTTTTAATTAGTTAATTTAGTTAATTAGTTAATTAGATAACTCACACGAATTATTTAATGACAACCAATTAAGTTGTCATCAATATATATGAAGACCAAAAAGATTTCAACTTATTATATCAAAAATTTTGACGGAGACGATTTTCACTGATACTTCGCTCGTTAAAATAATTGAATTTCTGTAGAGATTCCAGTCCAATTGGAAGGTTTTATCAAAAACACCATTGTTTTCCTCAGCAATCAACTTATTCATTGCATTGAGAGTATACAATGTGTTTGTTTCTTTTTTTCTATGGACACTGATAGTGTTACGAAATTTTAATTGATTATTATCATTTATTTCTACATTGTATGTTGCATACAGTTCTTTTGGATTGTTGACATTACACAATAAAAATATTTTACCGTTAATAACACTATAGAAATTTTTTATTTCTTGTATAGTGTCATTATATTCTTTGGAATTGGTAAATGTACACAATAATTGTTTGTTCTTCATTTATTTATAATTAATTGTTTACCGTCAACATTCCACAATTTACCGACATAATTTCCAGAAGAATCAAACCAACTATTTCTTTTGTTATAAAATCCAAACTTTAAAGCTTCTTGTAATGTATATTCAGTAGTCAATGCTTTCTCAATTGCTACTGCATCTTGTTCTTTTTCTTCAGGAGTTCTGTCATCACTCTTTGATTTTTGTGGTTCTGTTTGTTGAACAGGTTGGGTTTGTTGTGGTTCAAATTCAATTTGTTGTCCACTTGGTTGTTCTGGTTGTTCGTCTCCAACAAATACATTAGCTTGACCCTTTTTTGGATTTTCTTCAAAATGAGTACCACGAGCAATAGCTTTTTGTTTGTATTCTGGAGTTGGAAATGTAACAAGAATACCATTTGTGTTGTATGCTTGTCTTTCAGGATATTTACCTTCAAGCATTTTATTCAAATATTGATTTACAATTTTAGAATCAACATTTGAGTTCAACAAATATTCTCTCAGTACTTCAATATGTTCTTGTTTAGAAATATCAAATATACCGTTTTCAATTGAAATGTCGGTACTTGCTTGTTCTAATGCTTCAAAAAATATTTGTTTGATGTTCATAATTAAAATACATCCTCTTCACTTAAATTGGAACGATGAATTTCTGTTTTGAAAGAAAACTTACTTCCTCTTTCATTTCTTAATTCAATTGCAGAATAAAATGGTTTTACTTCTACCTTTCCATTTTCCTCTTCTTCTCGTATATCGAATATAATATATAAATATACAACGAAATATGTTCCTTCTTTATTTTTACTTACTTCAAACTTACTCAATCTAAAATTCTTATTTTCACTTGCATCAATTAACTTTTTACCAGTAGAAAATTCAGACTTGGTTCCCATTCTGTTAATTGTCTTACCATTAAATACTACAAGCGGCAAACTATCATTATTACCAAAGATTGCTTCGGCAGATATTTGACTTGCAAATTGAATAAATTCTTTCTTGATTTGAGCTTCATTGCCCACATTCATAAATCTTTCAATGAACTTTTCATAAAACTTTATAGCAGCAATATTAGAATTGAAGATGTTCATTGGTCTAAATGCACCTTTATTCATCGGAACATCACCTTTAGTAGATGGATTAAAATAATCATTATAAACTTTTATAGAAGCATTCTTGACTTCTTTTACATCTTCTGGTGTAGTACCAGTTAGTTGAACCATAAACAAGTTCTTATTATCAATCAATCTTACCTTTTCATTTATGGTGCTAAATAAAGAATCTGGTTGAATTCTATTGATTTGTTGAATAAAGATTGCAACATTTTTCTTTAAAGAATCGGTCATATTTACTAATACTTCATCAGCTTCTCTTGCTTCAGATAAAACACCAATTTCTTTTTCAATACTATCCCATGTATTAAACATAGTAGAATATTGATTTCTAGCATAATTCATGTCTTCTTGACATTTTTGTTCAATATTACCAAAAATCTTTACAATTGTATTTTTAATTTTTTGTGTAAAATCACTCCATCCTTTTGTCAATTCCGCAGACAAATCTCCTATTTTTGATGAAATTCTATTAAGAGAAGATTTTAATGATGATATAAATTCAATTTCAGTTAATAATGTCTTACCCAAATATATTTCTTCAAATACAGGAGCACCACCACTAAATACACTGCGTGGATCTTTTTCAATTGGTTTTCCATCTGGTTGTTGTGATTGTAACCATTGATAATATTTTTCTCTTTGCGCAGGTGTACCTGAAAAACTTTCCTTATCTGAAAGTATATCAAAAGCACCTTTCATTCTTCCAATACGATAACTATCCCCACCAGCTTTTAAAGAAACCATTGCGAATTTCTTTCCTGTACCAGTTATTTCACACAAACTTTCGTTGGTACCACTTACTTTTCTATCTTTTAAAGCAATTTGAATTTCTGATATACTGCAATTATATAACAACACCGCATCAGCAGTGTTTTCTTTTTTCTTATCTTTACTGGCATAACCACTTTTATTGAATGATTCATAAAACTTTTTGATGTCTTGATGAATAAATCCTGTTGGTTTTGTTGATGTTACATTTGCTAATGTTACACTAGTACCAGATGCCAACTCAATTCTGGCCTTTATATCTGCATAATTTTGATACAATTTATTTTTTCCAACCGCAGTAATTATTGCAGGATTATTTAATTGTTGTATACTCTTTAATATTTTTTCTATTTCTTCGGATAATTTTAACCACTTTTTGATTGTGTCTTTTTCTTTTGGATAATAATCTCCGTTTTCACCAAATATCTTATATAATGGAAAACTTTCTCTCAACTGTTGACTGAATGGCAATGGCATTACAGTTTCAACCTGTTGTAACTTAGCTTGTAAGTCTTTTAATTTTATATCCGCATCTGTGTTCATTCGTATATATAAATATTGATATATACACGAAAATCGAATTGTTTTTAAATATCTACTACCGTCATACTATCATAATTCTTACCAATGTAACACTTTATAGGAAATTGATTGTTTGACATCAATCTTTTCAATTCTACCAAAGTCTCTTTTTTATCATTCTTATGACAATCAAACAAAACACTGTCATAAGTATACAAAATAGCCTTGGTTTGTTTACCGTTCAAATATTCATTAACTCTCACCAATGATTGCATTCCAAATTCAGTTTCACTTGCTTGTAAGATATAATTGAACAACTTGTTTGGATTTGGTTCATTTATATGATTTGTAGTGATTCTTCTTTTATAAATTGGTGTTTCCACATAACCATTTTCACTGAAAAACTTCCATCTATGAACAATATAATCACTCATTTTTTTAAAATAAGGTATTTCTAATAATTCAGATGGAATATTACCATACATACACTGGAATGTTAGGTTCTTTGACGCTTTGATTTCATCATCTGATAATTTATCCTTACCATAGTATAGTTTACCAAGATACTCATATGCATTTGGAGGAAGGTTGTAATTGATCAGTTTTGCAACTATATGGGGGTGGTAGGCGCTATAATCAATCATAAACAACATACCATCATCACCATATCTACTGATAAATGATGATCTACACCCATTTTCTTTGTTTAATGCACTATAGTTTACGTTACCAAACCTATTACTAGGTCTTCCTGTTGCGGTATATAGGTTATATTGTGTATAAACATAACCATCCTTATCTTTGATCGTTTTGTTCTCAAAATGCCTATTAAACAATTCTACATCCACTTTCAACCCATTCTGTTCAAGAATTCTAAGATTATCTGTAATGGTACTATTGATGCTATAAAAACTATCATCAATCTTGATGGATTTGAGTCTAATCAATACCGCATCATACATACTTTCAAACTTTTCCAAATGTTTTACCATCGGAATTGCTTTATTTAAATCTCCATACTTCTGAAACTTAGTTTTGATTACATTATGTGCAGTTGTATCAAATTCACTATAATCTTCGACTTTACCGTCACTAATAAAGAAAATGATGTTAATATCAAACAGATTATTGATAGGAAATAGATGTAAACACTTTTTCTTATCAAATACCCATTTCTTACCTTTTAGTTTATTGAAATCATTAATTAATGTTTCTTTATCGATAAAGACATTACAATCTGGGTGACTTAGATTGATAACATAAGTAGTTTTGGATTTGAGTATATGGATTAACACCATACACAATTCGTCTATACATGGATGTACTTTTTCATCTGATTGAATACATTCAAGAATAAAATCAGATGAAACATGCGATTCTAAGAATTTAGAATAAAATTGTTTATCCAGACACACCATTGATACAATGTAACACTATAACAAATCGAAGTCAATTATTTACCGACCCAAAATTCAAGTGGGTTATTTAAATAATTTTTAATACCCTTCATTTTCTTTTCACTATCCGTTAATGTTTTTGTATTCTGTTCTTGGACACCTTTTCTTTCAAGAATATTATTATTATATTGATTATTTTTAGGTCCGGATATTATCCATTTAATAAAAATTTTATTATAATATTTAACTGATATATTATTATATAAATCTTTATTTACTTCGATTATCGTTAAATCGTTTATTTTTTGTACAAAATAACGATACAAATATCCTTTTGTATAATCAAGTTTAGATGACATCGGTTTAAAATAACTTGGGTAAACTTGATTGGATAAATCAATGCCTCCAATATTATTATAATCTGTTGGTGTAATCATATTACTTTCTTATATTAATTGAATATTCATTTATACCGTCAGTTGTAAACGCAATTTCTTGACCTCGTATAGAACGAATACCTGCTTTTATTGTAGTTGTCCAATTGCCATTTTCAACTTTATGTGATACATCTACAATTTGACAGATTATTTCTCTTTCGGAGTATGGGCTTGGTAAATTTTTTAAACTAAATAATTGAAATGTTCTAAGTCCAGATATACCTTGCATTGTCATTTCTACCGTAAATCCTGGCTGTTGTCCGCCATAAATATTAGTATTATTTTTAAAATCCATATCGTTCATCAACGCAATCAATAAAGATTCATTTGGCAATACTAAATTCACTATATTCCACGCAGTAATTTCTGTTTTTATTTCTACTTTATTAGAAACGTAAAACTCTCCGCCATCGCCTCCGGTTCTAGCAGAAGCCATAAGTTTTGCTTTAGATATTTTTTGTTCTTGTTCAGTATTATAAAATTTAGTATTATATTTTTTAAATGACATTATATAAGAACCCAATTTATTATTACCGGAATTTTGTAAAGCAGGAGAGTTTTGTAATTGTCTTATAGTTTCTAAATTATCATCTATTTTTTTAGGCGAATCAGAAACTCCAATATTAAATCTGTCACCGTAAGGAAAAGGTAATGTTTGATTTGAATTTACCTCGCCATTTGGAGAACCATCTGTTGTTTTATTTGTTGATGCAGATGAAATTACTTGATTCGCCGCAACATTTGATAGTTGTGCAGTAAAATTTATACTTTTTATAAAATTATTCGATGTTCCGACATCAAATTGATATATTTTCATTTTATTATATTGCACGTACTTTTTATCAACGATCCTTAATTTACCAGAATCTTCACTGTCTTCTACTACTGCAAGTTCCCATATCTTTGCCGCAGCGGAATTGATTTTATTCAACAAAGAATTATAAAACATTTCTACTGTTTCAGATGACTTCGCACATTCAATTAATATATTTTTATTAACAAATAAATCTTTTAAATACCCCCAATAACCTGCTTTTTTATCTGTTTCACTATCATCGACCCATTGTGGAAATGACCTACTACCAGGAGAATCATTTCTGTCATATCTAAATCTGTTTATAATTTCATCTAAATTATCTCTCATAATAGCTGCACCGGTTCCTACTTCGGATGATGTATCTATTACTTGTCCAACACCAGGTATAGGAGAATCAAATGAAAGAACATCCAATCCAAAAATACTTATTTTTGTTTGAGTTTTTTGTCTTATGCTAATACCTGTTTTAAATATTTTTGATAATGTTAAATCATACTGATCAAGAGAAGACGATGTATATGAAATCACTCTTTTAATTTTTGACTGAAATAAATCCGTTTTTGGAGAATTTATTATTATAGTCTGTTTTTGAAAATCATTAGATTCAGGATCTGATACTGGATATACAATTCCTGCATTAAACTTTGGTGCTTTAGCATTTGGTATTAATAAAACACTTCCATCACATGAGATTAAATTTGGATGTGCTCCTATCTTTACATCGTCAATATCAATTTCATAAAGATTATAATCAGTAGCATTTTTTAATTGTAAATTGATTTGTTTATTAAAAAATACATTCGCAAGTTCTACAATAAATCCCATTGTAACCCATATATCTTTTTGATCGGATTTATCCCAATCATATTCAGATTGTCCAACCATCCTTAAACCATCTTTAAACCCGTCATCATTTTTTCTTCCCATGAAAAATCTGTCTTCAGGTCTTTTATTTCCATTATTACCTTCCCAATCTATATATTGTCCATCATTATATTTATAAAAATTAAAAGTATTTGAAAAAAAGGTTATATTTTTTGCATTTTCTTCTTGTTGATCCAATGCATCCATGAAATTTTTTCCAAAAGGATTTTTTTCGGTACCACTAAGACAGTGAGGTAATTTAGTTAATCTTTTTTCCAAATATTCTGCAAAAGTAGATTGAACCGAACTTTTATTTTTATCAGATGAAACTTTTGCCGCTGTATTAACTAATACACCAGAATAATTAGCATGCTTAGATAATATTTCAGTCTTACAGTCATATGTAATTCCATCTTGACTTGTAAAGTCAAATCCACTAATTATTCCCATCGTAACATCATATAATCCATATGAATTTCTTATGTTTTGATCATATAATAAAGATCCACTGTTAGTAAATAACTCTTTTAGATTGTCCAAATTACTAGCTCTCAAATCAAGCAAAGACACAGGATTGAAATGATTCCATCCAAATTCAACAAACGCACTAATCTTTGGTGTTAAAAAATATGGTGTCATGTACTCCAATTGAGCAAATCCATAACACTTCCAATTAACAGTAATTTTTCTGATTCTTTCTTTTTGTATTACCGCATCAATAGATGTAATACCAGGAACAGGCAAAAACTTTTGAACCGTTCTATTTTCATTTGATAAAGAATTTGGAAATGAAACAAAGTTACCATCATTTGATAGATCTAATACGTGCTCAACGCCTTCAGAATCATATCCTAATACATTTTTATTATTAGTAATACCATAACTTTTATCAAATCCCTCTCCTCCATGCAAAATAAAACCATTTCTAATAGGAAAATTACTTTTGTCACTTACTCTACCAGTTCCATTTGAAAATACTCTTGCCCAAGCAGTCATTGGTCCTTTGTAACTTTGCCAATTACCATTATCGTCCCAATTAATACTTACTGGTACAGGATACTCAAACCCAATATCGTTTTGTCTTCTTATAAATTCTTTAATCACCCAATTTGGTATTGGATGTGGTGCCCACGGTCTGTTGTCTGGTGTTGTTGCCATAACTTATGAATTTAATAACTTAAAATCTGCAATAATATTAGAAATGTTTTGTGGTATTCTTAATTGTATACCTGATAATACACTCAATCTTCCGTTTCCTAATTTATTTGCTTGTGCCAATATCCACCACAATGTTGGATCTTTGTAATATGTATTGGCAAGCGCATCAAACGTAGTTGTTTCATTTGTTATAATATACAAATCGGTCATTGCATACGGAATTTTAGGATACAATAAAGATTTGTATACCCTCTTACCATCCCATCTTTTATTTTGATTTGCAAATGAATATCTATTCATAAATTATAATCCACTTCTATCCATTTCATATTCTGCATTTTGATATTCTTGTGTTGGTTGATTTTTTGTATTATTATACATCTCGTATATACTTTGTTGATTTGCTGCTTGTTGTTCTTGTTCAATCTTCAATTGATAATTGTATTGAGCTGCTGCATCTTGTATATCTTCAGCTTTTTGATTATATATACTTTCTATTGCAGCATCTTCGGCAATTCTAGCAGCTTTTAATCTATTGATAGTATTTCTATCATCTATTATTTTTTGCATCGCAGCTTTAGTTGGTATAACGAGACCGTCAGGAAAATTCATATATAAATTCTTTGAGAATGAATCTACGGTTCCTTTTTGCACATCGGCGCCATCGTCCACTTTTTCAACATAATAATCACCGAAATTAGTTCCTCCAACAACAGGACGTTCTTTTTCTAGTAAATCCATACTCAAATTCAATTCACATTCTCTTGGAAATTGTGCAACTTTTCCAATACTGTCTTGCCATTGAATACGACCATTTAAATAACTCCAATCAAAAGTAGCAGAGGTTTCTTCACTAACAGTTTCCCATACACAATTGTCAGGTATATTTACACCTATGCTTTTAATTACGCCTGGTTGATTCTTATATATATCACCTATTGTAAATTTAACCAATGGCGGTATAATAAATCTAGAATATACATTTGAGTTACTTTGTCCTCCTTGTGTATAATTAGCAGGTTTAGTTAAACCTACCAAATAATTAATTCTTTTCCACATTGGCAACAATTCTTTAACTGTATTAGCAACCACGTTAAATTTAAAACTCAAAGTTCTTGAAAAACCTTTATATGATTGTAATTTATCAGCTCTTCCAATATATTCTATAGCCGACCAATCAGCATTATAATTTTCATTCAATCCTGTAACAGTAGCTCTAAATGGTATATATTTGTTATTTACAACATCGTGGAAATAAAACTTGATTATATCATCGTTATTACTATTATATTTTTTATCCAACCCAAGGTCTTCTTCATTCAAAACAGTTAATAAATTTATCTTATCGGAGGCCATTGATCCAGCCAATCCTTTTCCTTTTGGATCGTCCAACAATTGTTTTCTTTTATTCAATGCAAATTGAGCAAGATACCCTCCACGATAATTAAATGGACTTTCTTCTCTTTGTTGTGAGTAAGGATCTTTTGTTAATTGTTTGATAAAATCATAACCTTTATAAGATTGATTGGAAAATTGTTGATTAATGATATCAGTACTAGTTAATCCGTTATATGTATATCCTGCACTAACAATTGTCTCCAATACTTTCTTCAAATTATCTTCAACGTCTTTAACATTTTGAGATTGCGGATCGGTAAATTTAGTTGTATACTTTTGTTTTAAATCGGCATAATATGCCAAATTAATCAACATTTCAGAATTCTTAAATTCTTGATCTGGTGTAATATTGTTACCTACAGATTTACTATATCTTAAATCTTGATTTACATCACCTAATTGTGACAATCCAACTTCTTGACCAAATAGGGTTGGAAAAGTTCCTGGTCTATTGCCATTCCACGGACCAATTTTTCCTATTATCAAATAAGTTCCATCAGCTTGTCTTAAATATCTACCTCTAACACCTGTTGTTTGATCAGTATCTCCTTTTCTAATTTCATTTGTACCAGCATACCATTTTTGTATTACTTTTTTATCAAAGGTATATTGTAAAGTTCCTGATGCATGTTCAAATACTGCGGTAGTTGATGACATTACACCATATGTTCCTTCATCTGCTCTGTATTGTGGATCATTTGGTTGTTTAGGATTTGAAAACGCACCAAATAATGTACTTGATTTAAAGAAATCAGCAATTCCAGAAGAAGATTGTTTTCCTACCCATTTTGACTTTAATAATTTATCTCCTGCAGTTGCAGTTGGTGCTCTTAAAAATCCTTTGCCACCATCCAAACTTAAATTTGATAATGCTGCTTGATTACTATTACCAACAGTACCTTTTGGCGGAGTAAGATTTTTTGATGATCCTTTTAAACCAAGAGCAGCTAATGCACCAATACCATTTGGTTCAATAAATCTTGTTGGTCTTTCAATTAATCCCAATGAAGCAATACTAGTAGCAGCCAATACTGGCATTGCTGGATTATAAACCTTTGTTTCAGGAAATGGATTAAATCCTTGTAGTAATGTTTGTGCAGTAGCAAAAACTACACCATTTGCACTAATTGTAAATTTTGTTATTCTTAATATATCTTGAGGTCCAGAACCAACTGGTGCAGCTCTATTTTCATATTTTTTTAATGAATTTAATCCTTTTGTTCCTGTATTTGGAGTAAAACTAAAAAATGGTTGTTTTGGACCAAACTTTAAAAGAGGGTTAGTACTATCAGTTTGTAACTTATATTTGTTATAAATTGCATCACTATTTTGAGCATATAATACACTCAACTCACCAGGCTGTCTTAAATCATTAAATCCAGATGGCAATGTATATCCTGCACCAATAATTTGCGTATTTGTAGTAGATAACGGAGCAGGTGATTCTAAATTATTAAGGTTTGCCATATATTATAAATATCAAATAGTTTAATATGCACCTCTAAATTTTGTAGCAACACCAAGTGCAGTACTTACCTTGGTGCCATCCAGATTAACTGCAATACCACCATTCTTCATCAATACGATCAATTCATCCAATTTTGCAACAAGTTCAGCGTTTCCACCACCAGCTCCAATTCTAATAGATTCTAAATTTTTTAATGCAGGTAAATTAGTAGCAACTCCATTCAATTCAGAATTAAGTGCGCCTATAGCATTTGCCATCGCATAAATACCAAGAATTAAACTAGCATCTTTAAATATTAACAATGTATCATCCAAAGATGCGAGGGCCGAAATATTTGCAGCTATATCTTTTATTCCAGTACCAATAGATTCAATTCCTTGTCCAAACATTTGCATAGCTTTACCAGCAGCCATTGCGGATATTGCAAATGGAATAAATGCAAGTCCCAATAAAGCAATACCACCAGCCGCAGTTTCTAATACTCCAGTAGCCATTAATCCGGCAATTGTCAATCCAAGTGCAGCCAATATTACACCCATTTTACCTAGTGAGCTCCAATCTACTGTATTAAATTGTTGTCCAGCTTTTGCTAAAATATACATTGCACCAGCAAACATTATTAATGCTGCACCCAACGATAATACTGTCGCTGGATTAATTCCTTTCATTGAATTCATAAATCCAGCAGGACCTGCACCTGGTCCAATAGGAGCAGCTCCTGCAGCAGATGATGTAATTGTAGTTGTAATCTTTTTACCCGAAGATGCAATTGCTTCTCCAGCTGAATCCATAGCACCTTTAAACGCACTACCAATTGTTTTTTGTAAAATAGACTTTAATGGCAATAATGGAAACAAAATTGTGCGCATTAAAATATTTCCAAAACCAAACCCCTTCGCAGCAAATCCTATACCAAGGATAAGAGCACTAATACCAGCGGTCACTTTTTTCCATTCTTCCATTAAATCAACAACGTTTTGAAGCCAGTGTCCAATTTCTTGAAATATATCAATTCCTGGTTTTACACTGTTCAACCATTCATTCGTTACATCATAAATAAGTCTTAGTGGATATAGAACAAATTTTGTAATTATACCGCTAACTTTTAGTAAAACACTCGCAATTGAAATAAATGCACTTAAAAATGGAAGAACTACTTCACCCAATTCAACCATAATACTATTGATACTAGCAAGTAACTTTTGTTGTTGATTTGCTAGTTGTTGTGACTTCATTTCTTTTTGATATTTTTCTGACAAACTTTCATTTGTTTTATCTATTGTATCCAAATTGGCAGTATATTTTGCATAAAGAGCAGGATCATCTATTCTTAATTTATTTAACTCTTGTTGTTTAGCATTCATTTTATCCATTTCTTCAACAGACATTCCTAATGCTTTTGCAATACCCATTCTTTGGAAATAATCCATTTTGGATACATCTCCGGCTTCTTTCAATAATCTGGACTGTTCTTTTGCCAATCCTTTTAAATCACCAGCATATGATAATTCTCTTGCACGTTGAAGATTGATATCTTTACCAAATAACACACTAGCTTCCATTTCATCATTAATAGATGTTTGAAAATCTAATAATCCAGCAGCAGCTTTACCAACCAACTCCAATGACGTACCCAATCTTTTTGCTTCAATCGCACCTTTTATTAATGCATCTACACTGCCTCTAAGTAATGCTCTAACTTCAGATGAAGGTTTTGAGACATCTTTCATTATTGCACCGAATGGTACACCTGCAGCTTTTGCCAAACTTGCCGCAGCACCTGCGGTTTCTCTAGCAATTTGAGGAGTCATTGCACCAATTCCCATAAAACTTTGTAACACATTGACAGAATCTTCGGCAGCTATACCCAAATTCTGTTTCATCAAAGAAACATATTCTATGTTATCTTTATTTGCAATTGAAACATCACCAAATGCAACTGCTAATTTTTCAGCAGAATCTGCTGCAACTTCAGCTGTAACACCAAATTGTGATAAATCTCTACTTGCAACTCTAATGTTGTTTTCTACTTCTTTGGTTTGACTTGATAAAAATCCAGTAGTTTCTCTAAATTTTAAAGCAGCGTTATCCAATTCAATAAATCTATCTACCGATCTGCTTAATAGTTCAAAATAAAATGTAGCAGGATTTATTAAATTTTGAGTTGTTGTATATAAATTACCAGCTTTTGTTGAAAGTTCCCCGAATTTATTTACTGATTCGCCGAATATTCTATTTTGAACATCAGTAAGTTTTAACATTTTTTGCAAAGCCTCTGTCATGTCTTGTACAGAGTCTTTCATTCTTTCTGCTGCATTTGCGCTTTCTCTATAAGTTTCTAACATTTCTTTTGTTATGTTAGACGCTCTTGCGAGATTCTCTACCTCTGCACCTGTCATTTGTGGTTTATCAGCCATAATTTATATGAATATAAATATAAAAAATAATGTTTTTATATCACTTTCCTCTAGGAATATTTGGCCGTGAAATAGAACCCTCAGAAGATTTGTTTGTTTTCTCCATGGCTTCTTTTTCTTTTTCTTTCGTTTCTATAAGTTTTCTGATATAGAAAAGACGCAAGTATACAGGAAGATTGTATACAATATCCTGCGTAAATGCGCCTTGCGAATGATATGATAAACTAAATATCTGATCGTGTATTGTTAATTTATCTTCCGGAGTCAGGCCAAAAAAACTGTACCGTTAGCGGTACACCTATCCTTTCCTCATGATTACATTGTTCACATTTGAAATCAAAATTTAAATCAATGTCAGGAGTTCTTTCTTTGATCAATTTTCTCAATTCAAAACTATCTCTGGAAGTCAATTCATTTTCAACAAATTTCTTGATTTCAACCTTATCTACATTTCCGTCAACTGCTACAATTGTATATCTTAATCTAGTAGTTACATCAGATGTATTACCACTTTTTATTTTTTGTAACATCTTGGTTTCGTTTTCAATTTGTTTTTCATCTCCTGATGTTAACAATTTACAAGTTACTGTCTTTTTACAATATGGAAGTTGAACATCAAAACGATTTGATCCTGGCGGATATTTGGATAAATCAACTTCTTTATATTTTAATTCTCCCAAATTAAATGTACATTCATTATTTTCTCTACATGACGGACATTTAATTTGAAGTGGACCATAACTGTCACCATAAGCAAATCTTCTTGTTGCAACAAATACCGCATTCTTATCGCCCAACAACAAATCATCCAACTTTATATCTTTATCCACTATTAATGATTCAATCAATTTATCTAAAACAATACCTTTTTTGATATAATTTTGATTGGTAAGAATGTCTTCTTCTCTAGCAGTCATTACCTTCAAATTAATAGTACCAACGCTCAATGGACTAGAAGAATCATAAAAATGACCATTGCTTGGTAAATCAACTACTTCAGATGGATATGTAGATTCTTGTTTAGGTTGTGACGTATTTCCAGCAAATTGACTAGCTGGTTTTGTAATAGGAATTGTATATTCGTCCATAAATTATAACTTTCAGTATACCAATATATAGTATAAAGTTATAATTTTTATTTTATTTAATTCAAGACGACTGTACTTGTTTTTGAGCTGCTTTAACCAAATCATCTTTTGATTTGACTGCATCTTTAGCTTTTGTAAATTCTTCCCCGGCTTTATCTCTTTCTTCTGGTGATTTAGCCATTTTTTGTTTAGCGGTGGCTAATTTTAATTTATCCTGAGCATCTCTCTTTTCAACTTGTCTTTGTTGATATAAAGCTAAATTGGTTTTTTTAGTTGCTTGTTTAACTTTAGCATCATCTTCACTCAATATTTCATTGATAAGTTGTATAAGGCACTCCTTTATCTTTTTTTTAGATGTTGCCATTCCTTGTTTTACCGCATCAAATAATTCTTTTGCCAATTGAGGATTATTAGGAACGGTACCCTTAAATGATTCAAAATCATTGCTTTTAACAAATTCTCTAGCCATACTAGCACTTACACCTTCTACTCCTTCTGCACCATCTTCTCTTTCACCACTACTTACAATGTTCAAAGCATTGAATCGTGGTGTTTTATCCATTCCATTCCATGTATTCAACAACTTTGTAAATTCTGGTACTCTATCACTACCACAAACAAATGTAGCGTCAGTATAACCATTTGCTTTTAATTTATCTGCAGCTTGTAAAACATTCTTGATTGTATTATCATATACAATCTTGTCTTGTATACTAGGAAACAATTTCTTTAAAAAGTTAACCTTTGTTTGATAATCCAATGGGTTTTTATCTGGATCTTGTGATTGACTTGTAAATATATAAAAATCACCACCGTCTGCAGCATCTACTACAGTATCAATTAACTTTTTGTGTCCAATTGTAGGAGGATTAAATCTACCAAATGCAAATGCTACATGTTTCTTCATATACAATAAATATTCTATTATAAAATAAAAAATCCCAATTCTTTTGGAACTGGGACTTAAAAGGAATGTTTTTAACAAATCAATATTGAAGAATAGCGTAATCTATTGCTAATGTCAAACTAATTGACATAGCTTCACCGCTGTCACCCCAGTCCAATTCACCGAAATCTGCACTGGTAATAAATGCACCTTTAAGTGTCCATTCTTCTACTTTATCACCTACTGGTCCTAAAACATTAATGGTAAGATCTTTCTTATAGAAATCGCTATAACCATCACGGCCAGTAACTGATTCATGTCCAAGACGAATCCATTCCATTACTGCTTGCGCACCAGATGGTACAATTGGATCATATAGTTCAATTGTTACATCATCCCATGTAGTCTTACCTTTATAATATCTTTGAATGTTGATATGATCAAGGGTTTTCTTTTCACTTTTTGGTGATGGTCTCTTACACTTCTTAATCAAGAAACTTGGGATACCGTCACAATATAATATAAATCTATTCTTTACTTTTGGTTCAAATGTAGTAAAGAATATTTCGTTGCTATTTAGTAGATCTGCCATAATTTAAAATCCTTATTTGTTGTTTATTATAAATATAAATAAAAGAATATATTTTTGATTTTTATAGTTATTTTTTAAATAGTTATACCATATACGAACCAAAAACTAATTATGTCACGATCTAAAAATTCAAAAAATTGGTTGACTATACATTGCAAATTTTGTAATGGTGTGTTTGAATGTAGGGTAAGTAAACCAAAAGTCTTTTGCAGTAAGAAGTGTAGTAACAGTGATAGTTCTACAAAACAAAAGATAATTGACGGACAAAAAAAGACTTTTGACGAAAAATATGGTGGACATCCAATGACAACGGATATGGTAAAATCTAACTTTAAATCTGCAATCCTTGAAAAATATGGAGTGGATAGTTATAGCAAACTCCCAGAATATAGAAATAAAGTTAAAAAAACAATGTTAGAAAAGTATGGGGATGAGAATTATTCTAATGTAGAACAAACTAAATCTACTATGATGGATAGATACGGAGTAGATAATGCAGCTAAGATCAAATCCGTGATTGATAAACGATCACATACTAAGAAATCAAACCACTATGAGTTCCTAATTAATTACTGTAATAGTAACAAGTTACAATTTCTGTGTGATGAAGTGGATTATAAAGGTTACCACTTTAGTAATATTTATAAATTTAAATGTGATGTATGTGATAAAACACTCGAAAGTACAGTTTATAATTTAAACAATCTATTCTGTGATTATTGTCATCCAGAAAAAATCACTACAGTTGAAAATCAATTTTATAATTTTCTACAGGAAATTTTACCGAAAGATATAGTCATTAAACGAAATGATAGAACCATATTAAATGGAAAAGAACTGGATTTTTATATACCAAATCTAAACCTTGCGTTTGAAATTAATGGATTATACTGGCACAGTGAAAATGGTGGAGGTATCAATAAAAATTATCACCTAAACAAAACAAAGTCTTGTAGTTTTTATGGCATTTCATTGATTCATATATTTGAAAATGAATGGATTAACAAAACGGAGATTGTTAAATCAATAATCAAAATATTGACAAAAACAAATAATCTTGTTAAAATTAATGCAAGAGAATGTAAAATCAAAGAAGTAAATGAATATGATAAAAATAAATTTCTAAATGATAATCATTTACAAGGCGAAGACAAATCCACAATCAAATTGGGAATGTATCTAAAAGATGATTTAGTAAGCATTATGACTTTTAGAAAAACTTCACGGTTTGATAAAACAAGTGAATGGGAATTGGTGAGATTTTGCAATAAAATTAATACCATAGTTAATGGTGGCGCAAGTAAATTATTAAAACATTTTATAAAACAGTATAATCCAAAAAACATTGTCAGTTATAGTGATAGAAGATATTTTACAGGCAAAATTTATGAAACTTTAGGATTCAAATTCGTAAGTCATACACCTCCTAATTATCATTATCTAATTAATAATTATAAAGATATTAGACACCGCATGAGTTTCCAAAAGCATAAATTAGAAAAATTATTAAAAATATACAACCATTCGTTAAGCGAATGGGAAAATATGAAAAATAATGGTTATGATAGAATTTGGGATTGCGGACATGGAAAATATTTTTTAACTATTTCACTATAAAATCTTGACAGGACTTACAGACTTTGTATAATTTGCTTACGCATTGCGCTTGATGCGCTTTTAATTGTTTAAACTTTGTTTTTTATCGTACAGGTTTATAATTTCCTGTTTTAGTTTTTCTATATAATTCCTGTTTCGCAAAATCTTAAATACTAAATTCTCTGTGCTTAATTCTCCTGATTTATCTAGACCTGATTGGCGCATATCATAAACATCTTTAACAATTGTTTTAAGCTTTTCTATATCCTGTGCTTTAAGCGCAGAATTAATTTTTCTGACAAAATCATTATATTTTTCTTGAATTTTTTCTTTATCAATTTCAATATTTTCTTTTTGTGGTTCACTAATCCATTTATCTTGCATTAATGAATATACTCCGGTAGATCTATTTTCTTTAGTTACATCTTGAATATAAACTTCAACATTGTGTCCTTTAAGATGTATATCATGTTCATCGTTCCATTTTGATTTAAGAGCATTTACTAATTTTTCAACAAGCTCTACATTTTCATCAACATCTTTGAAATCTATTACTACATGAACATCAAAGTCACTTGTATCTGACCAATTATAATTTGCCAAACTACCTACGAACAATACATCTTTTAAAGGCGCATCGGTTTCTGTATCCGCATAGAAATCTTTGCCTATTTGCAATAGTTTTTCTTTAATTTCCGGTTTTAATTTTAAATTATCCCAGATATTAGGATTAAGTGTATCGTTATAGATTCTTACCTTCATATTTTTATTTTAGCCTTAAGTTCATCTATGGCTTGATGTGCGTCTGTGAAAATGATACCATTACCTCCAGAAGCAATAAACGCTTCAATATTAGGAGATAAATCGTCTATTAGAATACTGTTTGGAGTTGCGTATTTGGCTTTGCTTTTGCCAGAATCGCTGAATATTATAGAAATTGGACCAGACCAATGTGTTCTTAACCATGTTCTTTTGCCAGATTCTATATTTTTAATATAGTCTACAGCTTCTTGACGGGGATAATTTCTCAATATTTGTCCAGCACTTGTACTGGTTAAAAACTTCAATTTGAATCTACCATCTGTTGCAATAGTGGTTAATTCTGTTTTAAAATAATCAAATTCTGGCATTGTATCCATTGTTGACCAGAATTTTTCGCCTTCTTGTAAAATTACATTCCAAAATTCTTTTGTTCCATTGGATGCTTCAAATTCTTTTGGTGGTGTACTTGTTAATTTTTCAAATTGTTTTTCAAAGTCACATAGTACTCCGTCCATGTCGCAATATATTGTTATTTCAACATTATTTTCCAATAAATTTGCGTCAAAGATTTCTTTTACTATAGACTTTAATTTTATCATACGATATAATAAATAGTAACAAAAAATACTATAATCCGTACCTTTTTCGTGTAGTGTTATAGTTTTGCAATATTTCTGATGTGCTCAATGTTCGATTGTAAATCATACACATAGATAATGAACTATCCAAATACGAAGAAGATCCACCATAAGAATTTATATATATAAAATCTGGATCGGTTATTAATGGGACATTGCCAAGAGAAGAACCAAAAGTTGTACTTTTTAATGTATTATTTATATATATGTTGTATTGAGAACTTTCGTAGTTAAAAACAATATTATACCAAGAACCGGCAGATAAAGTCCCACCATCATTTACGGAAGTTCTTCTATCGCCTGGTTCTTGTACAATAGTAATATATTCATTCGTTACACGGCCTGTAGTATCTCCAAAACTAATATATTTAGCCGTACTACTTTTGAATTGAATTAAAACTTTAGAAGCCGATGCGGAATTAATTATTGTAGTTGGTTTAATCCACATACTAATACAATATATACTAAAAGTAGTTACTGGATTCAAAATCGCATAATCATTTGTGCCGTCAAATACAAGTGTTCCTATATTTGATGTGTTAAATGTAGGTCCATTTGTCAATGTAAGATTTTTTCCATCTCCACTTAAATCATACCAAGTTGTACCTGTTCTTGGATAGCTTTTATTATTAGCCGCATCCAAATATAATACTAATCCGTTTGATACAATTTTTGGTCCTCTGGATAATGACATATACTATAATTATAACCCAAATCTACTTTTAACCGCATTATAGTTTTGTAATACTTCTGATGCGGTTAAACCTCTAGAATTATAAAAAGAAAGGTTTGCTATTTTTCCGTAAAAAGGCAATCCATTGTGTGAATATTGTCCTATAGTTGGTGTATACGAATTGTCGTTGAAATCATAGGATACTGTTCCGGATACTTTTTGCACACCATTTATATATATTGAAAATTGATTGCTGCCGGTTCCTAATCTACTATAACATACATTTATCCAAGTATTTTGAGACACAGTGCCTACATCTGTGGATACTGATGTACCACCACCATCCCCATATGTAAAAAACATATAATTACTATTATGATATCCCATCGTGAAATAATTTCGTCCTGAAATCGTTTGTGTCCAAATAAAACCTACACTAAATTGTGATTGATTGCCTAAAACATAAATCCATGCATTTAAAGAAAATGGTGAAACTCCATAGATGAAAGATGAATTCATTGATATAGTAACTTTATCATCGGTACCATCAAATACTATAGCGCCCATATTTGCTGCGTTAAATGTAGGACCATTGGTTAATGTGCCGTTATTACTGTTGCCACTTAAATCTCTCCAAGTAGTACCAGATCCAGTATAACTTTTATAATTCGCAGCATCTAAGGATAACACCAATCCATTTTCATTTATATCTGGTCCAATTTTTCCTGACATATCTTTTATAATTATCTACCAAATCTACTTTTTGTAGCATTATAGTTACGAAGTATTTCTGTTGCGGTTAATGCGATATTACCGATAATAATATTTGACATCCTTCCATTTAAATACCAAAGCGCACCACTACTTCTTACGAACCCAACATATAAATTGCTTTGTTGAGATGGGGTATAATTTACATTTCCAGATGCAACTGATATTCCGTTTAAATATATTGTTATTACCCCACTGTTACGAACTGCTGCAAAATTATACCAATTTCCTACAGTAACTAATCCAGCCGCACTAACAAAATTATCTCCTACAGTACTAGCAACAGTATTTAAATAAATACTACCATCAGAATTTCCTGCTATTTGTACTCTGTTTGTATTTAAACCAGTATTTCCATTAAAAAAAAGACCATAACCATTGGCCCCACCTAACGAATTTGTATTAAACCAAAATTGTATTGTAAAATCCGCATTATAATTCCAAACCAATGAATTTATTAATAAATAGTCATCAGTACCGTCAAAAACTATGTTACCCATATTACCAGAACTAAAGGTTGGTCCGTTAACTAATGTAAAATTATTGTTATTACCGCTTAAATCTGTACATGTTGTACCTGAACCAGGATAACTATTTCTATTAGCAGCATCTAAATACAATACCAAACCATTTGTTATTATTTTTGGTCCGTAAAACATAAATTTAATTAGCAATATATAACCAAGCTCTTAATGTATTACTTGTTGAAGATGCATAATCCGTATATCCCGCACTATATGATACACTTCCAACTGGTCCGCTTCCTCCATTTTTAATTCCAATACCTATTATTCTATCTCTACTATCACTTGAATCTTGATCTGCCGTCCAACCAAATCTACAATAACCATACCCTGATGGGTCCGGTGTTCCATGTTGCCAACCATATCTAAAATAAGTAGAACCCCAATTTATAGCACTAAAACCTGCACCTGTAATAGCATCGCCCCATCCACCAGCTCTAGCTGCACTTGATGATGGAATTAAATTACCTCCTGTAATAGTTGTTCCGTTTGGCGTTACTGCAGTAGGAACGCTTAGAATACCATTTGCTAATGCTCTAGCAGTATAACTTGAATGGTCTAAGTAATGTAAATATGAATTTGTATTTTGATATAATACCAAAGCGGTTCTGGTTGTTGTTGTATTATAAAAAGCTGTATGAACTTGATTACTAGCACTAATTGGATTTAATGCCGTGCTTATTCCTCCTGTTGTATCGGTCCATACAGTCGAATCATAACCATATGTTGAACCTGCGCCTGATGTAGTCATTATTAATATATAAGGTCCGCCATTTAATGAAAAATTCACATAACATTCTGTACTTATTGAATTAATTAATATAAAATAATTACCATTAGTCGAAACGCCTAAATTTGATAACTGTGTAGCGGAAGTAGCAGGATTGCCTTGACTTCTACCAATTAAAGTAGGATTAACCGCATTACTATTGTTGTATCTGGAAGTACTAAGGGTTTTAATATTCATATTAACTTATTTCTGTGCCGAATAGGTTAAATGATTGGCTAGTGGATGATGCGTAAACTTGAACTTTATCATATTGTCCAAGAGTCATACCGATTGTTAATGCTATACTATCGTTTGCAGGTACAACAGTATCATAAGCCAAATAACTTTTGGCTTGAAGTGATGAACCTGATGATAACACTGCGATTCTGAATGTACCATTTGTTGCGGCTAAATTGGCTATATTTAGTGTTGAACATACTGCGGATGTTGCAGCAGGTACTGTATATAAATCGGTACTGGATGTTAAAGCAGGATTTGATTGTCCTAAAATTTTATATGATGTTGCCATATTCTATATATATTTTTAAATTTTGATTTACCCCAACAAAAATGGATGAAATGATTCTGCTGTAGGAGCATTTATTAAATAACTTGATGTCACAGCATAACTGGCAGATTCTACTGTAGTTTGTACATTTTTATAATTTAATACATTGACATACACTCTGTCTACTGATGCACTAAGAAAAGGCGACCCACTAATAGGTGTACCACTTACAGACATTTTTCTAATTTTTAGTGAACTGTCACTAAGTTTTTCAACACCATAATCAACATTAGTATCATTCAATCCGCCAACCAAACCAATGTATTTTGTTTCATATTGTGGTACTTGATTTGAAAATTCTATAGACTGTGTTGCAAAACTTGATGTATATCTAGCTATACCTTTGGTTATACGAAGTTCATCTATATAACCATAAAAATAACCTTCAAATCCAGTATATAAAAATCCCCCAATAATTGTTGATCTTGTGGTTATGGATTTTGTAATAGATACCGGTGTACCACTAACACCATTAACAAATACTCTAACTGTTCCGGCATTTCTTGTTACTGCTATATGATTCCATACATTTAATGTAGTCGCTGGACCATAGGCAAATGCCTGGCTAGAATTATCTCTTATCTGAATTACAGCATTTGATGCATCTGCATTAATAGCAAAATAATTGTTATCTGCACCTGTAGCATTTGAAATTAAAATTGAATTCGTTGATACTCTATAGAACCAACATTCAATAGTAAAATCGTCGGTGCCGAAATTAGATACAGTATTTGGCGTTGAAAGATAATCATTTGTACCGTCAAAATAAGCACTAGCGCCACCAAATTTACTTTGCACAGTACTTATAGCCGAACCATTATTCGATGTAACTGTAAGGTTATTTGGACTATTGTCAATAAAAGTTGTACTACCGTTACTGCCACTAAAATGCATTAATAAACTACAACTATTATAGTATAAATCACCAGAAATAGTGTTCCATTCTTCTATGACACTGACATCCCATTTATTTCCTGATAAGTCTAAGCCTGTGATTGTATTTTCTTGACTGGTAGTTACATTATATAATATTGTTTGATTGCTTATGCTACCAGTTTGAATTCCACCCAATACATAACTAGCTGTTAATGCATAACTACTAGTCACCATTACATTCGTATAATCAAGAATATTTACATACACTCTGTCTACAGATGCGCTTAATTGTCCTGAACCACTTAATGGCTGACCACTAGCAGTCATCTTTCTTATTTTTAATGAAGAATTCGATAACTTTTCAACACCATAATCAACATTACTATCATTTAATCCGCCTACTAATCCAATATATTTTGTTTCATATTGGGGTATCGTTCCTTGTGTATCTGGAAATACAGATTCTGGTACTGTGAAACTACTTGTATATCTAGCTACACCTTTTGTTATTCTTAATTCATCAATATAACCGTTTATACATACATTATTACTTTGTCCTATGACTAATGGATAAGAATTACTGGATTGTGGTGTACCTGATACTGATGCAGATGAAACGGACATTGTACCATTTATAAAAAGTCTAATACCAGTAGAATTTTTGGTCATTGCAATATGATTCCACTGACCAACATTTATAGTTTCTGTGGAAGAAAGATATAAACTAACACCATTATAATAATAAAAAGACAACTGTTTACTATTTAGTGGTCCAAATGACCAATAATTTATGCCACTCGATGGGTCTAGATTGCCAATCAAAACAGGAACATTACTATAAGACAACGAAGAACTATTATTTGGATATATAAAACATTCAATTGTATAATCTGTTGTCCACCAATCAAATGCTGTAGTCGTGTATGTTGTTGTTATATAATCACCAGTACCATCAAGATATAAACTGCTTCCTCCAAATTTACTTTGAACTGTACTTATTTGAGCATTTCCGTATCTAGTAAAAGATTTTGGTGAAGAACTGTTATCTACAAATGTAGTACTGCCATCAGAGCCACTAAAATGCATCAATAAACTACAACTATTATAATATACATCACCAGGAATAGAACTACTATTCCATTCTTCTATAACAGTAACTCCCCATTTATTGCTTGAAAGATTTAAACCCGATATAATATTATCTTGTGAAGTTGTAACATTGTATAAAACTATTTGATTTGCAATGCTGCCTGTTTGAACTGCACCACCGCTTCCACCTGAACCACCGTTCATTGCGTATGATGCGGTTATTGCATAACTGGATGTACCTTGAAAGGTTGAACCTGTTGAAATTAAACTGGGTGATACTTTTGTTTTTCCTAGTGTAGGCATATTCTATAAATATATGATATTATTTTATAATCCATATCTTGATTTTACAGCATTATAATTTTGTAATACTTCACTTGCACTTAATGATCTATTATAAACTTGAGCACCTGCTATATTTCCTTGATAGATATAATCAGAACCATTGTAATAAATACCAATAGTTGGATATTGATTTGATAAAACAGAACCAGCAGCACTAAAGTTTCCAACCGAAGTACCGTTAATATATTGATACACTGTTCCAGAACTTCTTGTAATACCTACATATTTCCATGTTCCATCCGCAATAGATGTAGATGTATTCTGAACTGCGCCGGCAACCCATGTTCTAAAAACTCCTGATGTGATTGTTGTAAAAAGAATTATACCATTTCCTGTTGAAGCATCATCCAAAGCAAATATAGTAGTATAATTTGAAACTTTTGTAGTATTTATCCAAGAAAATACAGAAAAGTCTCCTGTTCCAAAATTAAACGCAGAATTTATAGAAAAATTAACTCTGTCATTTGTACCATCAAATACTATACTACCACCATTTGCACTACTAAAAGTAGGACCATTTGTTAATGTACCGTTATTTCCATAACCACTTAAATCTGTCCATGTTGTACCAGTACCAGGATAACTAGAAAGATTGCCTGCGTCTAGATATAAAATTGACCCTGAAGTGATAGAAACTACAGAATTTGTACTATTAAATCTAGAACCTGTTAATTTTCTTTGTGATGTTGTTTTTAAACTCATAACTTTACATTCCCGCCAATAAAAATGGACTGATAATATCAATTCCTGAATTTACCGCATAACTAGCAGTTACTGCATAACTACTTGTAACTGCATTACTTATACTTCCAGATATTGAAACATTATCATAATTCAATACATTTACATACACTCTATCTACACTGGAACTTAGGACAGGTGACCCACTTACAGGTGTACCTGATACAGACATCTTTCTTATCTTTAAAGAATTGTCACTTAATTTTTGAACACCATAATCCGATCCTGTATCATTTAACCCACCTACTAAACCAATGTATTTTGTTTCATACTGTGGTAATTGATTTGGAAATTCTACGGACTGTGTAACAAAACTAGCAGTGTATCTAGCAATACCTTTAGTTATACGAAGTTCATCTATATAACCATAAAAATAATTAGTACTTGTATTATAATCGTTAGATCCTAATATAAACCTAGAAGCCGTATAATTTGTAGAATCTGAAAAAGTAGAACCTTGTTGAACTCCATTTGAAAATAATTTTGTAGATGTTCCTTGTCTAGATAATGCAATATGATACCATATATTAGACGATACGGAAAATGAAATTCTGTCTACTCCTGAACTATTATATCTTAATGTTCCACTTAAGTAATAAAAAACCGGATAATCACCATTTGTAGTTTGAGGTCTAAAACCCAAAATTCCCTGTTCACTAGCAGTACTATTAAAGTAAAGCCAGAATTCTATAGTAAAATCTCCGGTGCCAAATATATAATCAGTTATATTCGTAGTTTGTATAAGATACGATGATCCATCAAAATAACCACTGCTTCCACCAAATTTACTTTGCGTAGTACTTATCTGTGCATTTCCGACACCGTTTATGGATTTTACAGATGGACTATTATCTATAAATGTAGTACTGCCATTACTGCCACTAAAATGCATTAACAAACTGCAACTCGGATAATAAATGTCGCCGGAACCACTGTTCCATTCTTCAACTATTGTTATTCCCCATTTATTTCCTGTCAAATTTAATCCGGTCAATGTTGACTCTTGACTGCTACTGAAATTATAAAGAATGGTTTGATTTGCAATACTACCTGTTTGTAGTGTAGTGTTACCGTTCAAGAATCTTACATCGATTTCATCGCCGTCACTATATGGTTGATAAAAATTAAGTGTTGATCCTGTTACTGTATAACTTGAACTATAATTTTGAACAACACCATTAACTGATACCAAAAGATGTGCGGGATTGCTTACACTTTGTGTTAATGTATATTGTGTAGTACCACTTCCACTTACAACAATATATTGTCCAATTACAGGCGAACCAGTAATATAACTTATACCCCCGCCTCCACCGGAAGCATTCAATGCATATGATGCGGTTATTGCATTGTTGCTCCAACTTGATGTACCAAAAATGCTGCCTGTAAAATTGCCATTAAATGTACTTCCACTAAATATTGTACCAATAATAGTACCATTACTTGCACTAATTGCATATGATGTTTGTGATCCTGAAGCATTAATCTGTAATGCAATTGCACTACCAGTTAAAGCAGTAGTATTAATTCTCATCATTACATCCGAACCAGTAGTAGCAGTACTTGTAAAATTAATATCAGGTGAAGTAAGTGAACCTGTTGACATCGTTTCACTATAAGTCATAGTGTCTGAAAACCATACATTGCTTGATGATAAACTATTACTTGAACTGATATTACTTGCTGTCAAATTTAAAATTTGATAACTATTTGCGGTGGTTAAATATGAAGAAGTTAAAGCATTAGTAGAATTTATAGAATAACTTGAACTTAATGAATATGACGCACTTGTAGAAGATGTCGCACTACCGGCATTGGTCGCATAACTTGCACTTGTTGCGGAAGTTGCACTAGTAGCAGTTGCAGAAGTTGTTGAAAAACTACTACTAATAGAATTATTAGCCCAACTACTTGTTATGGGATATGTACTACCAGTAGTCAATGACGAACCTGCATTTGATGCAAATGAAGCAGTCAATGCATTAGTAGCCCAACTAGATGTACCAAAAACACTGCCGGTAAAACTGCTACCACTAATATTTCCGTTAACTTGCAATTTAGCAATAGGATTATTTGTACCAATACCAACTCTGCTTCCAGTAACAACTAAAGCATTTGAATTATATGTACCTACCACCAATCTATCATCACTAAATACTTCCAATATCGGTAAACCACTAACATCATTTACACTCATCAATGACCCACTCAAATTGTCATCTACACTGAATAATGATCCCTGTGTACCTTCTACACTAAATACAACCGATCCAGAAACTAATGATCCGCTACTATTAATATTTAATTTACTGTTTGGAATTGTTGTACCAATACCAATATTACTACCAGTTTCATATATAACACTGTTTCCTACAGAAGTACCAGATGTAAATTTAGATATATAATTGGTTGAACCAGTAACTGTACCGCTTCCACCTCCACCACCAGAAGCATTCAATGCAAATGATGCGGTTAAAGCACTTAATGCATATGAAGATGTAACAGAAAATGATGATGTACCTAAAAATCCAACACCGTTACTTACACTGGATGTAAAACTGCTACCACTAATATTACCACTTACTTGTAATTTAGCAATTGGGACATTTGTACCAATACCAACTCTACTGCCTGTAACAACCAATGCGTTTGAATTATATGTTCCAACTACAAGTCTATCATCACTAAATACTTCTAATATTGGTAAACCACTGACATCATTTACACTCATCAAAGAACCACTAAGATTATCATCTACACTAAACAAAGATCCTTGTGTGCCTTCTACACTAAATACAACAGAACCGGATATAAGTGAACCGCTACTATTGATGTTTAATTTACTGTTTGGAGTTGTTGTACCAATACCAATGTTGCTTCCACTTTCATAAATAACACTGTTACCAACCGAACTTCCCGATGTAAATTTTGCAATATAGTTTACGGAACCAGTTACAGTTCCACTACCACCTCCACCACCAGAAGCATTCAATGCGAATGATGCGGTTAAAGCATAAGATGCACTTGTTGCACTGTTTGCGGTATTGGCACTGGTTGCAGATGTAGCACTAGTAGCAGTTGATGCAACATTTGCATAACTACTGGATATTGCATTATTTGACCAACTAGATGTAATTGGATATGTTGATCCGGTTGTAAGTGACGATCCTGCATTTGCAGCAAACGATGCGGTCAAACTATAACTACTGCTAATACTATTTAAATTATAACTAGAAGTAGTGGAAAATGAAGAACTTATTGAAACACTAGCGGTACCAGCATAACTACTGCTAACAGCGTTAGTTGCTATGTTTATATAACTTGATGTTAACGCATTTAAAGCAACAGATGCGGTGGAACTATAACTAGCACTAGTGGAATTGTTACTAAAAGACGATGTTCCCAACAAACTGCCTGTAATATTAGGTGAACGAAGTGATCCTGTAAATTGATGTGTATCTGAATTGGAGTCACCAAATTTAGTGCTTCCGTCAAAATTTGAAGAAGTAAAATAACTTACCGATGAACTTACAACATATTGTTGCGCAATCAAACTACCAACTACAGTAATATTTCCTTGAACTGTTTGATTTCCATTAAAATTATTACTGCCTGTAGTTGCAAATACGGTCGATGATGTATTATTCAATAAACCAGCATTTGTTGCATAACTCGCACTTAAACTAGCAGTAATACCTATAATTTCAATTTGACCTGACGAAGTATTTAATGTTACTACTGGACTTGTATTTGCAAATAGTGTTGACCCAGATGTACTTAACACTGTTTCTCCGATGTAAATACTGCCTGTACTAACATACAGATCCTTCCATTTATTGGTTGGTGAACCTAAACTATATGTAGATCCGGTAGATGGTATTAAACTTTGTGATATTGGATCTAAATAACTAGCAGTGGATGAATTTCTTGAATAACTTGCACTAGTTGATGTATTACTATAACTGGAAGTATTTGAATTTAAACTGTAACTGCTTGAAATTGAATTATTTGACCAACTACTTGTGATTGGGTATGTACTGCCGGTAATTAAAGATGTACCTCCCCCGCTTCCTGCGCTTGAACTAAGTGCATATGAAGCGGTAATTGGGTAAATTGACCCAGTTTCTAATTGGTCATATTTTAATTGATTGAGTGCCATCTATATTAAATATCATGAATTTAATATATCCGGCCAAACATTTTTAATTTGGTTTTGGATACTTTTGTTTTATTGGGTCAATTATATTAGTTTTCCACGCATCAATTCCGTTATGATAGATATAATCCATTTGTTCACTAATAGATGGATATTCTTTTTTCCTGTTTTCTTGACACAATCTCAATGCAAAACTAGGTATTTGATTCACATTAGTTTCGTTTCCCACACAATCATTTAATATGATACGAGAATGTCCTGGTCCAGGTTCCGCATCACCTGTTCCTTCTACCACTTTAAGTGTAATATCACCTGTAATATCATTATATAATACTATCATAAAATTATGTTCCTACTGTTGTTCCGCTAGGTCTTACTATTAATCCACCTACACTAGTTGAATATGTTGTAGTTCCTGTTAATCCAGTGTTTTGAACTTGTATAATTCCTCCATATGCTAAATATGCTATGTTTGAATTTGTTCCTTGTGAATTTGTATCGGCTGTAATAATTCCATTATATAACGAAACCATATATCTATCTAAAGAAGTAAAATATGAGTTTCTCACCCAAACTGCAGATCTAGCTTGAACACCGATACCGTTCCCAGATCCGACAACAACTGATGTAGGATAATTTGTAAATGAACAGTAATTAACTAATGTGTTAGTATTTTCCACCCCAAGCGCCGATGCGTAAGTACTTGTATTAATCGCCAATCTTAAATAATTTACTTCAGTAGTAGTATTGTTTTGTCCAAGATAAATTGGGGACGATCCACTTAATGTTACATTTTTAGCGGCAGCTACTGTATTATTTGAAGAATTTCCATATATCAAAAGTACGCCATTGGAAAAAAAGTTAAATTGTAAACCTGTAGATAAATTATAATTCCCATCTGCAAATTGAAATGTTAATGTTTTACCACCTAAATTTTTTGGTTGTGCATCAATCAATGCTTGCATTTGAGCAGTAGTAAATGAACTACTAAATGCAACAGTTCTGTCGGATGTTAATATTTGACTTCCATCTGTCAAATAAGATGAAGTAATTGCATAACTAGATGTTAATGCGTTACTGGATGTTACCATTACATTTGTGTAATCTAATACATTTACATACACTCTGTCTACAGAAGCACTAAGAAATGGAGAACCACTGACAGGTGTACCACTTACAGACATTTTTCTAATTTTTAGTGAACTGTCACTAAGTTTTTGAACACCATAATCTGAACCTGTATCATTTAATCCACCAACCAACCCAACATATTTTGTTTCATATTGAGGAAGTTGATTTGGAAATTCCAAACTTGAAGTGGTAAAACTACCTGTATATCTAACTACATTTTTAGTAATTCTAAATTCATCAATATAACCAGCTATAGGAGCATTAGTAGATCCATTTAAATTTACAGATGCACCAATTCGTATAGCTTGTCCACTATCTGATGTTGCAATCGTAATTGAACCGGATACATCTATATTTCCATTTAAAAATAAAGTTTGTAATGAAGAACTCTTTACATATGCAATATGATGCCATATATTTGTTGTTAGTGTTGTTAATCCTGTAATTGTATTAGAACTGTTATTATTATTAAATTGAGTTATTGCAGCTTGTAATTTTCCAGTGGATGTAAGCGACAAATCCCAATTATAATTCCCCGATCCTGCGTTACTATTATAACGACTCGCAATCGTTCCAGTAGTAGTGTCAGTAATATAAATATAACATTCAACTGTAAAATTTTGATTGTTTACATCCAATGGTCCACCACTTACGACCGGAATTGTTAAATAATTTCCATTTGTTCCTCCTAAAAATAAACTAGTACCTCCAAATTTACTAAATGATGATGTTATTTTTGCACCTCCAGAAACAGTAATACTTACATTGTTTGGACCACTATCGCTAATTGTAGTACTATTATTGCTTCCACTAAAATGTAGTAATACGCTACTACTTGGATAGTAAATATCACCAGAACCACTATTCCATTCTTCTATAACACTGACATCCCATTTATTACTGGATAAATTTAAACCCGATATAATATTATCCTGCGAAGTTGTAACATTATATAATATGGTTTGATTTGCAATGCTGCCTGTTTGAACTGTACCACCGCTTCCACCAGAACCACCATTCATTGCAAATGATGCGGTTGTTGCATAACTAGCTGTACCATTTAATGATCCTGTTAGTGGATAATTGGATGGTATACTAATTAATGGGGAAGTAATTCTAGTTAGTGGCATATTTTATATAAATATATCAAAATGGTGGATTAGGGTCTGTCCATTCTGGTGTGGCTAATATAGTTAATATTTCTGTATAAGTATATGGTCCTTCTTTTGTTGTCATACTGTTGAAGAAATCAGGTGTTGGACCATCCCATTTACAAAATGTTTTGGTGCCGTCAACACTTTTTCTTACAGTTTCTGCTGAAGTTTCGTGTACTTTAGTAAAATCTACAAGATTCAATTCACTTACATTGAATATCATAAATTCTCTGTCCTCATATATTGTTACATTTGTTTCACTCATAATTTTTGTAGTTTTAATTTATTTTTACAGTAACATTGATTCTTAAACATTCATCGTTTTCATCATAAAATTCAATTCTTTCCATATCATGCCCTTCAAATTTTATGTCGGGTAATCGTGCAAAAGAATATGAAAACCAATAATATGGTATTACAATTTTCTTAATTCTTTCCCCAAATTCTTCTATCCCACCATTTATTTGTTGATTAATCAATTCCATAAATTTTTATGTATAACTTAATAATATTACATTATTTGCAGAAGTTTCACTTGCTGAAATTGTAAATCCTACTATGTTTGATGAACCGTCTCTAAAAATTAAATTATTATTACTATTTCGTATCATATAAACATCTCGTAAAGTACCTACAAATGAATATGGAGTGGCATCATTTGTCATATATAACGGCAATTTAACTAATTTTCCAGATATAGAAGTTAAAGTACTAAGTTGAGAATAAACATTTGGTTTAATACATTGCATCGTTTTTAAAGACGACTGTTGAGGAACAAAATATGAAGCTTTAGATGTTGCTGTGCCACCATTATTATCAATAAAGTTGCCGGCAGTCCCATAGAAGGTAGTATTTACACCACCAGTATAATCAGATCTTAATAACCCATATATTCTATTATCAGATTCTGCTTCTGTTGATGTAACTGTTTGTTGTGGGTCCATTATAGATCCGCACATACCAACATAATTAGTTGTAGGATTGGTATTACCGTTTCCAACATTTAATATAATTGCTTCTTTAGATTCGTAAATTGTAATTTTTAAAGTTGAAATTGTTGAAATGTTAATTATGGGTTTTATATATCCAGAAAAAGAAGAACTTGGACCCATAGGTAAAGAACTGGTCCAGTTAGTAAATGTTCCGGAATTTTTAGATAGTCCCATACCAAGCATATCTGTTGCAAATGAAGTTTCATTAGTTGCCATTGTTGGCGTTCCGCCACTTGTTGCTCCTATTGTATTTTTACCAACAATTAATACAGATTGACTTAATGCGGTTCTCAATGGGGGATAACATAGAATTGCTTCTGTATTTGAACCTGTAACAAATGCTTTGCTACCTGACCAAGCACTGCCTGATCCAATCGTTCTAGCAGAACCATCAAAATAAGTTGATCCCGTCAACATGTTATATACAATGTTTAAGAAATCGGATATTGAACTTGTTACTGCGGTTGTAACAATCGGTAATTTTCTCCATTCTAATGCTGGTAAACTCATAAAGATTTATTTATATTAATAATTATATTGAACCCGATGTAAAAGATGATACAAATGCTACGGATGTAATTGCAGTTTGATATAATCCATCAATAACATATTCGTCTTCACTAAAAGTACTGTTTAAAATAGAAACAGCGACAGATGCAATTGGAATCCATTTCATTATACCATTTTGTACAACTAAATATACATTGTCTGATGTAGGTTTAACCAACATAGGTAAACCACTATTATCAAAAGCAGCAATTGATTGGGTGGTATCATTTGTTACGAAACTACTACCTGTCCAATTTGTAGTTTTTAAAGTTTGTGCAAAACTGGATGTTACCGCAAAACTCGCACTATTAACATTTGGTGTAGTTAAGAATCTGATATCTACCAAAGATCCTGACGGAATATTTTCTGTAAAATTGATGGTGGAACTAGTTACAGAATAAGCATTATTAAATGATTGTACTGCACCATCAACTGCGACAACAATTTCATATGGATTTACAACACTTCTTGATAATGCGTAACTGGATGTACTTCCTACTGCAGTAAATGTCTGTCCCAATAATGGTGAACCTACACTTACATTTGTATAGTTCAATACATTTACATACACTCTATCTACCGATGAACTTAGAAAAGGCGAACCACTAATAGGTGTACCACTGACAGACATCTTTCTTATCTTTAAAGAAGTATCATCCAATTTTTGAACACCATAATCTGAACCAGTATCATTTAATCCGCCAATTAAACCAATATATTTTGTTTCATATTGCGGTAATGTATCTGGGAATTGTAAAGATTGTGTTGCAAAACTTGAAGTATATCTTCCTATGCCTTTTGTAATTCTAAATTCATCAAAATATCCAAACATTGTTACTGATGCATTACAACTTGGTCGGATGCCAATATAACTTGTATCTCCAGGATTATTTATTGTACCAACTACACTTCCACTAGATTCTAAATTTCCATTTATAAATAAATATAAAATATTACCATTTCTGGATGTAGCTATGTGATACCAAGTATTTAATGCAGTTGTTGATATAGATGTAATTGATGTTGGCGTAGAACCTACGCATACAGTTGCATTAACAGTATTGTCTGCTTGTCTGTCTATTTCAATTGCTAAGGTCGTATATGATGCACAGTCCGATCTTCTTGATATTAATGGTCTAAATACACCAACATCTGAAAAATTTGCCCAAAATTCTATTGTAAAATCGGAACTGCCAAATACTGTTGCACCTGAAACAAACGACAAATAATCTCCGGTACCGTCAAAAAATCCACTGCCACTTCCAAATTTACTAATTGATGATGTAATTTTTACATTACCATTTGCAGAAACTGTAACATTGTTAGGACTGCTATCGGTAAATGTTGTGCTGTTATTTGATCCACTAAAATGTAATAATAAACTACAACTTGGATAGTAAATATCACCGGAACCACTGTTCCATTCTTCTACAACATTTATTCCCCAGTTATTATTTGTGAGCGTCAAACCTGTAATTGTAGCTTCTTGACTGCTGCTAAAATTATAAAGAATGGTTTGGTTATTTAAACTGGCTACACTTACAACAGGTGTACTTCCACCACCACTGCCACCATTCATTGCATATGATGATGTAACAGCATAACTAGCAGTTCCTAACAAGGAACCTGTTATAGATCCATATGGTTGAATTAATGATTGTCGTACTCTTGTAAATGGCATATTATTATATATATTATGATGTCATATAAACCATAGTAAACGGTGTTGATCCTGAATTTTGAGCATTTGTAATTGCACTTTGAGTACGAGAATAATATTGTATATAATCAGTACTTCCATTAAAATATACCAATATTGATATAAATCCATTGACAAATCCAACGCCACCATTATTAGCAATTTCGGTTCCATTTTTATATAAAGATAAATAAGCTTCTCCACCACTACTATAAACTCTTGCCCCAGCAGATACTTGATACCATCCAGCTACAGTTGGTGTAAATTTACCAGATGTATTATCATACCAACCGGTTGAATCTGTTACTGTAGTATCGTATTTTATAATTGTATATGCATATGAACCAGGATTTACAACACTCGTAGTTCCATATCTATAAATTGCAGTTCTAGGAGCACTTGTCGAAGAAAAACTAGAAGTTAACGCATAACTACTACTGATAGACGATCCTCCACTTGTTGAACCGCCTAAAAATCTTACATCAATATTTGAACCAGAATCTGCATTTTCTGTTAAAGTTAAAGTTGAACCTGAAACAGTATAACTTCCTGTTCTGGATTGAACCAGACCGTCTAATATTACTAAAATTTGATCGTTGTTACTTACACTTTGTGTTAATGATAATTGACTTACAGAAGCAGTTGGTACAAATGTTTGTCCAATTAAACTGGATGTTGATGACGAACCGCCACTACTTCCCGCATTTAATGCATATGAAGCAGTTAATGCATATGAACTACTAACACTATTTGCAACATAACTTGCAGTGGATGCATTAGTAGAAAAACTTGAACTAATTGAATTTAAATTATAACTTGCAGTTGATGCAAATGATGAGCTTATTGCAGTTGTAGAATTTACAGAATAACTTGAACTTAATGAATACGACGCACTTGTTGCACTATTTGCTGTATTAGCACTAGTAGCAGATGTCGAACTACCGGCATTGGTCGCATAACTTGCACTGGTAGCAGTATTTGCGGAAGTTGCACTTGTAGAAGAGACTGCAAATGTTGCGTAACTACTACTGATACTATTATTACTCCAACTTGCAGTAATTGGATATGTTGATCCAGTAGACAATGAAGAACCAGCATTTGCAGCAAACGAAGCGGTCAAACTATAACTGCTACTAATACTGTTTAAATTGTAACTGGAAGTAGTAGCAAATGAAGAACTCACCGAAATACTAGCGGTACTAGCATAACTACTACTAACTGCATTTGTCGCAACATTTATATAGCTCGATGTTAACGCATTTAAAGCAACAGATGCAGTAGAACTATAACTAGCACTGGTAGAATTGTTACTAAAAGACGAAGTGCCTAATAAACTACCGGTAATGTTAGGAGATCTTAACGATCCTGTAAATTGATGTGTATCCGAATCAGTATCACCGAACTTGGTACTACCATCGAAATTCGAAGAAGTAAAGTAACTTACGGATGAACTTACAACATATTGTTGCGCAGTTAAGCTACCAACTATTGTAATATTTCCCTGAACAGTTTGATTGCCGTTAAAATTGTTGCTGCCTGTAGTTGCAAATATAGTCGATGATGTATTGTTTAACAAACCGGCATTTGTTGCATAACTTGCACTCAATGATGCGGATATACCAGAAATTTCAATTTGGCCTGATGCAGTATTTAATGTTACTACTGGACTTGTATTAGTATACAATGTTGACCCGGATGTACTTAACACTGTATCACCGATATAAATACTACCTGTGCTTACATACAAATCTTTCCACTTATTGGTTGGTGACCCTAAACTATATGTTGAACTTGTAAAGGGTATTAAATCTTGTGCAACAGGACTTAAATTACTAGATGTAATAGAATAACTGCTAGTAATACTCTTGTTACTCCAACTACTTGTAATAGGATAACTTGAACCAGTGTTTAAAGAAAACGAATTGAGAAGATAACTCGCAGTAGATGCAAAACTAGCAGATGTAATAGTTCCTATTACACTACCACTAAAGCTTCCAGTAAAACTACCAGACTTTATTAAATCTGTAGATAATTTTCTCATTATACATCAGTTAAGTCATCTATTGGATTATATCCAGGCATTGTCATTATACTTGAAGTAACATATTGATATATTTCTTCTTGTGAATGAAATACATCCCCTGTACCAGGATTATATGGTTGTTGTATTGTCATTGATCCTGATTCATTGAAAACATTAAATCCCGTGTTATTTTGATATCTCTTAAAATAAGGTATTAAATTTGTCATATTAATAAATATACTTTTTCTTGAAGAATATTGGTTTTATAATTATATTATAAATGGTTCCGTCTGATAATTTCACTACCACTGTTTTTGTATCTGTAAAATTAACATATCCAACTATATTCCTTCCATTTGTTGAAATATAAAATCCTAACGGTAAATCATACGCAGTATCTATAGTTAAAACACTGTCAATTTCTTGATTGAACATATAATTATAATCTACTTCATATGTATATGTTTTATTTACCGTTGGTAAAAATTCAGAGGTATTGGTTGTAATTGTTGTATCAGATCCTCTTAAAATAGTTCGTTTAATCAATCCTTCTGTATTAATAATAGTATCAGAAAAATATAAATCACCTGTATATATCGTTTTATTAACTATACCATCCGTTCCTTTAATCGAATTTGATCCACTAACAAGATTGTTTAAATATCCATTATCTGCACTTTTTGTAATATTTGTTACTAATATATCTTGTGATGATGTTAAAAAAGAAGAAGTAACGGATGCACTAATATTAAATGTTAAGTAACTCAAATTTGATCCTGATAATGATCCACTAATAAATCTGATATTAATAAAATTACTATTTAAATACGAAGAACCACTGATGCCAACAGTATAACCTATATAACCAGGTCCAACTGCAGCAGCAACGCCCCATTTATTATAAAAATATGTAAATAAATTATCTCTTTCAGTACTAGAAATTACTTTATTATAAATTAATAATTCATACAATTCACAATTTGAATATTCACCATAAGGAGATTGATTTATTGAAATTCCGTTTGGGCCGGTAACACCGTTTTGATTTGATGCCAATGATGATGTACCTGAATAAACTGTGGAATTAATACCGCTTCCACCAATTGTTGCTGACCATAATCTAGGTGTTGTATCTGCTCCTGTTCCTGAATCATATACCCATCCTTCAAAATAACCATCATTAATAGTCCCACCATGAGCACCCAACAACCAGTTATTACTTATTGCTGTAATAAATCTAGAATTAGCTCCACCTGTTAATTTACCAACATACATTACTGTTACTGGAGCAGAATAGTTGGTAGTTTCTCTTAAATAATCTGATGTCGTAAATCGTACACCACTTTTACTATTTAATGAACCTGTAATTAATTTGGGTGATCCGCCTAAAGTAATTGTTTTTGACACACTACTTTTATTTGACCATGCAGTAACTGTATTTGTTCCTGATGAAGTAGTTACGGTAGTTGTATCATTTGCATCCAACCATAATTGTAATCCACTATAATCTGTTGGAGATAAAGAGGAAGTTGGTGTAGATTCAGTTGATGATCCTGTAGGATAATTGCTTCCTGAACTATCTTGTACTAAATAACGATATCTATTATGATTGTTTAAATCATAGATTTCGTTTCTTTTTACATTATCTTTATTAAAAGTTCCTCCCAACTCGCCATTTTCATAAGTTAATAAATAACTATTACTTATAGCAGTAGGAACTTTATTTACAGTCAATATTAATGGGTCAGAACTAATTACAGAATTTACTAATGGAAATAAACGAATTTCCTGCTCACCTATAATTTCTCCATTAATAGATGTATCCGCATAATAATTTGGAATCGGAGTAGCCATTCATTAGAAATTAGAACTTGCAACTATTCTTGTAAATCCACCATTTGTTATAGTAATTGGTACATTTACAAGAGAACTGGTTGTAGTCGTAACATCAATATAACTCAATCCATTTGATGTAAATGTAGCAGAAGTTCCCTCAATTGTTAATCTTGTTGGGACTGCAACACGACTTCCCAAATAATTTCTTGCTTCTACATTCACACTGGATGATATACTTGTACCAGTATAAGAATATGATGATGTTGGACTTGTAATGTTGATTCTTACTGGACTGTCTAATGCAAATGAGAATAAATCATTTGCATAAGTTGTAGCCCACAATCTACCATATGTATCTACACCATAATGTCTATATTCACCAGGAATTGTTTGCGCTAATGTTAATGATAAACTTGCAGTATCAAATGTATATATTGCCATATTATTAGTAGTAATTACTAAAAATCTATTAGTATTACTATCCATAGCAATTACCCCTCTTATTTCTCCACCTAAATCATTATAAATTGATTTTGATGATCTATATATTAAATTAGCACTCGCTGTTGGATGTGTATCAAAAACATGAGCATTATAGTAACTTTTATTACTATCATCGTTAGTGTATGGAGTAATATTAAATGCAATCAAATACATTGAAGAACCACTTACAGGTTGAATTAAAAACAATTTGGTTCTTCTTGAAAAATATCTTTGTGTACTTGTAGTCCAACTGTTTGGCCATAAATCATTTGGAGTACTACTACCACTCAATGTATAATCTACAGAACAGTTTGTATTATACGCACTGACACTTGGACCGGATGAACCAGATGCTTGACTGCCATCTTTATTAAATATTATTCTTTGTATTTGATGTTTTGGGCTTGCAGACCCAGATGGAACACCATTTGGTACTACTTGTGTATGATAAAATACATAACTTCCGCTTGAATCAATTTGAACTGCTTCCGATGGTATTGGTGTATGCGAACCAGAATGAGTCAATGATTGTACTGTAGTAACAGTATTTGTTAATTTATTATACATCAACAAATCTGTAGAATTTTGATCGTCCTTACTTCTAAATACAAATATTCTAGTACTACTTCTTCCTATATAAGAATGATAACAATTTGCACTATTTGCTAATGGCGCAGTAGTATCATTTGTTGCAGTTAATGTACTTTTAGTAAAATAAGGAAATTGTTTAGTTATTCTTCTATATGCGTTATTACCGCTAGAATCTCCACAATTATATGGAGTATGATAACTAGAAATTCTATGTGTACATCCCATTAAATATACATTGGTACTGTCTTCATCCAATACAAAATTTTCATGTGTACTAAAATAATAGTAATTACTACAATCACCATAAGGTGCATATGCAGTAGTTGCATTTGGTCTATTTACCAATGCATATGTTAAATTTTGATTTGACGGATTAAATTTCCACATTCTATAACCACCATATTCCATTGTATAATAATTAAATCCGTCATTCCATGTATAACCTGTAACATCTTTCATTCCTCTATTAAAATCTTCCAAATTAAACGCAAGATAATCATAAGTTCTATCCGTGTGACTACCATTATTAACACAACTGCCTAATGTTCCGCTATATTTTGTATAAATTGCACCGTTTGTATTGGTATTAGAACAAAGTGGTAAAAATTGTTTACCAAATAAAGGAGTTAATGTTGACGCATCGTGTTCTTGACCCTGAATCCAAATACTACTCGGAGTTTCAATGATAGTTGCTACAGTTATATTTTGATTTTGACGGTTAATTAAACTCATATGGTTATAAATATTGATTTACTATCTTTATTTTTATTATATTTTATGTTACGCTTGATGTTATTTGGAATGTAAAATAACCACTTCCTGATATTTTTAATGGAACAAAATCAGTAAGATTCAATATCAAATTTTGAGTCGGTGATATTGTTTCGGTTTGAAATAATGTGGATGTAGTTGTATTATATATATTTAATGTAGCATTTGACGATGTTGAAAGATTGCTGACATAAATATTTCCATTTAACAATGATTTGCCTTGTAATAAATCGTTTCTTACATTTAATATACCAGTTTCAATTGAACTGCTGATACTTGATGAAAAATAAGCATATCGTATGGTTCTTAACAATGTTCCATTTAGATATAAATCACCGTTACTTGCACTTATTGTAGTATCGTTGATTTTAACCGTATTTGTTACAGTCAATGAACCTGTAATTGCTGCACTGCCACTAAATGGAAATCCTGCGCCAGTACCACCACTTCCTGATGTTAATAATGCATAAGAAGCCGTGATTGCATATATTGAATTGCTTGACGATAAACTATTAAATGAATAGGAAGAAGTCAATGCATAACTGGATGATATACTATTAAATGAATTTGATGCAGTTAATGTATAACTTGACGATATGGAATTATTTGAATATGAAGATGTGCCAAGCAAAGAACCAGTAAACGATCCACTTATATAATTTGTTACTAGAAGACTGCCGGTAATTATTGCACTGCCACTAAATGGAAATCCTGCTGCGGTTCCACCTCCACCGCCACCACTTCCACTAATAAATGTAAAAGATTGTGGATTTAAATATCTAACTTCTACATCTGTATTATTTGGAGGGGGTACTGTAAAATTAAGTAATGAACCTGTTATACTATAATCTGTTGTTGGTTTTTGTATTAATCCATCAATTGAAACCAAAACATCATAATTGTGAAGTACAGGTTGACCATTTGTAAGAGTAAATTGAGTTGTAGAATTATTACCTGCGAAATATTCTACACCCATCGAACTGGTAACATATGTAATATTAAAATCAGTTTGAAATCTTCTTATTTCAATTTTACTTCCTGATAATGGCAATCCATTTAATGTTAATGTAGATGATGTTAGTGTATAATTTGTTGTAGGTATTTGAGAAACACCATTGATAAAAATCAATGCATCCGAAGAATCTGCATAACTTCCTGTAATTGTATATACTGTCGTTACACCATCTGAAATTATTGTTTGACTCTCTAAATTTACACTAGAAGATAGTACACTACTTGTTATTACTAAATAACCAGATCCGCCTGTTCCACCACCACCGCCGCCTCCACCTCCTACATTACTTGAAGAAAAGAAATTTCCGACTGTAATTTGTTTGCTAGAGCCTGATATAAAATCACCAGTATCACTTACATCAACGATATATAGAATATCATTCAATGAAGCGGTAACTAATGTATTTAAATCGGTAATTCTCATTCTTTAATAAATATTAACTATTATCATATATCTATCGCAAAACCGTACTGATCTGTAAATACATCAGTTCCATTCTGAAAAGAAGCAGTTATCCAAATGTCACTGGATGAATATATATCATCTGTTGAAGCATTCAATATTACTGGCAAATACCAATAACTACTTGTATTATATTGATAGTGAGGCCAGTTTTTTATTGAAAAACTAGCTTTATATGGTATATTATAATCTAGATTATCTTTATAAGTAGTTGTTGATCCCTTTCCAATTATAACTATTTCCAAATCGGACTGATAATCTATTCTACTTGATGTCAATTGACTACCGGACATGTAGAATATTTCATTTATTTGTCGTACATAGTGTCTCAATGATGAACTATTAAATGTTAAATTCGAAGAACTATCATATGGAACAAATGTTATCTTTGACGCAGTTGCTTGATCAGTTGTAATAGAATATAATTCTGTTCCCGTCAAACTTTGTGTTGTTTCTGATTTTTCTGGAGAATATACATTATTAATTGACAATTGTATTGTTTCATTTACTGACTTAAATGCGTCTAATGTAGTATATATTAAATCATTTAATCTTAAATTGTAATTTGATATTTCATTATACGATGTATAATCTATTTGCGGTCTTAAATTAAATGTTAATATTTCCGGTGAATATATATGATTTATATTTGTATATATCCTACTATCAATTATTTCCGGTGTATAAATATTATTTAATGAGGATGTAATTCTACTATCAATTATCTCTGGAGAATATACATAATTTAATGATGAAGATATTCTGAAATTAATTGCGTCTATTTGATCAAACAAATATTTTAACGATATATCAATATCATAATTTATGATCTCTGGACTGTAATTGTAAATTACAGATGTATTTACATTAAAATCAATAGATTCTTTGGATAAATTATAACTTAAATTGTTTGTAGAAAGATTGTTATTAGTTCTTTCCTGTGCCAATTCATAAATTAAATTTTTTAAATTATTTGTTGAATCGGAAGACTCTTTAGATAATTCATAATTCAGATTATTTAAATTATTTGAATTGTTTACCGATTCTTTGGATAATTCATAGTTTAAATTTCTTAAATTTAAATTTGATGATATAGGAGTTGAATTTTGTATATAAGACAATTCATTAATTTTATTTCTAAAAGTTGCTGGAAATGAATCATATTTTATCAAAATATCATTGAATTTATTTGAAAAATTAAATTTGTCTGATAGTGTTAATTCATGTAATATCTGATTTACATTATTTGAATATTGAATTTTATCCGTTAATGTTAATTCGTGTAAAATATTATTTACACTTATACGAAATTCATTTTTATCTATATTAACAATCGAATTGAATATTTCATTCAAGTTCAATTCAAACGGAGAAATGTCCAATAATAACCCATCACTACTATTGAATATTTGATTTAATGTTGGTTTGTTTAAACCAAAATCTATTGTGATAGATAAACTTTTATTTATCTCATTCAACTTTATTGAATTTTGATTTACATCAAAATAAGGTAAAACAAATGTTATATCATTTAATTTATTATAAAATAAACTGTTATCAACAACTATTGGTGTATAATCTATACTATCAATTTTTAAATTATATGATGCAATGTCAACAGAAGTAACATAATAATCCGAATTTGATATTGTTGAATTAGTTGAAGACTTATCAATTTGTACCAGATTATAATTTATATCAGTCAAATTAACTTCAAAATTTCCACTGTTAACTTGATAAAATTTTGAATCTATATTGGATAATTTATTATCTGTTGTAAATTTATCAATTAATGTTTGATAATATGATGTGTCATTAAGAGCTGTATTTAAATTAAATGTGTCGGTTAAAACAAAATAATTATCCGTTGTTTTAACCGAACTATATTCTGTACTGTAATCAGGTAAACTTAATGTATAAGTTGTATTGTTTAATACATTATTATCAAATCCACTATCAGTTAAAACAAAAAACAATGTAGTATTATTTAATGTTCTATTAGTATTAAAAGTATCAATTATACTTTTATAATAATCCAATGATTGTAAATTACTGATATTATTCGAAGTATCAAGTTTATATAAAAGATAATCCGTGTTTAATAGATTTTCTTGATTTGATGATTTATCCGGAACAAATATTAAATAATCAGTACTTTTTAAATTGCTTACATTGGCAGAATAATCTGGTCTATATAAAAGACAATCTGTATTTAATAAATTTTCTTTATTTAAAGAAGTGTCAGGAATAAAAGGTAAATAATCAACTGTATTTAATGATATATTTGTTATTGATTTATTTATTTGCGGTTCAAAATAATTTAATAAATTAACAGTAATACTATCAGATGATGTATCAGTAACATAATTTAAATAATCAATTGTATTTAATGAACTATAATTTAATATTTCATCAACTATTTGTTGATTGTAATCAATTATATTTATTGATATACTACTATCAGTCTTATCAATCAGAGTCAAATATAAATCAACTGTATTTAAATTAGAAACAACTGTAGATAAATCCAATGTAACATTAATACTATTTACTCCGACCAATGACTCATTAATATTTGATGTATCTAAATTAACAAGATCAAGTTTTAAATTGTTTAAATTTAAATTATTATTATTTTGATCCAATAAAACTGTACTTATTTCAACTCCACTTAAACCTTTTGTATTTGATGTAGTATCAATTTTTGTAAATTCATTATTTATTATTTTTGACGATAATGAATTTGATGTGGTATCTAAATTTAGATTGTTATAACTAAATTCATTTGAACTCAATAAATTTTGAACTTTTTCTTTAGAAGTTTGTTCGTAATCATTGTTTTTTAATCCAAATGATGCAGTTACAGGCGAATAAGGAGCTAACTCGTAATTTGTATTTTTAAGTCCAAATGAAACTGAAGATTTTTCAGGATTAAAATAAAAATAATCAGTGTTTTTTAAAACCAAACCTGTTTGTCCAACTTCAGGAAGATAAAATTTACTTACATTAGATGTACCAAATTGAAAATTACTTTTATCTTTAAAATAATCTGGTAAAATTCCAACTTCACCCAATTTCAATGACGCACTTACACTTGATGTAAATGTTTCTGCAACAATTAATTCTTTTCCTCTTTTGTAATACGAAATAGGAAGAGATTTAAACTTTCTATAAAATATGTTATGAAATAATCTCACATATTATAAATAGGAAGTTTATAATTTGTTCCATTTATTTTTATAATGATATAACCGGCAGAAACACCGGCGCCACCAACAGGAGTTTGATCAAAATTCAAACTCCCTGACAATTCCAAAAAATTGCCGTTTATTTTAGCAAATGATACACGCAATGTATCTGCGTTATCAGAGTTGGCAATTGAACCTGAATTAACTAATTGATATGACATAACAGTTCAACTAAATTAAGCTCTATTCCAACTGTATCTAAATACAACCTTCAATGAATAATCTTTATCTTTAGTTTGATCATTTTGCAATACATAAACATATCCGTTATATCTGGCTGAATCTGTCATTGTACTTGGATTTGTATTCAAACTTGTTGGTCCAATGCCAATTGTTCTCCATGCAGGAGCAGAACCTCCTGGCCAATAAGCAGAAGGAATATCAACATTATTTGCATTTGCATTGCTGAATACGGCATATTTGTCTCTATAATAACTGCCTGTATTGTACGGTACAATTGTCATTGGCAATTCGAAAGAAAATACTTTAGAACCAGTATTGCTCGATCTATCTACAGATGCACTAAATAGTGTTGCGGAACCTGTATGTGTAGACAAGAATACACTTGATCCACGAACCCAGTAATTTGATAATTGATTTATTGGTGATGGAAGTGAACCACTTGGTGTAAATGGATTCCAATCATCCCAATATGTAAATTTTGCAGAAATTTTAGTATTCTTTGTATCATTTAATGAACTGGATCTGCCAAACAAAATTCCATATGCGGGTTCATATAACGAACCTGTTCCGTTACCTCCAGGAACAGCTAAACTACTAGGATATACAGGATATGACCAACTACCACTTGTTTGCATAGAAGTATCATAAAAATATTCGTTTATTAAATTACTATTATTTAGTGATAATGATCCTGTTGTTCCTATAGAAGTATATGTTGCAAGTTTACAATATGGAGTCCATAAATTGTCAAGGTTTTGAATTTGATTTGAATTTGTAACATATAATGCTGCTTTAGATTCTACAAACCCTGATTGAACAGTAATTGTAATATCATTATATTTTCCTGTTCCGCCAACTACATCTTTAAAAGAACATGAAGTATAAACTCCACTAAAAACAGTATTTGCTGACGCTCTAACAAAATCGGTTGTAAAATAATTTCTAGGTAAGAAATATGTTGTATCAGGTACAACAAAACTTCCACTATATCTACCTCCAGAAATAGCATTACTTGCAGAAATAGAATAATCTAAAATTTGATAAATATTACTATAACCTACGTCAAATTCTTGAAGTGGACCAATTGCTTTAAATGGATTTACTTCATAAGCAGATGATGCTGATGGATAATAATTGACTCTGGTGCCATTATACCATCTATTTACAAATCCAAATGCAGGTCCGAAACTTAATTGACCTGGAGCAAATGGTTCATTACAAAATCCACCTTCATCAATTGGAGTTGCCAATCCACTACCACTATCAATACCACATAAACCTATTTTTTGAATTGCTTCTTTGTCCAATGAACCTGTTGTCCATCCAGTAAATGATGGAAATGGACTTGGAGTAATACCACCTACACTTGCAGTAGCAGGATTTAAATTTACACGAAGTTCATATGAAACACGCATAAATTGTCCAGCATGCAAACTCATTGTTGGATCAAAACGAATTTTACTAAACAATGTATTTGCTGCAGGACTTTCTTTAAATCCTACTTCAGTATATGTAACATTGTCTGTTTCTTTATAAAAATCAAATGTTCTGAACAATCTTACTGTACTTCCTGATATTACATGTCCACAATTTCCTTGACCTGGCAAATAAAATGAATGTATTTTCTTAGGTCTCTTTAACATGGTTTCATCATACGATGCAGTAGCAGGATCAGCACCAGTATATGGATAATCTCCGATCAAACAAAATTGGAATGTTTGTGCCCATGGCATATAAGCAATTTTGTCTAACCCACTATTTAGAATAGTGTTTGGTTTCCAACCAGTTGAAAATGCTTCGTTAATATTGCCGGCCGCATCTGGTTCCATGATAGATGCTTTATAGAAACCTTTTACAGTTCTATGTACATTAATAACTTGTGTTTTTTCTTCAACAGGTTTTTGGCCTGGTCTTACAATAAATTGATCCATGTTCATAAGAAAATATATTTGCTAGATATAAATATAAAAGTTCTATAGATTATATCCTAAAATGTTTAATTATATATATACAATAAAAAACCCACATAAAGTTAATTATGTGGGTTGTTTTGAATTTTGTTTATAGTGTCACTTTTTTGCGGGAATAAAGGTGCCGTCTTTCAATGAAAGTGATCCTTCACCATATTTTGCAGTAATACCATTTAACCAAATTTCTTCTTCTTTTTGAATTTCCAAGAAGTTATTTTTTAAATTTGTTTCTGCTTCAGTTAGTTGTTTGAACTTTTCATCCAATGATAGTTTATCCAGATACAACTGTCCGAATCGGAAAGTATTTTCTTGATATTTGGATTGAATTTTACCCAAACCATCTAACTCCTCTTGTGTAAATTTAATTGGTTCAGACATACATTAAGCATCAGGTGCGCCTGAGAAATCAGCAGAAGTTACTGTTGGTTGACTTCCATCTGCATTTACTACTCCGCCTTGTTGAGGCTGTAGTCTGTTTCGTAGTTCTTGGTTTAGAATACGAATATTAGCTTGTGCTTGTTCAGCTTTTGCCAATTCGTCATAAACCAAAGCCTTTAGTTCTGTAACACTGAATCTTGATAGTTGATTTTCCATATTATAATATCCTTTCTAACTTGTAACAAAGATATATATGTGTAATTGTACAATTTTGTTTATTATAATTTATGAAAATTTTGTTTTGTTTACCCGGCAGAGAATTTAGCGGTCAATTTTTACAATGTTGGACAAATCTACTTGGATATTGTTATAACAAAGGACATAGTGTTATTTACTCTCAAAAGTATAGTTGTAACATTTATTACGCTCGCAATATGTGTTTGGGCGGTAATATATTAGCAGGTGAAAATCAAAAACCATTTGGTGGTAAACTGGATTATGATTATATGATGTGGATAGATAGTGATATTATATTCACACCAAAACAATTTCAACAACTATTAGATCATAAAGAAGATATTGTTAGTGGTGTATACAAAATGGATGGTGGTACTCATTATGCAACTGTTCCTTATTGGGATGAAGATTACTTTCAACAAAATGGCAATTTCCAGTTTATGGATGATACAGTGTTGAATGATTTTAAAAGTAAATACAAAAAATTTCCCGTGGTCTATACAGGATTTGGTTTTATGTTAATAAAACGAGGTGTATTCGAAAGTATGAAGTATCCTTGGTTTAAACCTGAATTTGTTAATATTAGAGGTTCAAAAGACTTTACTATGGAAGATGTTGCATGGTGTAGAGAAGTAAATAAATTGGATTATCAAGTAATGATTGACCCAAATATTGTTGTTGGTCATGAAAAATTAAAAATCTATACCTAAACAGGTTAATAAATTTTCAATAAATTTTTCTTTGGACAACTTGCAAGCGTCAATACTTGCAAGTTTTCCTTTTTGTTTGACTTCATCTCTATTATTATAACAATATCGCATCGTTTCTACCATATGTTCTTCATCATATTTTGACCATTTTGCACCAGGATATTCCCAAAATCCAGTGGAATCTACTTCTGTATGACGCAAACAAAAACTATTATCCAATGTTACAAACTCTTTTAATCCCGCATATCTAGCAACAATTACAGGCCTACCACATGCCATACTTTCGTGTTGCATTAATCCCCAGCCTTCTGCACTTACAGCAGATACAAAAACATCGTTTGAACAATACCAATCTTTTAATTCTTGTTTATTTAAATTTTTAGTGTTATAAATAATCTTATTATCAAGAAACTTACGATTTTCACTTTCTGAAATTTTAACCGATAATCTTACATCTTTTTCTTTAGGAAATGCTTTATTGAAACATTTTATAACATCAGGTAATCTTTTTCGTGGATCATTATTTCCAGTTCCAAAAACAAAAAAATCGGAATTATTTGGTTCGGTATAGTTAAAAATATTTGTATCTATACCAAGATTTACCACCGAAATTTTACTTGTACATCCTTGTTGTTCAAAAGATTCTTTATTCCAATTATTAGGAACTATAATTTGATCAAACATGTTGATTTTATCAATGTAGAAATCACCAATTCTAGTAGCTTCCCACATTGTAAATAATGACTTATTTTTTCCATTAAAAATATGCAATAATGGATGTCCGTCATCTGGATACACAAATGGCGGAAACAATAATAGTTCTTTTTCAGTTCCATCTCTAGATGGGTATGATTCAAAAAAAGAAGAAAATTCTGTTTCTGGTCTGTGGTAATATTTCGGTATTATCACCACATTTCTTTTAACAGATTCTTCTAATATAGTTGAAAGTAATGTATTATAACCAGATTTAAAATTGTATTCGCTCGTAACCAGTAATCTATTTGACATTTTATGTATTTGGTATAAAAATACTGCCTACAACACTTTCTCTTTTAGTTTGAAAATAAGCAAGCAAATTTTCATTGTCCGTAGTTAAATTTGAAAATGCTAAATTACAAACTTCAGATTGAGTTTTACCATTGGTATCTGAAAGAGACACCAATGTTTCAAGTGTTCCAGTATTTCCTGTTGTTAAATCTTTTGCCAAAAATCCAACCGCTATACATGTTGGACGATCTGGTGGGTGTAATTCGTATCTAGATATTGTATATTCTATATTGTCCATATATTTTAATTATAAATTAACTGAAAATTCTTATCCATCTTGTAGTGCCATCTACAGAAATAGGCAACCAACCGTAAAATGTTCTTCCGTTAGAACCAACAGAAGCAGCCAAAACCACTCCTGTATTATCAACACGAACAGCAGGATTTGTACCATCACCGTTAACATGTAATCTTGATGCGGGACTCACCGCAATTCCAAGACCACCGCCGGAACCATTTATTCTGAAATAATAACCTGTATAATTTGCTTGAGTATTATAAAATTCTAAGAAACCTGTGGTTCCGTCTCTTTTAATTGTATACTCGTAATTTCCAGTATTATCATATCCCATTCTCAAGAAAGAAGAATATGGGGAAACATAAGATGGGAATATCTTTATTGTTGAATTGCTGGTTAAACCAGTCATAGTAAATTCAACGGAACTGTCTAATCCAGCTGCCTTTACCGCAGCCGATGCAACTGCATTTGCAGTTGTACAAGTAGCAGCATTACCAGAACAACTTGTAGAACTACCATTGATGTTCATTGTTTGACCAGTTATAAATGCTGCAACTTTTGCTGCGGTAGCACTACGAAGATAATTATCTCCAAATTTTGCCATTATATAAGTGATATTACCTGTGCTAACATCATCAGAACAGTTAAAATAACTTGTTTGGATATAAGATCCACCAGCATATAGTGTTACACCAGCAGTAGAATATAGTGTATTACCACTGTGCCATACTATAGGATACCAAGCACCAGATGTATTGCCTGAATTTACTGTAGCATTTGTTGCGGTTGTTGCCGTTGTAGCAGAAGTTGCACTTGTAGCAGTAGCAGCGTTACCTGATATACTTATACCCCAAGTTCCACTTGCACCAGTTCCAGTTAGTGTCGGAGAATAAGAATTGTAATTTCCAGAATTTAAATAATATACCCAGCTTCCAAAAGATCCGCCAGTGACATTTCTTGTTGCTAATCTATTTGCATTGTCTTCCCAACCCCAAGCTACTTGGGTTCCCCAGTAATTACTACCATTAGAGTGTCTATAATTGTCAACAAACCACCAAGTATTACCGGGGTTGTTTGTCGCATTTGCATCATCACCTAAATGTCTTACAGTTCCAGCAGGTGTATTTTGGAAATCTGTATTATAATTTCCAGATGATCCGCATCTCGCTATGTAATTACTAGAATTTAATCCTGTTGCTGTTGTAGCCGTAGTCGCATTACCACTTAATGCTCCTGTAAATGTTGTAGCAGTAACCGCAGCAAACGAACATGTATCAGTTGTTCTTACATACTGATTCATATTATATGCATATGGAGAATTAGTTGCATCTAATACTGTTCTCCAAGATTGCCATGTTCCGCTGTTTTTACCTCTTATTGCTATTTGACCAGTTCTAAAATCACCATAAATTTGATGAATCCAAGATGTGCTATATGCCGATGCATACATACCACCATCTGTTTGTCCAAATAAACTTACACTATTAACATACCCAATACCATTATTAGTATAAGAATCTTGTGCCAATGCATTTCCACTATCTCTATTATAAAACGCACGACCATTAATATTATCAGTTGTTGTAGCAGTAGAGGCATTGCCTGTTACGCTTATACCCCAAGTTCCGCTTGCACCTGTGCCTGTTAAAGTTGGAGAATAAGAATTGTAATTATTTGCATGTAATGCTTTATATTGCGTTGTCGCACCACCAATATAAAGATCATCAGATACAGTAAATGATTTAGCAGCAGTTAAATCAGCAGAAGCTGCAACAGTGGTTAAACTAGCAAAAGTTGCTACTGTTCCGGGATTTGTAGTAGACACCACTCCGCTTTTAATAACCCATCCGCTAGATTGTTGATTATCATATATAGAAACAGTTAAATTACATGCACTAAGAGCATATATTTGAACCATAGCGCCATCATATGTGCTGCCTCTCATTATTCTTATTGCGCTAACAGGAGGACCACCATAATAGGTATTACTTACTACTGATAATTTCGCTCCTGAATCAGTTCCATAATGAGCAGTAGCATAAAAATGAATAGCTTGATGTAAACCACTTGTTGTATCGGTAATAGTAAATTTTGCAGATGCTCTATTAGAATCATTAGCAGCAATCGTATACCAAGCGCCCGCAGCTAAAGATATGCTTACTTGTTGAGTATTTAAATTAGAAATTGATACATTTGCAGCATTACCTGTAGTGCTCATTGTATCTAACCATCCATGATATGTAGACCATAATCTACCATCGGTATTGATAATGAACATTCTATTTGCATCTGCACTACCACCATAATAAAATATATGAGCAAATGCGCCACCACCATGTGGATTAGTATTACCATCGGTTCTATAAATCATGGTTCTGCTATTTCCATACATTTGGAATTGAGCATCGTCACCGTTTTCTCTTAACCATGCATTGTTGACGCTATAATTTAAACCATCCACTGTTATAGCAGCACTACCATTGAAACTTACACCATTAATTGCTCTAGCAGTTTGTAATGTAGTTGCAGTAGCAGCATTACCATCAATACTTATGCCTGTTAATGATAATGCGGATGATGTTCTATTAAGAGTAATAGCGGTTGTTCCGACATAAAGAGTGCTATTACCCAAAACACCAGATGGTATTGTGCCGCTTAAATTACCGGCAGTTAAAGTAGATGCGGCAGTTAAATTTCCAGATGCAGTGCCTGTCAACGCTCCTGTAAATGTTGTAGCTGATACTGCGGCAAATGTAGGACTGTCAGTAGTTCTAACATACTGATTCATATTAGCAGCATATGGATATGAAGAACTATCTAATATTCTTCTCCATCCGCTGTAATTATCATTATTCCATTGTGTTTTGTATGCTAAATCACCTGTATGAGCAGCATAAAGTTGGAAAGAATGATTTGGCAATCTCCAACTCATTACACCACCATATGTGTAAACTCCGGTTGGATAATTTGTATGTCCACCACCACCAATGTTTTCAACTTGAATAACATTCATTTGACCAGCACCAACTGATGATGTTGTAAATAACTGCCAATCACCACTTCTGGTACCACCATACTTCATTAAATTATAAGCACCAATTCCAGTAGATGCTGCAAAAACTTCACTTGCAATAAAATTTTCATAACCTGAACCAGGATTGTTTCTTATTGCAATTCTACCACTACTTTCCATCAAAATGTTTGATGCTACTACTCCTGACCAATGAAATCCAAGTGCAGGTGCATAAATTTCATTGGTATTACTACCTCCACCAACTGCTTCTCTGACTTGTATATGACTCGTATAAGCTGTGCCTGTAGTAGTTGTTTGTATATAAGCATTACCCGCAGCATAAATACCACCTGAATTACCATCAATACTTATGCCTGTAAGTGATAAAGCAGACGAAGTTCTATTAAGGGTAATACCAGTCGTTCCTATATAAACTGTACTGTTACCCAAAACACCGGATGGTATTGTACCACTCAAATTTCCGGCAGTTAATGTAGAATTTGTATATAATCCATTTGTTACCGTTGCAGCATTACCACCAATACTTAATCCAGAAACAGTGCCGGAATAAGAAGTGTCTAGTATAGTATTACCTGCATATGTAGGTCTTGCTCTTGAAAAATTAACAACACCAGCATTTGTTGCGGACATGAATATTTGAGGTCCTGTTGCATAATTATCGGTAGTAGCAAAAGCCATTGCAGTTCCTGTACTATTATTATTCGAAACATAAATGCCTGCTTGTGCTTCTGATGCGACATCTCCTTGGAATGTAATAGCTGCTTGCCTGTTATTACCACTTGTTCCTGATCCGTTGGCAATGTGAATTGTTCCTACTACAGTTTTTCCAACACTGAAACTGTTATTTGCAACACCCGTTGCAGTATTCATAGTAGTATAAATTTGTCCGTCAGCTCTAATACTAATAGCCAAAACACCACCAGGAGTATTTGATGAACCACTGTTATATCCTTGGAAAAATATATTTGAAGCACCGTTTGGATTATCACTTATTGCTGTAAAAATACCAGCACTACCATAACTGTAACCTGCACCAATTTGTCTGCCGACATACATTGCTTGTCCAGCAGCAGTAGATACAATTAATTGTGTAGATGTATTGTTTCCTCTTCCAGATACAGTTCCTAAAGTTTCACTTGCTGCAGTACCAACAATGTTCATTGTTTGACCGCTAATAAAAGCAGCTACTTTTGCTGCAGTAGCACTACGATGGTAATTATCACCAAACTTAGCCATAATGTAAGTGATATTACTTGTACTTACATCATCGCTTGTATTTACATAAGTTCCTGAAACATATCTAGTTGCAGTTAAATCTCCTGCATTACTTAACACCATTTGTGTTGCGCTATTCGCATACCATCTTATATTTGCATCATCTCCAGATGCCATGTAATTATACCATTTTACTGTTCCGCTTGTTTGAAATTGTATACCACCTTCATAATTTGTTCTATTAATTACCAAATATGTATGTGTATTTGTTGTGCCATTAATAGTTAATTGAGGAAATGAAGTTCCAAAACTTGACCCACCAGCAGCAGATAATGTGCCGTTAACAGTTAAATTGTTATAAACAGTAACATTTCCACCTTGAGCAATAGTTAAACCATCAATCCATGCATTTCCAGAAGCATTTCCTATACCAAATCTTTGTGTAGATGTATATGAGCCTGGATACATTTGACTGTTTCCGGATTGTAAATAAGTTGAAGCGTAAATTTGAGCTCCTGCTTGAAATCCCGCAGAAGCTTGTATATAACTACTGCCACCTCTGTATAATCTAGCACCTGTATCGTCACCAAACTGCAATCCTTCGGTTGCTGCGGTTGGAGATAGCTGACCTATTTGTAATCTTGTAGCAGGTGCGTTTGTAGCAATACCCACTTTATTATTAATATAAGCGTCACCGAAAATATTTGTTGTCTTTAAGTCTGCCATATGGTTATAAATATATATTAATATCCGTATTTATCTTTATATAAATTGCTTATTTGTTTGATTTCTGACGCAGTTAAAACCCTCTCATACATCAAAACTACAGCAATATCTCCCACCCAAGGATAAGCATTGGTTCCTTGTGGAGAACCATTTGGTTCATTTCCTATAGTTAATGGGTAAGAAGGATTTGATAATAAACCACTATTTAGATTTGTAGCCGCATAACAATGAAAACCAGCATTATACATAACAAATGTATCATTATTTACTTGAACACCATCAACATACAATGTGTCTCCACTACCATTTTGATGCCATGTATTTCCTGATGCATTTTGATATAAATCAATATAATTTTCGCCGTCACTATTTCCTATCAACTTTCTCCATCCACCGGAAACGGTACTTCTAGCAACCACAACAACTGTATATCCTTGACCAAGTTGACTTGTCTTTAAATTTTGTGGGAAATTACTTCTAAAAATCTTATTGCCATTACCAGTGCTATTTCCTGTAAAATTACTAAATCCTGTGTCTTTATTCCAAGTAATATTACCTTGTATTGTAAAATCATTGCCCCTACCACTCAAATCTCTCCAAACATTACCATTGTTTCTTACATTATTAGTGCTATTTGGACCATAAACAAATCTAGATGCATAATTTAACATTTCTAATTGTGGATTTTTATACAAAATAAATCCATCCGCAGCAAGTCTTACACTTCCGCAAGCGCCAGGATATAAAAATGCTCTTACATACGGATACCCAGCCAAAGAAACAGTAGATGTTAATACAACGGATCTCCAAACACCAAGCGCTTGACCGCTATTTGATATCGATCCAGCCGCACATTGTTCAAAATTAGCTATATAATCTGTTTCAATAGTAGTTCCTGTACTGATTAAATAATCAAAACTAAATTGAACGGTAGATCCTGTTGGAAAAACAGAAGGAACAGCAACATCTACACCGTGATAATGACATCCTAATGTTCCTAATTCATATCTATAAACAACATCAGTTGGTTTTATTGTATAACCACCATAACTTCCACTTCTTATTCTCTGAAATGTGCCTGTTCCATTGACAGGAAAAGTTCCTTCTGTAGGAACAAAATAATTTGTTGTTGGTCCGCCATCATAACTAGCTTCGTCACTTGAATCTAAATACAATATCAATCCCTCTTTAACAGGAACTTCACTTAATGTTGATACAGTTGAATACTGTCCTCTTTTGCTTAATGAACTTATAACACTCATATATGTTTCTGTATTCCTAATTTATATAATGTTGATACTTCATCCGCAGTTAGTGCATGATCATAAATTCTTATTTCACCTATATATCCTTTTAAATTGTGAATTGCATTTGCAGTATTTACTGTATTTGGCGCAGTTCCAATTATAATACCACCACCCTGACCAGATGCGGGTTTTGACCATGCACTTGTTGAACTTGATGATGATATTCTGCTTCCAATTTGCGTTGCATCATAATATTTGACTATACTATTTTTATACATACCATCATTATTATAAACTCCAGTATACATATGCCATCCACTTGTATTTACCGCATCGTTTCTACTACTCAATGATGGTCCGCCATTTCTTTCTACGATAAATCCAAAATCAGTAGTAGTATTGCCTGTTCCATATATAAGTAAATTAATTCCATAACTACTACTATCTCTATAACCAAATAAATACATTGATGTATTTGTAGCATTTGCTAATTTATTTGCCCAAACTACTATAGTAAAACTTTTTCCTGAAGACAATAAGTTAGAAGCAATATTTGCATCCAATACTCGTATACAATTATTAGCACTAGATCCGTCAAAATAAAATGTGTTATTATGAAATACAGTAGTTGTAACATAACTTCCATAAGTCAAATCACCATTGTTATTGTTTCCAGTTAAATCAATCAAACCACCACCAGTCGCAACTGTTACACCTCTTGTCCCACCAGCGCCAGCATAATTTGTTAAATGATTACTTTTTTCTAATTGATGATTTACTGCAATTTGTGTATTATCCGTATTATATTCATATGTAAACGAATAAGTATTTATGTATGCAGTAGTTGCTTGTGTTGTAAATGTTCCAAAAATTCTATACCAACCACCAGGATATGGTATTCTATTAACAGAACTCCAAACACCAGCTTCTGTTAAGTAAGTTCCTCCACTATTATATTCGTATCTGTATAAATAATTTGCATTACCATAATCATTATTTACAACTTTATAAAATGCACTATAACAATATACAGTAGATGCTGTTAAATATACTCCGGTTTGATAAGTAAAAAACGATGGACAACAGTTAACATTGCCGGGATTGTTATATCTATTTATGGAAGCAGTTTGAACTCCGTTTGGTGTCCATATACCTCTATACGATGATGTATATGGAAATGCAAATCCACCATTAGCTGTAGGATACGCTGCAGTAAACAAATTGGTGGTGGGTTCACCTCTGAAACAGGTTACATCATATGGATCGTAATATAACTTTAAACTCATGATATTCCTAATTCGTTGAAATTTTGTGCAAATGCAGTTCCCAATTTGGCTCTACTCATTTGTTTGTTATAAGCATATGTTTGACTTCTATTTGTCATATTAGCAAATACTACATTGTCATAATATAATACTGCAGTAGATGCTTGACCGTAATTAGAAAGCGCCATCCATGTTACATATTTAGTTCCGTATCTAAATACATTATATCCGCAACCAGATGATTTGCCTTCACCTGTTAAAGTAACACTATATTTTGTCCATGTGGTAGGAAACGAACCACCGCAACTTAAATAATAACCATAAGTTCCTCCTGCTAAACCATTTGATACAGGAGTTCCCGCTGGCAATGTTCCAAAACTCCATGTCATATTATTATTTACGCCGTCTGTCGATAAATATAATGTATTTCCGGTTCTGGTTCCAAAATATATATCTGGATATGTTGGATGACCAAATCCAAATCTAGTATAACCCCACGGAGTATAATATTTAGGATGATTTGCAGGAAAAAATAATATATTTTTAAAATAATACTGTGCACCTGTTGCTTGCCATCCTGATGCATCTGTTAATGTAATTGTTGTATCGCCATTATTTACTGCTGCAGCTAATGTAGTATTACCACTATCTCCGTTATTTCTTAAATCTATAAAATTAAAATCTTCATCAAAACATTGTAATCCAGCATAACCTGCACTTTGTAAAGAACCAACTGATTTAAAATAAGCACTCAATAAATAAGTATCACCTGTATTTACAGGTATATAAACTCCTCCCGTATAACCTCTATAACCAACATCAACAAAACAATACGAACCGTCATAAGAACCAGTTCTACTTACACCACCGGCATTGATATTATAAGTGGAACCAAATTCTGCGTCACCATTGACCATTAGATTTGCTAGACCTGTTTCTGGGTCAATAGAAACACGGTCATCAAAATTATATCCTTTTGTATAAAATATATTGTTGGTAGAACCTGATATTATATTCATATCTTTAATTATTAACCAACCCAGTTAAAATCTAAACTATCACTTGCACTATCCCATTCAATTCTCCACTTTGCAGTACCTGTTGTAGCAGCACTGATTTCAAATCCACCAGTTCCACTTGCACCTCTGGTTCTTACTATACCTTCTACATCCAATTTACGACCTGGATTACTTGTTCCAATACCAACATTTCCGTTATTTAACAACATCATTTTTAAACTATCCGCAGTTTGGAATTGTATATCTCCTGTTCCTCTTGCGTTTAGATACAATGATGTATTATTTGTTGTTCTTATTTCATTTGAACCAGGAGTTGTATCATATGATGTTCCTAATAATATACCACGAACAGAAACTGATTGAGCGCCGTTAGTTGTAGTTAACAGTGCAAACGATGTATCACTTTTTATTTGACCTAGATTTGTTTGAAGATAACCAGTTGCAGTAAAATTTACACCAGTATAACTATTGCCAGTGTTTAATGCATTTGCAGTAGTAGCCGTGGTTGCAGTAGCGGCATTACCGTCAATACTAACACCAGTAAGTGATAAAGCAGATGATGTTCTATTAATAGCAACAGCAGTTGTACCTATATACATTGTTTGATTTGTTGCTGCAGCACCTAATTCGGCTAATGTCCAACTTACATCTGCACTTCCATTTACAGATTTTCCTGTTGATCCAATTGTCAATGTTCTTGCAGTAGTCCATATAGCTGCAGAATCAGCATAGCCAGCATAAACTTTACCCCAAGATCCCCAAGTATTCGATTCTTTTTGTCTAATCCACAAATAATTATTTCCACCACCAACATTAATTCTTGGAAATGCTATTTGATTTACATATGCTGAATAAGCATAATCATTACCAAGACCCATTGATATTACATAATATTGATTAGCTGGTTGACCTGCAGGAGCATCAGCAGCATTTTGACCCTGCATGAAATAAAAACCAAAATCAGGTAAAGCACCAAAAGTAGTATATGTGGTATGATTATTACCAGTATTATTAAATAATTGAACTTTTGTTACTCCGCCAAGTTGTGTTGAATTGGTTGCAGTAGCTGCATTACCACTTGTATTTTGATTTCCAGCCGTATTTACGCCAGGAAGATTTATATCTGCGGAACCGTTAAAACTTACACCACCTATGTTTCTTGCTGTTTGTAATGTAGTAGTAGTAGCCGCATTACCACTTATACTTCCGTTAATAGCATTTCTAAATACTGCGGTTCCAGCATCCGTGATATAAAATTCAAAATTACTGGTACCATAATTATAAAATCCTATACCAGTTTGAACTGTGCCATTATTATCTCTTCCAAACCACCATTTATTTGTTCCAGCATCTTGAATTATGATTGCTCTTTCTGTATTAGTTGCACCGTTTAATGTAAAAAATGGTGCACTATCAGCGGTATTTGTATTTGTTGCAATTATTCCCGATCCTGTGAATGAACCCGTAAATGAAGTGGCAGTTACACTTGCAAATGTTGGAGTTGCTCCTGTGTGAATATTCTGTGGTAAACTTATTGTTATACCACCTGTAGACGAATTGACACTTACTTGATTGGTTGTACCTGCTAAACTCGTAACGCCAGTGTTAGTGACTGTTACAGCACCAGTTGCAGATACATTTGCACTTAAACCAGTATTGGTTGTTAATGATGTTACACCTGTATTTGTTATTGTTACGGTTGTCGCACCACTTTGATTTGTTGTAAATGTATTGGTTGTACCAACACCAACACCTGTTCCAGCTGCAATTGTAATAGTTCCATTTCCTACATTCAATGCAGTTACTGCATTTGCAGCCCAACTACTTGTAATTGCCCAAGTTCCACTTGCATTTGTTCCATCCGTCCAACAAACATCTTTATAAGTTGAATAAGCACTAGCAGAATTAAATGTTTGTTGCCATATTCTCATTCCAAGAATATCTTTACGGAACATTACAAGATTATCATTTCCGCCAGTTGCATCTGTATATGAACGCAAATGCAAATAATCTGCCCAAGGTCCAGTGCTATTATTAGTCCAACTGGTAAATCCAAATTGAAGATATCCATTTGAAATATTATTTGGAGCAATTGTTCTGATATCTTTCGTCAATAACTGTCCATTTGTACCAGTTACAGTTGTTGCACTTCCTGCTGTTGTTGATGAAGCAGCACTACCACCAATACTTAATCCAGAAGCAGTTCCTGTTAAACCTGTTCCCGCACCACTAAAACTACTACCACTAATTACACCAACTACATGCAATGGCGTTGTAGGAAGTGTTGTTGATATACCCACATTACCATTAGCAATTATGGTAATTCTTTCTAAACCATTTGTATACAACCTTGTTATTCCGTGCGTATAGTTAGCATTATTTTTGCTTATTTGTCCTATTTGTAATATACCTCCAGAATTTCCAATAGTGCCTGGCGTATAAGCTATTCCAATTTGATTATCCCAATCCCAAGTTTTTCCTAAAACCAAAGTGTTTGTAGGATTATTACCAATCATCCATAGATTACCATCGTTATAACCTAACAAATCAAATCCATAATATCTAACACGCTCATAACCAGGAGTCAATCTTACACTTACTACATCATTGCCAGCTGCACCTACATCTAATTTATAAGATGGACTACTTGTACCTATACCAACCAAACCTGCTTTTGTTATTCTTATATTGTTATCAATCTGTGTACCACCGTTATTAGAACCAAATACCAAATCATCTGTAGTATCTGTTCCTATATATCCAATATAATGATTACCGTCCGCACTTCCTCTTTCTCTTCTCCAACGCAATCCACCCCAACTTGATGTTGTAGGCATTGAAAATGAAAGACCTTCAGCCCAAGCAGATGAAGCAGGTACACATCTTATATTTCCAACTACATCCAATTTTTGAGCAGCAGAGGTTGTTCCTATACCAACATTAGTGCCATTATCATAAATTAAGCTATTTCCTAATTTATAACCAGCAGTAGCTTTAGGAATATAATTTGCAGTTAAATTTGTTTGTCCGTCAGGACCAGTAATAATTTTACCGTTAACTGCACTTCCTGTCAAGAAAAAATAATCTCCTTCACCATCCCATAAAAATTGACTTAATGTATTACTACCACTATCATACATTTGAATACCAGCATATCTTTGATATGGACTCAAAGCATTCATTATCAGAATGTTATCAGTAACTGTCAAATTACTTGATGTAATGTAAATATTACTTGCACTAAATGCAGTTACTGAGCCATTGACCGCAAAATTTCCATTAACAGTTAAATTACCAGAGATAGTATCACCTGCTTGATTTACAGGTGTATATCCTAATCTAGCCGGTATATTTGTATAATATGATGCAGCTTGTGCATTTAATTGTGTAGCATTTGTTGCGGTGCCAGCAGTTAAATTCGTTGCTGTTCCTGTCAAACCTGTACCAGCACCATAAAATATTCCTGCGGTTCTTATATCACTATTATTTCCCCCATTTCCACTTGTAGAAACGCCCCATTCACATATATGATCAAATGTTGTTGTACTAAATAATGTTCCAGGATTAAAAGTAATTGTTTCGGTGTTAAGTGGAAATATTTCTACTGCCAAATTCGTTGATGTACCACCGTCATGTTTTACTTGAAGTGTAAATGAAGCATCATTATTAGTAATAATTCTTATAGTTAATTTACTATAAAAACCAGAAATCGCATATACTATAATATCTTGGAAATGATTTACTAAAATATCAGCAAGTACATTTACTACAACAGAATTACTTGTTCCATTGAAAGTGGCTCTAATCGCACTTGATAAATTATCTCCAACAACATTACATACTGTAGTCCATGCAGAACTAGTTACATTATTAATTGTACTTGTATATTTTCTTGATACTGTATCATCTACTGCTATAGTTCTATTTGCACTTAAATCTCCACCTCCAGAAATACCAGTGCCTGCTGTAATTGTTCTTGATGTTGGTGTATATGTACTATTATCATAACTTATTGTTGTACCTGATATTTTTACAAAACCAGTGCCGTTCAATGCAGTTTGATAATATGACGCTGCTTGTCCATTTAATTGTGTAGAATTTATTGCAGTATTAGCATTAACCGCATTGGTAGCCCAACTACCTGTACCTGTTAAATTGCCTGTAAATGTACCAGTAATTGTTTTATTTGTAAGTGTCTGTGTACCAGTTAAAGTAACATAACTTGCAGCAGCTACACCACCTAAATTTGTAGAATCTGATGCTAATGTAGTTGTAGCAGCATTTCCAGATATATCAATTGTTGCTAAATTTGTAAATGGATTATATGTACCACCAGCACCATCCATCATCAATGTCTTTGTACCTGTTTCCGCAGAACCAGATGCTAAAACAAACGGATAATTTACATTACTATTATTAACAGTAACATTTATAACATTTAACGGCGCAGAAATAGCAGCAGCAGAAAGTGGTGCGTCAAAGTTTACACCATTGTTTGCATCCAATGTAAATGAATGTCGTCTTGTTACTTGTGCAGAATTGTCAACGAATTCTAGTTTACCTGAACTTGGTGTTATAATAATGTCTGGCATATTTTATATAAATATTAAAGTTCTGTGTTTAATTCAGGTACATCTGCTCTTATTGCTGTAAAATCCCAGAAAAAGTCATAATCTTTATATGATTCAAACAATGCTTTATCATATGCAATTGTAAAATAATTTTCTGGTATATTGATATCATCAACATATAGTGTTTTATTACACTTTATTCCCGTCAATTGTATATTTACACTGTCATGTAATATCAATTTATAAATGTATTCTGGTAATTCTACTTTACATTTACCATCTTTTAATGTATCTCTTCCAGTCAATCTGATACCATGATATGGACTTTCTAATGAACCATATATAAGTTTCTTTCCTTTCTTTGTAGGATGATCAATAATGAAACTCTTGGTTGTTGCACCAAAACTACCACTTACATACAATCTATATGTTCCAACATTACTATCACCAATACCTACTGCACCACTTCCACTTACATACAATATCGCACCGCTAATAGGACTCTTTATATTCAATAAAGCACTATTACTTGATCCGGTAATTTCTAACTTAGCAGCAGGAGCCGCAGTACCAATACCAACTCTACCGTCATAATCAAATGTTGTATGTTTTAACCAAGCATTTGCTGAATTATATGACCATAAATCTAATCCAGTACCACCCGAATTTAATTGTAAATTAAATGCTCTTGTATTACCTCCATTTGCCAAATAAACTTGTGTTTGTATTGTATCCGCACCATTTTTATATGATGCTAATGCACCGTAAACAGTAAGTTTATCGGTTGCATTTGTAGTACCAATACCAACATTTCCAGATTGAACTAGAAAATTGCCTGTTTCAATTGAAGATGTTGCAGGAGCAGAAACATTGCTTATTTTAAATACCAATGTACCGTCAGCAGATAACCCAAGTGTTTTTGTTGATGGACGATAAATACCTGTTGTAGGTATTGTACCAGCACCTGTTACATCAACATATGCAGATGTCAACCCTGCAACTGTATATGTATTACTTACATTTAATGCATTTGCAGTACCAACAGTTAAACTAGCTGCAGTTCCTGTTAAACCTGTACCTGCACCAACAAATGTTGATGCGCTAACAGGAAAAACAAAATAAGCAGATCCGTTTCCATCGCCAGATTCAAAAAGCAATCTTCCACCGGTTGGTGTAATACTCCAAGAACGAACGCCAAGTTCGTTAGTTCCAATTTTACCTGCTGTACCACTTCCAGCAATATTAACTCCGATAGAATTAACTTGATAATTATTTGATGTATTTAACGCATTTGCAGTTTGTGCAGTTGTTGCATAACTTGCACTAACAACATTGCTAGCCCAACTACTTGTTCCTAAGAAACCAACCGCATTACTTATGCTTGAAGTAAAACTGCTGCCACTGATGTTGCCATTAACTTGTAATGTTGCAACAGGAGATGTTGTACCTACACCAACATTTCCTCCGTTTGGATTTAATACTAAACTATAATAAGTAGCAGCAGATGATTTTCTTGGTTGTATCCAAGCATAAGCAGTTGAAGTTGCATCAACGCCAAATGTATTTACAACATCAGTCGTTGTATTTCCTAATATGAAAATACCGTTTGCATTTGTTGAACTTGTGGCAGGTCCATAATATGGAGCTGCTGTAGAATTAACTTGTAATTTTCCTATTACAGTAGAAGTACCTACACCAAGATTTCCAGATCCATCAATTCTAACTCTTTCAATTGGAAGAAGCGCAGAGTCATTTGCACTACCACTACCAACATTAAATGCTAGAAATTCTGTTCCCCATGTACCATATGTACCGTCCGCAAATCCTGTAATAATAGTTGATGTTCTTCTAGCACCTACATCTGATGGATAATTATAAAATGTAGTATAAAAATCAATATAAGCTTTACGACTTGTACCACCATCATTAGCTCTTAATGTTAAAGTTGGATTTGTATCGTTTATTTGTAATTTTGATCCAGGACTACTTGTTCCAATACCAACACTTGAACTTGGAAATGTAACACTGTCATCAGCAGCACTGATTTGCATTCTTAATTGATTCAAATCATTTGTTATTTGAAAATGACCAGTAGTTCCACTATTTAATACATTTTTACCGATCTTCCAATCTCTGCCAGGATTAGAACCAATATAAATATAACTTGTATAACCACTGCCTGTTGTATTAACAAATGTAGCAATCTTACCATCTGTACTGCTTTGTTTTTCAAACGAAGCAGCAACTTGTCCCGCAACTTCTGTTGGACCACCATTAACTTGTAATTTATAAGTCGGAGCACTTGAACCTATACCAACATATCCAGTAGAATTAATTGTAACTTTTTCACTTCCGCCTGTAACTAATCCGATTGTATCTGCACCAGAAGAATATATTCCTGTATTTGTATCACCAACAAATGCGATACCTGGAATTGATGTAGTACCTGTTGTAGCAAGAATCTGATAACCAGATCCCATTGATAAAGTTCCATTATTAGTTAATCCAGAAACTGTATAACTATTAGCTGTATTTAACGCATTTGCAGTTTGTGCGGTTGTTGCATAGCTTGCACTAACTACATTGTTAGCCCAACTACTTGTTCCAAATAAACTACTTGTAATAGCATTAACTGTAAAATTACCTGAAGAATCTAAAGATGCCACGGAATTTAAAGCAACAGGACTATTTGCTACTACAGTAGAAGATCCAGTAGAAGAATACCAGTAATGAACATTTCCTCTAATTGTATAAGCTCCTCTAGATACATTTATACCCGTTGAACTTACAAATGTTCCTGCTGATGCTGATGGCCAAACTGCATATCCCAAAACAGGTCCACCATTGCTATATTCACCTCCTAATGTAACCAATGCACCGTCGTTATAATATCCCGCAAGGATTTTTGATGCTTGAACAGAAACTTTATCTCCTGATGTAATATACCCACTTCTTACATCAAGCAACGATGCAGGAGATGTTGTACCTATACCAACACTTCCACTTAGAAAATAAAAACTTCCATTATTATTATTATCAAAATAAAATCTTATATTTGAAGATGCATCCACCAATCTCGCTGGATAATTGTTAAAAGTAAATTGCGTATTATCCCAATACCAACCCAATGTAGAATTATTTGGAGCATATGCTCTAACTTGACCAGATGAACCACCAAATCCACCAGCTCCATTGAAATATAAATCTGGGGTTGTGGCATTACCATCACCAACAACATTGGCCGATCCACTAACATCCAATTTATAAGCAGGACTTGTTGTACCTATACCAACATTGCCATTTATATCAATTCTTAATTGTTCTGAATATGAAGTACTTCCAGAAACTTTTCCTATTGCAAAATATTGATTGGAAGATACACCGTGTCCCCATATTAAATTTGATTCACTAAACCCATTACTATAATTTGTTCCAATTGATACACCAGTGGTAAATCCCGTTGGTAAATTAGCCCCAACATTACCATTAAACCATGACCAATTATTTCCATTTGCCGCTTTAAAAACTTGAAATAATGTACCAGGAACTGTTGTACCAATACCAACATTACCATCATCTTTTACTATTAATTTTGTAGAATAAGCACTAGTTGGAGTTTGTATTAAAAAGTCACCATCATCATTTCCTAAGAAAACATTGTCACCAGATGAATCTATTAATGATATAAAACAACTACTAGCTGAACTCTTGAATGTACCAATTGTAGAAGTTGACCCACTAATTCTTAAATCACCATAAACATCTAATTTATATCCAGGACTTGTTGTTCCAATACCAACATTACCGCCGGCATCAATTCGCATCCATTCGGCCATTGTTCCGGCTGTATTTGTAGTAGCAAATTGTAAATACCCCGCATTACTACTAGATAATGCGTTTGTTTTTCTACCTGCTATTTGACCGAATGATTGATAACTACTTGTATTATAAGTTCCACCTAAACCTATTGCACCACCAACATCAGCAGCAAATGAAGCACTAGTCCATACTCTTAATACATTATTTCCTGCTCCGTTATCAGTTGCAGGATTTGTAGGAAATTGTACTTCTAATCTACTGCCAGGATTTGTTGTACCTATACCAACATTATTAGTTGCTCTATTTATTGTAATAGCATCTGCTGATAATGCCGAATTGTATATTCGGAACATGTCATTATTAGCTCCGTTAACATATTGATTTTCCAATGACCAAGTAGTATATGTGCCTACTAAATCTACTTTTGCAGAAGCTACAGAATTTCCTTGTACTCTTATAGTGGGTGTAGCACCATATACGTGTAACAAAGCACCAGGAGCAGTTGTACCAATGCCAACTATACCAAAACTGCTTGTACCACTTGCACTAATATTGCTTGCGGTAAGATTAGTAATTATGGAAGTGCTACCACTAACATAACTTGCAGTACCTACGGTGATACTATTTAGTGATGCGCTATTAATACGAGCGGTACTATCAAAATAAATGAGAGAACTGGTTGCTGCAGCTATTTTAGTTTCTAAAAATGCTGTACCTGAACTACTTACTTGACTTAAGATTAAATCGCCGGTATTATAAACTATTCCAGATCCTATTGGCATATTGTATAAATATTACTTTATTTATGTTTATATAAATATAATAACCCAAGAGGTTTATTTCTTGGGTTATCACTTTATTTACACTTTTATTGGTTATTTTATATTAGAGTGACCAGTTTGAAATCGGTACTCTCTTCCAAATATTATTGGTATATACATATATAAAATTATTATCAACGTTAATTTGACCAGGCATACCACTCGCAGTAGGATGTGATGGGACAATCCCTCCACCTAAAGGTGCGCTTCCTGTAGAAATAGTTAATGTTGTAAATGAACCAGTAACATAAGTTACTAAAGCACCAGTAATATATGTTATACTTCCAGTAGTAGCCGTAATTTTGCTTGAACTAATAGTTGTTCCTGTATAAGCTAATGTTGTTCCATCATCACTTATTAATGAATTAATAATTCCATTAACATCATATGCTTTTGGTATTCTATTAACAGTTAAAGATGGAATAGCACTACCAAACGACGCAGTTGGACCAATAATAATATTGCTTGCAGTACTATTTTGATCAATTGTTATCCAATTATCTTGATCACCGTCCCATAATAATGATGCGCTTCTTTGATTGCTGCCACTATCATATACTTCAAAACCAGCATATCGTTCATATGGAAAATATGCATTTAATTGAATGATGTTATCATTAATAATGACCGTACTGGAACTGATATAAACTACACTTGAACTACCAAATACAGTAAAATCCCCAGCAACATTTAATGAACCTGAAATCCATGTATCCTTGCTAATTCTAGCACCACCATCAACTCTCAATGCGGCAACTGAATCAGTATAACTCGTAGCATTTGTTGCATTAGTAATTGCTGTAGTTAATTCTGTATAGACACCAGTATTAACGCCTTGTCCAGTAAGCACTCTAAAACCATTACTATTTTTACCAACATATAATGATGCGGTATCATTACTAGATGGTTGTCCAATTTGAACAGTAGCTCCGCCGTTATCATTTGCATTATATAGTGCAATTGAATTTGGATTTGTACCATTATCATTGCTAATATACAATGAACCAGTTGTATTGCCTACAATAACTCTATTTAATAATGGATTATAAGATAAAACATCCGCATCAGCTTTTAACGAATTGCTGCCAGTATTATTGACAAAAGTTACATAATATGTACTATTATCATTTATAGCACCAATACTTGAACTTATTGCAATGTTTGTCCAACTTGATGTTCCTAATAAACTTCCTGTAAATCTTGAAGCAATTATTTGTCCACTTGCACTAATATTGCTTGCGGTAATATTTGAACCAACTATATTTGAACTAGAACTAATGTTTGGTGCGATTAATTGATTTTGTATTAGTGTATATCCACTTCCACTGCCTATTACTATTGCAGTACCATCAAGAGCAAAATTTAATGTTTGAACTCCTGTTTTAAGTAAATCAAACGCAGCATCCGCAGAACCAATTATTCCAATACTAGGATGCATGATGTAAAGTCCAGATGAAGTAATTACTCCACTTGCACTAATATTGCTTGCGGTAATATTTGTAGCAATATAATTTGTACCAGCAATTATACCATTACTTGCACTGATTGCATATGATGCTTGAGACCCAACCGCATTAATTGATAACGCAACTGAACTACCAGTTGATACGGTTGAATTAATACTGAACATTACATCTGACCCAGTTGTAGCAGTACTTGTAAAATTAATATCTGGCGAAGTCAATGAGCCCGTTGCCATGGTTTCAGTATAAGTCATACTGTTGTTAAACCAGACATTGCTTGCACTTAATGTATTGCTTGCACTAACATTACTTGCAGTTAAATTTGTTGAAAATACATTTGATAATGTACTATTACCTATTACTGCAAGTGTACCCGTAATATATTCATTACTTGATGTAATATTTGCACTTGCACTTACTAACCCACTAAATGTAGCTGTAGTACCTGTTAATCCTGCCAATGTTGTCGATCCAACAACAGTAAGAGTACCAGCATCTTGTATTGCGCTTGCAGTCAATCCCGCACTTGCACTTACTAAACCACTCAATGTTGATGCGCCAAGGACTATAAGAGAACCGACATCAGTAATATTAGTTTTTACCCATACATTGCTTGCACTAATATAACCGCTAGCACTAATATTGCTAGCGGTAATATTATTTATATTTATATCAGACGAACCGATTAATGTTCCCGTAGTATCTGTTTGTAAAATAAGTCGTGAACCGCTAATAATAGTTTCAACAAATGGTGCTTGTCCACCCTGTAAAGACGCAGACGTTTGAGGGATTACTATGTTAAGAATGTTAGAATTGGGGTATGGCATATAATTTCTTCTTTATCTAGTTATAAATATAAATATAAAAGATATTAATATATAATTCTTAATTTTATGCAGTCCAATCCGCAATAGATTGTCTCAACCATCTTCCACCGGCATAAATGTAATGATAATCGCCATCATATGCCATCCAACCTGGTTCACCATAATCATTTGGTGTATTTGGAACATCATGCCAAATAGTAACTTGTTGTGATCCACTGACAGTTAAATTTATTGTTTGTTGAATCAATGCTGCATAACTTTGTCTAATTGTAGTAATTGTTTCACCTGCCGCAGTTGTAGATTGTTCATTGGCAATTGTAGGCTTAGGAAATCTCCATTCACTATCATTTTCAACCAATGGATTGATGCTATAATATGGATTTCCTTTATTACTATAAGTATTATCTTTAACTTTTTGATTGATTTTTGACATCTCAGTACTACTAACAATTTCTGCTGTTAATTTTACTTGTTTTGGTGTCAATAATCGTTGAACTGTTTGTTTTCTATCTTCAAAAGATTCTGGTAACAAATAAGCATTAGTAGTCAAAGTAAATGTACTTCTAACCATTCTATCTTTCTCACCACTACTTTCTATAGTATTAGTGTAATTATCAATTTTAACTCTGAAGTTAAATCTTTGTTTGTCACCCCAATAATCTCCTTCTGCAAAATTAATCTTTTCTAATATTGCATTGTTTTGTTCAACATATTCGGTCCATACAATAAATTCATATTCTGCCTTAATATGATCAGGCATTGTTACTGCAAATATTTGATTGGTAGGAGCAACAGTTTTATTCAACAAACTAAATTTATCGTATTTGTTCTTTTCATTGAATTTGGTCATTACCGGATAACTCAAATAACGATTAAATGTTTGATATCCTTCATCTTTTGCAAATGATGTTCTCTTGACCATTATTAATGGTATTTGTAATTTTCCTTGTTGATCTCTTAAACCGCCTTGAGCTTTTGCTGCATACCATTTTTCAGGATTACCATATATAATTGGCACTTTTATATTTTCACCTGCGTCAATTACAGTAGGATTGATTACATTTTGTATATAACTAATCAATGCAGTATCAACATCCAATAGACTAACGGTAAAATTTTTCTTTGGATCTTCATCTCTTCTAGTATCCAATGCAATGTTTCTTACATTAGATGCAATAGGATTGTTCTTTTCAACATTGTTATTTGTTGGTACTGGATTGTTTTTATTACCTTCCCACATAATTAATATTGACGGTTAACTAAATTAATCTTGCTCAACTTAGTATAATGACTATTACAAATTATACTATGTGATTTATTTGATTGACCACCTAAAAATTGTTCTTGTACGACATTATCAATTTCATGATAACGATCATTAAATAATATCAAATCACCAACTTCTGGATAAAAACTTGCATCTTTTAAGGCTAATTCTCTAAATTTAAATACTACAGTTTGATCTCTATCTGGTCCAAATCCTTCATCGTCTGTAGTAATATCACCACGATCAATTAAACTACTTAATTCTACACCAGAATAAAAACTTTTTCCTTCAGCAGCAACTGCTTCACCATAAATGTTTGTATTGGTTTCATTTGGTGCAATCTTAAATAAAACAACAAGTGTTTCAATAATATCACGCATTAATTCGGCATTAAATTGATTTACCAAATTAATGTCTCGTTGACTAAAATATCTTCCAAATAATGCCATATATTATCCTATATAAATTAATAATGGAACAGTTTTCATAATAGAAGTCATTTTTTCAGTTTCATCTGCCTTAGCTTCTATTTGAGCTTTACGACTGGTTGCTTCAAGATTTTCTCTTAATTGCGTAATTAATATTTCTTTTTCAGCTGATGCTTCACTTCTTAATTCAGAACCATCCAATGTTACTTCACCGCCAGGAATTGGAATCGTACTATATTTTTGTCTTATTAAACCAAGATTTTCTTTACACAATGCCAAGAAATATTTCTTAACCCATTGTTTTCCAACTGCATTTAATTTATAATAAACTACATTTTGATAAGGAACATTACTATAATCACTCACTACATCATAATTACTTCCACTACTAAATGTATTTGCACCACTCAATTTGTCTTTTTCAACTACATATTCAACATAAATTGTATGGTCATGAGTAGGAATAGGAAATATCTTTAATTTATTATTGACAATTTCAAAACTATATGCACTCTTACGAACCATATCATTGAATTCAATTGCTTGACCTCTCAATAAATCTTCAAATATTGGTGTCATTAAGAATTGTGTAGCAGGACTATAACCAGCAAATCCCATTTCATTCAATACGTTGCTATAACTCATACCAGTCATACTAAATGGATCATATATACGAGCAAATGCTGGAGGAGGACCATGAAATACTCTTCTAATTTCAACTCTACTGCCTGTTTCAAGATTTGTACCAATTAAATCTTGTAAATCATATGTTTGTACACTGGATGTTAATTGAACTGGTGCTTTTTTGATATCAACATAACCACCTACACCAACTTCACTTCCGTATCCTTTAGCTAATTGAATTATATATGGTAATCCTGTTCCAGTAACATTTTTACCAGTAATATTAGGATTATCTGCAGTGCTTAATCCTTGTAAATTCAATAAATTATTTCTGATATTAAATTGATTTACTTGAGCACCATATTCATTGACGGCTTCTTCAAAAGCAGCATAAAAATTAACATCAATCAATTCAATATCAATGATCGGATATCCCATTCTTTTCGCAGCCCATTCTGCACTCTTTTCACAATCATATTCAAAATAACCAACACTGCCGCTCAAATATGATTCGTTTAAGTAAAATCCAAACGGTATGCTTCCAGTAGTTACCGCACTACCGCTGCCTGGCCATCTTACTCTATCTTGATCTAAATTAGCACTCATTGTTTATAAATATATTATAATTTAGTTATTCTAACTTTTAAATCGCCATTTCCTTTAATAATTCTATGCCAAACTTCTTTTGGTATAAAAAGTTTACCAGACATAGTTTTTGGCAATTCATTATCCATTTGTAATTGCCAATCAGTTGTACCAACTATTTCTACAATTCTATCTTCTCTATCTCTATGCCATTCCAAATCATCTATATCTACATTTTCTTCAAATTCTCTTAGATATAAATTATCTTGCAAATGTGTTTCTTTGAATGGAAATTCCATATCACCAATATTTGCCTTTACTTTTGGTACCTAATGATTTAATTCTGTGACTTCTGCAACTCCAATAACCTGCAGTTGTTCTATCTTTCTTCTGACTACATTTGTGTCTAGCTCTGAAACTCTTTCTACGAGCTTTACTACTAGCTCTAATTCTCATTTTAGGATCGCCAAATGTAACTTTCTTTATATTACCACTTTTACCTCTAACATATACAGCAAATTTCTTTGGTCCTCCTGGAGTTCTAAATGGTCTATTAAGATGTACAGTTCTTCCTCTATGTTTTACCTCATTTAGATATTCATCTTCTTCCAATTCAATTGGCGCATCTAAATAAACTTCCATTCCTTCATATATTGCTTTACGACCAAGATCACTTTCAACAACATCTACATCGTCGTCATTCAATTCAATTAGATCTTGATTATACAATTCACGAACTTCGTTTATCAATGAAAAATAAGATTCACTATAAGTTCTAAATATATTTTCTTCAAGAGTAAGATTATGATCCAAGTGATATTTTAAATTGGAACTAATTACGGTATCTTGAACCAATTTCATTGGTGCATTTTTTTCTAAAATTTCATCCACTATATCTGTTAAATTTATCATATAATATAAATAGAATTACAAAATAAAAAACCCCGGCATTTCTGCCGGGGTCATTGTTTAATCTATCTTAGTATTGATTAGATTTGATCTAGGTCAGATACGTAGATCTTACCATAGAATTCAGGACGTACTACCTTCTTAGCATAACGAGTCAATACACCTCTACGTGGAGTGAAGTTAATTGGATCGTATACCAATGGAGTTTGTACTAGTGGGATGTATGGGGAATATACAGCACCGGTTTCTAGGAAGTTATTTCCACGGAAGCCCATCAAGATGGTGTTTTCTTGCATATATGGGTTCTTGTAGACTTGGAAGCGACTTGCGAAGCTACCAACACGACTTACGCCCATTGCGAACTTAGCAGAATCACCATCAGTATTTACAACGTATCCTGGGATTGATTCCAAGATGGTTGCTACGTCTGGACCTACTACTAGGAAGTTTGCACCACCACGAAGAGTCAATTGATGAATCTTGTTGCTTACCTTTTGGATCTTGTTGCCAAGAGTTTGGTACCAAGTGCTCTTTACGTAAGCAGTACGATTTGTTGAATCGTTGTTTACGGTGAAAGTTGGGAGACCATTAGAGTCATTTGCACCCTTGATGATGTCCTTACCGATTACTGCAGACCATCCTTCAGTTGTCAATGCTGGAGCAGCATTGATCAACATGTCCATGATTTCAAGATCAATTTCCATTGATACATATTCACTCAAGAGAGCAGTCAATTCTGCTTCTGCATCAATGCTGTGGTAAGCATTCAAGTCTTGAGCCAATTCTGGGGTCCAGACTGCCTTTAACTTACGGGTCTTAGCAACGATTGGTTCGCTCTTAAGTTCCAAGTTAACTTCTGGAATGTTGATATCGGTACCTTGGTTAATACCGCCACTTGAACCAGCTGTTCCTTTGAATGGATTGGTATCTTCAAAGTCACCACGGGTACTGTCAGTAGGTTGTACAGTGTAAGTTAATACAGCATTTCCTGGGAAAACTGGTGATTGTGAACCAGTTACGATGAATTGAATTCTGTAATATGGAGAAGCCAAAGAACCTGTATTGTATACCTTGGTCAATTCATTGATTTGTAGTGTTGGATCGATTCCTGAACCGCTCAAAGCAAAACTTCTTACTGCGTTCAAGTCAATTCTTGCACTGCTATTGTCGCCAACGTTTACGGTAATCTTTTTCCAAGATCCTGTAGCAACATAGGTTGAATCCAAATCAACATCACTGAAACTTACAGAACCAGTTGCATATGAAAATGATGCTGATTGATAGTTTTCAGTATAAGCATAACGACCTACACCATATAGACCGTTTACAGCTGCATCGGTAGAACCAAGTTTGGTGCTGTTACCACCGAATAGTGATTGACCGTTATAACCGTTTTGACCTGGCAAATTACCACGGGTAGTACCATACTTGAAGTCAAGATAGAAGATTAGACCGGATGGTAGGTTCATTGGTTGTACTGAAACGAATTCCTTAGCGGAAATTTCAGCGAACACACGGCGAACCAATGGAAGAGCTACGCCTGCCCATTGTTCACTGTTTGCAGAAGTACCAGTAGCGGTAGCTTCGTTCAACAATTGTTGTGCTTGATTTTCAAGCAAAATGGACATGTGTGCCTTATCGACACCTTCTAGTCCTTCAAGAAGACCAGTCTTGTCCCATTTGCTTTGCAATCCACGGGTTTCAGTCATCAACTTAGCCTGTGGATTCATATTATTTGTCAATAATGATTTAATATCACTCATAATTTGAATTTATTTTATAGTTAGTTTTTACTCACCTTAATTTAACTTTTACTTCTTAATTCCGGCGAGCTTTTGGAATCTTGAAGCCATCACGTTGCTGTTTTCTACAATCAATTCCTTTGCAGGAGCTGTTGATGCAACTGGTTTACTTGCCAAACCTTCGGTGATTGTTTTTGCAGTTGTATTAGTCTTTTTGACAACTGATCCACCTAAACTATATGATTCGGACAAAATAGTATAACTCAACTTGACTTCACGGATGGACTTAGCCAAGTCGAATGTTTCCACAACCTTAAGTTTTTGCTTTTGGTCGAGGTTAAATTGATTAAATAGTTTATTTGTATATAGCAACTTAGCATTCAACAAATTAACTTCGTTAAGTTGATCACGGAGATATTGAACAGTAGACATAGCTTCGTTCAATTCGGCTTGAAGAGATTCGTCAACCTTTTCATCTTCAATCTTTTCATCTACTTTTTCTTCTTTTTCGTCTTCTTCTTTTTCTTCCTTTTCTTCATTGACAATGGATTCTTCCATTTCTTCTTCTTCGGTTTCTTCTTCGTTCAATGAATCAAGAAGTTCTTGTAGATCAACGACTTCTTCTCCTTCAGCTTCTTCAGCTACTGGAGCAGGAGCAGGTGCTGGTGCTGCTGCGGTTGGATCAACGGGAGCAGGTGCTGGTGCAACTGGAGCTGCCATTGGATCAACTGGTGCAGGTGCTGGTGCTGCTGCGGTTGGATCAACGGGAGCAGGTGCTGGTGCAACTGGAACATTTGGGTCAACTTGACCGGCTTCATCCAATTCACCTTCCAATTCAGCAAGAATTTCATTTAATTCTTCGTCTGTAATTTCCATTTCACCTTCATCGACATATCTATCGATTCTCAATGGATGTTCACCATGATCATCGACATCTGATTTATCACCAGTTGGATCTGGATTTGCAATATCAGATGAACTTAAATCTGCGATTTCGTTTTTTAATTTTTCAGCTAACATAGCTTCTAGTTTTGGTTGGAATGCTTCTTCCAACGCTGCTTTTGCATTTGCAAGTGCTGTAGCACGTACAGCCTTAGCGTCAGCAATAGCTTCTTTTAATAGATTTGACATATTTATTTTCCTTATTTGTGTGAAGTTATTGAGGATATGAACTTCAATGAAGATTAATTAATTATATGTTGCGACAAAGGAAATGTCGTATTACTGTTAAATAAATATAAATAAAAAATTGAAAGTAATAAAAAATATTGATATTTATAGTATTATGCCATATAAAATCAAAGGTAAATGTATTTATAACAAAGACACTGGTAAAAAAATGGGATGCACTGATGGGGATGTTCAAAAATATCTACGTGCATTATATGCAAATGTACCAGACGCAAAAAAGAATGAAATACGATCAAAATTGAAAGAAATATTTCGTAGATCATTTGCAAAGATGTTAAATGAAACCGCTGAACTTAATAAGAAAAATGTTAAGTTTAGAGATGAATTAAATAAAAATCAAGGACTTGATTTTAAACCATATGAAGTTGCAAAAATTGCAGAAGTAACAGGCCCAGTCAATAATAAAAACGCTGGATCTGGTATGGAATTGAGTTTTGATAAAGAATTTAATGAAAATACAATTAAGTTTGTAATTAAGAAATTAAAAAACGAAGAAGATGATACAAAGAATTCTTTTAAATATGGTGTATGGTACACTGAATACCAAAATGAAGAAGACTTTGATAAACCTTCAGCAGAAATTCGTTATAAGTTATCCGATCCAATTACTAATGATACTGGTGAAGGGCAAATAAAAAATAAATTATATAGCTTCATAAAAGACGCAATTAAAATTAATAATTAATTATGACACACTTAAAATCATTCTTAACAAAGGAAAGTGGAGAAAAAGAATATAAGTTGGATGATATAGATCATCCAAACGGATGGGATTGGAAAGAATTGGATATGTTATATGGAATGGGATTTGAACCAGAAGGTGATGCACGACTTGTATTAAAAGTAAAAAATCAGAAAGACATGGATGATTACACTTATAAAATATATAAAACAGACGATGATTATATTTTATTAATAAATGATACCAAACATTTATTTAAATCATTCAGTGATATGTTAAATAAAATAGATGAACTTGGTTCAATAGAAATTTAAAAAATAAACCCCACTGTAAAAAGTGGGGTTTTTCATTTCTATTTATAATTTTTTATTTTTGTGGATCTTTGATCTCAAAATATTTTTCTAAAATATTACCCATATCTTCATATAGGCTAACCATTTCATTATTTTGTTGTTGAGATTTAGCAGCATTTTTCTTAAATGCTTCAGACATCTTCTTCAATTCCTTGAAATGACGAATTGCAGTATTTTCTTGCATCCAATCACCACATTCATTCAATGCATATGTTTCGGCATATTGAGAGATTTTATCAATATTTTCAGCAATCTTCATCAATTGATGATATTCATAAAGAACTTTTCCATATTCATTATAATTATGTACCAATTCATAAAGAGCTTTTTTCTCTTCTTTGGTAAGTGTCTTTACTGCTGCTGGAGTTTCTCCTACAACTTGTAGTGTTGGTTGTGGAGATTGGACTTCTGGTTTGATGCCCAATGCTTCTGCAATTTCGGTTAATTTAATCATATGATATAAATATTATCTTAATTTGAAAATGTTCTTGTTTTTACTACTAATAGATTCAAATAGTTTATTTTCTGGTATAATCTTATCTTTTATAAATTTTATTTGGTTTTTATTTATACCAACAAAGATTACATTGTTAATTTTATTATTGACTTGTATTATATTTTTAAGTGTTAAAAATATGCTCTTGATCATTTTACCAATAGCATCATCAATTTTTTGAGATAAATAATTTGAAATTAATTGATTTAATTCGGTTACATTTTTACCGCCGGATAATGTAGAATTTTTAGAAAACTCTATTGCTAAAGTATTGATTAGTTTACGTTTAAATAACATTCCCAATTTATTTACTTCCACTAATTTAATTTCAGTAAACAATTTAGGTTCTTCTGATTTTAATGCATTGGAATTTAAAGAAAATTCAAATCTAATTCTATTTTTCATATTACATTTTATTTTATATGATGTAATATTATCATTATCAATTTTAAATGCCATTAATGTTTTTGACTCATTTGGTAATCTAGTATTAGAATTATCATTTAACTTTGAATTTAATATTTTTTCCGGATAAATTATAGTTAATCCGCTTAAAAATTCGTCTGTAATATATTCATCCAATTTGGCTTTTAATTCGTTTGTTAAACCATCTGCAGCGGAACCAGATACAGGTTCTGTTGTTGGAGTAGATGTACCTACAACTTTTTGATCTATATAATCAACAATATATTTAAATCTTTCTCCTTGTCTTTTCATCCAGTTAAGAACATTTTCTGGATTATAATTTGACATGTCTGGATTTGGTTGTATCTTAAAATACCAACTCAAATCTTTGAGAAAATCCAAGTATAATTCGGATTGTTCAGAATTTAATGCTTCCTTAATTATTCTTTCAGGAATTACAGATCTTCTTGCAGGATTAATTATTAAAGTTGCACTATAAGAAGTTCCCGCATCTTTATTTGCTACAGTAGAAATTGAATCAGAATATAATGTTTTATAACTTACTGAATTATTTATTGATGCGGATATAGTTGAATAAGCATTCAAAAATTCAGGTTTAATCCAATATTCTAAAAATTGACCTCTTGATTCGGTTCCAATATATTTTTTATCTATTACGTTATTATTTACTAAACCTGAAACATCAAGATTACCTTTAAAAGTAGAACTAGTAACAAATAAAATAGGAGATATTTTATATGCAGCTGTATATCCACTATTAATTGTTATATTATCAGCTCTTGGTTGTTGAAAAATTTTGATTAAATCGGTATTTAAATTTTTAGGAGTAGTAATATATTCTCTAGACTCTGTAGATGTAGATCCAGTAACAGAACCTGTTGTAGCAGTTGTAGGTGTCGTAGATCCAGTAACTGAGCCTGTAACAGCAACTGAACCAGTAGGTGATGCAGTTGGAGTTACTGATGATGTCGATGCAGTAGAACTCGTCGTAGTTGTAGAACCGGATGGTGTAGTTAATATTGGTGATGTAGCTACTGATGGCGTAATTTTTTCAAACTTTTCTTTAAATCTTAAAAATAAAGTTTCTACTCCTTTATCTTTACTATCAGTCGTTACATCTCCAGCGCCTAATACATTTTTAATTCCTTGACCAAATCTTGATAGATTTGCTCTAAACATATCTGATGCTGCTTCATTAACTTTACGATTCATATCATTTAATTTCACCTAATATATCACGAATTAAATCTTCTACCTTTTCCCACTTGTTTGTCAATGGATTTTTTACAACTCCTTCTTGTAAAGATTGTTCACCGGATGGAAACATAAATGCACCTTTAGTAGATGGATTGCTAACAAAGTCAAATGCAATCAATTCAAAATCATCTTGAACTTCATCAGTTCCTTCATGTACATTCTTTTTAACACTACCCATTCCTCTGGAACTAATACCCAACTTAATACCACAATTGAGTAATTCTTTTAAAATATTGCCACTTGGTGTAGTTAAAATTTCTACTTCGCCCATTAAATCATTGCCATTCCAATACATTCTTTTTACATTATGACTAACATTCTTTAAATTCACAACGCTACTATCTGGATGGTCTAATTCACCAAGTGCTCTTCTTTCTCTGATGAAATTTTCATCATATTTTTGAGCTTCTCTTTGTAAAATTTCTTTGCCGTATACTCTACCGTTTTGATTTTTTGCTTCGGCTCTTTGTAGAACACCTTGTACAACCAATGGTCCACCTTTGGACATTGCTTCTTTAAGTACAGATTTATCTACATCAAATGTTATACAATCTACTAATAGTTTTTTATTCATATATATTATACTCCTTTTGTTGCAGTGTTTGTTGGTACAACAGGAGCAACTGGTGTTGCTGGAGCTTGTTGTTGTTTCTTCTTTACAGAAGGTGTAACAACTGCATTACCTAAAATTTTGATTTGATATGGTGCTTTAACAAAGTATTCACTTTCTTTTTGTTTACCTTGTTCTCTACCTTTGACTATTATTACGTATTTTTCATAATAAAAATCAATACTTACGCCAGAAACATTTACTATATAATCTTTTTCTGGTTGACCATATCCTTTTGATGCTCTTAATTGGACTTGTTTATTTCCAATTTTACTCATTATTTTGTTTTGAAAAGTTCCTTTGTTTTGTAAAGTAGATTGCGATACTCTAGATTCAAAATCACTTAAATCAGATTTAGCATCATATAAATTTGGATCTTCTTGTCCTTGTTCGCCACCTTGTTGTACATTTGGATCTTGTTGAGGATTTGTACCTGGTTCGGCAGCTTCATTTACTGGCTTTGCAAGAGTATATCCAAGAGCAGTAGCTACGTCTGGTCTACCTTTTTTATTTTTAGAAACCCAAGTAGGAACTCTTGGTACACCAGCAGAACCTTCTCCACTACCAGCAGCAGCAGAAGTAGTAATTTCATCTACAACTTGTTTAATAAGTTCTCTTAACTTGTCTGTAAGAGATTCTTTTCCTTTAATTAATTCTTTCTTTTTGTTCATATTAAAGTTGATTTTTGATTTCCTTTATCAATTCATATGATAACAATAGAACCATTACTTGATTGTCTTTAACGAGATTAAATTTTTTAACATTATCAAGTTGTTTTACAGTTTCATTAATTTTAATCTTAATGACATCATCTGAAATTTTATTGGTTAATTCAGCCAATTGTTTCTTAACATTAGTTACTTCACTGTCAATTAATGTTTTCAATGAATTTGTATTGCTTATACTATTAATATATTCTTTTAACAAATTCTTTTGACTTGAATCCAAATCTTTATATTTTTCATTTAAAGATTCTACTAATATCTTATAACTTAAAAGACGAACTTCTTCATTTTGTTGTTTATAAACATTGATCATTTCGTCTTCTGTTTCTTTAGCAACTTTTTTAATGCCACATAAATTTTCAACAATACAAGTTCTAGATGTAACAATTTCTTTTACATCAAACTTTGAATTTTTATCACTATGATTTTCAAAAATTTTATATATTGAAGCTAAGACTTTATAATTTTTAATACTAGACTTAAATAAATCATTAATTGGATAAACATCTTTGATTTCTTTGATTAAATTATATTTTTCAGATGTTAACGACTTTTGATTTAGTTTGTCTCTTTGTTTTAATACAATTTCAATATATTTTTCAGCTTGTGTTTCGTCTTTTGCAACTTCATTAACTAAAAAGTTATACAATTGTAACTCTTTGCCTAATTCTTTATTCTCAGAAAAATATTTAAATAGAATATTTTTGGCAAAAGATTCGTCTTTTCCAGACAAAATATCTGATGTCACTTGTCGAGTGAGCAATTCAAACAATATTCCTGTGTTTCTAAACTTTGAATGCTTAGCTTTGTGCATATAATTTAATCTTCGTTATTTTATAAATATAGTAAATTTATAGTAAAAATCATTTTTAATATACTATTTACATGGATTATTCAATAATATTTTTTTCGTCTAACATTGATAGACTTTTTGTTTCGTTTAAAAGTTCACTTTTGATTTGAGAAGTAGTTTTTAAAAAGTCATTTAAACCCTCTAAACTCAATGGAGATTTGGTTTTGGAACCTTGTCTAAGTGGATCAGTTTGTGATTGAGATATATTTTCTTTACTTCCTAGTGGATCATACCCAAATGCAATATCTTTTCTCTTTTTATGAGATCCTTTTTGTGAAGGTCTTTTGTATGTTCTAAGTGATTTTTCAGTTAATGCAGGAGCTTCACCGCCACCAGCTTCTCCTCCTTTTTCTCCACCGGTTTCAGCACTTGGTTCCGTACTACCTGATTCTGCACCAGGTTCACCTCCACCAGTTTCGCCACCCATTTCTCCACCACCACTACTTGATCCGCCTTCTTCAGGTTTAATTTTGTTGAATGGTTTAGCTGGATCAATACCTTCATCTTCAATTTGTTTGAATCTGTAAGATTGTTTAGCATCTTCAACCAAATCATTCTTTTGGATATCTACATCTTCTTCAGAAATCTTAAATACATTTTCATATATCCACTTCTTACTAAATAACTTAGTTTCCATCATGTCTTTAGAAAGATTTACTTTATCTTGCCAAATAGCAATCTTTTCTTTTTCAAAAATCACTGACGGATTTGTTAATTCTAATGTAAAATCAACCAATGATGCATCTTTATATCCTTGAGCATACAAATGTACCATTGCAATTTTGTTCAATTCACTAATCAATATTCTTTGTACTCTATTAACAGTCTTAGCAAATCTTACATCTTCACTTGCAAGTGTTGCTTTACCACTCAAATCTTCTTCATAACCCAAAAATGCTTTTGGAATCTTTAATGCAGCTAACATCTTGTTACGAAGATATTCAATGTCATCAATACCATTGAATTCCATACCACTCAATGGTTCAATACTGGTACCACTATCACTACCACGAACTGGTAAATAAAAGTCTTCTACCATGTTTTGAAGATTGAAACGAAGATTGTAGTCTCCAGTTCTTTCATCAATATATGGAACTTTTTTCATCTTATCCATCAACTTTTGCATATATTGATCTACTTCAGATGGTGGAATATTGCCAACATCAACCTTAAAAATTCTCTTTTCAGGAGCACGCATTACACGATGAATTAACATTGCATCTTCCATCAATGATAATTGTTTCCAAACTCTTCTGCCACCTTCAATAATACTCTTACCATATGGAATGAAATTACTATCACTCAACATTCTAAAATGAGCAACTTGATAATTTTCCAATTCTTCTAATCTTCCACCTTCCGGCAAATTGATTTGGAATTTAACATAGTTCTTATTTGTTAAATCACTATTTTCTACACGGGTAACATTGTATGCACTAATTGGTTCTACCATGTAAACACCATATTCTGGACTAATATACATTTTTAAATAGAAATCACCGTATTTTACAAGATTTCTAGTCCAACTCCACATGTTAAATTCAATATTAAGAATATCATAGAACAAATTATAAAGAATTTGTTTGATATTATCATTACTTGAATGAATTACAAGAATTTCCCCCAATTCATTCTTAGTAACACATTCATCTGCATAAATATCCAATGCAGATGCAATGATTGGGTCCATATCCATAGTATCATAATCACGGAATAATTCAATACGAGCAGCTTGATAACTTAATGTAAAGTCTCTGCTATATTGATTATATGAAGATGTTCTAATTCTATTAAAACGATCTCTAAGTGTATTACGGTCAGTAGCATACATTACTTCATCTGTATCTACTACCTTCAATTTCTTACCACCAACATTACGAATTACTGCATCAGTGGAAAAAAGTCTCTTTAATTTTGAATATAAAGATCTTTGTTTTAATATTTGAAATTCTTCGTTTGCCATAGTTTTATATATATAAATATGTTACAATAACCAAGTTAGGTTTTCTTTTTTATCTGTTATTTTTCCTGTTGTCATTTGCCATGCTTCTTGGCTACTAATAGTTTGTGCTTTATAAATATTTTGAGTCCCACCGATTCTTGTAATACCTCCCAACATCGATCTATTTAAATCCATACTTTGTTGTCTTAACTTTAATGCTGTATCTCTTACCCATAATCCAATACTCATTGCCATTACCAAATCATCATTATAACCTTTCATTGCAGCTACTTTATTACCGTCCCAAATAAACACGGATAATTCATCCAAAAATCTAATAGATCTTACTTCTACAGATCTTTCTCTAAAATAAGTTTCTAATTTTGAAATCAATAATGGTCTGGTTTTCTGACTATTAGTAAAACCAGGAATCATTTTCTTTTCATCTCTATTGATCTTATTAGTCAACTGTCTTTCTACATCTACATATTGTAGGTCTGCACTACTATAGAACGTATTTGGATATTGTCTATCTATTATTTGTTGTAAAACAGCCCAACCAACATTCGCATTTTCTACAATTAATAAAGCATTATTATAATCAGTAGCAACACTAACCAACATATTACCATAATCTTTAGTGCCAATCTGTCCTTTATATTCTGCTACTTGAGTCAATGATTCTACATCAATAACTTGAAATGCACTATAATCTGCACCATCGCCTCTTGCAACGTCAGCACTAACTATATAATTTCTACTATAATCAGGATATTCCCAAATCCAATAACCATGATCCAATCCTCTCATTTCAATTGGATCTTTTACCTTACTTTGTTTATAAAAATCAATAGTAGCAACATCAACAATTCCATTACCAGTAGTTGCAAAGTCACAATCACATTCTTGTGCAGCACCTTTTACACCAGATAGTTCGGTTTGTTTATCTCTCCAAGCTTGATCTCTTTCTGGATGTAAATGCCATGGAAGTCTAATTGTATTAAATTTATTTTCCTTGGCTTCTGCTTTTACCCAAGTTTGGTGAAAGAAATTACCAACACCATTTGGTGTACTTAACATGATTGCTCTACCACCAGTACTTAATGTATATTGAGCAGATAACCAAATTTCTTCAATGTTATCAATGAATGCGGCTTCGTCAATAATCAACAATGACAATGCAGAAGAACGACCTGATGTACCAGCAGATGATACTGCTTTAATTTGCGAACCGTTTGTCAATCTTAAACTTAATCTATTATCTTCTTGTTCTTTTACTTTCAACCAAGAAGGAAGATTATCATTTGCAAATCTAACACGGGTAACAATTTCTTTAGATGTTTCTTGATTAATACTAATACAAAGAACATTTTTATCTTTATGAAATACCATTAACCACAAACTGTATGCTGCGGTTAATGTACTAATACCCATTTGTCTGGACTTTAATATGATATTAAAATCGTGTTCAACCAAGTCTGTTAAAGCTTCTTCTTGAAACGGATACAAATCAAAGTTTACAGTTCCACGAATAGGATGTTGTATCTTAACATACTTTTTCATGAAGTAAATTGGATCTACAAGACATTTCTTATACTCCTCTTTAATTACTTCTTTAAGTGTTTTTGGCGTACTCATTGATTTAATCTATCCAAAACCATTTGTTTGGCTTTAGTTTCAATTTCAGAGTTATAATTTAATTTATTCAACTCTTCGTTTGCTTTTGCAATATTTTCCTCAACATTTTTTAAATCTTCTTTTAGATCTGACAATACTTTTTGTATTTGTGTAGTATCATCCGTCCAAAATTCTTGACTACCATCATCATTAAAAAATTGCAATTTTTCTTCTGGATTTTTTTCCAAATATTCAATACTATCAGTAATATTTTTCTTAAAATCTTTCATTTCAGAAAGCATACTGTTATAGATTTTATATCTTTCATAATCCGCATATACACCCAATACTTTTAATTTACTGTCAAATGAAATAGTACAATCGTAACATTTGCCTGTTTTAGGATAAAACTTATCATCAAGATAATTACCAAACTTCATATCTGCATTACAGATACTACATCTTTGATCAATTTTTATTTGTCCAAGTTTGGATACTTTTCTTTTACTTCCATTTTTCCAAACCCATTTATTTCCTTGACCGTCTTCCCATTCTTCACCTTCTTTTCTTTTACTGTTGTTCAAGTTAGGATCATAACCAACTTGAATAAATGGACGATTTCCCTCGACATAATCTTTAACTATGTCAAGATTGCTTTTTCCTGTTGCTCTTTTCATAACTTTACTTTTAATCTGTCTAATTCCTTTTTGAAATCATCTAAGATCTCAGTTCTTTTGTTTTTATAACGAAAAGTATTACCTTTCACTAATTTAATTAGTTTTTCTAAAGTGTTAATGTCATTAAATGTTACATTATTGCCAAATAAAAATTTAGCAACGTCATCCATATCGGTATAAACAGTTTTTATATTTTGTTTTTCTTGTTTACCTTTTGCATTTATTATAACATCTGCACTTTGAAGACCTTTTTTCCAATTCATTTGATATCTCTTCATCTTATTTGGATCTTCGGTAGGTTCATAACTATGTGACATAATATTCATTAATAGAATATTTCTTAATGCAGCTTTATACTTAGAATCTGGTGCTCCAGATAAAGCTTTAATCATGAAATTTAAATCACCGATCATCAAATCGATTTGTACATATCCATCTTCTTTTGGAATTTCTGTAGATTTTACTGGATTTCCATCTTCATCTACAATAGGTACATTTAAGTGTAATTGATCTAATCCAGTATTTATTTTAAAAGCTGGTGTTGGAACATTTGACGGAGTATTTGCTTCTACATGTTGTTTTAATTTTTCATAAAACATCTTTTTATCATAATCATAATTTACACCAAATAATTCATTCAATTGTTCTGTGGATACCGCAACATCAATATCACCTAATATTGGCTTTGATTTATTTCCGATTATTTCATATTTTAAAGAATCAAGATTCCATATTTTAAATCCATTTTTTACAGTAGAATCCAAATATTGTTTTGGTAAATCACTGTTTGCAGCTACTGCATTGCCACCTTCTGTAATTAAAAATTCTTTTAATATATCATTAACAATTTTATTTCCCAAATCAGCATGTTTTTTGATTTTATCAATAGATGCTTGAGTTTCTGGAGTGGTTGCTTTCTTTTCTTTCTTTGAATATTGTTCAATCATTTTTTCGGCATATTTGTCTTTTATAGCTTTAATAAATGATTGATAATCAAATCCCAAATCAGTAAGAATACCATTCTTATCAAGAGTTCTTGCAAATCCAAGAACGCCTGTAGTTAAATCTTTTAATTTAACATCATTTGGATTTACACCACCATGTGCAGATAAATTTGGATCAATATTAGTAATCTTTTTGTTAAACAATTCGGCCAAAAAGTCTGCCAAATCTCTTAAAAATGTACGAGGACTATTTGATATCAATTTATCCACAACATCTTTTCTTAACATTGGAGATACAATTTTACCATCCTTAAATTTGGCTCTTACACCTGTATCACCAATTCTTATATTAAGAACTTCTGCCAATGCAGAATACATTCCTCCCATCGTAAATCCTTTTATACCTCTTTCAGGAGTAAATCTAGTAGCAAACCAATCTTTATATATTTTTGTAGTATATAATAAATCTAATTGAACCCAACTATCTTCTTCAATTTTAATTACAATTTGTTTACCATCAGATCTCTTTGCACTTTCAATATCAATGTAATTTTGACCACTCGTTTCAATAAATTTAATTACATTAGTTATATATTCTTTTTTTGTATCACTACCATCATCTTTTGATTCAATAGGTATTACGACCATTACATCAATATCACCGTAAGTTATTTGTTTTTTATCATGTTGATCTTGTTTATAATAACCAGCTGAACCCAATATTTGATAATCTTTAATTGGAGTTAAAGGTACATTACTTAAAAACATATTCAAATCAGCTAAAAAATCTTTAAACTTTTCAGTTGCTTTTTCAATTGTATCGGGTGACAAAATTGTCTTTGATGTTAATTCTGGTTTTAACCAACCACCTTCATCAATTGGTTGTTTATGTGCAGCTCTATTTGCTGCGCTGAATTTGGAACGAGAAACATACTTAATGTCACCTTCTGGATGAGAGAATACATAACCTTCGCCTCCAGGTTGATTGCCTATATATGATTTAATTTCAGTATCTTGATTATCAATTTGATTAATAATTTCTTCTTTGACTGACATTATTTCTACAACTACTTTCCATAAAGATTCAAATCCGTCACGATTACTATTTACATAATCAGTAATCTTCTTTTTCATTGCTCCTGTAAGATTACTTTGATCTACCCATTGTAGAAAATCATCGCCAATATTCACTAATCCAGTATCAACTTTACTATTCAAATATTTATATAAAATATCTGGAAAGTTAGTCATTTTCATACTAGCCAATTTAGAAGGATTAATAAAATCATCTATATTTCTAGCATGTTTATTTATATAAAGTATAATATCTTTTAATCGTTTTTCATTTACATCAGGTGGATTGTGTACAGATATCGGTGGTATTACCAATAATTGTTTACCTTGAAATATATTGTAATTTGTAATTGCAGTTTCATTTCCAAAACTATCCACTTCTCTATGAACTACAACCGCAGCTTTACTTTGCGCAATCTTTCTTCCCAATTCAGAATTGATGTCAACTGCATAAGTTACAATATTTGGTTTAAAAACATATCGACCATTTTCAATTAATGGCGTATTAAAATATAACAAATCTCCCTTAAAATAACCTCTAAATGTAGATGGAACTGCCGATTCAAATATTGAAAATGCATTTTTCATGTTTTGAACGAAAAATCTATATTCGTCGGTTTTAACACTTTTGCCTCTATTCAAAAACATTTGTTCCAATTCTTCTGGAGAAGTTGGTCTGCCATTATAACCTTTAGCAACAAATCCACTTTTATCTGTTAATACAAATTTACCTTCGTCATTTCTACCAAATACAACTGCAGGAGAACCATCCCATTTCATTGTAACATTTTTATATCCCCCTTGTTCTAATTCAATAAAACTTTTAATAGAACGAATTGCTCCTTTTGATCCTTCCCAGAAAATCAAATCTTCAGCGTGATCTATACGAGTAGCTTCGTTTATCAATATATTAGATACCAGAAATTGTTCTAAGTTATTCAGCTTTATCATATGGTTTTAAAAATGTTTTATCAAATACTGTTATAGCTTTATTATATGAACGAGTTGTTTCATCCAATGTATTGTCGGTAAATTGCCAGTTCCAAAACAATTCATTTGGTGTTTTGAATCCAAAAAATTGAAGTACTTCTTTTTGTGTTTCTGTTACATCTTTACCGTTCCAATTTTGCCCAGTTGCAATAAAACCCGCATCAATGTCTTTTACTATATTTTTTTCTCCCAAATTACTATGTCTATTTTCAATCCAAGTTAATCTTTCAATTAATTTTTGATAATAACCATTTGCTTGTCCCCATCTTATACTAGCAAAAAATAAAACGGTATCACTTTCAAATAATTCTTTACTTATTTTCCATAATTCATCATTCTTTTCATTTATGCTAGCCCAACAACGATGATATCCACTTGGATTCTTTTCTTTGTCTTTTAATAGTGCTTTTGCAGTTCCACAATGATTGCCACCAAATTCTCTATTACTACTTACATTTCCTTCACATGGAAATATATTTAGTTTGGTAGTGTCTATAAGAGTTACCTTTTCTTTACCCAATAAGTCTTGGATTTTAGTAGCTAGTTGGTTGCTTTTAGGTACATCTTCTTTATGTTGTGACCATCTATTACTGGTAGTCAATAATAGTACTTTATTCTTATTCCTTAAATAATCAATGGTTTTCTTATACTTTTTCGCATAAAAATCCATATCTTGTTCACTAGAAGGCATTTGTGCTTCTAATAATAAGTCAGTTAGCTTAATCATCGTACAATATAAATAGATTTAACAAAGAAAAAACCCCACTTATTTCTAAGTGGGGTTCACTGTTTAGCGTTGTTTAACCATTAGGGAAGGTTGCGCCTGTTGGTAGAATGTTGAAGTCAAGTACGATGAATTCAGCAGTCTTAGTTGGTTGTAGATAGATTTGACCGTATAGGATATTTCTGTCAACCAAATCAGGAGTATTGTTTGTATCATCCATTACAACTTGGAAAGCGTACAATCCACTACGTTGTTGTACAGATTCCAAATATGGATTTACGATACTCAAGAAACGGTTTCTTGTAGCTGCTACATTTTGTTCGAATACCAAGAACTTACTGCTACTTGCAATGAACTTCTTGAGTGCGATTAACAATCTACGAACATTGATTCTATCAAGAGCACTTGGTTGAATTTGAAGTGTCTTTTGACCCCATACGCAGATACCTTGACCAGGGAATGCTGCGATTGGATTTACACGACCTTCATACAATGTATCTCTTTCACTATGAGTTGTTCTATCAAGAACTTGAACTGCTTGTGCAATTCCACCACGATTTAAACCAGCTGGAGCGAACCATTCAGCAGCAGCATTGTCGTTAGCAGCATAAACTGCTGGCATTACTACTGAAGGAGGTACACTTACAATCTTGTTTAAGTTTGTATCTAGAATTTTAACCCATGGATAATATGTAGAAACATAACTACTATCAATTGTAGATACATCATTTACTGCTGCATCAATCAATCCTACTGTTTGATTACTTGATGGGAAGACGATATTATCCATGATGTAGAAACAATCACCACGGGCTTCGCACATATCTGTTACCAAATCGGTAACATAACTGTGTTGTTCGTGGAAAATGCCTGGTGTAACGATCAAATTGATGTCAAATTCATCGGCATTTCCAAGAGCACCTACACATTGTTTGTAAGCGATTGAACCTGCACTATTGATATTTGTACAATTCAAACCTTGAGTATTACCTGCGATAATATCCGATCCAACATTGATTGGAATTGCTGGTGATTGACCGTCAAATCCACCTTGGAATCCTACTACAAACTTACGCATCTTAACATATGTAGCTTCGTTAGTTGCATCATATGTTGAAGGAATACTACCACTCAATGAAGCAGCAAGTAGTGAACCAGTTCCCATATAAGTTGAACTTGTTGATTCCAAATCAAATGCGATATTATATCCTACAGTAGCACCAAATGGTAGAGGAGCAAAATATTGTTCTGTATCAACCTTTACTCCTGCATTTGCAGAACTAGTTGGATATAGAGCAGTCAATTCACTATCAGCACCTAGTGGAATATCACTCATTACGGTACCGGATGGATATTTACCTGGAGCCATTCCATAAATACTTGCTTTGCTATATTGTACCACTGGAACATAATTTCCAATTGTACCTCCAAGTGGAGTAACATAAGCTTCATTACCATAAGGAACAGCAGATACTGGATATGGTACAGTAGCCATTTCAATTCTTACATACTTACTCAAGTTTGTATAAGTACCGAATTCAATGATCTTGCCAGCATATGTAATAAAGTTATATCTATCACCAATTCTACGAGCAACAAAGTTTGAAGAATTTGGATCTAGACTCAAGTTTTGGAAGATTTCCAAATACTTTGGTTTCTTATCAGTATCACTATAAGATCTTACAGCAAGTGTGAATGAACCCCAATCACTTCCTGCAACAGTGCCAGACAATTTAACATTACTGATTTCAATCTTATATTGTTTATTTGTATTTGTACCATCACTCAAAGTATGTACTTTGAACAATTGATATTTTGTTACGGAACCAGGATTTGCATTACCACTCCATGGAGCAATTCCTTGTGAAAGAATCCAAGGTGTTGCTGCACTTGTTAGTCCATATTGAGAATCACCAGCATTCAAGTTTGTTGAGTATTGATCAGTAAACTTCAATACTTCACCAGTTGCGAATGAACTGGATGGTAGATATGCACCATAGACTTTCCAACCTGGATTTCCACTATTCAATTCATCATTTACTTTTTGAATTGAATCTTCGAATGTCTTATACAAATAAGCTGCTTCAATCTTGGCACCAGAAACTTGATCGTCTTGATTACCAACTGTTGCATCATTTCCAAATACATTTGTGATGTAATTTGAATCTGCTGGGTTCAATGAGAAATCATAATATCCGATCAAAGAAACATCTTGTGCTAAAACCAATTGGAAATTACCTAAAGATGTAGGATCTATAGAACCACTATAATTTCCAGATGTTGCGTTCTTTTGATTTAGTACTGAACCACTAAAACCTGGAGCATTGAAACTACTATCCAATGTGCCATATTGAGTATTTGCTAATACTGCTAATACTCTTGGTTTGTTAGTTACTGCGGTTGGATTACATGGATCGGCTGGTGTTGACCAAGAAGCACTGAACGCTCCAGTAATTTTACCAAATGAACCACTAATTACACCCTTTAGGTAAACTTGTGTTCCACATCCAGTTGAAGATCTTAGAGCAAAAATACTACCACTTACCAATGTAATATTAGTACCAACCAAATTTCCATCAGAATTTGTAATTGTTACACTATTTGCAAGTGAAGCGGAGAAATTTGAAGTAGTTGATGTAGATTCCGCAATTGCTTGTAATAATTTTTCATAATTGGTATATGCACCATTTCCTTGATAAGAAGATGTTACATGTGATGCAGCAAATGATACGGAACCTATAGTGAAACTATAAGTTTGACCACTATTATATAAACTTCCGTTTGGTGAAGTAACACTTAATGTAGTATCATCTGCTGCGGTAGAATTGAATTTTGCGGTAAATGTTGCACCAGATATAAATGATAATGTTCCGTTGTCAGTACCACTTCCTGAAATATAGGTAAATGTACTTGAAATATTTGCACTATCATATAGTACATATGATGAACCGCTGTTCAAAGCACCAGCAGAACCGCTTCTTGCCCATGTACCTGGTTGTGCCCAAATTACGAATGGGTTAATTTGTCTATATCCAGTCAATGCACCTACACGACAAACAGTTACGAATCCTTTTTCATTTAAGTATTCTTTTGCAGTGTATGGACCATAATAAACACCATCAGCAACACCGAACTTTTCTTCAAGATCGGCAGTATTAGTGATTAATGTTGGTGCGAAACCAGGACCTTTTGGAAATGGAGCAAGCACTACTGCTCCAATTTCAGCAACACCTTGTGCTACTCCGCTTAGGTCATTTTCTCTTGTAAATACTCCTGGACTGACTATACGGTCAACAGGACTAAATTTTCCTCCTTCAGTTATTGGCATATGTTAAATTCCTTTCAAATGTAGAAATTTTGATAAAAAAATCTAAATATAAATATTCCCAAAAAATTCAAGATGTTAATATTTATAAACAATTTTAAAATTATTGGTATAAAGGAAAAAATCGTCTTCCACTGCCTTCAACATATACGGGCGCCCAACCCCAAAATGTTTTGCTTCCAATACCACTCAAATCTTGATTTGTACCGCCTCCATTGATTGTAAATATATAAGCATTTGGATCTGTTAACCCACCACCACCAATACTATAATCACCTTCTCCAATTAAATATAGATTTGGTATAATTGTTTTATTTTCTAATCCCGGTGTTTTCAAATCAGATACGAATGCACTATATTTCTTTTCGGGATATAATGATGATGTATTATTATAATAAATGAATGATAAAACCATTTCTTGTGCCGGTGCAAGTGTAATTGATCCTGATTCTTCAATTGATCCACTTCCCGGACCATCGAATCCGGCTACTCCACTCCATTCTATTTGTTGATAAGGATAAAAATTAATTGTATTATTTGTACTTCCAGAAGATACTAATCTAATACTAAATGAACCTGATTCCGTTGAAGAACTAATATATACATTTAAATTGTTGAGTGTATGTAAATGCCAAAAAGAATAGTCTGTGGAACAGGTGATTGAAGATGTAGACCCACTAAAATATGATGATGTAAAAGAAAACTCTCCTTGTCCTGCTGGTCCTGTTGGCGATGGTATCCAGTAAGTATCGTAGTCATTTGAACTACTCTTTGCTAAAATATAAGATGTAGCTCCACCAGTTGGTATTCCGTTATTGGCATAACTAGCAGTAGTAGCAAAAGAACTACTAAATGAATAACTTGATGTATTAGAATAACTGGATGAAACAGTATAACTTGCAGTAATTGCTCTTGATGCACTAATTGCCCAAGAAGCAGTACCATATAAACTAGATGTAATATTATATGAATATATCGATCCTGTAACCGTCAAAGATCCTGTAATTTCTGCACTTCCAGTAAATGGAAATCCACTTCCTGTTCCACCAGCACTCGCACTAATAGTTACTATTGGACCAGATCCACTAATTATAGTTACTCCGGGTCCACCAATTATAGAAGTAATATTACCACCACCACTTCCAGATATAATACTTCCAGAAGCAACCGCACTAGAAGTCATTACACAAATTTTCCCAGAACTATCATCCCATGTTAAGAAATATTTAAATGGAACAGGACTATTAGATATACAATCTGGACTAATCCAAGTAATACTTGATGTAACAATTAAATTATTAGTTGAAATCGTCGTACTACTTCCTATATCCGGAGGAGAACTACTACCAGATGGATCAAAAACTTGAACGGTTCTTAAATTAGTATAAGAAAGATTTGAGTTTACATCATACAGTTCAGATTTTATTTCAAATACTTCATTCGCTACATTTATTGGAAACGGAACTTTTACATAATAAGCATTTCCAGTATATCCATACAATTCAGAAACTTTTATTGATAAATCAGAAACAATTATTTGTTTGATATTTTCAGGATAAACAACTAAAGTTCCATAAAGATCTTCAGGAAATTTAAATTCAAAATTTTGTTTTTGATCAAAATATTTTCCAGTTGTACTTCCACTGTAAGCAAATTCTGCAATTAATACACCACGATTTGGATCGTATCCTATATTTTTATTTACACTTGGCAATGAACTAGTAATATAAAACTTTAATTTGGCAGTTGCAGAGGAATCTTTTTCTACCACCGATGTTCTAAACGAAAATACATAATCGGTATCTTTATAAAAACTTAAAAAATTGCTGTCATAATTAGACCCTGATTGAGCAGCTTGTTGATTTGCATTATATGGCAAATAAGAAACATTTCTGTTTGTAAATGATGTATTTGCTTTTACAATTGCATATGTACCATTTAAATTACTACCTGATATTTTTAAACCATCAACAAATGTTTGATTATCATATTTTAAACTTAAATCATTTGAGCTTGTAAACCAAAAATTATTTATGTGAAATTGACTAAAAAATACACCCAATCTTTCAAACGCTTTATTTGGTGTAACAGGATCTCTTAATATTTCAGTATCGCCAAATGTTTCATCAATTACCGATTCAAAATCACCAAGAGTTCTTAAACTTTTTCTATAAACTTTATGTTTTGCTGGTTTACCTGTAAAGGTATTTATATTTTTATAAATTATCTTTGCATAAGAAAACTTCTTATATTGTTTTGCACCACTTAATCCCAAAGATTCTTGTAAATAAGAGGAAGATAAAAATAAATTGGAGTTATAAGTAATGTCATTATAAACAATTTTATAATTACCACTTGTAATTGTAGCAACTTTATTATTATAAGTAAATGGTGTATCTAAAATTAATGTTGTAGTGTTTAATACATCTTTAATTAAAAATGAAGAAGTCGTATTAATACTGATTTCATTTAAACTAGCATAATCTCTAATTTTATTTACATATAATTGTATCTGAAAATTCTTTAAACTTGAACTAAAATTAGCGGTTCCATCAATTATTCTATAATCTACCAAATTTTTTCTATATCCAAACTTTTGAATGTCAAAATCAGCTTTAGGTTGTACTGCGGTTGATAAAAAACTACCTGTAATTGTTTTTGGATTATTTTCTACAGAAGAAGAAACTGCATAAGATAATATTGGTTCAACTTCAATTAATGGTTGATTGTAGAATCTGATTTTTGAATCGGTAACTTTATTAACATTTATATTAATATTAGCAGACCATCTTACTGTTTTATTATCTACAGTTGTAGAAACTAAAATTATCTTTCCTGAACCAATTGAGTTTTGTTCATAAACATAAATTGATAATACAATAATTCTTTTATTAGTTAATTGGTCAACACTAACAGCCTTTTCTATAAAAAGTGGTACACCGTTACTATCAAATGCTTCGGTAAGTATTTCAGCACCAATTTTAAGTTTGTCACTTCCATTAATTACCAACGCATTTTTCCCCACAGAGAATTCTGGTGAAAACTCTGTGAGGTTAAAATATTCAGATAAGTATGTCTTATCTTCTATATTAACGGTTTGACTTGATAAACCTAAAATTTGACCTGTCTTTATGCTGGGCATATATACTATAAATATATATACCCATCAATTATACATAATTAACTTTAGAGAACCCGTTTTCTTTCTTAATTTCAAGTCTATTGTCAACCATGTCCCTCATACTATCCAAATGACTGATAATCCATACAAAATCAAAATTAGTCTTTAAGAACGCAAATAAAGCACCCATAGATGATAAGTTATCAGCATCTGCACATCCAAATCCTTCATCTATAGCTATAAAATTGGGTCTTGGTAGATTACTAATGTTAATTAACGCTACTCTCATGGCCAACGAACTAACAAATCGTTCCATACCACTCGCTAATTCTAGTGGCCAGCGTTTATCTTCATAATTAATATGTGTAGTTACATTTTTACCATCAGTCTGTAAGATTACCGTAAATTCAACTATTTGGTTTAATATATTATTTACTTCCTTCTCAATCGTTGGAAGAGCCTGACTAATCAATTCATATGGAATACCATCTCTGGAGATGGCATTTGTATATAATTGATATGCTTCATATTCAACTTCAAGTACTTTTACGTCTTCAATTGACTTTTGAATTGTCTTTCTTTGTTCTTCCAATCCAGAAATCTTAGTATTATAACTAATAATGTTATTGTTTACATTCTTAATTTCAAAATCGATTGTTTTGATATTAGACTTAATAACATCAATTGTTTCTTTAATTGTCTTATTGAATTCAATTGCATCCTTGTTATTATAATATTCTTCAATCTGATTTTCAATATTAATAAGATTGTTCTGGTCAGAACTAATCTTATTTGATATTTTTAAAATTTCATTATTTAACTTATTGATTTTAGATTGCGTTTCAACATGCAATTTATGTGTATCATTATATTTTTTCCAATCATCTTTTATATAAGATAATTCATTTACTTTCTTTTTGATATTCGTATATTCCCCAACAAGATTTTGAGCTTCAACTTTATCTGATTCAAGTTCTTCTCTTGTTTTAATTGCATCTTTAACGAATACATTGGTTGTACAAAAAGTACAATTTGGATCATACTTATGTTCTTCCAACTTTTTTAGTTTCTGCAATTTGGATGTAACAACAATCTTTTTCTTTTCAATGAATTGTTCTTTTTGACTCAATGAATTTTCCAATTCTTTAAGTGATTCATACTTAGTTGTAATATCTACAGCATCATAATTCTTTATGATTTCATCGTATTCTTTAAATGTAGATTCAATAGATGATAATTGATTTTTATAAGAATCTAAACTAGATGATTGTATTGATATAGAATTACTCAACGAAACTTTATTTGATTCAAGAGATACAATATCAACAATGTTACCATTAACATTGATAATTTTCTTTGTTTCTTCCAAAAGTCTTTCATTTTCAGATTCTCTTTTATCTGTTAGTTTTTCTAAATTAACATTTTCATTTCTTAACGAACCAGAAAAGTTCTCAATGTCAGAATTTAAATTTAATAACTTTTGAGTATAATCAGTATTCTTAAAATTCTTCAATAATGAATTGATTTCTTTGGTTTTATCAGACGCATCATTATATAAACTATCAAATACGGTAAGTCCCATAAATTGAGCCAACAGATCTTTTCTTTCTGTTTGACCCATATCTACAAATGAACCTACTTTATTATTCTGAATACTCAATACAGTTAAAATAAAGTCATCATAAGTACCAACATAATCACGGATAATGTCATTGGTACTTCTACGAGCCTCTCCGTTAAGTTCTATAACTTTACCGCCCTCTTCTTTCCAGAACTTAACATCTACTTTAACATTACCTTTCTTATCAGCATTGCCTTTTCTTTCAATATAAAAATCTACACCGTTAACTTCAAAGTTAAACTTACAACGGAATGACATCTTTTGTGTATTAAGAATATGAGATGCCTTAAATGCTCTATCACATTTATCAAAAATACAAAAAGATAAAGCAGACAATATACTTGATTTACCAGATGCGTTATTAGCAAATAATCCAACTACATTATGCATTTTGGTAAAGTCAATAACATTGTCTTCACCATAGCTAAACATATTATCAAATTCAAACTTCTTTGGTTTCCATCTGATATTTCTTACGACAGATTCTTTTTCCAAAGATGCATTTAAATCTTTGTTGATTTTATAAATCTTATCTAGTGTATCCTTCGTTGGATTAAAATTCTTATTGTTAAGATATTCCGTAATTAATTTATTTTGATAATCAATATCTGATACATCATTCAAATTAAAATTGGTATTATCAATAATATTACTAGATGATGAATTTGGTGAATCTACACGGACATACGCCACTTCTGTGACATCAGATTTTTCTCTGATTGTTGATAACACAGATTTAACTTCAGTAGCAACACTTTCAAAGCATTTTAATCTCAATCTTGCCTTCTTGGGCATATCAGAAATGTCAGTAAGCAATTTTCCTCTGCTTATTTCAGCTGTATAAAAACCATAATCATTTGGAATTTCAAAATGTTTGAATACTTTAGTCTTTAAATCCCAGAATACAAATCCATGTCCTTTTAGTTCTTCTCCATGATTCTGTTGAATTAGTGAACCTACGTAAACAATGATTGGGTCAGATTGACTTAAAACTTGATGTCTATGAATATCTCCTAGTAGTACAATGTCATGACCATCAAAAATTTCATTTGTAATGGTTCTACTTGCAACTTTATATCCTACATCAGTAATTGCATTATTTACTGGACCATGAAATAGAGCAATCTTGTAACGGGTTTCATTTAGATATATTTTTGGAATATCCTTGAACTTGATGTACTTATCTGGTTCGTCAAATACACTATAGTGATTGAATAAAATGTCTCCGAGAATATAAAGACCTGAATCTTTCAGATAAAATAAATTCGTGTGATTAATTGCGTCAACAATGGGACTTAGACTATCTAATCTATTTTTATTAGCCAAAGTAGCATCGTGATTACCAGCGATTAATACAGTTGGTCTTCTATCGGCAAGATTTTGTAGAAACTCTGTTGTAATCTTTACACATTCTGGTGAAAGATCACTCTTGGAATGTAAAACATCTCCTAAAACAGCAACTACAGTTTCCGATGGTGTTCTTTCTACTGCTTTATATAGTCTTTCAAATACTTGATTGTATTCATCGTGTCTTTTTGTAAGACGCAAATGAATATCAGCAATATGAAACACATTCTTGAACTCTTTTATATCTGATTTAAGATATTTTACCATATTATATTCTTAGTTTTAACTTAAACAACTTTTCGAAATCCATAGTATCACAACTATCTATCATTTGCCAAGTTTTTTCAAAACCTATTGTACTTGGATCTTTACCGTCTAATATTACTAATTTAGTTGGAATACTATTTTTGATTAGAAATTCGCATATTTTGATAGAATCTTTTATCGCATCATTGTCTAATAAAATATGTACCATCGGAACATCGTTTTCTAATAATTTTAATTTTAACTGTTTACTCATCGTCTTTCCAAACAACGGTATACAGTTATTTTTAACTGAAATCGCATCAAATGGACCTTCAACCAAAGTGATTGGTTGTTCAAAGTTAATAAACAATTCAAACCCAATTATATTCTTTGATGCGGAACAACTGACATATTTCAATCCTTTAGTTTCAAAAAAACTTCTAGCAGTATAAAAATTTAATGTACCATTGCAGTCATATGATGGTATAACCACTCTGTTTTTCAGATCACCTTCTGTACAATATCCAATATTATATCTTACAATATCATTTTTAGTAATATTTCTAGATTTAAGATATTTTACCGCATGTTTATATTCCAATTCGTTTACTGGTTCACTTATAGGTTTAAATTCTTTTGGTAATCTTACTAGTTTTTGTTCTTCGGGTTCATCGTCAAATGAAATAACAAAATCGGTAATCGGCTTTTTAGAAAATGATTTCTGACTTAATCCAATGCATGTGTAATATTCACTTGGCGCATTTAGTTTCTTAAATAAAGTCTTAAAACTTGTTCCACTAAACCCACATACCCAACAATTATATTTTCCTGTATGTAAATTGATTTCCAGTTTTCTTTTATAATGTTTACAAGAGGGACAATGATAAACTGCATCAGTTCCCTTACGAATCTTGGGAGTTTGATTCAACAGTTTATTTAAAACAGATATTATTGTTTCTTGATATAACAACATCAATGATACTTTACAGTAAAACTTTTATTCTATCAACTTTTTATTTGGATCATTTTTAACCCAGAGTTTTTTATCTAATGCAACCGCAATCTTCATCAATTTGATCGGATCAATTGGTGTCTCTTTAACAACATCTTCGGATTTTTTATCCTTACTAGAAGATTTATCGTTACTTTCTTCGGATTTCTCACTTTTATTATCTTCAAAAACATCTTCAGTTTCTGGTATAGGAGGTGTCTGGGGAATATCTGGCTGCACAACATTTTCTTGGGTATATGTTTGTGGTTTTGGTATATAACCAATCGCATGTCTAGAAATTATTCCTTGTATTAAGTATCTTTTGTAGTCATTGTACATGTCTCTATAATATTCAAATGCACTTGTAATATTGTCATATTCTATTTGAGTAAGATGAATGCAGACACACTTGTTTTTTTCTTTCCATTTGAACCCAGGAACATCCAATATCATACATGATACATTAATTAATAATTCTCTTTCATTTGAATCATTTATTATAATGTAATAATTTTTTCTTTCTTCTGATATAGATATTTCACTCTCAGATATATTATATTTTTCACATATCCGTTCTAGTTTTTCTTTAGCCGCATTTTTTTCGCCACCTTTACCCTTTTCGGCTAATGCTTTTATCTTTTTTGCTAACTCTATTATTTTGTTGCGGTTCATCTTTGTATAATGCACATACTATACCATCATACATATCACCATTTCTTTCATCCCAGTTACCCTTTTTGTTAAGAACGGTAAATTTAATTACATCTGGACAAAGAGACTCTAATTCGGATTTAACAAAGTCTTTGGATTTAATGCCTTTAATCCTACATTTACCAAATAATTGTTTACGCATGGTGTTTACTGATAACAAATTAACCTTGACTTTAAAGTGTTCTTCAATAATATAAGCAAAGACTGCATTATGACGGGCTAATGTAATAATAACTTGTTGTGAAGTAAACCCTCCAGCAAATCCACTCAAAGCAGCTTCTAAATTAATAACAGTAATATCTTTGATTAATGGATTTTTTTCTAATTCTGATATAACAAAAAAAGTTTTTTCTTTTGTTGTCTCAAACTTTTTGGTATCAATATAACCAGCATCTAAGACTTTTCCGTCTTTACTAAATGCCCAACCTGTAACTGATGTGGATGAATCTAAACCTAATATAACCATATACTAATATATAGTATATGTTTAACCTTTATATTTTTTATTATTAAATCCTTTTACCAATGAAGATAATTCTTTAGAAGTGGAATTTTTTCTATCAGGTACATCTGCCAAATCAGACAATCCAAGTGGTTGTTTTACTCTGAATCCACCTTTATCAATAGTAAATTGTTGGCCTTTTGCAGAAGGATTTGGACCAGTTGTTATAGAATCTGGTTTGGTATTAATGTCTTTAGCATTAAATGCACCTCCTGAACTTTGAGATTGATATCTTTGTTCTAGACTCTTATTTAAAGATTCTCTATTTACTGGTGTTGGCATATATTATACTTTCTTTTTATAAATATATTTAAATATCCCATTTTACTAAAATATTTAATGGTAATTCGCCAGTATTTTTAATTGGCATACCCAATTTAGCAATCGCAACTAAATCTGCACCACTATAAAGTCCTACAGTTGTTATATATGGAGCTAAATAAGAACCAGTTGGGTCAATTGATGAACTATAATTGAATCCAAAAAATTCTTCTTTTATCGACTTACCTCCAAATTTCCCAGTTTGTTGATCAATATAACTTACAATTTGTTGTACTGTTTTTCTGGTAGACTTTGGTTCTACATATTTAAATAATTCGGTTTGATTCAAACTATTAGTAAAATACTTCCAAAGTATATACATGTCGTTCAAATTAACTTTATTATTACCGTCAACATCAAAATTATAATAATTTGATGTTAATTGCGAACTATAATTGGTTGTATAACTTGATGATATATTATAATCTACTGAATATAAATCAAATAACGATTGTTCTTGATTTGTAAATGTCATATATTCCCACCAATTATACGAATTATTTATTTGATAATTGATGTATTTTAAAATTAAATCTAAATCGGTAAAATCAAACACTTTATTACCGTCAATATCAAAATCAAATGTATTTGGAATCAGTGATGTAGGATTTGTACTATAATTGAATTCTCCTGGTTCAATTCTACAAAACACTTGTTTTTCATATATTTTAATATTACTATTATATTCAATGTTATATTTAGATTCTAATGGATTTGAACGATTTTTTAGTAAATTATCAAATATTGAACCACTATTTGACAAAATAATTTTACCGTCTCTATAAAATACATTTCCGATATGATGATCGGTTACAAGATCATTAAAATTATATATGTACGAATAACCATTGATGGTATCATATATTGAAGATGTCATTTCACTTGGATTTACCAAGAATAAAGGAGATCCAATTGAAATTATATTATTCGTAATTGCAGAACTATATCCAAATGTAGTGTATGGATAACCATATTGTTTTTTCTTAGTTACGACAGAATTAATTTCCCATAAAGATGTAGATAATGATGATGTATAATAAACAAATTGACCTAATGTATCAATTACACTATCGTTTGGATTGCAATTAAATCTTTTATTTATTGTATTTTTAATATAACTGGAACTAAATTGACTAATATCTTTTGTACTTGTAGCAATCGCATTACCATCATAAATGTCAACCGAGTATCCTAAATTATTTGATTCAAGAATATTTTCATTTCCAAACGATTTTTCTAATAAAAACCAATCAGTTGCATCTGAACATTTTTTCCAAAAATAAACTGCTCCTCTATTTCTTAAAACTGTAGAACCGCTCCATTCATAATAGTACATATCATTAGGAGAACCTATTATGATTGTGTCGCCATAGATTGATACTGAATTGCCATAATTACTACCACTTGGTTGATTACCTGGAAAATATGGCTGTGTATCTATAAAATTTAATGAACCGGTAATTGTTCTATCTTGATCTAAGATGTCGTTTTGTTCCCATTGATTTGTAGTTGTATTTAATTCATATACATAAACTGCACTGCCAGTGGATCTATTACCAACTACTATTCTATTTGATCCACTTGGATCAATTTTAACTACACTTCCATAATAATAATCCGATGGTAATCCGCCAGGAGATAATGTTTGATAATGACTCCATACACCAAGAGATTGAGTATATATATAAGCACAGTTATTTTTACTTGACCCAACTACTAATTTATTTTGATAAATAGAAACAGATTCACCAAATGTAGAATATTCTAAATTGTCAAATGAATTTGTAATACTATATTTTGGATAATAAACCGTACCTGAAACATAACTACTTGAATAATCAGATAAATCGTATATATCAATACAAGAACCAGTATAAACAATAGATCCTTGAATTAATGAAAATCTATAATATGGATTTCCAATTACTACTATAGATCCAGAAACATCTACAGATACACCATATGAATCATCATAAATAATAGGGTTCCATGTACCTAAATCAATTTCGATATTCAATCCTAAAACAGGAACAGATGATGTATCTGCATTTATATATGTAGTATCTACACTACTAGTATCAGCGGATAAATAACCAGGAAAATCATCGGGATTTATGTATTTATAAAATATAAAATTAGGATTGTATAAATCTGTAGTTTTAGAATATTTGAATAATTCGACTGATCCTTTATTGTTTAATACAAACGATCCAGATAAAAAAGATGTTGGATTTCCAACTGCTACATAATCACCGTCAGCAGCAATTGAATATCCTGTTTTTAATTTATAAATTAGATCGGTCATATATCAGTGAATTCTATTTCTTGATAAGTAGAAAAATAACTTCCACTAAGTATTAAATTTTCATTTCCGTCATCTACAATTATATAATTAGAATCATCTTGATCATCAATTATTCTTACACTATAAGGTGAAATTTTTTCACCAAACTTAATTCTCGGAATAGTAAATACATCCATTACATCCGTTAAAAGTCTATATGTAGTATTTAAATTAAAATTTTCTACACCCCATAGTTGAACTGGATTATCATAAGTGTTATAAAATAGTTGTTTATTGGTATTATATACCAATCTCATATAAGTGCCATCAGTATTAGTTGGGTTGGATGCTGAATTATAATACTGATTTCCAACGGGAAAAAATGTGCCTGTAATATTTAAACCACGGTGATATTGAATAAAATCATCACTTTGTTGTTGTAATGCTAAATCACAATAACTGTTTGTTGTAGGCAAACTTGTGCCGTCACCATAATCAATATAAATATGAGATATCGACCCACTTAATGATCCGGACATCCATAATATCAAATCTGTAGCTTCAATATTTGTAGGATTCCAGAGTTTTTTAGCAACAAATGGGGTAACTTGGACATCATCTCTATTTAAACTTTTTATCATTTATCCATTAGTTTAAAAATCAAGTCTAACTCTAATCAATAATTCACTATCAAAAGTTTTTTGTGTTGGTTGACTCAATTTTGCAACTGCTACAAGTTCATTATCACTATCATATAAACCAACTGTGGTAATATATGTTGTAGGATTATTTACAAAATCACTAATCTTAATCGCACCTCTTGCTAATACTGTACCATTCAAACTATCCGTAGTACCATTAGCAATAAATGTTGGGTTATTTGTATAATTAAAGTCTTGGTTTTTTACTCTTACGAAATATTGAGAGGATGGTAAATATTCAGATTTTCTTACTTTAAATGTTTTTGTTGTACATTTAGTAATTGCTTGGAACATAGTTCTTTGATTCAATGCGTATGTATTGGTTTGATCAGCAACACTTGCAAATGATCCAGTCAAAGATACACCAACCGATGAACTAATCGCACCAGCGTTTAATACAACTGTACCTGTTTTTGGATAAAACAATCCAATTGAATTATATGTAATTACTCCACCACTTGAATATGCAGATGGTACGCCGTCATTTACACTACCACTAATGATATTATAAACATCCAATTGTTTCTTAACTACAGAAGAATCGTCGATAAATGTAAATTGTCCGTTAGCACCACTGATACTAAATTCGATTTGTCCTTCATCTACACGGTCTTTATATTTATCAGCTGAGAAATTCAAAACTACTATACCAGATGCGGTAACAGATGTAGTAGAATCGGTAGATGTAGCTACTGTATAATTACCAGATTTAAAATTAAAAAATGTATCGTCAGGAGTCAATAGTATATTCTTATATTGATTATAAATTGCTTGTGTTGGACGAATATATAATGTAGTTGAATCTGTTACCGATGAACCAGAACCATAATAATCACCGTATGTTATTGAAAAATGTGGTTGATTTTGATAATATACATTGTAATAATACAATCCATTTTGAACATCATATTGGTTTGAACCAGTTAACACTACTTGAGTAGATGATGTTGTAAAAGATGATTGTGTTACAGCATAATTGCCGTCAACCCAAAATCCAGAAGAAACCTTATTGATTCTTCCGGCTACTATATCTGTAGATTCAAAGTTTTTAAAAATCATATTTTATTAAGCGGTTGTAGTTGGAACTGTAATGGTCACTGGAATTGTCAAACTACCACCACTTTCATTTCCAATAATAGTTAATGTTGTAGTTATAGTAGATATCAAAGCGTTATTTGGTACAAACTTGAATTTGTTACCAACTACTACTTGAGAAGCAGCAGTAACAGCATCACCTGCAAAACTTGGAACTGTTGCACTAGTAGAATTAATACTATTTGTTTCAGTTACCAACAGTGTTCCTGCATTCTTATTACCCAATATAGCAGTATATCCTAATGTTGTATTATATGTTGGATTGGTACTTGGTGAAATTATAAATTCACTTGTATTCAATCTGTCGGTTGTAATACTTGTTTGTGCGATAGAAATCACTGGAATTGCTGTAACACCTGATGGTAATGTTACCAATTTATACTTCATTACTTGGGTTTCATCACTAAATGGTTCCAACACTGGAGTATTTCTGATAGCAATATCATAAAATGCACTGCCAAGTGGATGTGTTGAATTATATAAATTATAGTCAATTTCATCATCCGCAAGAGCAAATGATGTAATGTTCAACGAACCGTTCTTTGCTAACAATTGTCTACCTTTTTGGGTTAAAATCGCATCAACTGTTATTGTTTTGTTATCTAGATATGCCATATAATATAAGTATATTTATCAATAAATATTATTCATTAAATCTTTTTTATGAACTAATCAATGAATTTTCAGAAACTTGTAGATTTATTTGAGTTCTTTCGATTGGTGATGAATTATCACTATTGCCTTTATCATCTACAGTTGTATATCTAGTTTGACTAGATTTTTTATAAAATGATCCAGTTGATGAATTAACAAAATATTGATTGGTTGAAAATCTTGAAATTCTTCTCTTTAAAGAATAGTGTCCTACTGGATATGATTCTGTATCAAAAGTTGAAGAATTATTATCGTATGTATTAAATAAAGATGACGAATTTGTATTTACATAGGAATACGTATTTACGAACTTACTGCTAGAATTTTCCAAATTAGTATTTGGGTTTCTACCAAACAAATACACCTTTTTATTGTTTCTATAGATATAATTACTTTCATATTTATCAAAAAACGATCCGCTGATATCAAATACACTCAATCTTTTATCATAGTTTAAACTAGAGAACTGGAATGTTGTATAGTTATTAGACGTATATGATGCAGGATGCATCGATGATGTCAATGAACCATATGTAGAAGAAGTTAATGGGAAGTTTAATCCATTTTTACTTAAATTAACTTGACTAGTACTTCTATAATTTCTTTCAAATGATGCAGAAAAGTTTTTTAATGGTTGATAAGAACTACTTAAATCGTATGCAATAGCACTATTTATTGGACGGTTTTGATATTTATTTCTTTCTAAAAGACTTGGTTCAATTAATATTCCATCAATTACTTTACTTCTTGCTGGAAGCAATTGTCTTACAGTTTCAAAAAAAGATCCATCAAAATAATTCTTATAAAGAGTCATAAACTCTTGATATAAGACTTGTTCAGATAAATTATATTTGTTATAATTGTTTCTTAATGTTTGTAAATTTTCATAATTTTCGGAATAAATATTTGATGGATTACCAATCAAATCCATTATATCATATTCACCCAAGAAATTCAAAATATCATCATCTCTTACTTTAAATGGCGAAATATAGACTGCTAATAAATTTGAATCGGTAGTTACTAAATTATTTACAACACTAGTTTCATTAGCCATCAATCTGGCTTCAACTGTTTGTGTTGCTTTATTAATCTTTACATTTTTAAATTTATTAGGTCCGTATTGTCCCAATTTAATATTTTGATTAATTTCAATTTCATCAAATTGATATGGATATAAAGATGCGGATACAATTAAACAATTTGATTGAGTAGTAGTATTTTGTGCGAAATTATAGGCAGAAGCACTATATTGTGAGTATAATTTATTGGCATTTCTTACAACAAATAAAGCAGGTGAAGAACCAGTGTACATATTAACTGGATAATCATAACTATATCTAAAATACAAATTGTCGTAAGTTGTACTATCATCGTTTGTTTTATATGAATCAAAATTCTTACAATGTTCAATAAATGATTCGTCATCCAACTCATGTTTCCATAGATTTATTTTGTCAATATTTCCTTGGAATAAATTACCTCCACCTGTATAGTTTCCTATATAGAGCAAGCCAAATGAATTGAATGTTTCATTTATACCTTCAGTTCCACTAATAATTGATTTTGTATCATCAAATACAATTTCATCGTTATCAACAGATGTTACTCTTAAAGAATATTGATATGGCAATTGTCCACCTGAACCAGTATCATAACTGGAAGATAAATTAATTTGTTTAATTAATACATTGAATACATTCCCATTAAACAATGGTAAAGAATCCGTTTCAAGATAATCCGTTGGTCTTCCATATGGAGAAGACATATCAAATTTTAATTTTCCAAAAGTATCTTTAGATTCTTTAGTAATTGATACATCCCAATTAGTAGTTTTTAGAAGACTAACTTTAGTATTTTGTGGATAAATATAATCACTATCAATTCTGAATTTGAATTCTATTGAATTGACATAATTTGATGACCCGGACACTGGAATTACTATTGCATCCCCATTTCTAGTATATTTTGTAAAATAATATTTGTTTTGGTATGTGTAGGATGAATTATCCTCATCAGATATCTTATTACCACCGTATTCCTTAACATTCAATAAACTACGAGGAATTCCATATATATTAGATACTACTCTAATGCATTCTTCGGTTCCTTTGGTCTTATAAATCAATGGAAGAGTCTTTAAAATTCTATTCCAAATTATCTTTAATTTGTCATAATCGGAATAAGCGTTTGATCCAGTCAAGTAATTAGATTCGATGGATGAATTGTCAAATGAACTGATTGGATTCCATCCAAATTGTTGTAATAATGTATTTGCTACAGTACTTACATAACTTGATGATAAATTACTTTCAACATATTGTTGAGTTGGAAAGTTCTTAATGTACAAGTAAATATTATCAAAATGATGTCCGATCATTGATAAAAATATCAAATAATCAGTGTTATTATCATCTAAAAGAATATATTCAGGCGTATTATTTACAAGACTATCTCTGTTATTTTTATCGAATTCAATTGCATTTTCAATATAATCCGGATAATTGTAATTTTGTACATATGCACCATTAACAAATGATGTTGTACTACCGCTTACTAATGTAATATTTTGATACAAATATGAATCATATCCATCAAATGAATTAAATATAGTATTTAATTGTGATTGGTATTGATTTATTTCTTCTGCATATGATGCACTAATAAATGAATATGATGTTAATAGTGTATAAGATGACGCACTATTCGCAGCAGATGCGGATAGAGTAGTCAATATAGAATTAATTGACTTATTAAGTTGATTGATTGACGTAACTTTATTTAAAAATAACTTGGTTCTTAATTCAGCAGAACCGAATACAATGAAATTTGAGAAATCGGAATAATCTACATTAAGATTGTTTAATTTCTTATAAAATTCTACATCATTTTTTGTAGTATTATCTAATTTCAAATCATTCGAATTTTGATAATTTACAGGAGAACTTTTATATGAATCGGTTGCTATTTTAAAATTTGGTCCTGATATTTTAAAATTTCTTTTAACTATAGGAACGTTGATTACAAATTTTTGAATTACAGGTACAAGTGATATATTTGAAATCCAACATTTGTCTCTTAAAGAAACATTTAATGGTAGTTCGTCAAATAGTTTTACAATAACATTTGTATTACCGTTTTCTTCGACAAATGTGTAATTTAATATTGTATAAAATATATCGTTGCCAAAATTCAATGCGTTTTTCAAATACGCATACAACTTATTGTTATGATAAATTTGAACAGTATCAACTACATTTAAAATGAAATTTGTAAAAAATAAATCTGTAATGAAATTTTCAACTTGAGTAGTAAAATCAATATTACTAGTATAATAGGAATTGATTTGATTTAATCTAATTGATATTGACTTTTGAACAATATACTTAAATTGAGTTTTAATCTGATCAAATGAATAAATTGATTTGTAATATGTATACAACCAATCCTTAATATAATTTTTAGTACCTTCAAAACTGTTTTGTATCAATTGTCCGTTTTGAGAATTTACATAAGGACGATTGAATCCATTATAAGTATCATCTAAAAATGCAAGTATATCTGCATCTGATTTAAATCCAAAATTAGTTCTTAATAGTGTAAAAATTGCTTTATTATTTTGAATTAATGAATCACTATTTTTATAGATTTGATATGAATCCAAAAAATAATTGAACAATGGAATTGTATCTCTAATCAATACTGCTTTTCTGGCAAATGCTTGATATTGAAGATTAACAAGTATGTTTTCTTCACTTGTTAAATCTAATTTAAATGATGGTGTAAGTTTAATTTCTCGTCTATTAGGAGAAATTTCTTTAATGTAGAGTTGATAATCAGGATTACCACCAACATTTCTAATAAAATTATAACTTGCAACGTGATTGCCGGAATTAATATTTGAACCGGAAAAATCTTGAAGTGTACTTAATAATATATTTTTATTGAACGCTATAGTATAACTGCTATTATATTGTTTGTAACTATAAGTTAATGTATTATTATCAACATCTTTGTATGTTTTATTTAATACTGTATATGTTGTTGAAACTGGTAAATATTTCCATACATTTATGTTACCTTCAATGTCATATACACTAAATTCGATTAAATCTTGTTCAGAATTTCCGAAATAATATTCTTGAAATGGTACATCAACGAATGTATCCAAATCGTTTTGTAAAAAGTAAGAACCACTATTTAGTGATCCACTATTTGATGATATTGTTGGAAATGGAAATGCCATAAATTATTCATTTTCAGATTTTAAATTAAACGGAAATTGATCAGAAAAATCTTCTGATTTGGTTCCTTGTTTTAATTTAATTCTTAATTCTACTATTAAATCTCTTGCCGCACTTAATTGTGATTTTGAAGGATCTGACTGTACTTCATCAACCAATTGATTTAATTTTTCCTTCAAACCTTGATTTTCATACAATACTTTATTATATTCAGTTAAGAAAGTTTGGTCAAATACTTGTTTTTGAACGATAGGTTCTGTTTGTATTTCAGTAATACCTACATCATATAAATTTTCAATTTCTTCTTTTTTATAATTAAAATTTATCAATTCAAACGCTATATATTGTTCATTTGCTTCACTTGAACTAATATATAAATTTACATTACCAAATTCATCAATATTATTAGTGAATTGGCCTGTTAATAAAAAATCATTTATTTGGGATTTTATACTCATCTTGATACTTTAAATATGTTTCCATTATCAAATATTATGACTTCACCGTTAATTTCTGTTTTTATTAAAATTCTGTAATATCTTTCAACGGGTAAACCAGTTGTATCTAATCTGAAATAATGAATTACGCCATCACAACTTAATTTTGTGTAATCATCAAAATCAATTACGAAATTTTCACTTTCATTATCTTTAATCGCATAATATGAATCAGATGGTAATAAACTTGAACTCAAATATTGACTTTGTTGATATCCTTTAACAAAGTTTTTAAGTGGTGCCTTTTCTCTCGCAAATATGTTTATACGAGGTATACTTCCAAATTTATACTCTCTGCCTACATTCTTAATAACTACGGTATATGGACTTAATCCTGTTAATGCTATTAAACTGCCTGTAGAATATGTACTATCATCCCACTTGACATCCAAATATGGTTGATAAATGGTATTTGTTTCTTTACTAAAGAATCTAATACTAGAATTTATATCGTTTGATTGAATCAATTCAAGTGAGCTAATCAAAATAAATCCGTTATTTGGTACACATCCACATATCCAACCTTTAACAATTGGTGTAACATCCATATAAATATCAGATGTACTGTATGAATATGATTGTGAACAAATCAATGAACTTCCGCTCAATGATGATGAACAAAATGAAGATATATAAACAGATGAACTCAACGTATTATAAAATGATGATGATGTATTTGATGTTGGTTGCGAATATGTTGAAGGTACATTATAAAACCATGTCGCACCACCATTTTGGAATGATGATGATCCCAAACTTGAAGTCAATAAATAATCACTGAAATTATATGTAACTGAAGATGCAGTTGGACTATACCATAAACTAGATGTATTCTGAGTAGTATTATAATACCAACTAGCACCAAAACTACCTAATCCTTCAGTATCATATCTTCCCGTACCCATATCCCAACTCTTGCTAACTGGATATGCATATATTTTATAGTCCAATGGCACTTCACTTGTAGAAGATGCTTTTAACTTTAAGAAAAATTTAGAACCATTGTTTATATCTCCGGACAAAAGAGAACTTGAAATTGAAGTTAAATCAAATTGGATCAAAATTCTACTAAATTCGGGATCATTTGTAAAATTTGTAATTGGATCGTATACGCTTTGTGTTCCTTGTAATGTTCCATTTATACATCCATCAAAATTACTTAAAGATCCACTAGCAAAGAAAATCGAACCAGTGAAAGATCCTACTATACTTCCACTAATACTACCTGTTACTGGACCATTATAATTAGTTAAACTTGATGTTATCGGTATACCTGCGCCATATGTTCCCGATACATATCCATTATAATTAATTGATCTGAATTGTGATGATCCACTGCCATATATGTTTGATGATTCTGCGGCTCCTGATATATAACTTCCAGAAATACTTCCTGTATAATTCAATACATCAAAAGTTGAGTAACTACCAGAAAGACTTGCTGAACTGTAAAAAGTTACATTACTTACTAATTGATTTTGTGCTTTTAATTCTAAAATTTCGTCAATTCCAAAATTTTTATCGGCATAACCAGTTTCGTTAGTTATGAATGTGTCTTGTTTTGGAAATATAAATGTGTGCATACTCTATTATATAAATATAAGTATGAAATTTATAAGACTTTTAATGATAAATTTATTAAATTACTGCTCCTCTAATGTCATTATCTGGATATTTGACTTCAAATACAGAAGGATCTAATGATGGATATATAATTTTATTATGAGTTGCTTCGGACAAATTATATTCATGTGGAGAATAATCTCCATCATTTTGGGTAAGATTCTTAAACTTTACTTCCGCAACAGATTGTACACCTTCAACTTTAGCCAATTCTAATTCTAATTGATTAATATTGATTGGTTGATTAAAATACCATTTATCAATATTAAAGAAATCTTTGGCTTTTTGAAGACATTGGTCCAAAACTTCCTTTTTATTAAAATTGTTATAAACTAAAATTTTAAAGTCTACACCGATGTTAATAATATAACCGTCGATTATATTAACACTATCTGAAATGATCTTATATTTTTGTAGATATTGTCTGATGTTGTATACCAATGCTTCATTAATTTGAGTCAAATTTTTGTTTGAATTATAACTTAAAACATATAAATTCAAACTAAATGGATTGGATACATCAAAATTTACTTTTCTGTAATTATTTTCCGAACTATTATTAATTAATGTTGTTTGATTTTCATTATTTATAAATCCACTTAATAATGTTTGGTTTGTTGAAATTGATAAATCCGAATTTGGTATTACCATTACTTTTGCAATTGAACCAAATCTTGGTGGTATTGAATATATTCTGGAAATATAATCATCTACCGTAACTGTTCTATTTTGAGAACCAAAATTAGCCAAAGCATTTTGTCTTATTTCTTCTACACTTTCTTCGTTTTTTCCACCAATTGCAGGATTTGGGTTGGATATTCTCAATGAATTTTTAACAGTAGTTAATAAAGAATTTTGAGATGGTGTTAAACCTGTAGTATCATTTAAATATGTAACAGATGATATATTTTTGATAGTATCTGATGGCGAATTTGATAACAATCCACCACCAACCAAATATTGTACAGTTAATACTGTATTAGATGGTGCTTGACCAAATGTTTCCGAATTTAATAATTTACTGGTATCATAATTCAAATTTAAATTGCTGATATTTGTCAGTCCTATACCTACCAATTCTGAATTTGGATATATTACTTCATCCGAAGTTGCATCTGTACCCGCACCAAATTCAAGATATGTTATATTATTAGCGGTAACATTTACAACAAATTTTCTTGATGTCTTGAAACTTTTAATTAACTTAGGAACTTCAGATGAATACTGAACATATGTATTATTAGTAAAATCAGTATTTTCTGTCTCAGTAAACACTAAATCTTGAGCCAAGTAATCAACTTCATACCATTTATTGTTATCACTATCTTTTACATCAATTATGTCAATAACATTAAGTTCAGACAGTGATATTTTATAAAATGGTACTGCGGCTCCTACCGTAAATGATTTAGTAGTAATTTTACCTGCAATAACTTTTACGGATTTTTTTAACAAGAAAAATTGCGGTATACCATAATTGTCTCTTGAATAAACAGTAACTTCTCTGGGAGAAAATTTACTATCAAGAGAAAAATCAACAGGATCAGTTGTAATGAAACTCACGCCGCTTTCATTAGAAACTTCCATATACTCTCTTATTTTTAGAGCATAGTTATTGTCGGGAATATAATTATTGTCGGAGTCTTTAGTAGAAGGAATTAATTGATATAAATCAATGGTTGTTGTAGCAGATTTGGTTGGTTTTGTTTTATATCCAAGATAGTTTGCTAATGCTAGAACATTCTTTCTTTCTTCTGCATATGGCATTAAACTTTCTTTAAATTGATAGTCAGTATAATATGAAAGAACATCTCCAATATAAGATGCCATTTCAATGAACATCATACCAGGAGACGCATCACTAAAATCTTTATATGTTCTTGGAAAATAAGTCTTTGAATATTCAATTAAAGATGATTTAAAAGAAGAAAAGTCTCTGTTAAGATACTTAATTTCTCTGCTGGAACCATTAAAAGACTTTTGTATAATGTCTGCCATAATTATATATTATTTTGATTAATTCTCAAACTAACAGTATCAGTTTGGTTATTAATCGTAAATTGTATTTTTATATATAATATATAACTATCTGTAAGTTTATTTTTTTCTTGATTTGATACATTAATATCGACTTTATTTACTGTTACACCAGGTACATAATTTTTAATTTCATCCGTTATAATCTGTTTTATTATATCTGGAGATTCTTCTATATTTTGTTCAAATAAATATTCTTGTAGACCAGAACCAAAGTTGGGATTCATCCGTCTTTCCCCTTTTTTGGTTCTCAATAAATTAGTAATATTGGATTTTACTTGAGTTAAAGTATCATAACTCTGTTGAAAATATCCATTTTTACCAATTTGAAGTGGTAATGTTAGTCCTATTGGATTCATATTATCCCATTGATACCATACTAGAACCTAAAGTTCCGTGTTGTTTCTTTTTATCTACTGCTTTCATTAAACTTCTAAAGTCTCTATTAAGAACATTCATTACTTTACCTTGTTCTTCAGTAACAGGAGCAACAGGTTGTGGTGTTTCAACTGTTTCATTCATTTGCATACCAGCAAATGCTTGTGATTTAAAATTAGAATCGAGTCCAGCGATTGAACCTTCACTTGGTATTTTTACAACGGTTTGATTCAAAATTTCATTTAAAACTGGATTGCTTGAATATTTCTTAATTTCTTTTGGTTTTTGTACTGATTCCTGAACAGTGTTTTTTACAACTTGATTAGACTGAATCATTTCCGATGGTTTACCGGAAAGAATTTCAGTCAATACCTTTGGAATTAATGTAGGTAATGTTTTATCCAACTCTTCTTTAATTACTGATCTAATTATCTCTTTTAATTCGTTGCTTTTCATATACTATATAATTATCATTAAATATTGTCTATTGTATTATTTATTTTGTTATTTATCGCAGTCGTATCTGGTAATTTTGGTATTTTTACAACTTTTACACGTTTACCAATCGTTTCTTTAATTTTTGCTTGTGTTTTAATTCCTGTTTTTTCTCCTGCAAATTTACCTATTTTAGATCCTAATGTACTAGAATTAGAACTTATTACTCCTGCAATTTTATTATTAGGTAAATATCCTCCAACTGCGGCTCCTATTTTTGATCCAGCAATTTGTCCAATTTTAGATCCAACATATCCTCCTACTTTTTCACCTATACTACTATTTAAGACAGAATCTGTAATAGAACCTAACTTTTCATTTAATCCTCCGATTTTCCCTCCCGTTTTTTGATCAATTGAATTAATACTAGATGAAACTTTATCTGTAACGTTTCCAGTTATACGATCTATACTTTTATTTGATAAATTCGTAGCATCAAAATTATATGGACTATATTCAGTTACATCAACTATTCCATTTGTTTTTTCATTGATTGCATTTCCAACTACTCCTACTTTAGAAGTAATACCGCCAGCAACATCACCAACTTTTGATGAAATTCCACCAACAACATCGTTCGTTTTAGTTATTATACCACCTGTAACACTATCAATTTTTGATGATGCATTTCCTACTACTCCATAAACTTTTGATGTAAGATTGCCTAAAACTCCAGTATCATTTCCACTTAGAACATCTTTAGTAAAATTACCAACACCTTGTATTGTTCCGCCAACAAAATTACCAGCTGTATCTCCAATCGCAGTTTGTTTTTTTAATGCAAATGCGTCAATTTTATTTCCAACTTTATTAGATACATCGGATTTTAAAGCAGAAACAAATTTTAATCCATTTGAACCTTCAGTTGGTGGTCCAGGTAATGCGGGATCAATATCAACTAATGATTTTAATTTATTAATCATAATTTAATTTTCTTCATATTGAATTTCTACTGGACCTTCTCTTCTTACTTTTCCTTTGAAATTGCCAGGTAAACCAGCACCTGATACAATATTTACTGAAACGGGTTCTGTCCCATTTTTCATATTTGGTGGCAATTTACCATCCGCTCCTGGCGCATAACCACCACCTGTAACAAATACTCTTCTACTCATCAATTTATCAAGATTGTCTCTTAAAAACTTTAATTGTTGATCTTGAACCGATTCTTGCGTTTTATTTGGATTTGCATTACCTGTCTTTGGATGTGTATGATTATACCAATGAATGTGATTTAATAACCAATTACATAAATCATATAACCAATCTACGGTTGTTTGACCTAATAATACTGGTTCATTGGTTTGACCATATTGTCCCAAATAAATTGCAGGACTATTAAATACGGTTTTATTATTTGTAGTCATTACAATTTGATCATGCGCATCAACTGTATATTCACTATCCGTTACAATTCCATATCTTTCTTTTGAAAAATGTAATGTTTCACCAAATCTACTGCTTAAAATTAATCTATCAGTATTAATTACAATTTGATCTCCTTTTAAATTTTCTATATCAAAATTAAATGCAGTAGAACCAATTGGTGAAAATAATGGTTGTTCTTCTTTTCCTTGTTGGAATATGGATTTATAACAGGTTGTTCTCCATTTTGATTTTGTTAATCCGGATGTAATATAAATTGAACTACCGTCATGATTTATATCTTCATCTATTAAACCACCAACATTTTTTTGTGAATCTACAATTCCAGGAATCGGTGGAAGCTTAGGATGAACTGCTATAGGTTTATCTAAAGACAACTTTCTTTGTCTATTTCTAATTATAACCATAGGATTTCCACATCCTTCAGTAGGAGAATTTACTGTTGAATCTCCTTTATAATCAGGATAAAAACCTTTATCATTATCTCTTACATTATCATAAGCACTAAAACGAATAGACTGTCCGTGACGACTCTCAAGAACTGTATCTCCTTCGTATCTTCTCAATTTTCTAATTTTAGAATTTGCTAAAAAATATGAACCAAGTACTCCTTTTACTTGATTATTTGCAATTTTTTTATATGAATTTAATGATAATGGACCATCAACAGATTCTGTTTTTAATCCGTCTTCTGATACCAAATCTTTATTTCCATCATTATTACCATAAAATTTTTCAAGACGAAAATTAGATTCTTGATTAATGAATCCATTTAAATTTAATTTTCTTGTATAAAAAAGTTTATCTAAATACTTTACAACAATTACAACTTCATTCAATAATGGATATTCTACTATACCTGTAGATTCCATCGGAAATGCCCACGATAACTTTTCTTTTTCCAATCCTTGTTGTGAAAAACACAATCTTACTCTACAAGCACCTATATAACTATAATCTACATCTTTTTGATCAGGCAATTCATTTTTATAATTTGCTGGGATATTTCTGACATCAACCAAATGTCTTTTATTTATTATTTCTGGATGTGTTTCATCCAAAATTACATCCAATACAATTGCTGGTTCCAATTCGTAAAATTCATTTGTTGAAGATACATTACTTGATTGATTTCCAACAGACAATCCAATATTATTTAATTGTCCAAAACTAATTGGAGACGATTTAATATTAAAATATGGCATATTATTTCTTAATTTCTATTGGTGTATTCATTGTTTCGGTGATTTTACCAACTTCAGCCATTAACTGTTGTCTTTCTTCTTCTGACAATCCACCTACTTCTTCTGCACCTTTATTATCATTGCTTACTAATCGTTGTACTATCGCAGCTAATTTTACTAGTTGTTCATCGTTCCTTACACTTACATCCAAGTAATCTTTAATGAGAGGAACAATGACAATAGCATCATTTGGTGTTTTAATCATACTTCTTAAATCAGATACTAAGATATCAATTTGATCTTTTTTCTGTTCAGAATTGATTACAACATCTTTGAGTAAGTTTGAATATTTCTTACCCTTATATAGTTCAAAATCTAAATCCATACCTATAAATAGATATGGATTTGAATAATTACACTATCAATTTAATTTACCTCTATCTAAATAAGATTGAGCAATTACCTTTTGGTAACTCTTCATTTTATTTATTACTTTGGTAATTTGTTGTGTCTTACATGATGAAATTTCTCTAATATAAAGATACAATGCTTTTTTATTAAATGCATCAATTCTATCACAACTTCTAAACAATTCTATTACTGCATTAGCAATGTTCAAATCTCTTTGTTTAGTAAAAATACGACCAACATTTCTTTCCCAATAATCAACCATTAATTTAAGAAATTCATTGGTTTCTGTATCTTTATGATGTGAATCAACAGTTTGTAAACAGACTGAAGATTCACTTGGAGTATCAGCAATATTTACATGTTGATTATATTTTTTGTAATTACCATTATTATGAAAAATAAGATAATTCTTAGCAACAATGCTGAAATAACTAAATGCTTTACCTTTACCTTCTTCAAACTTATTCATATTAGAAACCAAATGCGCAACAGTTTCTTTCTGAATTTCGATGGGGCTATTATCAAAATATGTAAATTTGAATGTGTTGAATACATTTTCTACCAACTTTTCAAATGCATTCTTAATATGAGTTTCATAAATATCATTTCTAATATTTTGGTCTTCTTCTTTATTGTATTTGATAATATACATTTCTGTATCTTTAGTAAAATACATCTTTTCTGTAGATTTCTTCTTGGGAGATTCTGGTTCTACATAAGGTTCTTCGATGATAATCTTAGGTGTTGGTTTCCTAATATTTTTTTCCTTTTTAAGTGGAATAACTTTTTTTTGTTTCTTAACTTTGTTTATAACCATTTTCTTTTTTTGTTTAGTTGATTTTAGGGAGATTTTTTTATTAAGATTTTTTACAACTTTTTTCTTAACATCTCTTTTTTTTAAAACCTTCATTTTTTTCTTGGATTTTTTCATTTAGATTTTTCTTTGATTAATTCAATCAGTCTAACTATCTCTGAAAAAACAAAACCAACATCGTCATCTTTTTCAAAAATTTGTTTATCATCAATTTCTTTTAATTTACGATATGTGTTTTCTACCAAATTTTTGTATTGGTCATTCCATTGTTGCATTGTTTCGATCACATCTAACAAATCATTCATTTTAATAAAAAAATAAATGTTTGCGCATATTGAAACCGTCAATACTACTGTGAGTATTATTATTAGTGTTAACATAAATCAATCATAATCTGAACCGTCTTCATTATCAAGATATTCTTCCATAAATGATATTGCTTCATTCACTAAATCCCAATCTTGGTTTTTTTCTGCTTCCTTAAGAATATCCAATACTTCTTTTATATCAAATTCATCCATAATATTTTAATAGTAAACTGATAATTAAATATATCGTAAAAATTTCTAAAATCAAATAATTATTACTAATTTAGTAATTTTAATTTAAAAACTAAAATGGTTAGGTTTATAACTATTATCCACCACCACTTCTTTTATTACTTCCTTTTCTACAGGTACTTCCTTTTCGATATGAACAGGAACTTCTTTAATAATTTCTTTTATTATTTGACCCTCTTTAACTTCTAGTGTAGCTTCTTTTTTTGCTTGTTCAACAATTTCTTCTAATGTTGGTTCTTTTTTTGGATTTTCTTCCACTTTAACTGTAGGTTTTACATAGATTACATCACCTAATGTAGTATTATAGGCTAATAATAAACAAATTGCAAGTGGGTCAAATACTGATATAAGACAAATAATAAACCATTTTACTACTTTATTTATATCTACACCAAATTCATCCGCAACAAATTTAAATGTTTGTAAATCTTTTTGACCACCGCTTTTTATCTTAATATCTGATATTTGTTTATCCAATTTTTGTATTTCATCAACAGTTGACTGAATCTTATTATTTTCAGTATCTATGTCCTTTTCACTCTTATCAATAAACTCTTTTGTTGATTGTTGTATCTGTGCTAGTTGAATTGGGTTACGACTGATGATTACATTGGTCATACTTTCATTCAATCTTTCTTCTTGACTAACCCTTAATTTAGTAATATTTTCAATTCTTTTCTTTGCATCACTTATTTTATCACTGTACATCTTTTTTTGGTCTTGTATATAAACAATTTTTTCTTCACTCAATTTATTTTCAATTGCCGATTGTTGATATGCAGATGTTAAATAACCAAAAATACCTAAAGATGTAATAAACATCAATGCAACAACTGCCAAAATAAGATATGTCTTTAATAACAATTGTGATCTTTTCCAGTATCTATATAAAAATGTAGTAGCAACCAATTTACCAATTTCAAGTGAACTAGCCATAATCATAGATGCTATTGCCGATCCACTAAACAACATACCTATACCAATTATACTAAAAAATGCAGCGCAACTCGCTATAAATAACGAGGATAAGCCTACTATTCTTTCAAAGGTAAATTGTGTTTTCATACTGTATATATAGTCAAAAAAGAAAAAACCCTCTACTGTTTATAACAATAAAGGGTATATAATAAATATATAACCAATTACTTAATCGTAACTTTTCTTACTTCAGGTACCGAAGGTTTTACTTTATTGAGTGTAATTAATAGAATACCGTTTTCAAATGTAGCGGATACAGTATCTTTTTCTATATTATCTCCCAAAGTAAATGATCTTCGGAAACTAGATCGTTTCAATTCTCGTCTAATATACTTTCCACCTTGTGAATCTGTAACATTTTTGCTTTTTCCACCACTAACTGTAAGTACATTCTGTTCCACTTCAACATTTACATCTTGTTTACTTAAACCTGGAACTTCGGCTTCTATAACAACTTTATCACTATAGTCAATAACATCTACTCTTGGATATGACCCTTTTTCAAAAAAGTCTGCACCAAAATCTTGACTAAAAGAAGGAGCATTTGCTTTGAAAAATTCATCGAAAATTTGATCAAATGGAGTTAAAAACTCATCACGATGAACTGCACGAAATAACGGATTATTTTGATATTTTACTACTGACATATATATTTTTCCTTTCTTAAATGGTCTATTATAGACCCATTTTCATGTATTCCTTTAGGGACATACAAGGATTACCACATTAGTAATCTGTTCAATATATATCATTTACTTAAGAAAAAATCAAATTTTTATTCAATTGGATTTGGAGGAAATAAATTATTTTTTGTGTATTCACTTATATAACGATCTTTAAATCTAATACCTGCATACATTTCATAATCTTCAATAGTTCTAACATTTCCAAAATTATAAATCGAATCTATTAATTTATCAAAACCATCCATGCCAAATAACTTTTTATGTCTATTTGTGGAATCATTATCCATTTTACTCCAATCACTTCCTTCTATGATATGATCGTCCCAATGTTTTGGTCTTTTTTCTCTAGTATAATAATGCCAAGCAATAATTTTATTTGGATGATATAAATCATACCCATGTGTATAAGCTCTTACACCAATATTAGTTTCTTCACCATAAAAATAATAGTTTGGATCATGTTGTACTAATTTACTAAATTCACCATCTGTAAAAGCAAAATGTCCACTATAAAATCTTGATGGAATTGGATTATTATATGTTTCAGTTAATGGTTCAGGTATGAAAAACATCGGTCCTTCATCCATAAACTTTTCCAAATTCATTTTCCAGACTTCTTGTAAAAATTCTTCTTTGTCTGGATCATAATGAGGTAAATAAGCAGTAATCAATGGTTTTTCACTTCCCATTTCTTTACATTTATTATACATTTTAATCAATTCAATATCCCAATCTTGAATAAATCTATGATGACTATCCAATTGAAGTGTATATTCTTCACCGTTATATTTTTGTTGAATTAAATTTCTTGCCCAACATACACCTTTACTTTCAACATATGGTATATCAATAAATTCAATCAAATGTTTGATTGGTTCCAATGATTCATTGTCATCGTGTTGCCAAGCAACAACAATTCTCAATGATTCTGGATTCTTAGCTTTTTCAACCAAGTCCAAAACTGTTGGAATTAATTCGGGATCTCTATAACTTGCTATTTGAACAAATATTTTATAACCTATTTTATAACTCATTTTATGATAAACTTGCAGATCTTAATGTACCATTCGCACTTCTAGCAAATAAATACATAACACCATTATTTTCTATTACAGCAAAACTTCCAGATGAAAGTGAACTTGTATATGCAAAATTTGAACTGCTAATTACATTATATCCTGTGGAATATACTTGTCCACTACTACTTACACAAAAAGTTGTATTCAAACTGGAACTTCCATATCTTACTTCAATTGCTTTACCAAGATGATTTATTACAGGATTTGATGCATTACTACCACTATATACATCTATTAAAAATCTAGTTGAAGTATTTTGTGTACCTGAATCTACACCAATATTAAATGTACTGTCCTTTGACAAAGATTGTACACTTGATAACGGCCAAAAATAAATTCCACTAGATTTGACTCGCATCATTCTTGTAATATCTTGATATGTACCGGCTACAGTTGGTTGTTTTGATGAAAATAAGCTATTACTAGTATATGTTGACCAATCCAACGCACCTTTAACTCCAGGAGATACTGCATCTTCTCCGTCACCACTAACTACCATTACCCAACTATCTGATGCCGTATTATAATTTCTTAAACTTAATGAAGAATTATAATGTCCACTAACAATTAAAAATGATTGTCCACTTGTTGATTGTTCAATATTAAGAGCAGTATATGAAGTAACATTTTTTAAATAATATTGTGACGAACTTAAATAAAATTTAGAATCACCTAATGTTTTAGTTGCTGTCCAAATTGGAAGATAATTTGTAGTTCCTGTTCCTGATAAATCTCCCGCATTTGAATTTAATGCATAACTTGCTGTTAATGCATTAGACGAACTCAATGCGTAACTACTACTATTTGAAAAATCGGAATATGAAGAACTAATAGATCTACTAGAACTAATTGCCCAACTACTTGTTCCTACAAATTGAGGAGATGTACCTGTTCCTATAATTCTACCAGTTAAAGATCCTGTAAAACTTCCTGTAGAAAATAAATTTTGTAATTGTGTCAGACTAGCTCTATAAGTCTTTATTGAACTACTTTGGTCAATAGGAAAAAAATCGCTGCCAGTTAAACTAGCAATCGGATCTAATTGACTGATTTTTATACTTGTTGTTGGCATAGTCTATTTTTAATTAATTATTTCCAAACTCTAATCCTATAATTCCATTTAGTTGTATTAACATAATTCCAACCGCCACCAGTTTTATTTGGTATATAGAAATAACCTCCTGAATTGGCTATGGTTACTGACACACCAGCATAAGTTGAATTAGTCCACGCCGCAAATAGATTGGAATCATTAGCATCTATTTCAGCACTATTTACATCAACTTCATCACCAGTTACATATCCTACATTTGCATCATAACTATTACAATATAATGTAGCCCTTATTAATGATGGCGTTACACCAAATCCATGTGCTACAGCATAACAATATGTACCTACACCACCTTCATTTGCACCAGCTAAGAACTGTCCCACTGTGTTTGAACTAATTGTATTAGAAAATGTAGATGAGGGAAATTCTGATAATGATATTGAACTAATATAACTTGCAGTTACCGCATAACTTGCAGATGTAACAAAACTTGCAGATGTAGCAAAACTTGCAGATCTCGCATTAGAAGATGAAACAGAAAAACTTGCAGTACCAAAATAACCAACTGCATTTGTTACGCTAGAACTAAAAGTTGTAGAAGATACATTTCCTCCTACTGTTAATTTATTATTATTGGTTGTATCCCAAGAAAGATTAGAATTTCCACCAAATGTTCCCGCATTAGAATTAAATTGAACATTTCCAGTTGCACCACCCGGAGATGTTAATGTACTTATTGCAGATATTTTTACAACATTATTATCACCGGTATCTAAACCAATAAGTACATTATCTCCACCCGCAATTTTTTTAAATCGTAAATCCACTCCAACTTTATCTGTTACCAATCCATATCCATATGAACCAGTATTTGATGCAGTATTGGCTTCTCCCGATCCACCTATCACTGAATCTGCAACTAAAGCCCTATTTGCCCAACTACTAGTACCATTTAAATCACCTTTAAAACTGCCAGTAAATGAACCTGTAAAACTACCAGTATAATTACCATTAAAAATAGATGCGGACTTTGCACTAATAACATAGTCCGCAAGATCTATTGAAGTAATTTTTTTAGTTTCTTGCGCAGCAATATCTGTAATAAACAACAAGTCATTTGATTGAACTTGTGAATCAGTATAATCTGTTAAATCAGTAATTTTCTTACTATTGGACATATATCTTTAATAGATATATATATCATTGTGGTTTGACATTTTTTAATTTTTTAACAATATATTTTACTAAACTGCTTCTAACAATATCTTCTTCAGTAAATTTAAATGTATAAATACCATTTTCTTTACTTTCATCGTCGTCAAAAGCATTCATTATCTTAGTAAAACCGCTTTTACCATTAATATCACTTTGATCTGGATCTCCCAATATAAACACTTTACTGAATTCACCTACTCTTGTAATCAAAGTAGTTAATTCTTTAACTGTCATATTTTGTGCCTCATCAGCAACAATACATTTGGCATTCCAGTTTAATCCTCTCAAAAATCCAAGGGGAATACTATCCAAACGATCTTCTTTTTGTAAAGTGTCAATGTCTCGTTTTGGTAACAATTCTGCCAATTTTTCCAATAATGGTTGAATATATGGAGCCATTTTTTCATCGGCTTCACCAGGCAAAAATCCAATTTTGCTATCAGCGCTTTCTACAGCACTTCTGATATAAAGTAAATCACTTACTTTCTTTTGATTTAATAATTTTAAAGCACTATAAATTGAAATATATGTTTTACTTGAACCTGCAGGACCACTTACAAAAATTAATTTTGTGTCCTTATTTAATGCAATATTTAAAAATTCTTTTTGTTTTTCTGTTAATTCTCTTTCAAATATAGATAACTCATACTTTAATTTTGTTCTTTGATATACGACTGGGCTTGTATCATGTTTATGTTCGACGCTGGTTTCGTTGTTGTTATTATCATTTTTTGACTTTTGAAGTTTTTTGCTTTTTTTCATGCGTTAATTTATTTAAAGCTGAGTTTAACTTTTGTTCGACATTTTTAACTCTGATACATAACTCATAATGTTCCTTCTCAATATAATATTGATATACATTTTCCAAATTTTCTTTGAATTGATCTTTTGGTAATGTAACTACAAAATCAGAATCATTAAAACTAAATAATTCAACAAAACTTAATTTCTTGTCTATTGCATATTCAATCGACGAAACAACATGTTCCATCATTTGAATTTTATTGTGTTCAATGAACTTATTCATTTCATTGAAATTTGAAGGTAACGAGTATAATTTATGTTTGGATGCTTTTGGCATACGAATATAAATATCAAAAACATTGTTACAAAAAACAAAAAACGCTATTAAAGTTATTTTAATAGCGTTACATCAATTTACTATTTTATTAAATTATGATACTTTATGACGAGTTTCGTTGTATTCAACTAACTCAATTTTAGTACCATCAGGCCACTTCTTAACAATGCCAGACCAATGATCAAATTCAGTCTTAGCATCATTCTTATTAGTATATACTAACTCACTTACTCTCAACCCACTTCGTGTAACTACATAACATTTTTGTTCTGTAGTAACATTACTTTCTGCACCGTTTTCTTTTTTATTAGTCTTTTTAGACATATTAACTATATAGTTTAATTGTTATTACTTTGGTTTTAATGTAAAAATTTATGATAACCAGTCATAAATTAAATCATTCATCGTCACCTTCAATATCTTTTGAAGATGCCAATGGAAGTGAATTTGTTTCTTCAACAATAGCTTTAATTTCGCTCTCAATCTCTTTCATCTTTTCTTTATAACCAGCAGCTACATCCTTGAAATCTTTCTTCACAAAGATTAACTTTTCTGTCAACTCATACACTTTCTTTTCTGCTTCTTGTTTTGTCATATACTATATTTTATTATTTGTTTTTACTTATTACCGAAATTGGTGGACATAAAGGGAGTCGAACCCTTGTCTTTAAAACAGTATCATAATCAGACTACGTGTGTATACATTTTTTAGTTGTTAAGAACAATTATATTAAATGTCAAAACTAATTGTCCTAAAGATTTACAAAATATTCAACCAACAACGCAAATCAAATTGTTGATATAGCCTGATAGTTTACACTCAATATTATTATCAGACATCATAATATCAAATGTGCAGCCAAATTAGGCTGCTAGTGCTACTGCATCACGGGAGGTGAAGTTGTAGCTGATTACATTATCTTCAGCAGTTAATGTTTTGATAGAAGTTTTAAGAGGCCAACTATCATCCTCTACACGCCTAACTAGTCAATTGTCTTAAATCGAAACCAGTATATGCCCATAAATTCTCAAAGATCAAAAAATTCTTTATACGAAATTGTTTCATCCAACCCTAATTCTCGTCTCATATTTGCAAATAACTCTTTACCTCTTTCAACAGAAACTGGTTGGTTTAATTCTTCTCTTTTAATATCTTTAATAACAATTTCTATCTCACGACGAATTCTATTAGATTCAATCGGATTATTATCCTTTGTTTCTAACTCGTCTTGTAATTGACTCAATTTATTTTTTAAGTCATTTAACTTTTTATTTGTATTCATTCTTATAAATATATAAATATTTTAAAAATGGAGCGGGTAGCCGGAATCGAACCGGCACATCGACCTTGGCAAGGTTGCAGGCTACCACTACATCATACCCGCTTACAAATTTGGTGGACCGTAAGAGAATCGAACTCTTCCCTAAAGCTTGCAAAGCTCCCGTGCTACCACTATCACTAACAGCCCATATCTATTAAAGAACTTACACCAATATATAGTATAAGTCAAATCAAAAAACAAAAATCTATCAGACACCTTGACGGTTTTATGGGCATATTTAACCCACAGATTATTAGCCAAACACAGCCGTTGGTTATTGTTTCGGACCTAACCAAGTTCAAACCTCTACCTTTGTCTGATATAAAAAATGGTCGGAATGACAGGACTCGCACCTGCAACCTCCTAGCTCCAAACCAGGCCGTCTACTATTGACATTACATTCCGATTAAATTGGCAGGGGATAAGGGAATCGAACCCCCACAAGAAGATTCAAAGTCTTCCGCACTACCATTATGCAAATCCCCAGTTAAATTGGAGCGGGTAGAGGGAATCGAACCCTCTCATGGGCTTTGGAAGAGCCCCAGGCTACCGTTACATCACACCCGCTTTAAAATGGCGGAAAGAGAAGGATTTGAACCTTCGGGGGTTTTAAGGCCCCGGAGCTTTAGCAAAGCTCTGCATTAGACCACTCTGCCACCTTTCCGTAAAATTTTGACAATCTCTGATTTCTTCATGGGACGATATTATCAGTCCTCAGTTCCAATGTCAAGTGGAGTTGTATTAAAATGGCGGAAGCAGTAGGACTTGCACCTACGAGGGTTTCTGGCCCCAGGCGTTTTCAAGACGCTTTCCTCGACTAGCCGGACTACTTCCGTAAAATAAATTGGTGGACCAGGTGAGAATCGAACTCACATCAGATTGATTGCAAATCAGTCTCGCTTAGCCTTAGAACATGCTAGCCCATAAAATAAATTGGTGGGCATAGAGGGACTTGAACCCCCACGGATTGCTCCACGAGCTTCTAAGACTCGCATGGCTGCCAATTACATCATACGCCCAATAAAATGGTCGGAATGATAGGATTTGAACCTACGACATCTTGCTCCCAAAGCAAGCGCTCTAGCCAAACTGAGCTACATTCCGATTAAAATGGTAGGCGGTAAAGGATTTGAACCTCTGGCCTTGACCGTGTAAAGGTCCTGCTCTTCCACTGAGCTAACCGCCCATTTAAAAATCGTTATTTAACTTATTCCAATTATCGCCAGTTGGGTTCTGCACTAAACATAACACCCAGTGACCGATCAAGTGTTTTAACTTTCGTTGGGGACACCAGATAGAGTTTCAACCCCGAACATGTATTTAATTTACCACACCTTCTCATTTTGTCAACACCTAAAAATCAAAAACCCGTCATTCTTTTTTTGAAGTGACGGGTTGGTTCTTTAAGAGCAAACAACCTCGCACTCAACTTCCGGATGGGAGTTGACTTGCTTGACTAGGTTGTGAAACTGAATTCATACTATGACAATATATATGTAAAAATTTTTGAAATCAACAAATTTATTTACATTTTATTAAATTTTTAAACTTGTCTAATACTGATGACTTGGTTTCAACAATAAAATTATTCTTGTTATTAACCAATTTAATTTCATTAATCACTGGCTCATTTGGTACTGGACCTACAGGTACGGCATTACCATATGAATTGATTGGTGGCCACCATCCACCCAAATTCTTCAATAAATTATTTGTATCAACATTAATATTATTTTCTTGAATTATAATATTTTTAAATGCAGGCGTAGATAAATTCAAATCTCTATCCATACTGTATCCCAAAAATATTCCATCCCATGGTGCATACTTTCCTGGCTTCCAATTCCATGTTCCTTTACCAGTTGTTTTAACATTATTGTTTCTAATAATCAAATCATGATGATATGCATAGTTTACCGCCCACCATTCATTGCCATATTGTCTTACATAGTTTTGCGCACTTAATCTAATAAAACAAGGAACTTCTAGTCCACTATTTTCTTCGACAATTGTTCCAATATTCATTCCAGTGTCAACATAATAACACATTCCTTGAAATCCATCAAAGTTATTTTTTCTAATCACCGCACCTTTTGTATTAGCAACACTAATACCAGCTAATGGAGAAAATTGTGTTTTACCAGCGTCACCTCTAAATGTACAATATTCAACTAAACATTGTGCAGCAAACACTTTACCAGCCAAATGTCCACCTACTTGTACATGTACAATTTGTTCTGTATCATGTTCTGGATATCTATTATTTCTGCCTGGTGAATGAAAATCGCATCTTCTTACAGTAGTTCCTTTTGCACCATCTTTTGAATTCTTTGATAATAATGATATGATAATAAATGATGTGGCATTATCTTTACCCACATTAAATCCTTTAAATTCACAATCTTCATATAATGTATTACTACCAAATGTAGTACAACCGGCAGTGGTTAATTCACCGCCTTTAGCTTCATTTATTTCATCATAGTTACCGTCAAAAGTAATTCCTTTAAATACTATGTTCTTACAATCTACACTACCATCACCACCAGGTCCAACTGCCTGAACCATAATCAATTGATTTCCATTTACCGCCAAATCTCTTCTACCACTTAAATATTTGGATAATTTTAAAATTGTTTTACCTTTACCCTTTCCAATTATTTGAACTCCTGATTCATTTTGTTTTGGATTCCAACCCCATAAAATACCACTTTTTAATACCTTTTCTGGATCATTTTCACTGATTCCTTCTCCACCAATATAATATGTACCTTCATCAAGTTCACAAATATTATTTTCCATTATACACTTATTGATTGCGTATGCGGAGTTTACTTTTATATCATTTGGCTTTGCGCCATATTGTTCTGGTTTACTCATATATTATATTCCTTCTATATAAACTAAAAACCTGCCATCCTTTTTGAATGACAGGTTTACAATTTATATTTTTATTTTATTATCTAGCTCCACTTGGTTTTGGAGTTCCACTTGGCTTTGGTGTGCCTGTTGGTTTTGGAGTTGAACTTGGAGTACCACTTGGTTTTGGAGTTGGTGTTGGCATAAACTATATATTCCTTTCTTTAGAGATACATATTACTCAAAAATAAAAAACCGTTAACTTTTTACGGTTAACGGTTGTAATTCTTTATTTTAATTTTACTATTAGAATGTGTACTTAACACCTGCGGAATATAGAACTTCAGCAGTCAATTCTTCAGTAGCAAAACGGTACTTAGCAGTACTAAAGTTGTTGTCAATTACACCAACTTCAGCATATGGTACAAAGTTACCAATTGGACGAGATACATTCAACTTGGCAGTAACTGCATCATATCGTTCAAACTTTACGAATTCAGCAGATGGAGTTGCCTTGAATCCATATGGCAGACTAAATGTATGATACGCACCAAAACCTGCACCAGCTTGTTCTAGGTTAATGTCATAAGCACCACGAACATATGGAGTCAACCATGGATTCTGTGCTTCCAATTTTACACCAAATTCAGTGGAATTCTTAATACCAAATCCACCGGCTTGGTGACGAGTAGCAGTTGCATCCAAACGAAGGGTCAACCATTCAAAGGTCTTTACACCCTTACCTGTACCAACTGTCCAGTGGGATTGATCAACACCATCCTTTGGCAATAACAAACCACTAACATATACATCCGCATACTTTAGTGACTTTACCGCAGCAAAACCAACATATGCAGAACCTTCTGCACGACTAACACCGTTAACGATGTATTGGTTATTGTATCCAGCATCAAGAGTCAATGATGCAGTATCTTCTGCGGTTACGGCGACAGCTGCGAAAAGAGCAGCCAATACTAATACTAGTTTCTTCATATTTATTTATTATTTATCTTTAATGTTTTTGTTTAACTAATAAACTTCACTCAAAGTTTATTTACTTAACTTATTCATCATACATTGATCTTCAAGAATATCAACTTATTATATAATGACAGTTCTGAACATAACTATCACTCCCATTTTATAAAAATTAAAAATAATTTTAACCCATTATTTATCTATATATAAAAAACTATTTTACATTTATGGATAATATTACAACTGAAAAACCTTCGTTCATCAAACAATTAGATGCAAAAAAATTAGTAAATAATTTGATAGTACCCATCATTTTTTTAGGTCTAATTGTTTATTTTGTATTCTTAAATAACAGTTATAAAAACCTAACAGGTAAATTCAATAAACAAACCGAAATCGTTTCAAATCAAAATTTGCTCATTACAAATCTTAATTTAAAAAATTCAGAACTATCCACTGTAATTAAAAATTATGATCAAAAATTCAGCTTTTTACAAACAAATGTAGCACATTTACAACAACTTACAGATAACTTAAAAAAGTCATCTGAAGACAAGGATATTAAAATTAAATTGCTTGAACAAGAAAAAGGAGCACTAGAATCTGATGTCAAATCACTTCGTAATACTATAGTAAAAATGACCGCAGAAATCGTAGAATATAGCGACGAATTGAAAAAAGCCAAAACTGAAACTGAGCAAAATGATCTAATAAACAAGATTACAAAGCTCACTGAAGAAAGAAATTTCCTACAAGATCAAGTCAAACAATATGAAAAAATCATCGACGACTTAAGAAAAGAAAACACCTTTTTAGCAGCAAAATTAAGAGAAAATCTCAAAAAAGAAGGTTATGAATTCAACTCTCCAATAGGTACTTGGCCGAAAGGAGCCGAAGCATTAATGAAAATTTCCAGAGAAAATCTAAAGAAAAAGCTGGATGAATTGAACAAAATCAAAGAAAAAGAAGAACCAAAAAAAGAAGAAAAAAGTGATGAAAAACCCAAAAAACAAGGGTTTTTTAGAAACCTTTTCAAATAAATAAATACAAATTATGCCATACGAATACCACGCAAAAGTAACAGAAGTTGTTGACGGAGATACCATTGTCATTGATATTGATTTAGGTTTTGATGTCATCTTTACCAAACAAAAAGTACGACTTTTAGGAGTTGATACCCCAGAAAGTCGTACCGCAGATAAAACCGAAAAAGTATTTGGTTTAGCAAGCAAAGACTATGTAAAAAAATTTATTGAGTCTTGTCCTGATAAACATGTCATTATTAGAACCCATGTCAGTGATGATGTAGATAGTAACGGTAGAGAGAAATTTGGCCGTCTTTTAGGTGAAATCATACAACCTGACACCAAAAAAGTACTCAATGACGAACTTATCAATAACGGTTACGCCGTTCGTTATATGGGCGAAAATAAAGATAAAGTAAAAGACCTCCACCTAAAAAATCGTAAACGACTCATAGATGAAGGTCTCGTTAAAATGTCTTATAAAGACGCTGGTATACTATAAAAATACCATTATTCAATTACAGTAAACTTCAAACTTCTAATAAGGAGTTTGAAGTTTTTATCTTTTACATTATTCAAAACTAATTTAATTGATTTTGGATATCCCACAAATTTAGTATTCAAATCAGTTGTCAATGACTGCGGTCCAGTTCCTATTGTAATTGGAAAATCATGAGATGTATCAATACCCTTATCTGGTTGTCTACCATCTAAAATATTAACACGACCAACATAATTACCATTTACATATACACTAATTTTAAATTTATCAACATATGAAATTGGACCAGTTTCAACCGTCAATATTGACAATTTTGACTTTAAATTTAGTAATTCTTTGATTTTATCACTTTCTGGAATATCCAACACAACTCCAGCAGATGTTAATGTTCCGGTAACAGGAACTGTAACTGTCTTCGGAATATTTGTATTAATATTAGAAATTAACTTAACAGGTTCATCAGATGGTGATTGATACTTTACATTAGTCATTTTAGTAACAATATCTTTTACAGTTACCTTTACAGGACTACCATCAATATCAGTATATGTATATTCTTGTTTTCCCCAAGGACCATTGATATCTGGCATTTCATTTTTATACAATGACCAAATACGATCTATATTTCCATGATGCATAAAGAATATAGGATCGTTAGCTGCATATCTCAATGTTCCCATCGTTCTATTACCACCATAACGAGTTCCTACCCAATCGTGTCCATTGTTATGTGGTCCTTGTTCCAATAAACCTTGACCAGTATTTCTATCAGTGACTGACTTACCACCGAAAATTTCAAATGGTGCCTGTAAAATAGCATTAATATAATCACTACTCATATACCACTTGGTTTCAATAATATGTTGTTTTGAATCTGGACTTACTTCATTATTAGGGTCCATAGTTGGTTCCGCAATAGATGGCTTTCTATTACCATCATATAATGCCAAATTATCAAAATCCAGATTATCTGCACTTACCATATCTTCTTGAGTCAAATCATATCCAAATAATGGACTAGATAAACCAGATTGTTTACGATTCTTTGTATTAGGCATTTCTTGATGATTACTCCAATCCCAATATGGATATGCAAAAGCAACACCGTTCCATCCAAAATTAGTCTTTAAAATATTATCCAATATTCTTTCCAAGAAATAAATATATCCACGATGCCATGGCAAAAAGTACCAACTCCAATGTACTTGATCCATAGGAACACCTGAATCTGTACAATGATACGCATGCAATTTAGCATAGTTTTCCCATTGTGTAGGACTATTCAATGGTACATTTCTACGCATATATCCAACTGCACGACACAAATTCTTTACTTCATCATCCGTCAAATCATAAAAACTCTTACGAATTCTTGTCGGTTCATTATTAAAATTAAACCTCTTACCACCAACAGCAGGTCCACATGTTGGATCATTAATCGGTTGTTTAGATGCCGCATTTAAATTTAATCCAAGTGTACTAGTAAGTAACCCAGACTTTAAAAAAGTTCTTCTTGTTGTATCCATATTATTTTATTTTAGTATTAACCCAACCAATTCGATGTTTACACATCCAATCAATCAATGCCTTTTCAAATCCTATATCATTACCTTTCTTTTCGCTTTCAATCCATTTATGTTTTTCTATTTCCTTCTTCAATTCCATAAATTTTTGATATAGATTAGAATTTTGCATACAAAAATAAATACAACTCTGAAACATAAACATAACAAATTTATTTATCTAAAAATGGAGTCCCGTGTTGGATTTGCACCAACCTAATACTGTTTTGCAGACAGTTGCCTAACTACTCGACCAACGAGACATTAAATGGAGCCTGTTACTAGAATCGAACCAGTGCTTTCTCGTTACGAAGGAGAAGTGCTACCACTATCACTAAACAGGCATATTAAATGGAGCCTCATTCCAGACTTGCACTGGATTCTCAAGTTTACCGAACTTGCATAATAAACTACTTATACGAATAAGGCATTTAAAATGGCACACCCGGTAGGACTTGAACCTACAACCTTCTCGGTAGAAACGAGTTGCTCTATCCAATTGAGCTACGAGTGCGTTAAAATGGTAGGGTAGAGGAGATTCGAACTCCTGACCTTCTGTGTGTAAAACAGACGCTCTCCCGAATTGAGCTACCACCCCGTTATATAAAATGGTTGACCGTGCCGGTTACGCTCCGGCGTAGGACGATTATCAGTCGTCTATTCTGCTATTGAATTAACGGTCAATTGAAATGGCGGCCATACGGGGTTACGCTCCCCGGACTTCCCTTAGACAGAGGGTTAGGTTACTATTACTTTATATGGCCAAAATTGGTGCTGTGCTCTCCACGCCGTCTCTGTGTTTTACCGATTGTACCGGTCGGCAGTCACTTATGGGGCCAGTTACCCATTAAATTGGTGGAGCCAGTGGGTAATGCTCCCACACGAATCGTCCGGTTAAAAGCCGGCTGCCCGTCTATTGTGGCTTTGACTCCATAAATTGGTGGTCTAGGTATGGACTTTAACCATACATTCACTGCTTTCGTTTCGGATTGATTACCGTATCCAGCAGCCCTGCGTTTAAATTTCGCCCGATCTTGCGTTGATCTACTAGACCATCATAAATTGGTGCAAGTGGTGGGTACTGCCCCCACACGAATATTCTGATTAAGAGTCAGATGCCCGTCTATTGTAGCTTCACTTGCATTAAAAATTGTATCTACTACTGTCAATGAACTATAAACATCTTAACACATTATTTAGTTCCGTCAACAACTTTCTTAAAAAATGGTCCCAGTTGTTGGTTCCGCCCCAACCTCTATTCGTCTTCAGCGAATCGCTTTCACTAGGTTAGCTTAACTGGGATTATAGATAAATTGACAAGTCAAAGGAATCGAACCTTCTCGGAACAGAGTCGCCCGCTCCTTTACCACGCCATGCGCACTAGCACCTGTCAAATTCTGATTGCGTGGTTGGAATCGAACCAACGGCCCGTGCTTATTCACACTTTTACGGTGTCATTTACCATCATAGTGAGCACTGATCTACCTCTGAACTACACACAATCTAAAATGGTGGGAGCAGTAGGACTTGCACCTACGAAGGCCTTTCGGCCGGGAGATTTACAGTCTCCAGCAATTGCTACTATGCGATACTCCCAAAAATGGCTCCAGAGGAGGGTTTCGAACCCCCAACCCTGCGGTTAACTTTGGCCTTGTGAGATTTGCACTCTCTATTAAATAATACTTTATGGCCCACAGCCGCATGCTCTACCATTGAGCTACTCTGGAATTAAATTGTCAATAAACCTGCGTGAACTTCTCCGTGACAATTATGACATAATAACTCACACTTGTCAACTTCTAATTTTAACTTATCAAAACTAACAGATTGTCCACTAATTTGAAAATCTTTTTGTAAAGGATCTTTATGATGAAATGTAAGATTACCAAAATAATTTTTGTATCCACACTTTATACACTTACCGCCTTTATATTCAACTAATTTTTGTTTAGTTCTTACTCTCCAATCAACAACGGATTTTACTCTTCTGGTTTTTCTTTCTTCATTCGTTAATTTATTTTTGCCTACCGGTCTAGTATTTAGATACTTTATCAGAGTTCCTCTACAATGTCCATATTTTTTTTGACAATCTCTTAAAGAATTTCCATCGTCATAAAATGCTTGAATTTCTTTAAGTTCAGAATCAGTGATTGTTTTAATCCCCGCTAAAATTCTTTTTTGTTTTATAATATCAGATGTTACCATATAATTAACTTTCTATGTTAATAAATAGGTAACAGGTTAACAAAACAATTATAATTTTATTAGAAAATGGCTCCCAAGGAAGGACTCGCACCTTCACAAGAACGTTAACAGCGTTCCGTGCTACTTTGACACTACTCGGGAATTTTTAAAAATTAAACGTTTACTGGATTTCACTATGCTTGTTCCACCTACTAATCATAACCTCGTCAGATTATAACCTTCAATGTCTATCAGTGTCAATACATTACTTACTACTTCAACTATTGATTCAGATTCGAACTGAATGACTCCTGCATATGGTGCAGTTGCTTTACCAGTTAAGCTACGTTCGTTGCCTTCACCTAATGTATTTGAAAAATGGCATCCACCGTAAGAATCGAACTTACCCACGGGCTTTTGGAGAGCCTGTCGCCTAATCCTTGGAACATTGGCGGATATACTATAAATGGTAGTCGCATGGGGATTTGAACCCTATTCTCCATCTTGAGAGGATGGTGTCCTATCACACATAGACGATGCGACCGTTAAATATTGTGACGAGATTACCCCAGTAGGAATTACCCGGCATGCAAGGGCTCCTTCAATCTTTTGGGTTTAAGTCTCTTTGTTGCCCTCGTCACTTTTAAAATGGTAGCCCCACGGGGAATTGAACCCACGATTTGTAGATTGAAAGTCTACCGTCCTATACCCATTAGACGATGAGGCCATTATATAAATTGGCGCTTCAGTGAGGATTCGAACCCCAAACTCAACGTTCGTAGCGTTGCGTGATAAATCCATTTTCACCACCGAAGCATAAATTGGTTACCCCACTTGGATTTTCACCAAGGTTGATGTCTCAGAGAACACATCCGTCCTAAACCTAGACGATAGGGTAATTAAAATTGGGGTGTACGGCGGGATTCGAACCCGTATCTGCCAGACTCACAATCTGGGACATTATTCCAGTTATGCTACATACACCATTACTATAAATTGGAGCCTCCTTCCGGGCTTGCGCCGAACTCTGGGGTTTACAAAACCTCTGCATCGCTGCCTATGCTTAGGAGGCATCTAGAAAATTACTTCATACTTGCCTTAACACAGTAATCACCTCAGTAATACTGTCATCGCCCTATGGGTTCTGCATCTCAACATAACACCCACGGACCAATCAATTGATTTTCCCAGTCTTTAACCTTTGGTTACTGGCGGCGGCTCAACAGATGGAGTTTCAAGCCTTATCTAATCTTCACTAAGTCTATCAGAACTTCAGAGTTCGTCAACAACTTTTTAAAATTTTCTTTTCATCATCCAATGAACTACTTACGTCGTTCACTGTTTAACTAATCTACCACACTTACAAAGAACTTCAAGAACAAAAACAAAAAACCGTCACTTTCTTCTCAGGTGACGGTTGACATTGTTTAAATTTCTCTACACTCAAGTTTATACAATATCACCGTCAACACATTCACAATTTGTAAATGTATCCCAACGCTTAATATTTGTATAATGTACTCTCATTATAATCATATATATAAACAAAAAATAAAAAACACCAAACTATTTCATCTTTTTACACTTTTTCTCACCATACTCACCACACTGCTGCCATAATCCCTCTCTACCTCAAACCCAAACCGACCATAAAACCGCATCAACCGCTCATCACCTCCTCCATCATCATCACTACTAGGTATACACCGTATATCTAACCCATTAATATCCGCAAACTCACACAACCGCCCCATAACCTCCCCACCTACGCCCTGCCCACGATACTCCTCCCTCACATACATATCACTCAAATACACACTGCCACTGTCATTTATATACACTCCAAACCTATCTATCTGTATATACTCATTTATCACATTTCTCTCAAATACCTCTATTTTCTCATTTATTGTATCCATATATCTATATATCCTTTTTTCCCATAAAAAAATTTTACCCCAGGATTTTTTAAGTTTCAATACGAAAATTCAAAAAAATAGGGTACCAAAACAGTGTTTAAAACAATTATACATATGCTAAAATCCCCAAAGAAAAATTGACTCCGTATCTAAAAGAAGCATCGTTGGGCTGGGGGGGCTGCTGCGCTCTATGTTAAGCAGTAGGGGATGCTGGGTGGGTAGGGCCGTCAAGTTATTATAAAGTGTAGCCTACCCTACCGGCATGGGGTTGTCAAGTATATAATGCGGATGGGGTGGCTGGGTGGTGGGGCGTGTAGGGTTTTGATATAGGGTGACCCATAACCTATGTGTATATGTATATATGTATTAGGCCCACTCAGTGAAGTTCATAGGTTGTCCGTTCCAAGGATATGCGGAAGCGTAACTGGCGATCTTGAAGCTGGGTTTGTTGTTATAGTAGTTGAGGCGCTTGGTGATGACCTTGTTACCTTTGTTGTTGAGGTTAGGAACGCAGTTACCTTGCATTGGACCAGTGTAAGTGCGATCTTCGCCGATGGAGACTACTTTGACACTGGATTTGGTTACTTCGACGACCATGTAGAAGTCAATGTTGGTTTGGTCGTAGCCCCAGCTGGAATAAAAGATATCATTGACTTTGACGGGGTTGGATTGGGGAACTTCCTTCAGGTTATCTTTGGTGGTGACGATGACATTGAAGCGGTGGTTTTCGTGGCTGCAGTAGACATAACCCTTACGGTTGACTTTGTAGACGGTGAGGGTTGAGCCAGCGGGGATGACGGTTTTGGAAGCGTCAACGGTGATGATGTCAACGATGTTGGTGACGGTGGAGTAGCGTTTGATGGCCATGGTATTGTTTATTTTATCAGGTTTGACGGGGGTGATTCCCTTACCGTGAGAACAAGGTACAGGATGTTGCTGCGGCTGTCAAAATCTTTTTAAGACTTTTTTTAAAAAGGTGAAGAGGGTTTTTGACTTGACTGGGTTACCCACAACCATTTACCTACTCAACCTTAGAGAGCCTGATAAACCAGTGCCGGCTTGCCACGGCCGCTCTCGTTACGAACACTATCCACCACACCAACCTTAGCCTCAGCAATCCACTTCTTGACAATCAGATATAGAGTAGGTTGAGGAAGTTGATATTCAGACATAAGCATCTTCATAGTGAACTTACCACTAGGAACATTGACGGTAGCAGTCTTGGGATTGGACTTACGGCCACGCTTCACTGGATTACCAGTCTTGACCGCTTCTTCCTTGGCATCTGCACTAGCCTTGACCTTCTCAACCAACTCAACAAACCGTTCCTCTGCACGATCAATGGTCTTACAGTCAAAGGCAGTCTTACCAAAAGCAGCACAACCTGGATACTGTTCATAGGTTTCTTGGACAGTGTTACCACCAGGAAGTGCAGTTCCCTTGGGTACAACCTTCACAATAAACACTTCATAACTACGAGTAGTACCATCCATGTTCTGTCGTTCATAGATAGCAACACCGTTCTCCTTCTTAATCTGGATAAACTTAGTGTTACCAACTCGGTCAAAATTACCAGTGAATTCCTTTTGGAGCTTCTTCATGTTGTATAGAGTATAGGTTAAAATTGTGGTGGTGTCAACTTATTTTAATTTAGATAGTGCCCATGGAGTACACGTAGTCATATCGTCCAGCAGGAACAGCATAACTCTCTTCAGTGGTTTCTTCAACTACATTCAGAGCAGGAATCTCAGCCCGGATAGAAGCCAGAAACTCCATCTTCTCATTGTACCGAGCCAGCTGTTCCTCAGTAGCCACAGGCAGTTCAGCCACGGTGGCGGTCAGTTCATCCTGGATACGGATGTCGTCCATAGCTTCCAGTTCGGTTTCGGTCAGTTCGATGTCGGGAGTCATAGTTTCGGTGATGTCAACGGTGATGAGGTTGCGGAGGTCAGAAGCGGTGTCGATCATGTCGTTCATTGTGAAGATAGGTTAGACTAAGTTTAGGGTGGTGTCAAAAAGTTTTTTTAAAATCTTTTAACGGGTGTAAATCGGGGTACCATCAGCACGACGGTTTTCTTTGCTGGCCAGCCAAGCGATACGAGCACGGCGTTCACCATACTGGATACCTTTAACCGAATTGGGTGAACCAATCAAAGCATTGAAGATCTGGACCAACTGCTTGCGATTATTCTGAAATGACTTGACACACAGAGGAAGGTTGTTCTTGGAAGCATTGGCTTCTTGCGCCTTGAGCCACTTGATTTGAGCGGCAATCTGGTTGATTTGGGCCTTGGTGTTCTTGGAGTCAGAGGTCATCTTCATCGTGGGTATAGAGTAGACTAGGTTTTGGTTGGTGTCAACAGTTTCGGCCAACTTTTTTTAAATTTTCTTACCGTCAACCGTTTCAACTGCTTCCCAACCGTGGATATAAGGTACAGGAGGAAAGGGGTACCGTCAAGCCTTACCGTCAACTTTTTTTAAAAATCTTTGGTGTTGACCGCATCGGTTCCAAAATGGTAGTATCCTGATTGTTCCAATGGAATAGTAGTGTCCGACACTTACAAGGACGATGGGGATCATCCTCTTTTTTTTTGGAGTCCTAGCATGGGGTACCATGACCTGCGTATATATCGTTATCGTTAACCTAACAATGAATAAAATAAGTTGTTTTGACAATTATGGTTGACAAAGTGTGGTAAATGTGGTAAATGGTGGGTGAATATAAAAAGTCGTCAAAGCAAAAAATAATCCTGTACCGCAATAACCACACTACTAGACAACAACCACCACAACCGCATCATTAATATATACTCAATTACACAATTACAAAAAACCCCAGAAAAAATATTGACAACCGCATCAATGACACGAATATATTTTATAATGATGCTTGTTGTAGTTGTCCATAACGGACACTATGAATGATTATAATTGTGTAAAGGTGTATATGTTGATATGAGTATTTATACAAATTGCGGTTAGGGTAATGGGTAAAAGGGTGTATAGGGGTATTGTTATATGAATTAGAATAAGATAGTATATAAAAGGGGTAATAAGGGAGGATATGGGGTGAATAGGGTAGAAAGGTGTTGACTGGGTGAATGTAGTGGTTTATAGTGTAGGATATATGGGTATTAATGGTGAATATGATAATAGTAAGATGGATATGTTATTGAGTAAGTATCCTATGGTTAATATGGGATGGAAGTATGTGGGTAGTAGTGATACTATAAGGTGGAGTTTGGGTGATGTGGTGGTGAATATGTATATTGGTAATGGAGGTAATTTGGTTAATAAGGATGGTATGACGCCATTTGATATAGTGAATGGGGAGTATATCAATGGTGCGGTTGAGAGGCGTGGGTATAACAAGGTGTATAGTTATTTTATTAGGCAGGTGGAGTATAGCAGGATGGTTAGTGTGAATGGAGGTCAGGAGTATTATATTAAACATCATAATGAAGTATCTGAGTTATTGACTGATCCGTGGGGACGGAGGTTTATTAGGTATATGGGGATAGTGCGTAATGATATGGTGGATAAGTATAGTGATGTGTATGAGGGGTTGAGTATACAGAGTAGTAGGAACATTAAGAATGTGATATGTAGTGTGGATGTTACTAGTATAGAGGGGCATAGGGTGTATTGTTTGCATTTGTATCGTTGATGATTTAATATTTTTATAAGATTTGACGGGAGGATTTTTGGGGAAAGGGTATATATGGAGGGGTATAATAGTGTTATGGGGGATATATTGATGAAGTATCCGGTGACTAATAATAGTCAGTGGAAGTATGAATGTGTGTATGGAATAACGTCGTATATTACAAGTTATAATGATGTTGGATATGATAGTTTATTGGAACAGAGGTATGCTGGAATAAGGGGTATATTTGTTAGGCATAGTATGTATGATGATAACGAGGCTCATTATAGGTATAACAATGTTGATCCGTGGTTTAGAAAGTTTAAGGCGTATAAGAATGGTAATAAGATTAATTATGTTAAACAATATGTGTGTGAACCTATATTTGAGAACAGTTTTAATGTGACACCCAAGGCGTATGTGTTGACTACCAGTATAGAGGGTAGTATGATATATTGTTTGGATGTGATAGAGCATATAAAGTGATGGAGATAATATTTTTATAAAGGTATGACGGGGATGTTTTTGAATCAATCAAAACATTTGAAAATATTATTACTTTTTCAAACGGTTTGATAAATTATCTACTATTTATATTTAGACTTTCAAATGGTTTGAAAGTTTTAATGAATATAAAAGTATGGATAATAATATAATAAATGATGATATAATAGAAAAAGTTGTAATTAAGAGTGTGGCAATATATAAAGCAATGAGTGTATTGTCAGCGCCGCCATTTGAAGATAAATTTTTAAACAAACAAGATATATGCCAACAAAACGAGAATATACAGAAACAGAGCTTAGAGAAATGCTTGAAAGAAACAGAGCTAAGCAAAGAGAACGAAATAATAGACACTACGAACGACATAAAGAAAAGCTTAGAAAAGAAAAGTTGGAAAGATATCACGAATCCAAAGGAAAGAAAGAAAGCATACCATAAAGTTTATTATGAAAGTAATAAACAAACTTTAAATGATAAACAAAAAGCTTACAATAAAGTTAACAAAGATAAAATAAAAGCTTACAATAAAGTTAATGAAGATAAAATAAAAGCGTATAAGAAGGATTATTATCAAGATAATAAAGATAAAATAAAAGAATATCTGGATGCTAATAAAGATAAAATAAGAGTTAAAAAAAATAATTATTTTAAAAATAGGTTAAAAACAAATATACAATATAAATTAAGTCATAATCTAAGAACTAGATTAAATATCGCAATTAATCGTAATCAAAAAATTGGAAGTGCAGTAGATGACTTGGGTTGTAGTATACCAGAACTTAAAGTTTATTTAGAATCTAAATTCCAGACTGGAATGACTTGGGATAATTGGAGTGATGTTGGTTGGCATATAGACCATATAAAGCCACTTGCATCATTTGATTTAACAGATAGAAAACAATTTCTTGAAGCTTGTCACTATACCAATCTACAACCATTGTGGGCTAAAGACAATCTAATTAAAAGTGATAAGTTAATATAATTGTCATATATTTATAATATACTATGACTAAGAATGAACTTAAGCAATTGATTAAAGAAGTTATTAATGAAACATTGACGGTTGAGAATTATGAGGATGGTATTAAAGATGTCAAAGACAGAATGGCATATTTGGCGTTGAGAACGCAAGAAAAGGATTATATTAGTAAGAGTAAGCAAAGTAGTAGTCCTATCAAGAAGCAGCATTATATGGATATGTCCAAGCAAGTATTGGATAAAGCACTTGCAATTTTAAAGAAGCATAAAGTAATTGATTGAATCAATGATTAAGTTAAAAGACATATTATTAGAAGGTAAGCCGTCAAGCATTTTTGTTCCAAGAAGGTTGGAAGATAGAGTTGAGCGGATGATTAAAAACTATATTCGTAATGGTAGCAAAGGTAACTTAAGTTTAAGTGACTTGAAATTAACTAAGTTACCTGAGATATTAAAGGATATAGATGTTGGTGGAAGTTTTGTTTGTAGTGGTAATTTGTTAACATCATTAAATAATTTACCTAAATATGTTGGTAAAAGTTTTTACTGTGATAATAATAAATTGACATCATTAGAAGGTATTCCTGCATATGTAAGTGGTAATTTTGTTTGTAGTAATAATTTGTTAACTGAATTACCATCTATTTTAAAAGATATAGATGTTGAAAAATTTTTTAATTGTTTTAATAATAAGTTAACATCACTGAATAATTCACCTAAGAGTGTTGGTGGAAGTTTTTACTGTGGTCATAATCAATTAATTAGTTTAAAAGGTGCTCCTACATATGTTGGTAAAAATTTTGTTTGTAGTAATAATCTATTAACATCATTGGATGGTGTTCCTAAGTTTGTTGGTGAAAATTTTATATGTAGATTTAATCCAGTGAGATTTACAGAAGAACAAGTAAGAGCAGTATGTGAGGTCAAAGGACATATATTTGTATGATTAAACTTAAACAAATACTATTAGAGAATACCGCACCAGATATCTTTGTTCCAAGGAGAATGGATGACAGACTTGAGCGGATGATTAGTGTTTATATTCGTAATGGAAGTAAAGGCGGTTTAAATTTGGCAAATAAAAATTTGACTGTATTACCTGCAGCATTAAAGGATATAACTGTTAACGGATATTTTGATTGTAGTGATAATAATTTAACTACATTAGAAAACAGTCCTAAGATTGTTAATGGAACTTTTAATTGTAAAGAAAATTTGTTAACATCATTAAAAGGTGCGCCTATTAGTGTTAGTGAAGGTTTTATTTGTAGTGACAATAAATTAACATCACTGGAATTTACGCCTAGTAGTGTTGGTGGAAATTTTGGTTGTAGTCATAATTATTTAACATCATTAAAAGGTGCGCCTGAGAGTATTAGTGGGACTTTTAGTTGTAATGATAATAAGTTAACATCATTGGAGGGTGCGCCTAAGAAGGTTGGTAAAAGTTTTAGTTGTGCTAATAATCTATTAACATCACTAGAAGGTGCGCCTAAGAAGGTTGGTGAGGGTTTTTATTGTGGTTCTAATAAATTAACATCACTGGTTGGTGCTCCTCGTACTATTCCTGGATATTTTGCTTGTAATGATAATAAGTTAACATCACTAGAAGGTGCGCCTAAGGATGTTAATGAATTTTGGTGTAGTGATAATCCAGTTAAATTTACAGAAAAACAAGTAAGAGCTGTATGTAATGTTTGGGGATATGTATTTTTATGATTAAGCTTAAAGACATATTATTAGAAGGTAAGCCGTCAACTATTTTTGTTCCAAGAAGGATTGAGGATAGATTTGAGCGTAGAATTAGTCTTTATATAAAAAATGGTAGCAAAGGGTCATTTGATTTACAATATTCAAATTTAACTAAGTTTCCTGAAATATTGAAGAATGTAGATGTAGGAGGATATTTTGATTGTAGTCATACTAATTTAACATCATTAGAAAATAGTCCTAAAAGCGTTAGTGGGGATTTTTATTGTGTAAATAATAAGTTAACATCATTGGTTGGTGCGCCTAAGATTGTTGGTGGTGATTTTTGGTGTAGTTATAATTTATTAACTACATTAGAGGGTGCTCCTAAAGTGGTTGGCAAAGATTTTTTTTGTAATGGAAATCCAGGTAATTTTACATCGGAACAGGTAAGAGCTATTTGTGATGTTAAAGGAAGGATAATCGTATGATTAAACTTAAAGAAATATTATTAGAGAATACCGCACCAAATATCTTTATTCCTAGAAGAATGGAAGATAGATTGGATAAATACATTCGTCTTTATATAAAGAACGGTAGTAAAGGCAAGTTAAGTTTACAAGATTTAAATTTAACTGTATTACCTGAAATGTTAAAAGATATAACTGTTAATGGAGATTTTTTTTGTGGTAATAATCATTTAACAACATTAGAAAATTGTCCTAAGATTGTTACTGGAGTTTTTGGTTGTAGTAGTAATTTCTTAAAATCACTAGAAGGTGCTCCTAAGTTTGTTGGTGAAGATTTTTATTGTAGATTTAATTCAGTTAAATTTACAGAAAAAGATATAAGAGCCGTTTGTAATGTAAAAGGAGATATATTTTTATGATTAAACTTAAAGATTTATTAACAGAAGGTAAGTCACCTGACATCTTTATTCCTAGAAGAATGGAAGATAGAGTTGAGCGGATGGTTGCAACTTACATAAGAAATGGTAGCAAAGGTTATTTAAATTTAAGACAAATGAACTTAAATAAATTACCAGACATATTGAAAAATGTTAATGTTGGTGGATCTTTTAATTGTTCTGTTAATAATTTAACTTCATTAGAAAATGCCCCTATGAGTGTTGATGGTGATTTTTATTCTAGTGGCAATGAATTAACATCATTGGTTGGTGCGCCTAAGACAGTTGGTGGTGATTTTTATTGTAGTTACAATTTGTTAACATCACTAGAAGGTGCGCCTGAAACTGTTGGTGGTGACTTTTATTGTGGTTATAATAAATTAACATCATTAGTTGGTGCTCCTAAATATGTTGGTGGAATTTTTGTTTGTAATAGCAATCCTGGTAATTTTACAGAAGATCAAGTAAGAGCAGTGTGTGATGTTAAAGGTGAAGTGGTAGCTTTACCCTTAAAAAATCCTAAAAAAAGTTAAAAAAAGTTTTGACGGCTGCGGTTCCGTGGTGTAAAGTCTTTGCATGGTTAATGAACTGCTTTCCTTCCAGAAGGGCAACGCCAAGCTTGGTAAGAAGATTTATACCTTTTCCATCGTTTCTGGTTACACCTGTCCCTTCGCCAAGGATTGTTTGGCCAAGGTGGACCGTTTGACCGGCAAGTTGACGGATGGACCTGATACCCAATTTCGGTGCTTTAGTGCTTCCCAAGAAGCTTTGTTTCCTGCGGTGCGTAAAAGTCGGTGGGATAACTTTGAAAAGATTAAGAATGCTATCAAGAATAATACCTTGGTTGAACTGATTCTGAATAGTATTCCCAAGAAAGCTACTGTTATTCGTGTTCATGTTGCTGGTGATTTCTTTAGTCAAGCTTATTTCAATGCTTGGATGGAAGTAGCTAAAAAGCGTACTGATATTATCTTTTATGCTTATACCAAGAGCATTGGTTATTGGGTTCACCAACTTAATAACCTTAATAACATTCCCAATAACTTTAAGTTGAATGCTAGTTATGGTGGTGCGCAAGATAGTTTGATTGAACAGTATAACTTGAAGAGCGTTAAAGTTGTTTATAGTGTTGAAAAGGCTGGTGATATGGTGATTGATCATGATGATACCAGTGCTTTTATGCAGGATAAGTCGTTTGCTTTGCTTCTCCATGGTGTTCAGCCTAAAGGCAGTGAGGCTTCTAAGGCTTTGAGTGTGTTGAAGAAGCAGGGAATTCACGGATATGGTAAGAAGAAGGATATTCGTGAATTGGCGGTTGGTTAATTTATATATTAATAAGATTTAACAGTCATATATTTATAATGATATATGGCTAAAGTAATAGAAGGTGATGTAAGTTTAGAAAGTCTTTATTTAAAAGATATACCTGACATATTAAATGGTGTTGCCGTTAATGGTTATCTTTATTTATGTAACAATAAATTAAGTTCATTAAATAATTGTCCTATTAGTGTCGGAGGCAAGTTTGAAGTATTTAAAAATAAGTTAACATCATTGATTGGTGCGCCTAAAGTTGTTGGTAGTGACTTTGATTGTTATCATAATCTATTAACTTCATTAGAAGGATGTCCCCAAAAAGTAGGAGGAGAATTTGATTGTAGTCGTAACAAGTTAATATCATTAGAAGGTGGACCCGTTGAAGTTGGAGGAGCTTATGCGTGTAGTTATAACAGATTAACATCATTAAAAGGTGCTCCTAGAATTATTCACGGAAATTTTCTTTGCAGTAACAATAATTTAATAACATTGGAAGGCGCACCTTGGAAGGTTGGACTTGGTTATAGTGTTTTTAGATGTAGATTTAATAAAATTAGATCATTAATTGGAGCTCCTGAAGTTGTTTATGGAGAGTTTGATATTAGTAATAATCCTGAATTAGAGTCATTGGAAGGTATTCCTAAAAAAGTTACCGGAGACTTTATGTGTCATGCGTGTAAAGGTAAGTTTAATAGAAAACAAATTGAAGCGGTATGTGATGTAGGCGGTACAATTTACTATTAACAAATAGTTTATAATTTTAATATTTCCTTGATTTTTATTCCTTGACTATATATTTATATAGACAAGGAAATATTTTTATTTATGGAAAATATACAACACGAATTTTTTATATGGGAAGAAAACAATTATATAGAACAAAAGAAGAACGACAAGAACAACAACGAATCCGTTCACTACGACACTACAACAGAAATAAAGAACGACTTAACGCAGAAAGACTGGAAAGATATTACAGATCCAAAGGAAAGAAGGAAAGTTTATCTCAAAACATACAATAAAAAATATCGCATTTCTAATAGAAAAAAAATAGATAAAACAAAAAAAGAATATTATAATAAAAATAAAGAAACAATCAATTATAAAAATAAACTTTATAAAATTAAAAATAAAGATAAGATAAAACTTAATTGTGAACTTTATAAAGATAAAAGAAATGAAAAAAGAAGAAAAAGAATGAAATGTGATGTTAGTTATAAACTACAAGAATATCTAAGAAATAGATTATATTTAGCATTAAAAAATAATCAAAAAAATGGAAGTGCTATAAGAGATCTAGGTTGTAGTGTAGAAGAATTAAAACAATATATAGAATCAAAATTTTTACCTGGAATGACTTGGGATAATTATGGTTATTATGGGTGGCACATAGATCATATAACCCCACTAGCCAGTTTTGATTTAACAAATAGACAACAATTATTAGAAGCTTGCCACTATACTAATCTACAACCAATGTGGGCTAAAGATAATATGACTAAAAGTGATAAAATACTTACAATAATTCAATAATATTTCTATATTTATAGGAATATGAAATATACTGACTTTTATCCATCCGTACTACAAGAAAATAGAAAAGTTGCTAAAGAATTAGTTGTTCAAGGCAAGTTATCACCTACTGATTTTGAAAAATTGGTAGGAATAGATCCATCTCAAACAAAAAAATATACAGGATGGATGGCAAAACAATGGATTGCTAAGAATGTTACAGACATTGATGAATTAAGAAACAAGATAGAAGAATATGACGCATTTGTAAAAAATGGTAAGGCTAAGACAAAAGATATCTATCAATTTCCATCATTTGCTGATTTGAAGAAGGAAGTTGATGAATTGAATGCGGCTGGTAGTGAAAGCAAGAGTGAATTGCGTGATGATTATGAAGTTATAATGGATACTGATAAGTTACTTATTGCTGTTCCTCATACGCATGAAGCTAGTAGATATTTGGGATTGAGTAAGTTTCAATATAGAGATTGTGAAGGTGGTGGTAAAGATAGTGCGTGGTGTACAACATATAAGGCGCCTGATCATTTCAATGATTATTATTTCAAACAACAAATTACTTTTTATTATATAAGAATCAAAGATGAAGCAATGATTGAGTTGGCAAAAGCAGCATTTCCAGCAAGAGGTGCAGCAATGGTTGTAACAGCATTATTGGTTGACAAGAATGGTAAGGTAAGTAGTTGTTATGACGGCAATGATAAAATGATGAGTGGACCAGAAATAACCAAATTCCGTAAAATCATTGGTATTTGATACTATGATTAAGTTGAAAGACTTATTATTAGAAGGCAAGCCGCCAAGTATTTTTGTTCCTAGAAGAATGGAAGATAGAGTTGAGCGGATGATTAGTCTTTATGTAAGAAATGGAAGCAAAGGTAATTTGAGTTTAAAAGAGTTGAATTTAACTAAGTTACCTGAGAGCTTGAAGGATGTAAATGTTACGGGTAACTTTCAGTGCAGTAGAAATAAATTAACAACATTAGAAAATAGTCCTAAAAGTGTTGGTAAAGATTTTTATTGTTACGCTAATAACTTAATATCATTAACTGGTGCGTCTGAGTTTGTTGGTAATAATTTTGATTGCAGTAGCAATTATAAATTGACATCACTGGAAGGTGCGCCCAAATTTGTTGGTGGAAACTTTTATTGTCTTCGTAATTCTTTTACAGAAGAACAAATAAGAGCAGTATGTGATATTAAAGGAAAGGTGTATGTATGATTAAACTAAAAGATTTACTGTTAGAAAATGAAACGCCTAATATCTTTGTTCCTAGAAGGATGGAAGATAGAGTTGAACGGATGATTAGTGTTTATATCCGCAACGGTAACAAAGGCAATTTGAGTTTAAAACAAATGAAGTTAACTAAATTGCCATCTATATTGAAGAATATAACTGTTGATGGACATTTTGATTGTTATAATAACCTTTTAACATCATTAGAAAATGCGCCTAAAAGTGTTAGTGGAGATTTTATTTGTTGTAATAATAAGTTAATGACATCATTAGCTGGTGCTCCTAAATATGTTGGTGGAGATTTTTGGTGTTCTTACTGTATGTTAACAACATTAGAGGGTGCGCCTGAATTTGTTGACAAAAGTTTTATGTGTTATAATAATAAGTTAACTTCATTGGTTGGTGCGCCTAAAACTGTTGATGGAGATTTTGATAGTGACAACAATTTGTTAACATCACTAACAGGTGCGCCTAACAGTGTAGGTGGAGATTTTTATTGTAATTATAATAAATTAACATCACTAACAGGTGCGCCTGAAACTGTTGGTGGAGTTTTTCTTTGTAATAATAACCTTTTAACATCATTGGAGGGTGCTCCTATCAGTGTTGGTAGAGATTTTTATTGTAGTTATAATAAACTAATTTCATTGGAGGGTGCGCCTAAATATGTTGGCGGTGATTTTATGTGTCATCATAATCCTGTAAAATTTACTGAAGATCAAGTTAGAGCCGTTTCTGAAGTTAAAGGAAAGATATTTGTATGATTAAGCTTAAAGATTTATTGTTAGAAAATGAAACGCCTAATATCTTTGTTCCTAGAAAGATTGAAGATAGAAATGCTAGATATAATCAAATGACCCAAAAAGCGGTGAATAAAATAATTGATGATTATAACGCTAGCAAAAATAAAGGTGATTTGGATTTATCTGCTCCTGGTACTGATGATGATTATTGGGATGAGACCAGTGACTTAAATTTAAGTGGTGAATTTATAATACCAGATACATTAAAAAAAGTAAATGGTGGATTGAGTTTAGAAAATAGTAATGTAACTAAATTACCAGACAATTTAGCTGTTGGTGATTTTATTGATGACTATAGTCATTTGGATATTTCTTATTGTAAAAAATTAAAAGCATTACCAAAAGGTTTAAAAGTTCATAGAATTGACGCTTATAATAGTGGTTTAATTGAAATACCTGATGACCTACAATGTTCTTACCTGGATTTACAACATACAAGAGTATTAAAACAATTGCCATTGTTCAAACATTTTATAAAAGGAATTGATTTAGAAGGTTGTAGATTTTTCAAAACATTACCTGTTGGATTTACCACTGGTAAAGTAACAATTCAAGAAAGTAATTCATTTGTATCAATTCCTAATAATGTAAACATAAAAGAACTTTGGATCAATGACTGTCCCAAATTTACATCAATTGGTTCAAATTGTACAATTGATCGTTTATTTATTGGTTATAGTTGTACTAGTTTTATTATATTACCAACTGATATTAAAGCAGATTTACTAAGCCTTACATACATTTATACACCATTAAGAATACAATTATTTAATAAATATAAAACTAAACCAAAAGTTTTAAAAGCATTGAAGATAATGTACCCTAATGTAAAAGAATTCCAAATTGGTTAAACAAATGAAAATAATAAAAGGAAATGTTGATTTAGACAGTCTGCATTTGAAAGAATTGCCAGAGATTTTATCTACGGTTGATAAAATTGAAAGTTATTTCAGTGTAAGTTATAATGTTTTAGAATCATTAAAGAATTGTCCTAAAGAAATTGGTGAATCAGTATATTTTAGTTATAATCCTAAAATTAAAAATCTCGTTGGTGGCCCTTCAATTGTTGGTAAAGATTATAGTGTAACAAGTTGCTCAGAATTAATTTCCTTGCAAGGAATACCAGAAATAATACCTGGTAATTTGAATGTTTCATCCAATTATAAATTGATTGATTTTACATATTTTCCTAAAAAAATTGGTGGAACTTTACAAGTAGGACATTATTATGGTGGCAATCGTAGATTTCCAAGAGAATTTACAGAAAAATTCTTTAGATCTATTTGTGATATTGACGGTGAAATAGAAATTTATCGTTGGGACTTTTAAATATGATTAAATTAAAAGATTTATTATTAGAAAATGATGATATCTTTATTCCCAGAAGAATAGAGGACCGTCAAACTAAATACAATAATCGCACTCAAAAAGAAGTAAATGCTATTGTTGATGATTTTATTGCTAAGCGTTACAATATGGCATTGACACTATCACCAAAAGATATAGATGATAATGGATATGAATATGGTACATTACAACATAATGGAGAGTTTGTTGTACCAGATAAATTAAAACATACACCAAGTTCTTTAACATTAGACGATTCAAATGTAACAAAATTACCAGATAATTTAACCATAGGAAATGATATCTATTCATCATTAAATGTTGCTAGATGTTATAAACTACACCAATTACCAAGAGGATTAAAAGTTAAAACTATTCATGCGATTTCAAGTGGCGTAAGAGTTATACCAGATGATATAGAATGTGAGTATCTTAATCTTGATAGTGCAGCATATATCACTGAATTGCCATTGTTTAAACATTATATAGAAACTATTAATTTATTATTTGCGGTTAGATTCAAAACATTACCAGCTAAATTTACCTGCGGTACACTTAATATATGTGATACAATAGTTGAACACATACCAGCTGATGTCAAAATAAAATATTTAAAAGCATCTCATTGCCCTCGTTTAGTATCAATTGGTAATAATTGTGAAATTGATAATTTGATATTAATAAACAGTGAAGTTGAATCAATTCCTACAGACATCAAATGTAGTAATTATATGAATATCAGAAATACACCATTTGTAAATAAATTTCTAAAAGAACATGGTACCCGTGACAAAGTTATGGAAGAATTGAAACGGTCATATCCATATGTAAATGATTTTGGTATATAGAATAAGTTACAGTGTTTCAAATCTGTAACATACTATTTGATACTTATATAAATGAAAGTAAGAGCATTATTTATAAGTGATTGTCATATAGGTAGTGATTATTGTAACCATGAAAAATTATTGAAGTTATTGAGTGAGATAGAATGTGAATATTTATACATTGTAGGTGATTTTATAGATGGGTGGATATTGAGCAGAAAGTTCAAGTGGAATAGTAACTACAATACAATATTACAAAAGATATTGCGTATGAGCAGAAAAGGTACGCAAGTATATTATGTGTGGGGAAATCACGATGATTTTATAGAACCATTTACTGGTATATACTTTGGTGACAATGTACAGGTTGTAAGAGAAACCAGTCATGTTACATTAAACAATGAAAAGATATTGATTATTCACGGGGATCAATTTGATGGTATAGTGACTAAAAACAAGTGGATACAACATATTGGTTCTGTTATATATGATTATAGTTTGGCGGTAAATAAGTTATTTAGAGTATTTAAGTTTAGTTTCAGTAATTTCTTGAAACAAAAAGCAAAAGAAGCAGTTAAGTATATTAGTAATTATGAACAAACTGTTGTAAATTATTGTAAAAACAGTAATCATGACAGTATTCTTTGCGGACATATACATAAACCAGAATGTAATTTTATTGACGGTATAAACTATTACAACACTGGAGACTGGATTGAAAATAATACATTCATAGTAGAAACAACTGACGGTAAAATTGAATTAATTAAATATGAAAATACTATTTGGAGCTTGTACTGAGGGAAACGGTCATTTGACACAAACAATTGCCTTAAAACAAATACTAAAAAATAACTATGATTACGACATTAGTTGTGCTTTGGTTGCTAAAAAAAATAAGGGATTGGCGAAATACTTCACGGATGAATTCAAAGTAATACAATTCGACGGATTTGATTTTGTATTCAATAACAAAGGTAAAGTTATTATATACAGAACAATATTAAAGAATTGGATGGAATTACCCCGTTTAATCTATTCATTCATCAAAATTTGTTACATCATCAAAAAAGAAAAACCAGATGTCATATTCAATTTTTATGAACCATTGATAGGTTTAACCGCTTTGTTTTTCCCAAACATAAAATATATCAGTGTTGCACATCAATACGCAATGGATGCTGATGTATATCCAAAAATCAAAGGGTTTTATATACAAAAAATGTTTATAAAGTTAATCAATTGGGTCACAAGCATAAAAGCAACCAAATTAGCATTGAGTTTTTATGAATTTGAAGATGATAATCTAATACCATGTCCACCAATACTAAGAAAAGAAAGTTATACATTCAATAATAATACAGAAGACTTTGTATTGGTATATTTGATGCATGAAGATATGGTTCCAAATTTGATAGTACAAGCAGTATACAATCCAAATATAAAAATACAATGTTTTACCAAATTAACCAAGAAATTTGAATGTCCATCTAATTTAACATTGAATAATTTGGACGGTAAACTATTTCAAGAAAAGATGAAAGTATGTAAAGCAGTAATTTGTAGTGGTGGGTTTGAAACTGCTAGTGAAGCAATATTACAAAAAAAACCGTTGTTGATGATACCAATGGAAAATCATTATGAACAATACTGTAATGTAAATGATGCTAAATTTCATGGTTATGCTGAATGGAGTAAGAAAATTGATTTGAGTAAGATTCCAAATATACAAAGAGGAAATGAAATTTGGTTTAATAAAGTAAATGAAGTGATTAATAAGGTATTACAATAATATTTGATATTTATAATAATGATATTATTATTAATTATACCGTTGCTCATTCTTTGGTGTTCAATATGCGAATGGTCAATACACAGATTTGTTATGCATAGACCACCATTTGGGTTTGAATATGCTTATACAGCTCATACCAAAGTACATCATAATATTTATAAAGCAGACAACACTTATCACGCTCAAGAAGGTGATGATGGTAAAAAGATTCCTATGGCATGGTGGAACGGTATTGTCATTTCTACATTAGCTGGATTACCTATGTTAGTATTTGGTTATAAATTGTTTATATTGACATTTGTTGTTGCAATGTGTTATTATGGTGTATATGAAACCATACATTGGTATATGCATTTGCCTAACAGAAGAAGTGTAGAGTATGTATGGTGGTTTAGAAAGTTGAATGGACATCATTTATTACATCATAGATATATGCAAAAGAATTATAATGTAGTGTTACCATTTGCAGATTGGTTGTTTGGAACATTATTGAGAAGAAGTCCTGTAAAATTTATGCAATGCAGAGAAACATATTGTTTGCCAAATGTTCAGCCTAAATGAGGCAATTTTTAGGAAAAATAAAAAAAGTTAGAAAATTCGGTTGACTTCGTTGGAATTTCGGTGTAAGGTATGGGACGAACAATGAATAACGTTGTGAAATATCCTAAACTTTACGCTTGGACAACTGAACTTTACCAGACCAAAAATTGGTTGAAGATTGGCGATACCATGTTTGATGTTGATAACCGTATCAGTAATACAGATACAACGGGCATGGCAGAGCCTCCTATCAAAAAGTTGGACTATGATCTTGAAAAGATCTGTATTCGTTATAATCTCCCACCAACTAATAAAGTTGATAAGTGGATTCATTCTCGTTTGGAAAAAGATTACGGTATCAATCGTATTCGTAATAATCGTGAATTCTTTGAAGTTACTGTTGATAAACTCAAGAGTATTTTGAATGATCTTGAAATTGGTGTTCTAAGACCCAATAGTTATGCAATGCGTCAAGAACAATCTGATGCTGTTAACAGTGCATTTAACTATTTTAACAATGGTGGAAATGAGTTTCTTTTGAATTGTAAGTGCGGTTTCGGAAAGTGTTTTGTAACATATCAACTTATCAAGAAGTTTGGATATGATATGAATGTTTTGATTCTTACAAGCAAGCCTTCTGTAGAGGATAGTTGGAAGAATGATTTGGATAATCATGTAGACTTTGTTGATTTTAATTATAATTACATTAAAACTGATAAGGTTGTATTCAAGAATAATAGTACCAACATTGTTTTTGGTTCATTCCAAGATGCTATTGGAAAGAATCAAAATAAAGAAATGAAGTCTAAATGGGTTGAACTTACAAAAGTTAAGTTTGATCTTTTGATTATTGATGAAGGACATTATGGTGCCAACACTGAAAAGGCGCATGATTTTCTCAAGAATATTTCTTTTAAACATAAGATGATTCTTAGTGCCACTCCTCTTAAGATGTTGATGAGTGGACGTTATGATCATGAAAATACGTTTACATTTACTTATGCAGATGTTCAACATTTGAAGTCTTCATATCCTAATGAAGAGGCTTATAAGTGGCATCCAGTGATGAATGTTTTCACTTATAACATTGGAGATAAAGTCAAAGATTCTCTTGAATATTATTCTTCAGAAGAAGGACTTACACTCAATAAGTTTTTCAGTAGTGATGACGGTGAAAAGTTTAATCATGCGTCAGCAGTAAATAAATGGTTGGATCTTCTTGCAGTTGAAGACGAACGTATTTTTGCATCTCCATTTAACAATAATATTACTGCTGGAAAATTGAATCATACACTTTGGTTCATGGAGTCCGTAAATTCTGTTATGGCAATGAAACGGACGTTGAATAATCATCCATATTTCTCCAGTTATCGTGTTATTGCTGCTGCAGGTGATAATGATAATGAAGGAAATGATACAATTGAATTGGTACGTACTTGTATCAAAAAAAATCCCAAGACAATTACTTTGAGTTGCGGTAAGTTGAATACTGGTGTTACTATCAAAGAGTGGAGTGGCGTGCTTATGTTGGACGATACCGTAAGTGCAGAAACTTATTGGCAAACTGTATTTCGTGTTGAACGTCAAAATGTAGGTGTAAAGAGTGATTGTTTTGTATTTGACTTTAATCCCAATCGGTTTTTGAAGGTTACTTACGAATACTGTCAATATACTGCTAAGAAGAATCAATCTACATCCGGTGTCATTCGTGAGATGTTGGATACGATGAAGGTGTTTACTTACAGTGATAACAAACTTGTGAAAATGAACAACGAAGAGTTTGTTAAAATTATTGAACACTCTAATACCGTTGATTCTATTGTTAGTAAGGCAGCATCTGAGACTATTGTTAATATTGTAGATGTTGATGATATTACTGATGAAGTATTTGAGATTCTTAATCTTTTGAAAAACAATGCAGGAAAGAATGTTAAAGTTGTAAACATTACTAAGAGTGATTTGACAAAGGGTAAAAATTCAGTTGTTGTTGGTGGTAATAAATCACCTAATAAGAAACAAAAGAATTTGTTGAAAGATGTAATTTCAAAGATTACTTCAGTCACTCGTCGTATTCCAACATTTCTGTTTATTGATAACACTAAACGATATGAATGTCTTAACGATCTGATTACCAAATCTGATGAGGATATGTTTGAAACCGTGGTGGGGATCAGCCTGAGTAATTTTAAAATTTTGGTTGACAACCAAGTTTTGAATGTTAAACTTATAAATAAGATTATTGAAGCGTACACTTGCGCTTATAATAAAGTTTAATATGAATTCAATCAGCAAATTGAAGACAAACCAAGAGTTTGTCAGTAAACTCTATTCTCCATCGTCATCGGAGGTTTATACTCCTTTGTTTTTGGTTAATAGTATGTTAGATAAATTGCCAAATGAGGTTTGGAAAAATCCCAATTTGAAGTGGTGTGATCCTTTTTGTAAGAGTGGTATTTTTCTTACCGAAGTTGTTATTCGTTTGTTTGATTCTCTTCGTGAATGGGAAAGTGATGATACAAAAAGGTACAATCATATTGTTAAAAATATGGTTTATGGATTTTGTTATACTGATATTGGATATCTTGTTACAAAACGAGTTCTTAATGATATTTCTATTAAGAATCAATCCGTAAAAGGTAAGTTTGATATTGTTGTAACCAACATGCCGTTTAATGAAACTGGCAACAAATTCAATACTATTTGGGAAGACAACTGTGACAAGATTCTGTCTAACATTCTTGTCAATGGTGGTTATCTGTTAACTACAGTATTGCCAAAATGGAGAAAGCCCAATAGTGATGTATGGGAATTGTTTATTAAAAAGAATAAACTTGTACATTCTAAATTTTACGGAATCAATAGTGTGTTTAAAACCGCTGTTGATTTTGTACTGGTGAAAAAGGAAAAGTCATCTAATTACAACTATGTTATTTGTGATGTCGATGACAATACCTTTACATTTTCCAACAAAGATTGGGATTTTCTTCCTAATTGTAACTTTGATATTGTTCGTAAGTTGACGGTATCAAATTTGACTGATTCTAACCGATTGAAGGTAATGAAGTGTGAGTATATTTATGATACTCATAAGACAAATAAGAATCAATCTATGGAAGAGAGTGAATTTCATAAACATCCTTGTTTGCACACCCTTCATAAGGGATATAAGCCTGTATTTTATTATACATCTAAAAAACGTGGACATTTTGGTGTACGAAAGGTAATTCTCAGTAGAACTGGTACATTCAGAGCTTATAATGATTATGAAGGTAAGTTGGGAATGACTCAACATTGTTGTGCAATTGTCGTAGACAACAATGATATGGCAGAAAAGATCTGTAAATTTATCAATACCGATAAGTTTGAAAAATTTGTTAAAAAAACATTTTGTTGGGCTGGTATTGAAATTGAAGATGCTATTCTTTTTTATCTAAAGAATAACTTTTGGGAGAAAGAAGTATAATATCTTGTATTTAGTAGTGTTATACTGTATAGATATTTAATAAATTATGAATGACTATTTAGATCCGAATTTATATTATATTGGACCAATTAAAAAAGATGACGCAAAGAAATTGATTGTTGCAAATCATTATAGTCATGCATGGACTAGTTGCAGATATGCTCTTGGAATCTTCAAAAAGAGTAAAGAAGAGGAATTCTTTATTGGATCGGGTGATAAAATAATTGGAACACTAATCTATGGATTTCCTATTGGAAGACAGGTAATTAATGGATTATCTGATTTATTGACCAATGAAAATGTATTGGAGCTTACCAGACTATGGATTGAAGATGGTCATGGCAAAAATATTGAAAGTTGGGCTATTAGTCAGAGTTTTAAATGGTTGAAGAAACACGACACTAATATTAAAGTATTAGTAAGTTATGCCGATCCTTCTCAAGGACATTTGGGTAAGATTTATCAAGCAACAAATTGGTTGTATCAGAAAATAGAAAATACACCGGATGAATGCGATTATCTCATTAGCTTTGAACCACCTCCTAATTGTAAATGGGTACATACCAGAACAATTGGAGCTAAATTGGGTGGAGTAAGAAATAAAGCAATTATTGAAGAAAAAATTCAAAAACCTTATTGGAAACGTTTCAACAGAAGAAAGTTTAGATATATTTATATTCTTACTGATAAACGTGAAAAGAAAAAGATACTATCATCATTAAAACATCCAACAAGTGATTACCCAAAACAACTGGAATATAAAGATGATATAATTAAAGTTGAATAAATATTATATACTATTTATTTAGTATATGCAACAAATAGTAGTAATAGATAAAAAGACAGGTAAGAAAAAATTAGTAAATGTACCCAGCCATAATATTGGTGTAAATGAAGTTGGATGGGACAGTCATGGTGGATATAATGATTATGCCAATTTTTTATCTCCACTATTATATTTGGATGCTGGTAGAAATGATAGTTACACTTCCAGTTTTGGAACAACTTGGGTAGATGTTGCTAGTAGTGGTAGTGCTGATAATGGTACATTAACCAATGGTGCGTCTTATAGTAGTGATAATTTTGGTACAATGAACTTTGTTAGTGCTAGTAGTCAATGGGTAAGTGTACCGGATTTGGGTAATTTACCAAGATTTACTGTTATTACTTTTGCTAAGTTTGATGTTGCTCCAGTTGCAGGAACAAATGCTTTAGTTACCAACAGATTTACTGGTGTAGAAACATATCTTAACTTTGCTATTGGTTCATTTGGATTGGATAATAAGATTGTAGGTGGTTTTTGGACAAATACATTGGGGTGGAAATATCCAACTGGTTATACAGTATCAACCAATACTTGGTATATGTTTGCTGTAAGTTATGATGCAAGTACAATTAGATTTTATGTAAACGGAGCTGAATATTCTAATTTAGCCGTTGCAACAACAGTAGGTACAAGTGCTAAAGGAATTAATATTGCTAAAAGATGGGATAGCAGTGTTGCTGGGGATTTCTTTGATGGTATGATTCCAGTTGTATTGATATACAACAAAACATTGAGTGCAAGTGATATTACATTAGTATACAATCAATTTGCACCACGATATAGATTATCTTAAACTATCTAAGTATTTGTTATACGCTACATAACTGTCAAATACTCTATCAAATATAAATAAATTATTACCACCAGATAATTTAACTCCCTTTTTTGTAACAATAGGTGAGGTTTTATTAATATAAACTATCATATGAATTGATGGATTTTGTCTATGAATCTCCACTCCAAATATCATCAATCCAGTTTTTTTATTTTTAAACTTTTCTTCAAACACTGGTTTACCGCCAGGTGTTTTTGGATTTGATTGAGATTGATTCCAATCACTAAACCAACTTTTTACATAGGTTAAGTTGTCATCTGATAACTTACTCTTATCATCAATAAAATTACGGGTGACTCTCATTCTATCACCGGCATTTTTTAAATATCTAAATGCCTTTTTAATAGTAACAGCTTCAATCAATTCAATCATAGTATTTCCTCTATATTATCAACCTCAATTGATTCATTTACTATACGGTTATATTCAGATTCGTTGATTTCAACTTCAGGAACAGAATTTAACATTCCTTTTTCCACCATTTCTTGAATAGTAAAAACTTTTTGAGGTTGACTTTCATTCAAAACTTCATCCACACATTCCTTGATGAGGTCTTTGAGTTCGTTCTTGGTCATCTTCATGACAATAAATATCGCAGAAATTTCAAAAAAGTCAAGAGATTTTTTATATTTTTTCGTTGAAGTTCACAATATTACTATTAATTTAATTTTTATTTTAACTTTATATATTTATATAGACATATGACCAAAAGCGATCTTAAAAATATTATCAAAGGCTTAATCATTGAGTCTATCAATGAATCCAAATCCAAGAACTTTGTATCTCCAAAGAAAACAAAGAAACTCAAGGAACAAGATGAAATGCAACCAGTTGACCCACAAGCATCTGCTGAACCAGATGCAGGACAAATAGAAACACCACCGACAGCAGAAGAAACTGAGCACGCAGAACTATTGGCTCAAATTGAAAGTATCATTGGTTCACTAAATAGTCTAAAGACTAAATTAATTGGTCATTCAGAAGAAGGTGAAGAAGTAAGTGACGAAAATGAGCTTGGAGAAGAAGATTTAGAAGATGGTTCAGAAGAATCTGAACAAGTTTAATAATTAAATAACATCATTATGACCCCCCACCATAAGTGGGGGGTTTTTTATTTAAAATGTAAAATAATTTAACTTTTCCTACATTTTATATCCTCTACATACTATTTATATATTGACAAAGAGATAATAATTATGGAAAATATACAACACGAATACTTTATATGGGAAGAAAAAAACTCAACAGACCTGAATCAGAACTTATTGAAGAAAGAAAAATCCGACAAAGAGAATTCTATCATAGAAACAAAGAACGACTCAACGCCGAAAGATTGGAAAGATATTACAGATCCAAAACTAAGAAGGAAAATACAGAAAAAAACTTGGCGGGAAAATAATAAAGAAAAAATAAGTGTTCAAAAGAAAAATTGGGATAAAATACATAAAAATGAAAGAAAAGCTTACCGTGAAGATAATAAAGAAAAAATAAAAATTAAACAGAAAATTTGGCGTGACGTTAATAAAGAAACGAGAAAAGTTAAACGAAAAATATATCGTGAAACTAATAAAAATAAAATAAAAGTTTATAATAAAAGTAAATATAAAAACGACATTCAATATAAATTAAGTCGTAATTTAAGAGGAAGATTATACAAATCAATTAATGGCAATTTTAAAGTTGGTAGTGCGGTAAGAGATTTGGGATGTAGTGTAGAACAATTAAAACAACATCTTGAATCTAAGTTTTTACCAGGAATGAGTTGGGATAACTGGGCGCATGACGGTTGGCACATTGACCATATCAAACCATTGGATAGTTTTGATTTGACAGATAGAAACCAACTATTAGAAGCGTGTCATTACACTAATTTACAACCATTGTGGGCGAAAGACAATTTAGTTAAAAGTAATAAATTAATTTAATAATATTATAACCCCACTAGTGTTTTATTGGTGGGGTTTTCTATTTAATATAGATGTCTACAAAAATTTACATAGATTGGGAAGATAACGATGTCTTATGGAATGAAGAAATAAGAGATTGGGAGGATGTTTATTATATTATATACGACTTGGGAGGCGCAAGAGATCCCAGAGAATGGTGTGAACATCCATTTGATAATTATGAAAATGAATGTAAAGTAAACGAAATACGAGATCAGCTGCAAAGAAATCTAGATAGAATCAGTGAACAATATAAACAAAGACTGATTGAAGTGATGATACAGATGGGACCAGATAAGTTTAAAGATAAAAAACAATTTAATAAAAAAGATATAAAAATAACAGTTGATGACATTCAAAGTATAGCGAAAGAAGTAATTGTCAAATTAGATGAAATTAAATAAAATTATAACTATTTATACTTTATGTATACTATTCAACTTGATACCGTTAAAAATTTTGAATGTACTTTGAAAATACAAGGTGCAAGTCTTACTAAATCCAAAGTTAACCTTGTAATTGAATCCAACGATATGGATATAAGATGTAGGGGTACAATTAATGAAAAAGGTAAAGTATCAATACCAGTAAAGAAATTAAAAGGTATTCTTGATGAAAATTCAAAAGGTAAAATGTATTTGGAAGTAATAGCTGAAGATTCTTATTTTACACCATATAAAACAGACTATGTAACCGAATTAAGTAAAAAAGTTGATATTAGTGAAAATATAACGGTCAAATCAGTTGAAAAAATTGTAGAAGCAGAAACACAAGATATACAATGTCACGCAGGTAAAATTATAAAATCTATCACCGAGTCTAAGTTGAATATATATAATCCCGATCATAAAGATAAAGTGTCAACATTAATTAGACAATATTTAAACAATACTAATCTAACAAAAGAAGAATATACTCAATTGATGGAAGAAGTTTTAAACGGGTTATCAATGATAATTTAAAATGCAATACGATTTAACAAATAATAAAATCAGTTTTACTTACGGTAGAGTTGTACAAGTTGTATCTGGCAGTTATTATGACGGATTTGGTAATCCATTAAATCTTCCAGGTTATCAATCCATATCTAATATTACCGCAAATACTTCCAGTTATAATGTAACATTTAATGATTATACAATACTATGTGACGCTTCTAGTGGTTCTATGGATATTATATTACCTACACCATCATCTGGTAGCGGTAAACTATTTAATATTAAAAAAATAGACAATACTGGTAATATGGTCAATGTATATTCCACCGATGGCTCTTACATTGATTTTTCATTAACACAAAGTCTAACAAGTAGAGGTACTAATTTAGCAGTTCAATCATCAACTACACAATATTGGATACTATAATTTTATGTCTTATTTTGAAAAAACACAAATACTCGCAGCAGATTCTCCAAGCATTGACGCATTTGGTAAATGGAGAGTAAGTAATCCATCCACTTTGTTTGATAGTAAACAAGTATTCAATAACAATTCATTCTTTTTTGACTCGTACAGTACAGGTTCATCCAATATAGTTTATAACAGTGGCAGCGCAAGTAGTAACTTGAATCTCACAGGCACAGGAAGAGCAATAAGACAAACAAAAAGATCATTTCATTATCAGCCTGGTAAATCTCAACAAACTATTATTACAGGTATTTTTGGTGATGGCGTATCTGGTGTAACAAAAGGAATGGGAAGTTACGATGATAATGATGGTATTTTCTTTCAACAAAATGGAAATAGTTTCGGCGTAACATTGAGAAAAACTATTAACGGTGTAAAAACAGATACATTTGTAAGTCAAAGCAACTGGAATGTAGATAAATTAAATGGAACTGGTCCATCTGCTCTAACATTGGATATAACAAAAGCTCAAATCTATTCAGTAGATTATGAATGGTTGGGTGTTGGTAGAGTAAGATACTATGTAGTTTTAAAAGGAGTACCAAGACTAATACACGAAATTACAAATTATAACGCATTGGATACTGTTTATATGCGTAATCCAAACTTGCCTATACGATTTGAAATAAGTGGTTCTGGTACAAGTACATTAACACAAATATGTTCTACTGTAATTAGTGAAGGTGGATTCAATGACAATGGTGAAAGAACAGTTGTACACGATGGTTACTCTGCAATATCAGCAAGTCAATATTCAGTATTAATGTATGTTAGAATACATCCAAGTGCGTCAAATGTAACAATCATACCAGAACAATTAGATTTATTAGTATCACCTGGAAATAATGCAAAATACGGTGGTAGATGGGATTTATTATTGAATCCAACTACAACTGATACTCCAGTCTGGAGCACAGTAACAGGATCATCTGTTACACAATTTTCAGTTCAACCTACTCCGGGATCAATTAGTAATGTTGGAAAAGTTATTGCAACTGGATACTTCGCTGGTACTGGTGGTTCCAATTTTGCAAATAATGTCAAATTTGACCCATTTTTTGGATTGGGTAAAACATATCAAGGAACATCTGATGTATTAGCAATAGCAGTAAAACAAATTGACAATGCTTATGATATTTACCCAACTCTGGTTGTAAGAGAACTTTTTTGATTTCGAGTGCTTGACTTTTTCTAAAACTCTAGTAGACTGTTGGAAGATGTATGAAAACTACCATCAAAGTCCGCAAATTCTGGGGAAATCTCAATCCTGTTACGAAAAAAATTGATTCCAGCAAGATTTATTCCCGCAAACAAAAGTTTCAAAAAAAGTTTGACGGCGAGTGAATCCTCCTGTATCTTGTTTTCACGATGAACGAACCAAGAATCGCTGTCAACAAGGTTACCGTCACCAAACCCATTTCCATCGAAGGCGACCTTTACATTGAAGTGCAGGTTCCTTATGGATGGGATGATGTTAAAAAGCTTGTAAACAAGGTTATTGAAGTCAATCAACTTGACTTTAGTTATACTGGTTGGAACAGTGATAAGAATATTGCATATTTTAAACATAATCATAAGACTGTCGGTATCATCAAAAACTAACAATAAATTATCTATATGAGCATTAAATTCAATAATGTTACCACCGCATCATTTAGTGTTAATAACTTCAAGGAAGAAATGGCAATGATGATGTTTGGTCGTAGTTTTGCACTGGCTCAAGCTGGAAAACAGTGTGTGGTTTGTGGTAAACGAGCTGAATTCTTTTCGTGTGACCGTGCTGCCCGTGAGTTCAAGATTAGTTCCATGTGCGAGCCGTGTCAGAATGAAGTCTTTGAATCTATGGCGGATGAAGCCTAAAAATTTTTAAAAAAAGTTTTGACTTAGTTTGGGTTTTAAACTATTCTGTTCTCGTTATGAATGACGCTCTTATCTCCAAATTGAAGAAACTCCTTGCTCTGGCCGGTAACAACCCCAGCCAACAAGAAGCTGAAGCTGCTCTGTCCAAGGCTCAGGCTCTTGCCATTGAAAATGGTATCGACCTGGCTTTGATTGGTTCCAATGAAAATGAGGAAGAAATTGTTCGTGAAAATATGGAGTTTGGTCAACGGCTTCCTACTGTCAATGTGTATGTTTCGAATGTTTTGACCAAGTTCTTTAATGTTCGTATTATCATTAGTGGCGGTCGTTATGGTGGTCGTAAGCTTATCTTTATTGGTAAGCAGAGTGATATCAATACCGCCAAGTATGTTTATACTTGGTTGAGTGAAACTATGGTCCGTTGTTGGCACAGTTATTACAAGGCCAATAGTTACACTGTTAACATTAAGCACAAACAGAGTTATCTGTTTGGTTTTTACAATGGACTTATCAGTAAGTTGGAGTCCAATAAGAAGAGTGTTGAAAATGATAAGTTGAAGACCGAGGAACAGAAGAATAAGTATTCTGTTGCTATTGTTAATTTGGAAAAGAAGATTCAAACTTTCATTGATAACGAGTTTGACAATCTTCGTAGTGGTGCTACTAAGCGTATTAGTATGAATAAGGACAGTTATTCCCGTGGTTTGACTGACGGTATTAACTGTAACATTGCTAAGGGTGGTATTGGTGTTAGTAAGGCTGTTGCTCAGTTGGCTTACTAAGGTCCAAAAAGGTTTGGGGTGATCCTGAAAAACCCTGAAAATTTCTTAAAAAAAGTTTTGACGGATGGGTTGGTGGCTGGTATAGTATTCTCACGATGAAGATCAAAGTTGCTGAGTACATCAAGAACAAGTTGGCGACCAATGAAGCTTGGGCTGTTAAGGCTCTGGTGAAGGTTTACACTCTTCAAACTCTGGATGAACAGGCCACCGGTCAGACTTCCAATTTGAATGGTGTTGGATTCAACGGCCTTGATAGTAAGATTCTTTCCAGTTTTGCTGAACAAGTGAACAAGGGTCGTAATCTTAGTGCCAAACAGATGGCTATTGTATTTAAAAAGATGCCCCGTTATCATAAGCAGGTGGCTAGTTTTATTCCGGCAGAAAAGATGGTTGAGATTGAGAAAAACTTGGCGGTTAACTAATAACATTAAATAAACTAAATATATGAATGATGATTTGAAGGAATTGCTTGGTAAGTTGGTTGGATATACCATTGGTGTGTTGGTTGCTAATGGTATTATCATGTGGGTGTATAATATGGTTGTACCTGATGTATTTGGGTTGAAGCCTATTGGGTATTGGCAGTTGTTTGGGTTGTATATGGTTTGTCATTATTTGTTTAAGCCCCATTCGTATCCTAAGAACAAGAACAATTGATTAATAGTAATAATATGAATATGATTGATTTTGATATGACTATTAAGGTTACCCACATTGTTTATGACACTATTGATAATGTGGATAAGGATCTTCCTACTGAGTTGGTGTTTGATATTGATGCTGATACAGATGATATTGATGATGATATCGTTTCTGCTATTCACAATATTACTGGCTTTCGTAGGCGTGTGAAGAGTTACAAATGGACTGAGGTGGTTGATTAATCAAAAAAACTGGTTGACTTTCTTTAAAACTCCTGTACTCTACATCTATGAAAATTCGTTGGTATCATTGGATGGTATACCGTTTGTTTTATTGGGTATGGACTCCCATTTTCAAGAATAATCCGCAGATGGTTGAGGGCACGGTCAAACACATGACTATATGGCTCAAGACCAACAATTACCAAGTTTACAACAATAGTTTGGGTAAATTTGATTGACTTCTTAAAAAAAGCTGGTAAACTAAAAGAGTAAATTAAATAAAATATATGGCTACCCGTGGAAATATCGGTATTATCAATGAAGATGGCAGCGTTACTGGTATCTATGTTCATTGGGATGGATATCCTGAACATGTAGGAAAGCTTCTGTTGAAGTATTACAATACTACTGGTATTGTGTATGAGTTGATGGATTTGGGTGATTTGTCTAGTTTGAACAAGAATCTCTATTGTGAAGACAACAGTCACTCGTTTGAGAATCCGGCCCCTGGAGTGTGTGTTGCTTATGGACGGGATCGTGGTGAGAAGAATGTTAATAGTAAGAAGTTTATTAGTGAGATTGAGTATAAGATGAATGGCAAAGGAGTGGATTATCAGTATCTTTTCAACAATGGCAAGTGGTATTATAGGAATGTAAATAAGACTGGTTCTACATTTGTTGAGTTGACCGCTCGTGTTTGTAAGTGTGATTGATGAAATATAAAAACAATGAATGTATTTAATCAACTTGAGATAGAGGGAGAACCTTTGTTAGAGAGTTGTGATGAGTGTAATGCGTTGATTGTGAATTGGGAAACTTTGACCAATAGTTTCTTGACATTTGACAATCGTGTGGTGTGTAAAAAATGTTTGAAAGAAGAATTGGATGGGCAATTATGATGAATCTATTGATTTGTTTGATTTTGTGGTTGGAAGAGAAAAAGTTAAAAAAAGTTGTTGACTTCCCCGAAGAAATCCTGTAAAGTATAACCACGATGAAGATCAAATTGCTTGTTCTGGTTTCTCTGGTTCTGGTTGGTGCTGGTTGTGATGGTAACACCGCTGCTAAAAGCTTTGGTGGTACTATGACGGTTGACTTGGAGAAGAACCAGAAGTTGGTGAATGTAACTTGGAAGGATGGTGATACTCTGTGGTATCTTACTCGTCCTGCTCGTAGTGGTGAAACTCCTGAAACTTATACTTTCAAGGAAAAGTCTTCACTTGGTATTCTTGATGGTCAGGTGATTTTGATTGAACATTGATAAAATATTACCCACGATGAAACTTTACGCTTTTGTTGTTTTTGAAACTGGTGGCTCTGGCGGTCTTGGCCATTATGGTAATCTTGTTAAGACTGGTTATGTTACCAAGAGTATTCTTGCTAGTAATGCTAATAAGTTTAGAAACAAACGAGTTAAAGTGATGTGTTCTGGTGGTTATGTTTGTTATCCCAAGCGTAAACAAATTACTACTATTATTCCATTTTCAGTTTAATAATTTTTTGAAAAAAGTTGTTGACTTCCCAGAAGAACTCCTGTAGGATATATCCACGATGAACGCCGTCATTATTATTGTTACTTTGACATTTTCAGTTTTGTATTATCTTTCAGAGCTTGAAAGTGAAAGCTTTCTTCGTGATGTGGAGAGTGCAAAACGTGATTTGCGTGACTCTAACTAAAAAAATGAAAATTAATCGTGAAGAACTTGTTATCGGATATATCGCTACTTTGGTTGCGGGTGTTTTATTTGCGCTCGGTCCACTTGGAAATGATCTAACAAAAGAAATGGCTTTGTTCTTTTTTAAACTGAGCGTTATTCTGTTTGTTATCTTTAGGGTAACAAAAGAAAAATAAAAAAACTAAATTATTTCCACTATGATTGAAGAACCGGAATTGTCAATGAAGCTTAAGACATACACGGTGGTGTTGCGTATAAATACGCTTGAGGATGAAAATACTGAGGGTGACCCTATTATTAGTGAATATTTTCAAAGTGAGTTAGAGAAGAAAATTAGAGAAGAACATATGTTTACTGATCAAAAAGGTGGAGCTTTGTTTCTTATTTCTAGAAATGTTGAGAATATTACGATGGTTCGGTCAATCTCAGCTTTCAAATAATTTTTGAAAAAAGTTGTTGACTTTTTGAATGGGGTGGTGTAAAGTATTTCCACGATGAAACTGATTGATGTTGATAACGCCGAGGTTGAAGTGGAAGATAGTTGGCAAGAGGAATGTCCCCAATGTGGTGACACGAATGTTCAATGCCACTACATCCCAAACTGGGATGCAACTCGTTGTTATGACTGCCTGGTTAACGAAGCGATCAAGTTTCATTATCGGGTTGAAGAAAAGTAAAAAAAGCGGTTGACTTCCCAGAGGAAAACCTGTAAAGTATTTCCACGATGAAGAACATCAATAAGTATAACGAGCGTATTACCAAGTATAACGAGCGTATTACCAAGAACTGGAACGACTATTGTGATAAGCTTGAAGACTATTGCCGCCGTCGGCAAACCAAGAACCGCATCGCTGCCATCCGCAAGACCATCAAGTATGTCAAGACGGGTGAGGCTGACAAGGAACTGGCTCTTCTCCTCAACCACCAGACAAGTATGCCTAAAAAAAGTTCACGATAAGGCTTGACTTTCGGGTGTGGTGATGGTAAAGTATTTTCAGTTGATCGTTAGATTCTAAAAGAATTGAAAATCAACTTCAGCTAACTCAAAGAGTGCCAGTCTATGAACCTTCGGGTGCCGAGCATGGGGCGACTGGTAATGTGTTGAGGAAATGGGAACCGGACCTGCTGACCAAACAATCAAAACCGGACGATTTTTAGAAAAAGTTCTTTACAAGTCGGATAGTTCGTGGTAAATTAAATAATAAATAAATTATGAATACCCGTGGATTCTACAAAACTACTATTACGTTTGAAGTGCTCAGTTTGGAACCTATTCCTGATGGAATGAGTTTGGAAGCAATTTCAACCATCGGTCATCCTATGAGTAATCCAAAACTTTCCCGTCTACAGATGAGTGAACGGGAGATGCGTGAAGAGCTCATAAAGATGGGTCACAATCCTGATTTCTTCAAATCGTAATAGTGTTAGTCGTCTGATAAGTAAAAAAAGTTCTTTACAAGTCGGATAGTTCGTGGTAAGATATTTTCAGTTGATGGGACCGGAAGGAATACGACTGGAAACCCTGAAACTAAAAGATTGACGGCATAACAACTTGGGAGAATGTAAGTTAACTTCATATTGCCCACAATGATTAAACGATTGCAATTCCGTGGAAGCAAGGAGCAGTCCGGTTAACTTTAATTCGACCAATGTAGCCATCCGGTTTCAATCCGGAGAACCAAGAAATAGAGGGCAGTGGGTTACGATTCACTGATAAATACTTGGATGTCAATCAACAATTTGTTAGTTATAGATGGTATTATATGAGTAGACGGAGAATGATGCCGACACGATTGTCGGTAATCGAACAGTAGGGGTATAATACAGGCAGTTATATGCGGACATTGAAGCTAACAAACCAATTTTTTAAGTTCTTTTTATAATTTGATTGAATATCTGATATTAGCTTAATTAGAGCCGTCTGTTAATTCAGCGAGGTGTAGTATCCAATCTACATATCAGTAAAAATCAAATTGGTTGATGAGGTTCTAGACCAATCCAACATCTATAAAGCAGAGAAATTTGGGACTCTGCCATCAACCAAATGTTTTTTAACCAAGCAATAGAGTTAGCTATCTTGACAAAGAATCAAATGACTCTGATAACAGCGTTGGGTGCTAGCAGTAACAACAAAGATCCCAAACGGAAACAGATAATACGATTTTTTGCTTGGTTAATTCAATTTTTGAATAATATATACAGGCGGTCATTCTAAACTGATCTGATCAATTAGTGGTGAATGGGAGGTTCAAATCCTCTGTATGTTATTCAATAGCAAGTAACAGATAGACTATAGGTGTAGCATTCGGGCAATGCGCCGGTAATTACAGGAGACTAGGTTCAATTCCTAGACACTTACAACTTGGAACAAACGGGCGTTCTTAATTGAATATCCGGTGAAATCCTGAAAACTTGTTATTTTTTTCACTTTCCCCTTGACTTTTTTCCACGGGTAACTTAATATATTTTTACAATGAAATACAAGATGTTTGTTCTCCTTGAAGGCAAAAAGAAATTGATTGCTAGCACCAATAATTTCAGTGATTTTCAAACTCTTATGACTGAATTTGAAAAGTTTGAAATTCAATGGGAAGTTACTGAAAATGGTGATACTGTGTTTTCTACCTTTGCTTCTGTTTTGAACTAATATAATAATATGAATTACGCTAACTTTTTTGAACTTAAGGGTAAGACTATCACTTCAATTCAAGGTAGTAACTCTGATGATGGTGATACTATTATCACTACCAGTGATGGTTCTAGTTATACTCTAACGCATATACAAGATTGTTGTGAACATGTTAGAGTGTATGGTACTGTTGGTAATATTGATGATGTACTGAATGTAGAAGTAATTGCTGCTGAGGATACTAATCCTATGGATAATCCTAATGCACCTGACTATAAGGCTTATGATTCTTCTACTTGGACTCAATTCAGAATTGTAACCAACAAAGGAACTTTTGAAATTTGGTGGTTGGGTGAATCAAATGGATATTACAGTGAAACTGTTTCCGTAATTAAGAACTCATAATAATATGAAAACTGAATATGATTATTTAATTCTAGATGCAATGTCACAGTACGGTGGTAGTTTTGTAAAGCAATTGTCTAACCTTGCTAGGGTTGCGGATGCTACAAACTTTGCAAAGCTCAAGGTTACCTTTGCAAACTATTGGGAAGAATATGACCGTTTTCTTCCTGAATCTAACCAGAAACAGACGGTTTAAACCGTGCCAGAACCGCCCAGGATCCCTTATGGGCGGTTTTGTTTGTCTGGCCAGGTGTCCAGATGGTTCCCACAAACCATGACCAAAAAAAAGTTTAAAAAAAGTTTTGACGGAACCATTGGCGGCTAGTATCTTCTTTCCATGGTTAATGACTCTGTTCCCTTTGTTCCCACCCGTGATGACCTGATCAGCTACATCTCTGACACCTACAAGGAGATCAACGGTTTCCGTCCCCGGCCTGTTTGGTCTGAGTTGACCTACGAGCAGCTGGACAAGTGGGGTCGTGAGTTGGCGGCTGAGGTGGTCACCTACCGTAAGCAAGAGGTTGTCCGTAACCGTATTGCCCGTGGTCTCCGCCGTGCTCAGCAACGGGCTTGGGTTGAGAAGAAACGCAGTTACTTCACTGGTTCCACTTTCACCATTGGAAATGTTGTTAACTTCTAAAAAAGTTGTTGACATTGGTTTGGTCATATACTAATATTTAAAAACAATATGAAAAACATTGTTCATGTGATTTATCCTGATGAAGCCGTTCATTCTTTTGTGATGGAGACTGATATGGTTGTTAGTGATATTCTGGAACGGGTATTTGCTGAATGGAATCACGGTTCTGGTATGGAATCTGAATTGTTTATCAGGTCCAAGAAACGTTCATTGAGTGTCAATGATATTGTTTGTGTTAATGGTAAATATTATTTGTGTGAGTCTTTTGGATGGAATGAAGTGACTCCACAATTTGTTAATGAACTGGAGGAGGAAGTTAGCAATCATCCTAATAGGATTCATGGTGCTTGGTTTGCATTGAATGATGTTATGTGGGACCGTAAGAGTAAGAACAATTTGGAACTTGTATAAAAATTTATGACTATTGAAAAGACTTATAAACTGACGATTAAAGACACTGCATATTTTCTAACTGAAGAAGAAGTAACAAAACTGTATGAACAGTGTCGTAAGGCATTGAATATTGATAATGCCCCTCCATACTTTCCTAATTATCCGCCGGGTGTAAGAAAGTTTGATGATGATAAAACCAAACCATTAAATCCTACAACACCTAGTATTCCATATCCATATGATACTTATCCGTGGTATACGCCCAAGCATCCAAATGACACAGGTCATCCATATTGGACAGGACCTACTACAACTTGTGGCACAATTAACGCAGGTTCACCTGCTACAACTTGTGGCACAATTAAAGCCGGTGAAGGCATTTGTGTGATGGATACAAATTGGCAAACCAATCTTTGTAATACTGTAAAGTCATCTAATGATATTAATTTTATATCAGATGACATGGCGGTTCATGAAGATAATCAAAAGTGGCGTTCTTCTGTAGAAAAAGCACTAGATAAGATTAATGCTGATAAAAAGTAATAATATGAAGAAGATTTATATTGAGAAGTTGGCAGAAGTACCCGGTGGATTACCTGCTAGAAATATGGATGAACATATTATGGGTAAACCTAATTATGATAACTACAGTAGCATTCCAATTGAATACAATTTGGAGGGTGTATTGAGTTATGATATTGAGGTGGGTAAACCTGTTGTTGTAGGTAGAACCAAGCGTAATGGTGTAGAAGCTTATGGCGTGTTTAGTACATCAAGGGTAACTGAGGTGGGTAACAACTATTTCAAAACACAGAATAGTGTATATAGTTATAAGTTTTTATGAGGGCTATTAAGATTAAAGATTTACCGGATGGACCGTGGCGTGAATATGCGTTAGAAGCGCAACGGCGTGGAATTGAAATAGTTGGAGATGATATATTAAATGGGACTGATATAACGCTTATTGGTGCTATTGATATGATTAGAGAGTTGACGGAGAAGATTGAAAAGAAAACTGAATAAGTTTTTATGAATATTACCGCTGCTAAAGATGTTCCTAATGTAGATCAAACTAGTATTTGGAAGGGATTTTATGAGGCGCACTTTATGAGTGGTGAAGAAATAAACCAAAAGTATCCTATATTAAATACCAAGTGGAAATATTCAAATCATAAGCCAGTAACAGGTGGTAGTGAATATGGATACTACTATTCTTATTATAGGGATTGGAGTACTGAAGTAGTGACTGATCCGTGGTATAGAAATCTTATTAATAATGGTAATCCGATTAATAAAAGTGAAATGGAAACTGTGTTTTCTACAACCGTGGAAGGCAACAAAGTTATATTAGTAATTTATCTAAATACATACGTATGATTAACTATAAACAACATTTGATTGACCGAGCAAATAATTTGGGTGTATATGATATTGCTTCTGTGGTAATTACAGATCCACGATTTGAATTGTGGAGTGGTAGTAGCAAAGAACATCAACATCACTATGGTATGGGTGGTTTGATACAACATACATATGAAGTAGTTGAATTGTGTATTTCTAATTATATTTTATTAAAATTAGATGTTGACCGAACTGAATTGTATTTGAGTGCGTTATTTCACGATTGTGGCAAAATGTGGGATTATGAACCAGTTAATGAAGAATATACAAAATGGCAAGGAACTGAACACAAACGAACTATTCATCATATCAGTCGTAGTGCAATTACTTGGAATCAGGCGTGTGCATTTCATAATTTCAAGTATGGTAAATATGCTGATAGTGTTACCCACAACATTTTGTCACATCACGGACATCGTGAGTGGGGAAGTCCAGTGATGCCAAAGACTAAAGCTGCGTGGTTGTTGCATTTGTGTGATGGTATCAGTGCGAGAATGAATGATGCTGACAAGTGGGATTTTGTAAAAAAGGATTAAAACATATGATTATACATAAAGATTGTAATATTTTTGATGGTGGTGCTCAAGGCATTATACATCAGGCGAATTGTCAAAACACTATGGGTAGTGGCATTGCTAGAGAAATTCGTGCTAGATATCCGGAGGCTTATGAAGTGGATTGTCTGACAATTGCTGGTGACTATAAGAAGTTGGGTACATTTAGTAGTGTAAAGACTAATGATGGTAAATTTGTAATTTATAATTGTTATAGTCAGTATCGTTATGGGCGTGAAAAACGTCATACCAATTATGAAGCAGTTTATACTGGATTGAGTAGTATTGAACAAAATGCAAGAGAATTGGGATTAACTACACTTAGTTTGCCATACAATATGGGATGTATGTTGGGTGGTGGTAGTTGGCGAATTGTTAGTGTGATCATTGATGAAGTTTTCAAAGATTCCCCAATAGATTTATATATTTGCAGGTATACCCCGTAAAAAAAGGTTGACTTGTTTTAAACTCCGTGGTAAAGTAGTGGAGTAATAAGAAACAACTAAAAAATAAAAAATTATGGGATGTGACATTCATTTGTATATTGAGTATAAGTCTAAAGATGGATATGATCCTGCATGGCAAGGTTTTGGGGGAAATATTAATCCCGGCCGTAATTACGCAATGTTTGCATTGATGGCAGATGTTCGTAACTATTATAGTGACGGAAAATTGCCTGTTTTGGTTGAACGCCGTGGTATGCCTGATGATGCGGGTTATACTGCAACGGATGATAACCGAATCTATATTAGTGAAACTAAAAGTGAGGACTATGTTTCTATGGAAACTGCTAAGCGTTGGGTTAAGTCAGGCAGTAGCAAGTTCATCAACGATAAGGATGGAAATCCAATTTGGGTTACTAATCCTGATGCACATAGTCATAGTTGGTTGACAACCAGTGAGTTTGAGAGTGTTATCAACAAGTATCTTGAATTGGAAGCTGGTTGGCATAAAGTGCGTGTTGAGGAACATAACAAAATGGTTAAGGAAGAGAATATTCAGCCTGATAGTTGGGCTTATGCTCCTCCCTCTATGGTTGATGAACCAGAGTATCAAGTTGTATTGGCTAGTTTGAAACGGTTTGAGGAACTTGGATATGATGCTCGTATTGTGTTTTGGTTTGACAACTGATTTATATGAATCTAAAATGGGTGGAAGAAATACAACCAGTATTGGAAGAACAAGAGTTTATTTCTGGTATGCTTGAAATTGCTGAACAAAATGGCATCCGTTGTTGGGAATGGTGGTTAGAAGAAAAAGAAGAAGAATAATTATGAAATTCAAAGTAAGTTATTACGATTATGACACTGATAAATATGTAACGAAGGATTGTGATAGGATGGATTTTTCTAATGGAGAATTTTATTTTTATCCTGTAGATAATCCTGTTAAGATTTATAAGGGTATAGGTATTGACCATCCTAAAGTTAGTATTCATCAAAACAATGATCGTATAAAAATTCATATTACAGGGTATCAATATATTATGGGAGAAGGTGGTTACGAAAGAACTGAAACTATTATTGAAAATGTAAGGGAAGATTGATATGAATAAAAAATTAGAATTAATGGTAGAATTAATGTATGTAATGGGACAATTTGGCAAAAACTTGACCGCAGAAAAAACTGCGGAAATTATAGAACGAGATGGTAGTGTTGTTACAGGTTTTGTTGTGACTGACAAATATGGTAATGTTGGCATCATTGACAAAGGTGCGGTAAAATGGATTGACAAAGCTAAATTTTATGGTATGATGCATAATGAAATTGAATTTAACGGAGATGATTTGGTGAAGAGTGTAGAATCATTTGCTAAGACTATATGAAGTATCAAATTATAGAAAGATTTGCGTGGTATTTTCCAGATAATGATATTGAAGTAAGCGTTTATCGTAAACAAAGTTATTTTCGTAGATTTATTATGTGGTTGTTTTTTGATGCTGAACTACGGACCTACTACAAGACACTTGACACTTGTAAGGTAAAAAAAGGTTGATATATGACTAAGAATGAGTTATTGAGTGCTTATAACAAGGTGTTGGCTGAGAATGTTGAATTACAGAATCAATTGGATTGGTATAAAAATTATGCTGATAGGTTGGTAGAACATAAGGATATGGTATGTTTACCGGCGGATTTGAAGAATTTGCGTGAAAGCAATCTAAAGTTGGCAACTGAGAATGAAGAGTTGAAGAAACTTATTATGGATAAGTGGTATGAAGATTAAAGTTAAGAATATTAAGATTCCCAAATGTTTTCCGTATAAGGACTATACTTGTAAAGTTGATCGCCATAAATTTCACGCTAATTTATTTGAAGATAATGGTGGAGAGTTATCTGCAAAGATTGGTAGAGAGTTATATCTTGTCAAAGAAAATGGTAAATTGGAAGATTGGATTGATGAGGCTATGGAGATGAGTGATTTTTATCATAATCTGGTTGACTTTCTAAAAGAAGTAAAGTATATTCATAACCAAGAGAAAAATGACTAACGAAGAAATCAATAAAATTATTGCTGAATTTCGTGGGTGGGTGGAATATCATCCAACTCCAGAAAGCATATCCAAAGGATATCCTAGTTATTCTTATTGGACACCTCCGAGGGATTCAAAACAATTTGCTGAAAACTGGGGTAAATTAGAAATGGATTATCCGCCAGATTATTGTAATGATTTGAATGCAATGCATGACGCAGAAAATACACTAAATGATGATCAACAATATGAGTATGCTTATGTGCTTGATGATTTGATTAAAAATCGTTCTTGTGAATTTGATTTGATTCACGCTTCTGCACGAATGCGAGCAGAAACTTTTGTAAGAACAATTAGTAAATGGAAAGAATAGTATGATTAAACAAACAAAAAAACATAGATTTTATGCGTGGTTACTTAAACATTTGATTTTGCCAAAATGTCTAAGAATGAGGCTTATTAAAAAAGTAAGTGACACTGCTCAATATTGAATGTCAACAACCCCTAGGATAAAGCCATAGGGGCTTGTAATGCTGTTGCTTTCACAACAGGCTTACATACATTTGGCTGGTTGACGACAGCCTGCCCGTAAGTCAGGTAATTAGTCTGTGATACGGGAAGTTTGGACAATTTAGCAATATTGATTGCCGCATTAATGTCCGCATCATAAATAAGTCCATTCTTAGAGTAAAATCTACAACCTCTTCTTTCTCCATCACGATTTCCAGTTACACTATCAATCTGTGATGTATAATAAGGGCGAACTAGTAGAACCAATTTACCTTGATTCTCTGCCTTATAGCTTATTACTCTACGAAGTTCAAATATTGGAACTTGTCCAATTGAACGCTTATTTTGATATTTATTTTTTTTCTTTTTTATACCGACAAGATTTTCAAGCACGATTGTATCTGCTTCTGTGTTTAAAACTTCATTAGCAATCAAATGTGTTTGATTTCTATTTTTGTTAGATTCTTTATGTTTTAACTTACGAAGATGTCTTCTGGCACTTTTAGTGCTTTTGGATTTGAGACTATCTTTTAAATGTCTCAATCTACGCTTATCTCCATTAAACTTTCTATCAATAATTATTCTACCATCACTACAAGCTGCATTACGACGAATGCCGATATCTACTCCTAAAGCGAGTTTTTGTTTTAATGGTTCTTTAGGTTTATTATCAAATGTAAATGATATAAATAATTTACCATCATTTTCATAAATTAGAGGATCTGTATATTCATATTTGTCCAATAATTCCTTTAGTTTAGGATACACTACAAATTTAAATGATTGTCTTCCAGAAGTAGTAGTTATACGGATTGAATATTTATCAGTTTTGTTTTTTGAATAAAGTCTTTTATCTAAACGCATGGAAAGGTTTTTCTTTTCAATTGATTTTTTTAATCTGTGTTTATTTGACTTTGTAGATTTATAACTTGATAAACATTCTTGTTCTGCTTTAATAATAACTTGTGATGGTATATTTGGATATTGTTTTCTAATGTTATTATAAACTTTAGAATGTAAAACTAACAAACTATTTTTTGTTTCATTGAATTGATGTTGTGAAGCAAAATTAAATACAACTTTATGCATTTCAAGAATTGACTTTAAACTATCAAAGTCTTCTTGATTTTTCATTAAAAGTTGTGTATTATATGATATCACTTCATATAAATATACACTATAAATACAAAAAGTGAAAAATAATGAAAAATATTTTTGTGGTTGACAAAATCAAGCGGTCAATGTATATTGATTACATAGTCGGAATTCCTCCCCCTAGGCTAAAGCCATAGGGGTTTCCTTCCTCCAAAAAATATGAAGAAGAATGGTGGTGGATTGGATATAGTGATGGTGTGGATGATTATTCCAGAACTTTACATTTATAAAATAATATGAACAATAAAGAAATAGAATTTAATGTTGATGATTTAGTAAAAAGCGTTGAATCACTTGCTCAACATATAAAAAATGTACATTACGAAATGTATTATTTAAAAGAAGATTTGAACGAATATAAAAAAATAAACGAACTACAGCATAGGCTTATGAAAAACGCTGAAGAACGAGGTATAAAAAAAGGACTTCAAGAATCTCAAGAAGAATTACAAAAATATAAATCATTTGTAAATTCATTGCTTAGTCCCGAAGAATATGGTTATGCTGTTAGTGCTGAAGTGCGTGATCAAGCACGAATTTTGCTGGGTATGAAGCCAGTTGAAAGTAAATTAAAGAAATAATATGAATACAAAGTATATAAGTATATATCCGCAATGGCATTGTAGAAATGGTGGTGGATTATTTGTTGGAATACGATTTCAATTTCCAGTGACTAACTATGATAGTGAAGCATTTGCTTCTAACCATACTTATAGTTGTTTACGCTTGACATTGGGACTATTAGTGTTTAGTATCAATGTAGAGGTAAAATACAATTATATTAAAATGTTACCCCAATGAAATATGTTAAACTAATTGCCAAGCCTGATACTTGGTTTAAGGCGGGAACAGAAGCGTTTGATTACGACTGCTTTGGCAAACGAATTACGCTTGAGTCATACAATAAATGGCTCAAATCAGGCAGTATCTTGGCTAGAGGTATTCATATCTATGAAGATGGTGTTGAAGCTGAAGATGGTGAATTGTGCGGTATTGATGAATTTGATGTTGAAGTAGTTGAAGAAGAAAGGTTGATACAGACTAATCAAGTTGATGTTATGATTGAAATGGCAAAAGATTCTGACAAATTAGAGAGTGAGAATTTTATTGCAAAAGCAGCATTAAAAAATAATAACGAGGAATAATTAATATGATTTGTACCGCTAAACATCCTAATGATTATCATTTATTGACTCGACCAAAGATGAATGTTAAAATCTATGATTGTCAATGCAATGTGGTAGCGAATATAGAGGGAAATCTATCGTTAGATCTAATAGAGGACATTTATTCTAAAGAAGGACCACAGGCTGCAAAAGATGTTTGGTGGGAAACCTATTTGTGGATAAAAGAACAAGAGGCGATACAATATAAAGAAAAAGATATTCCGTGGCCTAAGCCATTAGATCCTCCAACTACTACTGCTGAGGCAGAAGCCAGACAAAGAAGGTTTGAAGATAATATCAGGTATATTCAAGGTTAATATTCAAATGAAAAATAGTTGTAAGCATCAGAGACTAGTAGAAGTAAAAACTCCCGTATATAATCATTATACTGGTGATGAATCTGTTGATATAAGTTGGGAATGGGAAGATACTTTTAAAGATATAGATTTGCATAGGTATAAATGCACACAATGTGGTGAAATTGGTTATTACTCAGGTGCTGCTGAAAATTACTATACCAAAGGAATCAAAAATCCTATGTTGGGACCAAGTTATGAATGAAGAAGAATTTGATATAAAGGACGATAGACGGACATACTATTACAACATTTTTGGCAAGATGGAACCAGACTATGAAAGTATGTGTGCTTATTTATTGGATGAAGGTGTATTGTTTGTAAGTTCAGCAATCAGTAAACACAATGGTAAAGATTGTTTGGCATTGTATGTATTAATTAATGATTATTTTGTACCCGCTTCAGATGGTGAAGAAGTAACATACGATGAATTGCCAAAGTTGTATGAATTGTATAAAGAAAAACAATGGGATGGCGTGTCTCAATTTGTAGCAGATAAACGAGGTATTCCAAACATTTACTGGAAAGATAAAGGTAGCGCATTTCAGAAAAAAGTTGGGAATGAAAAATAAGTCTTGACTTAGTAATATATCAGTGATATATGTATTGATATGAACCGAAGAAAATTTATTACATCAACCGCACTTGCATTGCCATCCGTAGCAGTGTTTGGTGCAATATCAACGCAACCAGAAATGAATATGCTTTATAGAAAGCGTGATTTCATTTTTAATAGTGAAACCACGACTTATAGAAGTGCTACCAGTCTTTATTCTAATGAGGATATGACGGAGTGGTGTAATAAGAATGGTTTGTATTATGCTAAAAATGATGAACTAAATAAACAACTTTTTAAACATCAAATAAATGACGACTTAGTTTTTATGGATAAACATTTGTTTGATAGAGATAAGTCACTTAGTTATATAAAGTGTTATATAAATGGAAATGAACGCCAATTCTGGCATAAAGGTTATAAGCGTGTAGTAATAGACATTTTTACAACAGATGATAAAGAAATTTATTATTGGCCACAAAATAGTGTTGTGATTAGTTGTGTCTTTGGTGAAGCATAATTTTTCAAAAAAGCTGTTGACTTCTGCGGAGGATTGGTGTAGGATATATCCAAGATGAATATTGAATTCCTAGCGGAAAATGCGGCGATGTTGGGAATGATTCTGGGGATTGTTCTCATTTTGTGGATTGAAAATATTTAACAAAAGCTGTTGACTGATTAAGTAAAAAACAAATAAAATTGTATCTTTTGTTAAGTTGTATATAGTTAATATTACAGGCTTCATTTCCTGTTCTAAAATTTAGCAGCCCTACTGCTAATATTAAAAAAGCCCCCAAGCTTTCCCTGATAGGCCCACTATCAGGGTTTTTCATTTTTATTTCAAATATATTTTTGTTTTTGTTGACGGCTAGATATTTATATACATAGCAATTTTGATTATCTCAATGTGGGCCATTGTATATGAGTCAAAATTCAATTGGAGCGGTAGAATAAAAAATGACCTGTATCTTGCTAACCGGAGATACTTGAATCAGACCGACCAGTCCAAAGCTCACGCAACAGAGCATAAAAATAAGAAAGTTAATTACTTTTCCTGAATACAATTTACCGGCCGTGATTAGAAATAATCAGAATATACTATTGTTGGTGTAAAATGTCTTTCATTATTTATGAATTGACGCACCGTGGAGTTTTGAGGTAGGCGTTCTCCCGCATATAGATGTAATAGATAGTATTGAGTTGCATAGCATCAGCTATGGTTAATAGACTCTGTTATGTTGCGCATAGAACCTGTGTAGGACAGGGATCATATCCTACAGACGGCAGATATACATTATTGCAAACTACTATGATACATATTTATACCTAGCAATAGGTGAATTGTATTCAGTAGTTTGCAAATCCGGCAGATGGAAGTTTGCCTAGCGGTTCAAATATAAATAAAGCGCTGTAACTTAATAAAATACTTATAGCATATTATGACGCAGCAATTTAAAACATATACCAATAGTATTACCACTTTAATTGACGCAAACAATTATATACAACAAAAATACGGAACTAATGCAATGTTAGAAGAAGTTGTTGTTGATGGTAAAACTAAATATCAATTTTGTAATATCCCCTCCGTCAAAAATTATCCCCATAAATTAAAAAATGTTACATCTGCAATGAATGTATTGTTTGCGCATGAAAGAGGTTGGATTGCTTATAACAAAAATCTCAAAAATTCCAATTGACTTTCTATAAATTTGGTGGTAAACTTAAAAAGTAAAGTAAGTTAAACTATGAACAATTGTAGAGTAATTTTGTTGCTTTTTGGTGGAGTTTATGTTCGTGTGGAATTCGGACCAAAAGATTTTGAAATTCAAGCGTTCAAAGAATTTCAAGACAAAGAAGAACAATTGTTCTTTTATCAGTGTGTATTGAACTATCTCAATGCCGAATGGATTAGTCTAAAAAGTTGTTGACTTCTTATAAAGTGTGTGGTAAACTTAAAAAGTAAATTAAACTATGAATAAGAAATATCTTCTGTTCGCTGGCAATAGTCGCACTACTGGGTGGGATGGGTTTATTGGAAAATTTGATTCTGAAAATGATGCCTACAAATTTCTTATCAGTCAGGATAACTTTGATTATGATTGGGCTGAAATTGTTGATATTGAACAGCTGAAGGTGGTTTGGACCGAAAGTGGAATGGACTAAAAGATCATTTGACTTGTTATAAAGTGTGTGGTAAAGTAGAGTTATGTTAAAATTCAAACTTACATTAATTTCAGGCTTGGTTGTTGAACATTTTTCAGATACTATGATTCAAGCAATTAAGTATGTGGAACATAGATTTGAAACAAGTGTGGTAAAAGCTGAAAAGGTAAACTAATATGACACGGCAAATTAAATTTAGAGTATACAATAACAAACAAAACAAATGGGTTCACGGACCTGGCAATGAAGTGAATTTGTTTGGAGAAACAATTTTGTTTGGGGCATTTATGAATAATGTTCCTACAGAAGAATTGAATGATTGCGTTGCACTAGAATACACTGGCTTAACTGATAAAAATGGTAAAGAAATTTACGAGGGTGATATTATTCATTTAAAATTTGGTGAGTTAAATGCCAACCTTGTGGTAAAGTGGGATAAATATATGGGCTTGAAATACCATAATGGAGGATGGACTTCTATGGTGCATGTTAATACCCACGGAGAAGTAATTGGCAATATTTTTGAACATAGTGAACTATTAAACTAATATGAACAGACCAATTAAATTTAGAGTTTGGCTACCGTCACTAAATAAATTTGGTAGTGACAATAGTGTTTTTATGGATTGTTATGGTAAACTATATGGCGTTACCAGACCCAGTTTAGTTGATGATTCACGAAGTATTGTCAACATTGGCCAATTCAAAGAATTTAGCGGACATACAATTCAATGGTATACTGGCTTAACTGATAGCAACGATAAAGAAATTTACGAAGGTGATATTCTAATGTATAAGTCTGGTTCTATACCTACAACAGGTGTAATAGGACAAGTATTATATGAAGCTGATGAAGGCGGTTATATCTTTCAATGGGAACGAAAAGGACCAAATCAACATCATATCAACCTAAATTGTGATGTAGCATTTGAGTCCGTCATTGTTGGCAATATTTTTGAACAAAGTGAACTATTAAAATGATTGTTTTAATTACTTATCTTGATAAAGAAACAAATACCAAAATGGTGAGTCACGGATACAATACAGAAACCGATGAACTTGTTGTTTTGCCAAATTCTCCACTGCGTGAATTTGATTATTCATTTGATTCAGTGCATAGAGAGTATATACTAAACTAATCTTACGATAATCTTCTGATAAACAAACACAATCTACCGATATGAATAAAAATATTAAAACCTGCCCAAATTGTGACGCATATGAAGTAAAAGGTGAATATCATTCTCTTTTTGGATGCGGTTCTTACTACTCTGATATGCGAATGGGAACGCCTACAATTACAGAGAAACGAGAAGGTTATAGATTTCACGAAACACTACAGTGCGCTCATAACAGAATCGCAGTCTTAAATATTAGACTGCGTAAAGTTGAAGAATATGTTAAAAAACAAACAGAAGTTCCAGAAGTTCCAAAACAAACACTAAAAAGTCTTGAGGAACATAATAACAAAGCATATAACACTTTTGCCGCAGTCAATAACCTCAACTCTGGCTTTGCTTGTCCAAAGTGTGGAGAAGAATTGTATTATTCTAATCCCAATGTTATGTTGACAACATATCCTCCTAAACGAGGTGTGCAGTGTAACAAGTGCAATCATACAGATTATGTATACTAATTATGAATGAAGCATATATATTTACCATCATTTTAATTGCTGTAGCAGTAATAGCAGTTATTGCATTTATTGTCGGCGTAATAGTAAAATACAAACAAAATAAAGATAACGCAAACAAAAAGAAAGTATATATCAGTGATCTAGTAATCACATACTGCGGTGTAGGCACTGCACTAATGAACAAAAGAACAATCTCTTATAGAGATGTAACTGCTGAAGGTGCTCTAAAATCCAGACAAAAACAACAAGAGATGGCTAATAAAGCACATCAAACATTAGCAACATTATCAGATACAGATATTTTCAATTTTGAAGGTATTGTTGTAATTCACAAAAATCAATTCATTGCAATTGAACAAGGAACACATACTGAATATGAGTGATGAGATTAAATCAAGTTGGATTATTATTGAAAATGATGATGTTTCTGTTTCAACTATTACACATCTTGCCAAATTATCTGGTTTAGCTAAATCATATTCTGAAGCAAAAAGTTTAATAAAAAGTGGGGGGTTATACCTGAATAATAAAAAAATATCTGATATTAATAGAGAAATATCTACAGATGACTTATTATATAATAAATACATTTTGTTACGAAAAGGAAAATCAAACTATTTTATATTCAAATTAAATCAAGATGAAACCTCAATGGCCAACACTGCAAGATAGACTAAATCATCCATTAAAAGATGAACTTACAGCTTTACATCAACTAAAACAAGTGTTACCATTGTCAAAACAAGCACAAAAATTATATGATAAACTATCTAAAAAATCTATTCAAGAAACCAGAAACAACGCCGGTAGAACAACCGAAGAATAAATATTATTTAGCTAAATATAGATCCAATGTATCTTTACATATTACCTACAATCAACTAGATACAGATGGTTATCACGAATACCGACAATATGAAAATATTGAAAGTGACGATAATGTGGTTTTTCTTGAACAAAAAAATAAATCAATTAAAGCATATCAAGAGGTAATTTCAAATATTAATGAACAACTAAAAGACAATTCAAGTGAATATATTATGGTGCAAAAAGTATTTCTTTTCAAAAAATCTGACTTTGTTAATGCAAAAATTATAATCAAAGATAATGACCTATATGAATCTACCAACTAAACAACCTATTGATTCAGATAAAAAAGAAAAGTTAATTATCTTAAAAAAAGAGATAATTGATTGTTTACAGAAATCAAAGAATTTTAAATTGATAAAAGAATATAAGAAAAAATTGACAGAACAATTCTTGTTAGAAGAAGGAGAGGAATTATTAAACAAACTTAAAAAATTAAGAGAACCAAAACCAAAAAAAGTTGGGTATGGCGTTATTGGTTCTTCAAAGTTAATTATATTAGAAAATAATCCTAAAAAAGGATATAAACTTAATGTTGGAGACAGATATAAAGGTGAATATATTGGTAGAATTGGTGATATAGAATATCTGTGTAGTATTTCCGATCATTTAGACAAAATTTCTCGCACAGAAGAAAAATCTACAGAAAATCAAGTAATTGAAGGACAGATATTTTATCTTGCTAAATTATCAGATACAAATAGTGAAATATACAACATCGTTCAACGATATGTAAACTTTACAAGTACATATGGATACGATAAAGATGAAGCCAAAAAAATAAAAGCGGAATGTATAAAAGAAATCAAAGAAATTTATGTGGCTAAAATTGTTAAAAATTATGATGTTACAAGAATTTCTGAATGGAATCAATACTCAAGAGTAGCTCAAAGAACTACAAAAAATAGATACAGAGGATAATTAGTATGAATCTACCAACTAAACAACCAGATGTAATTGAACTAACCAAGTCAATCAGAGAAATACACTATCAACTACAATTAGACTACCAAGCTCTAATGTTGAAAGCCACTACTCTACAAGCAGAAAATGAAGAACTAAAAGAAAGATTGGCTAAAATTGCAGAGAAAATCCAACTTGACATCTAAAAAAGTTGTGGTATATTCATAATATGAAATTATATTCCAAAAAGAATAAAGAAGATCTATTTGATAGATTTGACATTGATATCCATTTTCCAATATTCAAATGGGGAACAAATTCAGGAAATGAATGGGTAAACGATTTTCCAACTAAATACATTGATATCAAATTTGATACACAATTAGTCTATAGAAAAGATGTTACCTGGACTTATTTTGAATTGTTGTTTTTAGGATTTGGCTTTACTATCACTAAACAAAATAGTTACTAAAAAATATATGAATAAAAACAAATTAAATCTTAGAGAATTGTTAACAGATTGCTTGAGTGGATTCTTCTGTGGTGTTCTACTTTATAGCATAATTCTCTGGTTAAAACGATAATACAAACAATATATGAAATACAGAATTTGGAGCAAAAACGCACAGTGTTATACTCACGAACCCTGTTACCCAGGTTCATCACTACATTGTGCATCAAACTATTACCTAGATAGTGATGGTAACATTGTTGACTTTGTAACAACTATTGGTGGTAATCAAGACGATGCATCAAAATGTGATGTAGACCAAGAAGCTTATACTATTGAACTATGTACAGGCTTCAAAGCCACTAATGGTGAATATCTGTATGTAAATGATTTGGTAGAATTTCCGTTGGGTATTAAGACAAGTAAAGGTAAGATAATTTACGACCACTTTTGCTTTTGGATAGTTGAAAAACAAGGCGGCGTACTTAAGTTTGACCAAAAGCCGTATACTTATTTGGGTAATTACAACAAGAATCCAGAAATCATCAATGCTCCAATCAAAATTGATAATGGTAATATAGGAGGACATTAATATATGAAATGTATCAAACGAGGAAGACCACCTGAACATAGAATTTGGCACGGAGAATGTCATAATTGTAATTCTGTATTTGAGGCACTTGAAGGTGAACTAACTAACATAGAAAACGATTTTAGTTTATGCAAAGAAAATGCCAGATTTGCAAGAGCTATGTGTGAAATATGTAAGAGTAACTTTGTTCTTTATCCAGTAAAAGCAAACGCACGAGATTTCTATAATAAATGAATACCAACATTAAATCTGAACAACCCTATACCAGATACTTTTTAACCAACTCAAAAACAAAAGTAGCTAAAGTAAGAATTGTTCTATTATATAAAACAAAATGAGAGACTTCATTTACAGAATTTGGGACATCAAACAAAAGAAGTATACTATGACCGCTTCACTATATGGATGTGAAGGTCTTAGTCATCTTACTCAATGCTTTAACCGCAATGAATCTATCATTGAACAATACACTGGTTTACATGATAGTAAAGGTAACAGAATCTTTGAGGGAGATATTTTATACTTTGTTGGTAGATATATTTACACAGAACCAGTAGAAGTTATCTATTATGGATCTTCATATGGATGTATAACACATGATGAACGTGGTGTTCTAAAAGAATATACAGAACTAAATCACATAGTTCAACAATATCATCCAGAAGTTATTGGTAATAGACATCAACTGCCTTGTAAACCAGACCACAACGGCGAGTGTATCCATTGCGACTGCTGGTTGTCCGATTGTCCACTTTTGAAAAAAAGTTCCGAAAGCCATTGACTTTTTAGAAAAAGTCTGCGATACTCTTATCAAGATGAAACACGAAGGTAAGACGATTGAACCGAGGGATATCGTTAAGGCCAACGCTGAAATCTATCGTAACAACGAGTTGATTCGGATGGAAAAAGAAAACTACAATCGTTGGCTTGCTGTCCATACTGATGAAAAGACCAAGAAAAATCATCCCGACAAAAATGACTTTTTTAATTATGAAAACTGATGAATTTGTTCCGTTCAAGGTTTCAGAAAATATTGACAATTCAACCCCATTCATTGCTCTGAGTGATACTTATCCAAACGACAAGTTTGAACTTTGGACCAAGGAAAATTGGGAAGAAATGAAAGAAAAAAATTCTGAAAAAAGCGTTGACAGTTTCAAGTCTCTCTGGTAAAGTATAAAAACAATAAGTTAAACAACAAAACATAAAAAATAAAACAAATATGAAGGATACTACACTCAAGCAGCTCGTTCGTGACCGCAATGGCGATCCCCGTGGTATGGTGATTGCAACCGTGATTAATAACACTGTCCGGTTTGGTTGGAGTTATACCAATACCAAGGCGGGTGACCGATTCAATAAGCAAAAGGCATTTGTTATTGCAACTGGTCGTGCTGAAAAGGGTTGGGGTGTTAATGTTAATGTTCCTCATCGTGTTGGTAAGGTTCTCGGTGAGATGGCTGACCGTTCCGTTCGTTATTACAAGGGTGTTCCCCTCGCTTAATTATTCATCATAAAAAGGTTTAGGGTAATCCTTCCTTTCACAAAACCCCATTTAATTTATACTATTATGGTTGATCTACTAAAATATATATCCGAAGGAATTACAAATTATCTAATCTTCATATTCACTATTCTGTTTCTATATATCTTTATAGTTGCAATTATCAATGTGTTTTTCAATAAGTTGATTGTAGCCATCGTTGCGGCCGCAGAAGTGATCAAGTCCAAGAACAAAAAATCTTCCAACGAAGACTGAAAAAAAGTTTGCAGAGAGGCTTGACTCTACCCCCACCTTCCCCTATACTGTTCCTACGATGAATTTGAACTTTGAAGGTCTCCTTGAACCGCAGAAAAATCACTGCCTCAACCTCCTCTCCAGTCTCTTCACCAACGGATTTGCATTCGATGCAAGTCCCACTGGCACCGGCAAAACCTACTGTGCGTCATGGGTCGCCAAGAACTACGGTGCTTCCGTTGTAGTTCTCTGTCCCAAGAGTGTTCAAAAGAACTGGTTTGACACTCTCAAGAGCTTTGGTGTAGATAATCCTATCGTTATGACTTTTGAACGATTGGTTCGTGGTAATACTGAGTATTACAGTTTCAATATGAGTGATTATCTTAATCGTAAGACTATTTGGAAGTCTGAAGGTATTGAAGTTAACTTCCCCAAGAATAGTCTGGTTATTCTGGATGAAGTACATAAGTGTAAAGGTAAAAAGAGTCTTGCCGGTGAATGTCTTATTGCACTTAAGAATGCTGGATACAAGTTGTTGATGCTTAGTGCCAGTGCTGCTACCAATGTTACTGAAATGAAGGCATTTGGTTATGCCACTCTTCTTCATAATGGTTATGGATATTTTGATTTCTGTAAGGATAACGGTGTTGATTTCAACCGTTTTGGTGCAATGAGTTGGGATGCAGATGCTCGTAAGTGTAAGGATGGTATGCTTCGTATCCATAACACTCTGTATAACACTGTTAATTGTGCCAGCCGAATGAATCGTAAGGATTTTGGTGATATCTTCCCAGATAACCAAGTTATTGCCGATTCTTTTGATCTTGGTTCCAATACTTCTAAGTTGAAGTCTGTTTATGCCGAAATGGAATATGAGTTGATGAATTTGGAGGAGGATTCCAAGGAATATAGTGAACACGTTTTCGCTATTATTATGAAAGCTCGTCGTAATAGTGAAATTCTCAAGGTTCCTTCTATGGTCAACTGGATTATTGATATGTACCGTGAGGGTATTAGTCCTGTCGTGTTTGTTAATTTCACTGAAACTTTGGAAGCTATTGAAAAGCGTCTCATTGAATCTGGTGAGTTTACTGGTAAGATCAGTAAGATTGTTGGTGGTCAGTCTCCTAAGACTCGTAATAATGAGATTGAAAACTTCCAGAAGGATATTACCCGTGTTTGTTTGGTGATGATTCCCGCTGGTGCTGCTAGTGTTAGTCTTCATGACTTGAATGGTAATTATCCCCGTCATACACTGATTAATCCTAGTTACAGTGCTATTAACACTCTTCAATCACTTGGTCGTTGTCATCGTGTTAATGGTAAGACTCCGGTGATTCAACGATTCTTCTTTGCTGAAGGTGTTGAAATTGAACAAAAGATGCGTCAACGAGTTAGTTTGCGTCTGACCAATCTGGATTGTTTGAATGATGGTGATTTTGCTATTAACAATTAATTTATAAAATAACATGAATACCACTCTGATTCCTGTCCGATACAACACTAACCGAAATGTCGCTGTTAATCGGTTGGTTGAAAATAATATCGTTGTCAATCTTGAAAACAAAGACGACATTAAATCCAATATTGATCATTATCTGTTTAATGAGTTTTACACTTATGTACTTGTGAAGTTCAATAATACCATGTATATTTGTGAACCTATTTCTGTTGAAAACAGGGAATATAGTCGTCGTACAATTAACTGGCATCCTTATGCCGATAAACTTAAATAAACATTATGGGAAGAGAAACAATTAAAGATGGTAAGATGAATGTAGTTGGTTATGTAGATAAGACCTGTCACGGTACACGAATCAGTGACCGTAACAACAACTACAAAGGGTCATACTACACTAAATCCAATACCACGGTAGATAAAAGTGGTAAGATTGTAGGTAAAGGCAATCAAACGTTCAGACTCATCTAGTAACACCCCCTCAATAATTAACCTTATTGAGGGTTTTCATTTATAGGGGGGGAGGGGTACCCCCAATAAATAAATAATAAAAAATTAATTGGTTAGATTGTTTGCTTATATTTATAAGCAATATGACTAAAGAACAATTAAAATCATTGATTAGAGAATGTGTTTGCGAAATCCAACAATCATTGGAAGAAAAGAAACAAAAGAAAAAGGAAGCTCCTAAAGCACCAGAACCAAAAGCTGCAGCAAAACCAGCTCCAGTAAAGAAATTGGTAAAGAAACCAGTTAAAAAGAATTTGGCAAAGGTAGCACCACCAAAGGATAAATTGACCACATTTGACGCAGTTCAATTGGCAAGAAGAGCAGCTGATGCAGAAAAGAGAGGCAACAAACAAGCTGCTAAGGATTTGAACTTGGCTAAGCAAGCAGCTAACTATATGTTAAAGACTGGTAAGACCAAGGTAGATTAATTTCGTTTATATTCATATTGTTTACCGCTTAGATTTAAAAGTCTAAGCGGTTTTTTATTATTTATAATAAGTCCTGTTTTTATTACTATATTTATATAAACTAAAAATTGACATTGTTCTGTTTCCATAATTTGTTATTAATTTTAATTGTCAATAAATGTAACAATAAAAGGAAATAAATTATGGCAATCAATATTTTTACACATATACGTAGAGGTTTATATGATAATGTTTACAATTGTATAGAAAAAGAAAAGGTGGATGTCAATCAAAGAGATGATGACACTGGCAATCCACCACTGGTTGTTGCGGTAGAAGAAAACCAAATAGAAATAGTCAGATTACTATTAAACCACGGTGCTGATGCCAATTGTAAAGATTGGACCAGTAAAAATACCGCATTGGATGTAGCTGAACAAAAAGGTTTCAAAAATATTGCAGAAGTATTACAACAAAGAGGTGCAAAATACAGTAGTGGTAGTAGTTTCCATTTAGCTGCAAAGAATGGTGATATCGTTTCTATCGAAGAAATGTTGAATAAAGGATGTGATATCAATGAAGTTGACGCAGGTAAAGGTTGGACTGCTCTACATTACGCTGTTAATTATGGACAAAAACACTTGGTTGAATATTTGATTATAAGAGGTGCAGATGTCAACAAGAAAGATTTCTTGGGTAAAAACAATCCTATTGATGTATTATCCAACACCAATAGAGGTGAAATTGTTAAATTATTGAATAAATACGGTGCTAAATCCGCAGGTGGTGTTAGTATTCATTTCTGCGCAGAAACTGGTGATTTTGAAGGTGTACAATCATTCTTTGATAAAGATGGTAAAGTTAATGGTAGAGATGAAAAGAATGGATGGATGCCATTACATTATGCCGTTAACGCTAACGATGTTGATATGGTGGAGTTTTTGGTACATTTGGGAGCAAATGTTAACGGTGCAGATTTTAAAGGTGAAATTGCTCCGTTAGACATTGCATTCAAGACTGGGAATGTAGAAATGCAAACATATCTACAATCCAAAGGTGCGCAAAGAAAGAAGAAACATGATACTGGTGGTGGTGGCAAAGATGTAACCATCTATATTACAGAAGAAGTCAAGAAACAAATTGCAATGTTTATTGAAAAGCGTGAAAAAGAAGAAGCTGCAATAAAGAAACATGAAGAAGAACAAACTGCAAAAGAACCTAAAAAGAAAGATGCACCAGCTAAGAAAATTAACTGGAAAGATTTCTTGAAACTTAAAGATATTCCAGTTGTAGAAAAGAAAGAAGAAAAGAAGGTAGAAGTGGTTAAACCCGTCAAACAAATTGTCAAGAAAGTTGAACAAGTTGATATAGAAGTTAAATCCAGTAGATTACAATTGGATGTTGAACAAGAAGGTTACATATTCTTCATGGACATTGTTGCTTATAGTAAGAAAACAACTGATGAACAAAAGAAAGCTTGTAAAGATTTGGGTGCATTGGTTAAGTCTACAATGCAATATAAAACCGCTAATGCTCTTGAAAAGTTAATTATATTACCTACTGGTGACGGTATGGTATTGGGATTCTTTACTTATTTGGAAGATGCAATGAATTGTGCTATTGCTATAGCTAAAGCAGTAAAGGATAGACCAGATTTACAAATGAGAATGGGTGTACATTGTGGATCAGTAATTCCAATGGAAGACATCAATGGTAATCTTAACATTAGTGGTGACGGTATTAATTATGCTCAAAGAGTAATGGATGCGGGTGAAAGTAATCATTTATTGGTTAGTTCAGCAGTAATGTTAAAGTATGACCGACCACCATATGTTTTGGTAAACGATCTGGGAGATGTAGTTGTAAAACATGGTGTAGTGATGCATTTGTATAGTTTACATGGTAGTGACTTTGGCAATAAAGCATTTCCATCTAGTAGAGTGAAGAAGGCAGAACCTACTGATTCAATCAAAAAATAGTATATATTAGTAGATACGGTCATATTTATAATGTATGACCGTATCTGAATTAAAATCATTAATAAAAGAAGTATTACTTGAAGCAGTACCATTTGATAAATCAACTGATATTGAATACGGACTAAAAGCCAAGTATGATGAATTGGGCGATTATACATTTGGTGTAGAATTTGAATTTGAACCTGTTGTAGAAGAACAGAATTTATCAATGGATCAAATCATAGAAAAGTTGTCAGAGTTGATGGGATCATCATACCGTTATGATAATGGATTAACTGACGCATATAATTCGTGGGTTGAAGAACAAAGAAAAGAAGCGGCTTGGAAATGGAACCGATATGGAACCATTGATAATATTGATAGATATGATGAAGAATATGGTCCAATGAGTGTAGATACATTTGATAGTAGTGTTCCAGAACCAGAAAGAAATGATTTTGATAGTGATGATGAATACAATGAAGCATATGAAAAATATGATGAAGTAAGAAATGAAATAGACAGTGAATATGATCGTTGGGAAAGAAGAAATCGAGGTGATTATGTTGATGAATATTTAAGACTTTTAGCAAGAAGTGGAGAATGGACTGATTTTATTCCAGATAGTGAAATGACTGTAACTGATATGGAAAATGGTATTGATTCTGCGTATAACTTATTAGATAGTTTGGGTGAAGATGTAAGAAAAGATGATAAACCAGATAAAAATACATGGGCAGTAGGAGAAGACGGACCAAATGTTGAAATAAGAAGCAGACATATGAGACAAACTGGTCATGATTTTAATATTATTTCCAAAGTAGGAAATTGGGTAAGTGATCAAGCAACACACGGTAAAACTGGGATGCATATTCATATAGGAGTTCCAAGTGATTTTGATATGTTTGATGTATTGGCAATGAGTACATTGGTTGATGAAAAAGCTATTAAATCTGAAGTAGCCATGGATAGAGATTTTAACAGTTTTGCTAAATTGAGAAGAAGTTTGAGTAACGCAATTTATAACAGAATTCATGAATACATGCGTAGACAATCTGAAAATGTACCAAAATCTTTTATTCTTACAAACGCACAAATGAAAGAAATATTATCTGGATTTGATCGTAATCATGGTACAAATATTGCAGCATTTAGTGAACATAAAACAATTGAATTTAGATATTTGGGATCTGATATGGCAGATCAAGTATTAAAGTGGATATCTTATTTCTTGTTGTTACCTCGTATTGCTAAGAGTAGAAATCAGATAAAATTGGATACTATTTATAATGAACAAATAGTAGCTACCAGATTACCAGGCAAGATTAAATTTGATTTGTTTAAGACTGATGAACCAAGAACTAGTGTTCCAATGCCAAAAGAACCTGCAGATTTAATCAAACAAAAAGCATTTGAATTACCAAGCAAATTGGATATTGCGAAACAACAAGCTGCGGTTAAAAAACAATCGGGAACACAATAATTCTTATATTTATAACAATATGACATTGTTTGAACATATTTTGATTGAAGGTAGAGTGGATGATTTTAAGAATTTATTAAAAAATAAGTTCAGCATTGATTATGTTCAAAAGATTATCAATAGAGATACCAGCAAAAACCATAAGAATTTGTTATGGATTGGTAAGATACTAAAAACAGAACCAGATATCAATGAAGAAGATTTGTTTAAAAATCTGGAAATATTCAACAAAGTAGCATCATCCACTGATTTGTATAGTTTTAAAGAGTATAGTACATTTTTGAGTTTCTTACAAAAGAAAAGTAAAGAAGTACAAATGGGTAAGATGGCTCAAATCAAAGCTGGTTCACGTACAATTAAAGATGATAAAAGATGGTTGGTAGTTGCACCAGAAACACATGATGCAAGTAGATATTTTGGTGGTGGTACCAGCTGGTGTATCAGTACAAGCAATGATAGATACTGGAAAGATTATTATTATGCACAAACCATAGTAATGATTAAAGATAGAAGTAAGAAACCAGACAATGACTTGTTCAAAGTTGCCATTGTTGGTAATGCCTATGAACAACTTTGGGATACTAGTTTTAGTGATAAGATAGATAAAATCAGAGAATTATCAAAACATGTAGATTTATATAATGTCAATGACAATAAATTAAGTGGTGACCAAAAAATTAATTATTTAGGACAATTACCAGAAGATTTAATTGAAGACTTGATGAATTATTTTAATGATGATGATGTCTATGAAAGACAAACCAATCATTATTATGAACTTGCAAGAGAAAGATATGATGAAGGTGGTAAAGAAGAACTTTTGAAATCATTGTTTAATACTACGGTAGCGTATTTTGATGCGGATGTTGATTTTCATGCAGATGATTTTGGTGATTTAATGAGCAGACAATTTGCAGATGAAATTCAAGACGGTAATTGGGATGAATTTTTAAGTGAACTATGGGGTGCATGTATAACTTATCAAGGTGTAGAGGATGATTCTTTTTATGCTGAAGTAAATACAAGAAATTTCAAAAACTTGATAAGTGATACCAGTTATGATTTAAATACCTATCTTGATTTAGCCAAAGAAGTATTGAAAAATGAGGATATATCAAATATGGATAACATCATAAAAGATGCGTTGATTAAAACATCTGATAATGGTGATCCATATACTGTAATTAAAAGACAAGCAAATCAATTAAAAGATACAAATTATAATGATATAATATTATCATCATTAAATGCATATAATGCAAAAAATAATCCTACTTTTATTCAAGGTCAGAGATCTTTGGGACCAGAATTTATGGGTATTGTAAATAAATTTAAACCAAAGAACATTGAGGATGTAATTAAAGTGTTGAGTATCAATCCTAGAGCAAAGGATATGATTGATCAGATACAAAGATACAGAAGAGATTTGTATGAATCCAAGAAAAAGCGGACAATTAAATATAGAGATTTTTACAAATTATGAATAACGAAGGTATATCATTGATTGATACAAAGAAAGGTATTCCCAGATTAAATTTTAGATTTGACAAAGATTATCCTGAAGATTTTATATCAATTGGTTCTGGAAAGTTCATCCAAAAAAGAACTGGTGATATTAATTTAATTTATTTGGCTCATAAATTCATGAGTGAAAAAGAGGTGATGGATCAATTGTCATTTTATATAAATCAAACAGACATTAATGCAAATCCTACCATTAATGCTAAAATTGCTAGATACCCAGATTTATTTTTCACATATAAAAAAGAAATAAGAAAAGCAATTAAAAACTTAAGTGCTACTGATTATATATCATTTACTGGTAAAAATATAGAACATGTTAAAACAATGATACATAGAGGTATACTTGATTTTAACAATAGAATAAACTATGTTAAAGATTATGATTTGATTATTACTGTTCCTAGTCAAGCTCCGTTAAATCAAATGATAATTAATGAATTTAAGAGTTATATAAATCCAGAAAAAACTTTGGTAATAGATGACTTTTTATTAAAAAACCGTGTTAAAGATATTAGATGGGATAACAATGAATATTTGGAAGTAGAAGAAAGAGAAGGAAAAAATCCTGATCAAATTGCCAAAGTAAGAAAAATGAGAGATATTATGTTGAAAAGTATATATTCAAAAGGCAATCTAAATAAAGACTTTCAAGTAAAGATGGTAACCAAATCCAGTTTAAGAAGATATTTTCATAAGTTCATGCACATTAATGATAAACTAGATGAACAATTATTTTTAAAGATTAACAATGGTAAAATACTAATTATTGATGATAGCTTTGGTTCAGGAGTAACTATGAAAGAATCATCAAGAGCGATTAAACATTTAAATCCTAAAACAGTTGACGCATTCATTCTGCTCCACGATTACGCACCAACAGCTAAAAAAACTGGTTGACTTTTAAAAAAAGTATGTTAAAGTAAAAAAGTATGAAGAACACTACAAATACATTGATTGAAAATCTAAAGAAACAAATCAAACTCCGTAAAGAAACACATACAGAATATGGTTATTTATATGCAATTAAAACAGTCGCTGATGCAATTCTGCCATATGATGCTAGCAAATCTATTAAGCCAGCTATTATTCCTTCAGAATTTAACTTCTAAACTTTTCTGAATTAAAATTAACAGGAAGATTTTATAAAAACTAATTATTAAGCGCAACAAGCGCATTGAATAATTTTAAATATAATATTAATATAGAATATGGGAAAGAGCTATAAAGACAAGTATAAGCGCAACAATAGTTTTGATAAACGCAGCAAGCGCATTAAGCAGGGAAAATCTAAATTTAAGTTTTCTGTAGAAGATGTTGGTAAGAAGCCAGTTTGGGATGATGAACAGGAGTAATTATATACTTGACAACTTACTAATTTTGTTATAGTATTGTAACGTAATATAAACTTAATATACAGAAATTAAAATGGATACATTTACAGGATCGGTTGATGCGTTATTAGACCATTGTTCAAAACTAGATATCAAAGAAGTTGAAGAACAAATTAAATTAGATGAAAAACAAGAATGTCTCTCTATTATTATGAGAGATTGTGATTGTTCCCTTGAGGAAGCGGAACAAATTTATAATGATATTGCGTTAAATGAAGTAAAAGATACAATTGATCAATTGGTAAAAGAAGGAATTGTAGAAGTATCTGGATATAATGATGATGGTGAACCGTTGTTTACATTAACAGAACTTGGACGACAAATTCAAAAAGAACTAGGAAATAAGTAAACTTTAACCCGCTTAATATTAAGCGGGTTTTTTATTATATTCATAATATTTATACAGATATGGATAAGAACTTAAAGAATGTAATTTTAAAATTGGTCGAAGAAGTAATGACTGAAGCTCCTGCACCAGTTATTGAACCACCAACCAAACCAGCAGAAAGACCACCTGCTCCATCCAAGCCAGATAAAAGACCCAATCCATTAAAACCAACAAAACCTGGCATTGCACCAAGACCAAAGGCTTTAAGTCACGATGTACAAGCATTCTTAAATCAAAGAAAGGGTTTAACTGAAAAAATTGATACGGGTGAGGATATACCAGATTTTATTGATCCAAGCAAAAGAGCCAAAATTGAAAATGAAAAGGACTATGTAGAACAAATTCTACCAGATTTAGGTCCAGAAGCAGATAGATATTTAGAAATTATTACCAGTGAAAGTTATCAACAAAATGTAAAAAGAGTAGCTTACTATCTTGGTATTAGTGTAGGTGAAATTCAATCCAAGTTTCCAAACTATCCAACAATGGTTATGTTGGCATTTAAAACACTAAATGATATCAAAAGAGCAGAATCTAGTTTAAAGAAACAATTAGAACAAATTGCAGTAGATGTAGTATTAGATTTACCAGAAAATAAGTTTATTAAACAATTAGTAGAAGATGGTGACATTATCGTTGATGCCAAATTAGGCAATGCTGACTTAACAAAAGCAGTTACCGCAGACAAAATGGATGAAGAAATGGATAATGGTCTAACAGTTGCAGAAAATCTTAATATGCAACTGAACACTATGTTGAGTGGTGACACTGATGGTAAATTAAGAAGAACATTGGCTAACTATATGACACAAGGTGATGCAGTAAATAAATTATTCTTATTTAATACTGTTTCAGATAAGTTAGATACAATGAGTCCAAATCTATCAAAAAAATACGGTGTATTAGCCGCAATTACACAAATAGGATATTATTTAACGCCGGATTTTCCAATTACAAGTGATATCGTAAATATGGCTGCTGTAGGCAGTGAACAAGTGGTTCCAACTGGTGATAAATATACAATCAAAGCCAGAGCAATGACATTTCCTTATCTAGTACATGAATTGGTAAAAGGAATTGGTGATTATATCAGTATGGATGTTGCTTCACAAGAAGAATTGGATACTGAAACAATGGACGATGAAATCAAACAGATTATGGCAGGTCCAGCATTGGAAATGAAGTTGAGAAAGTTGATTCCAGCCGATAAAATTGAATATTTGCCTATAATCAAGAAACTATTTTATAAGTTGCCAATTGAAACCATCAAGGATATATTACTTGGAGGTATGAAAGCTCAATCTTTCATGAACGGTTTGATAAAACAAGCCGAAGAAAGCATGGAAGATGTAGATTAAAATGAATGAAATTCAATCATCAATATTTGGGATATGAATCAGAAGAACAAAGAGATTTATATTCTTGTAATATATTAGATGATTATGGAGTTCATGTTGGGTTTTGTAAGTATTATAAACCGTTGTTAGAGTTTGAAACGGTTTATATTGAATTCATTAATATAACTTATGAACACCGTAGAAGAGGTCATGCAACCGCAATGGTTAAAGAACTTCAACGAATGTATTATTTGAAATGGGATGGTAGATTAAGTGTAGACGGTAGGAAGTGGTATAATTCATTGATGGAAAGACAAATAGTATAATATTTATACTACATGAAAGTCATCAAAGGAGACGTAAACTTAGATTGTTTAAATTTGAGAGAAATACCGGAAATTATCAAGGATGTTTCAATTGAAGGATCATTAAGTTTATATAATAACAATTTGCGTAGTCTTAAAAATTGTCCTAAAAAAATTATACGTCATTTAAATGTGGCTAATAATAGAAGTTTACGTTCATTGGTTGGTGGACCAGAAGAAGTAGGTGCTATTGATGTACATAATTGTAATCTAACAAGTTTAGAAGGATTTCCAAAGATAGTTAAATCTGGCAATTTTTTAGGTGGTCGTGTAGATGTTAGTGGTAACAAATTGACTTCATTGGTTGGTTTACCAGAAGAATTGTCGGAGTTAGTGATATATAATAATCCTGGTCTTAAAACATTGCAGGGTTGTCCTAAAATTATCCGTGGTGGTTTTGAAGCATTATGGTTACCAATTACCAATATGATTGGCGGTCCAACTGTAATATATGATGATTTGTTGTTGTATGATACAGAAATAAATTCGTTGGAAGGATTTCCAAAAAAAGTTGGTGGCAACATTTTTCTAGGCAATACACCACTTGGTAGTATATTATTTCCTAACAGAGTAACACCAGAAACAAAGAAAAAATCTGAGGAATTAATAAATAAAATACACAGTATATGTGATATTGGAGGTGGTATATACAGAACTGCAGATGATATTGAAGAAGAAAATCCAGAAATAGAAATGGATGATTATGAACCAGATGAATATGGAGGATTTCGCAGAGTATGAAACGCAAACATTTTTATGATAATGTAGAATTAGATCATCTATTTCTAAAAGAAATACCAGATAATATTGCAATGTATGCGTGTCATGGTTTATATGATATATCTGATAATAAACTTACATCATTAAAAAATTGTCCGTCATTTGTAAAAGATAATTTTAATTGCAGCCTTAATAACTTAACATCATTAAGAGATGGTCCACAAGAAGTTCAAGGAAGTTATAATTGTGCTGATAATAAAATAACATCATTGGATGGTATTGCAAAAATTATTGGAGGAGGTGTAGATGTATCATATAATCAATTGTCATCATTACAAGGTATTCCAACACTAAAATCTAATAGATTATTAAAAGTGAGTGATAATAAAATTACAAGTTTGATTGGATATGGATTTGAGTCAATTGAATTTAGTTCATTTGATGTAACCTCAAATAAATTAACATCATTGGCAGGTAGTCCATATAGAGTGAATGCAAATTATGAATGTGATGCTAATCCAATTGAAAACTTTGTGGGTGGTCCTAAATTTGTTGGAAGAAATTTTTATGCAACAAGTTTACGAAGTTTAAAATCAATTGAAGGATTACCACATGTAATTGAAGGTAGATTATTTATCAGTATGATTGATATGCGTAGAATATTTCCTGGTCTTGCTGACGGAAACATAATAAAAGAAATTAGATCTATCAGCAACATTATTGGTGGTATAGCTACAATATAAAATTATGAAAAAAATAGAAGGATATGTAGATTTAAGTGATTATGACTTCAAAGAAGTACCGTCAATATTAAATGATGTTAGTATTGAAGGTATTCTAAATATAGCTGATAATCGCATAAAAAATTTAAACAACTTTCCTTTAAATTGTGAATCTGTTTATTTGTCAGGAAATCCATTAACTAGTTTAGTTGGTATAAAACAAAAGTATATAAGGGATTTGGAAGCAAGTAGAACAAAGATTCAAAATTTGGAAGGATGTCCTGAAATTGTATCACAACTTTTAATAAAAAACTGTGCATCATTTAATAGTTTAAAAGGAACTTTAAAAGAAATCTCAGGTCAACCCGCATATTTGACTATAAGAGGTACTTCATTACAAACATTAGAATATTGTCCAAAAACAAATAATAATGTTAGTTTTCGTCTTGATTTTAATAAAATAACATCATTAGTTGGTCTGCCAAATAAATGTCGTGATCTACATATCAGTGATAATAACTTAACTAGTCTAGTTGGATGTCCTCAACATATCAAGGGTGATTTTTATTGTAATAATAACAATTTGAAAACATTTGACGGATTTCCCAAAGTAGTTGAAGGTATCATATATATGACACTTTCACCTATGTATGACAATCCATTGATGATGCAATCATATTATTTTGAAAAAGAAATTAGAAAAAGATGTAAAGTTTATGGTATATCATTGACTGAACCAAAAAATGTACAAATTTAATAACTGATAATATGGGAAAATATATAAAAGGAGATGTAACATTATCTGGACTTCATTTAAAGAAGCTGCCTGAAATATTAAAGGATTTAACAATTGAAGGCAGTATATTTTTGAGTGGAAATCAGCTCACTACATTAGAAAATTTCCCGGAACTTGTAACGGAAAATATAATGTTAGGTTCAAATCCATTGGTTAGTTTAAAAGGTATAAAACAAACCGCTGTATCAACATTATCCATAGATAACGGTAAATTTAGTAATTTGGAAGGATGTCCATCACACATTAATAAATTAAATATAGTGGGTAATAGTAACTTAAAAAGTCTAAAGGGACTTGCACCTCATTTAATATCTTTAAAAATTATAGGTACACCATTGCAAACAATGGAATATTGCAATCAAAATATTCACGGTACATATCATCTTGAATTTAATTTATTAAAATCTCTGGTTGGAATGCCAAAACAATGTAGAGAACTAAAAATAGGATTCAATCAATTAGAAAATTTTATTGGTGCTCCTGAAGTTGTACTTGGAGATTTTCAATGTTATCATAATCCAATACTATCATTGGAAGGATTTCCAAAATATGCAAAAAGAGTGATTATTAATAATTTTATGAAAGACAGAGAACTTACAAGAAGAGATGTAGCAAGAGTGTGTGAAGCAGAAGAAATTGTCATTTCAGTATAATAATAAATTTCAAACTAATATTTATAAACATATGAAACAACTATTGACAGAAGCCAATCTAACAAATTTTTCAGAATTACTAACTGCCATTAACAAAGTATTGGACAACAAAGACATTCCACAATTTGCTGGTAGTGAAACCAATAAAGTAAGAGATTGGTTTGTAAAACAATATGTAAAAGCAATCAAAGAAGATGAAGTTGACCTACAATCATCCATCACACCACACAAATATAGTGAAGGTGAACCAGAATGGATGAATAAATCTGACATCATGGACTTTAGTGGTGAATTACCAGAAGATGTAGTTGATGAAATTGGTCATACAGTAGACTATTTTGCTACACTTGACGCAAATGACTTGAGAAAAATCTACAAAGAACCATATAGAGTCATCAAACAAAAGGTACAAGAATGGGACAGAGAATTGGCATCAACATCAACTGATACCAAGAAGGAAGATAATCTAAAGAAAACCTTAGTCAAGGGTACTGATTATAAGATTATCAAGGAAGTATCTGGATTAAAGTGGGTAAAACTACTTACACCAAAATCAAAAGATGTTGAAGGTGATGTAATGGGACATTGTGTAGGTGGTGAAGGTTATGAAAACAGAGACATTTATTCATTATGGGATAATAGAGATAGATCTCATGTGACTATTGAAGCTGATGATAACAGAAAGACTATTCAACAAATCAAGGGTAAACAAAATAGAGAACCAGTTGAAAAATATCAACCAGCTTGTGTTGAATTCGTGGCTAATGCAATGTTGCAAGGATACAGAGTACAAGGTGACGGTGAAAACATTGGTATGATCAAACATAACAGTGAATATCACTTTGATGAATTAAATGTATTACCAGAAAAATTCAGAAACAAAGAAATATTTAGAACTTGGGTAGATAAAATTTTCCCAACTGAAATATTCCCTAAACAACAAAAAGCTATTGCTGATATTGCAAAAAGAATTGTTGAAGTATAATATAATTAATTTGTTATGTTTGTATAATAATATATAATATTGTTATGCATATACAATATCAGACCGTAACATTAGAAGGAATAAAGAAAACCGCAGATATAATGTATGGTATATACGAAATGGAGCATTCTGACAATGCTCCATTTAAGCGTTGGGTATGGACCGATAGTGTATTTGGTGGGGTGTTACAAAAAATAGATACTATTGATTTTAGAATCAAGAGTCCTATTGACAATCTTTTAATAGTAAATGATAGTGTAAAGTTTTATCTTAAAAAGGATATACTCTGTAATTTGAGAATAGTAACTACTAACTATACAGAGTTAAAGATGAAATTGGATGAAAAATATAAAATAGATAATGACCCGAGAGATTTAGGAATTCTTATATTTGGTGTTAGCATTGGTTCATCTGAATTATTCTAATTTAATAATAAATCTATCATATTTATATCTATATGATTAAATTGATAGATTTACTAAATGAAACGCCTATAGGTACATATACAACCATAGGTGACTTTGAAAAAGGTGCATCATATAAAGATCCAAGAGATAGAGCATCTGTTAGTCATCCAGTAACAGTACAAAAAGTCAAGGATATGTTGAAAAATACAATTGTTGACTTTGATTTTTACTTTGTTAACAAGCCTGGATTAAGACAATTTAGTGAAAAAGGTAAAGTACCATATGAATTCATTTTCAAACCAGTTCCAGAAGGTTTAGGATTGACACACGAAGAATTGGGTGATAGAAGTATAAACAGTGATAATATCACTGTATTCTTTGTAAGTAATACCGCTGCGGATAAAATTCCAATGACTGCGTGGACTATTGTTCATAGAGTTGGTCACGCAATGAATAGAACACCACAGTTTCAAGAATATACAAACTGGTTGGATAAACAATTTGATGAATTACTTGCTTTGTATGGTAAACAAAAAGTAAATACCAGATATAGTTTTGGTGATAATGATTATAAAAGATCAAGAGTTTATGATTTAGCTAAGGGTAGATTATTCAATCATATAGGTACAATGCGTAGTGCTAGAGAAGGTAGAATACATCTTAGACCATATGAATTTTACTATGAATTGTTTGTACAATATTTGAAAGACGGTGAAATTAAATTCAATCCATTGACCAAAAACATTTTGGTTGGTTATGGACCATATGGTAGTAAAAGTATTGCTTATACACAAAATTTAGCTGACGCACAAGAACATTTAAATATGATTGCAAATACAATACCATATTATGTTGAAGATGTATTGAGAGCGAATGCTGGTGATATATTTGTAATGTAATATGATTAAATTGATTGACATATTATTTGAAAATAAGGGTAACTATGTTTATCATTTGACTAAGTTATCTAATTTAGACAGTATTAAAAAACACGGATTAAGACCTGCTATACCTGTCGATATGGATACTGAAGAAGAAGGTGTTTATTTATTTAAAACTGAAGAAGATGCGGAAGATGCATTACAAAATTGGTATGGTGATAGATACGATGATACAGAAGAGTTTGCAATATTGACCATAAAGACAGATGGTTTGAGATTATTTTCAACATTAGCAGACTATGAATATGTTTCTTATGAAACAATACCGTCGTCAAATATAGTTAATATGGAAAAAATATGATTAAACTCAAAGACATATTGAAAGAGACAATCAATGATAGTATTGATTATGGATATCATTATACCAGCAAGAAAAATTATGAAAAGATAAAGACTGAAGGGTTGAAAATAAATCAGTCTATGCATATGACACTCAGAAATAATGAATGGATGTTAGATGCTTATGGTAAGATTCCTATATTTTTGGGTACAAAACCTCTTACACAATATGGTCCAAGAATACCAGTAGGTAGTGAATATGATTGGGTTTTATTAAAAGTAGATGTAAATGGTCTTGATATTTCTGCGGATATTGGTACAATGATTGACTTTGGTGCATATATTGAAAAGGATGGTTTTTGGTTCAAACAAAAACCTTTTTGGTTAAATGATACTGAATTTAATTATGATGATTTGCAAGGCAGTGATAAATTGGATTTATATAAAGTAATAAGACAAACAAAATCGTTTGTAGTATTAGAAGATATAAGTTTGGATAGAATAAAACAGATAGATTATAAAGGAAAACTTTCAATCAAAAACTTTTTTAATATATAATGATTAAATTATCTCAATTAATAAATGAATTAAAATTGACAAATGATATGCGTATTCATATGTCAAAGAATCCATTTGAATTGGAACAAAGAACATTCAAACAAAACATTGGAATGAAACCATTTGGATTTTGGTATGGTTTTGGTAGTGAATGGATTGACTGGACACGAAGTGAAGTGCCGGATTGGGTTGGTAAATACATTTATAGTGTTGATATTGGAAATTCCAATGTATTACAGATAAATACCCATATGGAATTGATGCAATTTAACCGTGAATATCAATCCAATATAAGTGGTATTGGACATAGAAGACTAGAAGGTGAAGTAATTGACTGGAAAAAAGTTGCTGATAAGTATGATGGTATAGAAATCAATCCATATCAATTTGAAGCTAGATATCAATATTTATGGTATTATGGTTGGGATATTGCAAGTGGGTGTATATGGAATTTAAAGAATGTTAAACTAAAGTTGTTAACTGATAAAGGAATAGAATGAACTTGATTACAGAAAATAGACACAGTGAATTTGGTTGTTTAATGGCTATAGTTGAACCAACCAGAGGACCACACATCATTAAATTTGGTAAAACAATAGTACCACCACAAATTCTTTATACTGATCCAAATGATAGTAGCTATGGTTATGATGATGAACCACACATTACAGCTAAGTATGGTTATTCTCCTGACTTAACAAGAGCTAATTTAGCCACCATTCTACAAGGTATCAAACCATTTATTGTTAAACTTACTGGTTTAACCCAATTTCAAAATGAAAAGTATGATGTAGTCAAGTTTGATGTAGAAAAGAATGAGATATTATCTGAAATAAGACGAAGATGCGATTGTTATAAGAATGAGGATAAATACCCAGATTACAAACCACATATGACATTGGCTTATGTACAAAAAGGTAAGTTTCCTCATATTAAAGAAGGATTAAACATATCTGTACCAGTCACCAGATTCAAATATAGTGGTCAAGACGGTAAAAAATTATACATCAATTTGTAATATATAAAAAGTGCTCGTTTTAATTATAAAAAGTATATTTATAATTACTATGAGCAAGTTTCTATCACTAATTGTATTTTCGTTGTTTTTGATTGGTTGTACGACAACAATTAAGCCAGGACAACAAGTGAGCACTGCGCAAGATGCGGTTGCCAAACAAGAAAAGAAAATTGATCAAACATATGATGATTTGGTCAAGAATGACAAGCATAAAAGAGTACAAACATCTGTATTAGCTCAAGGTATTCAATATTCGTTACAACAAGTAACCAATGCACCAATTCAAGTAGAAACTGCTAAGAATCTTAATGAAAGAGTTATCAGTATAGTTGGTTCACCACATTTAGACGAAATCAAAAGAATCAAAGCTACAATCGACTTATTAAATTCATCATTGGCCGAAGAAAGAAAGAAGGGTGAAGAATTGTTGGGTCAAAGAGATGTTATCATTGATAAGTTACAGAAGGAAAAGAATGAATTAAAAGACAAATATGATGACCAACTTTGGCAAATGACTGATAAAGCCAAAGAAGTTGCAAAAGAATCTGATGCAAAACAAGCTACTATTGATAGTATGAGTGGTATGTTTGGTCTTAATGCAGTTTTCTGGGGTCTTAAAAAGTTTTTCTTTAGTTGTTTAACCGCAATCATTATATTTGTTGTAGTATTTGCTTTATTAAGAATACTAGCAAGTGTACATCCAGCAGCTGGTGCAGCATTTAGTATATTCAACATGCTTGGTTCTGGAATCTTGAGTTTGGTTAAAGGATTAACACCAAAAGCATTTGAATTGGCTAATTTTGCATCAAAAGATAAGGTTGATGAATATAAGTCACCACTTACTAAGATAGTTGATGTAATTCAAGAACTCAAGGAAAAACAAAAAGAATCTCCTGAAAGAGTATATCCATTGACCGAAGTATTAAAGAGATTTGACAAAGAAATGGATAGCACTGAAAAAGACTTGATTGATGATATTCTAAAAGAACAAAAATGGATTAAATAATTTATGGACACTAATACTATACACACTATTTCGCAACAAGTTTTGGAAAACACTGCTCAAGATATGACAGGCAAATATGTCTGGATGTTCTTGGCTGGTTTAGTTGTATTGATGTTTAAATCAAGCATTGAAAAGTTAGCCGCAGCATTATTTATGTTTATTGGTTCTGACTATAAAGAAGATGATGTTGTATATGTTGACGGCAAGCCTGGCAGAATTGTTCGTGTAGGACTAACTAAAACAGTTTTCTTTATTTATGATGTCGTAGACGGCAAAGTTGTTAGCGGTAATAAATTGGTAGTTCAAAACGAAAGACTCGCAGGTCTTAATATTGAAAAACCTTTACCTAACTTGGACCTTAGTAGGTTCAAGAAAAATGACTAACAATGTTAAAATCATTATTATCACTACTATTAACTACAACAATATTTGCAGCGGAATTTGAATCGGTAAATTATTATACAAAGAATTACCTATTTGACGCTCAAATATATTCTGTCAATACTTTCGTATCCGAAAACACACTTAGCCATCAACTAGGTGATTTTACGCCGCATCTTGACTATGTACAATACCAAGGTTTGGATAAATATAAAGAAAGTGACTTTGGATTTGGTAGTGAATATAAACTAACAGATAAACTAAATTTGGATGTAGGTAGTTGGTATTACTATTATTACAGTGCAGGTGACCATTATTTTGAACCATACGCATCATTAACTTATGATTGGATAGTATCACCAACATTATATTTTAGTATGATAACATACAATAATACACCTAGAGCAACAATAAGCTTTGATTATAACAAAGATTTTAATGAAAAGCTGCATTTGAATGTAAGACCAGTGATTGGTACTGCAGACTATGATGTAAGATATGGTTATTATGGTATAGTATTTGGTTTGGATTACAATGTAAATAAGAATTTTACATTGTTTACTGTTACAGAAGTTGATAAACCTTTTAGTTCACCTGACGATAGTATCGTATACACTTATTCATTTGGAATCAAATTATCCCTATGAAATTTCTTAAATTCAATTTGAGATTCGCATTATCTACCAGCACACTATTCATTTTAGTGTTGGTAAGTATGGTATATTTCTTTTTGTTAATATTTGCAATTGAAGATATTGCAAAGAATAGTTTGAAAAGAAGTTTAAATACCTCGGTGAATATTTGTAGCAGTATTCTTGACCCAAATGAAATTGAAAAGTTAACTGAATATGAACAAGAAAAAAGCGAAGTATTTATCAATTACAGAAAGTCTATCAAAGAAATAAAGAAAGAAGTAGAAGATATTAAATTTGTTTATATTGTAAGACAAACGGGTACAAATATCACTTATATAATAGATTGTGGTGATGATGTATCCGAACAAGCTAAATTGGGTGAAATATATGATGATGCGGGTGATGGATTGAAAGAATTATTTAACAATCCAGTTGAAGGTGTAACATTTGAGAAAGAATATTATACAGACAAGTGGGGTACATTTTTATCCGCATATAAACCAATATTTAAAAACGGTAAAATCATATATGCAGTTTGCAGTGATATCAAGTCAGTTGATGTTGAAAAGTATATATCAAATTATAAAAAGAAGTTTACTTGTGCATTTTTTACATTGTTAATTGTTATATTTCCAATCATATGTTGGATAACAAATATGATTAGAAGACCACTTAATAAGTTAAGAGATGAAATTCTCAAGTTAAAAGATTTGGATGTAGATGAACATATTGATTTTAAGAGTAGTATCAGTGAAGTAAATGATATGATTGACGCAACTGATAAGGTAAAAACTGGTTTAAGATCATTTTCAAAGTATGTACCTGACAAGGTTGTAAAACAATTGATAAGTCAAGGTAAGGATGCAAAAATTGGTGGGGAAAAAGAATATGTAACAATACTATTTAGTGACATTGAAGGATTTACAAGTATATCTGAAAACAATGATACTCAAGAAGTTGTAACTGCATTAAATGAATATTTTGATATCTATGTACATTGTTTGGAAGAAAGTGGTGCAACTGTTGATAAATTCATTGGTGACGCTGTAATGTCATTTTGGAATGCACCAAGTAAAGTTGAAAACCATGAATTTATTGCGGTCAAAACTGCAATGGAAATTGTCAAAGAAATTAATAAATTGAATCAAAAATGGAAAACTGAAGGTAAGAAATTTACATTCAAAACCAGAATAGGTATCAATTCTGGTGAAGTTATTGTCGGTAATATTGGTTCGACAAACCGTATCAATTATACTGTTACTGGTGATCCTGTTAATTTGGCATCAAGATTAGAAGCGTCAAATAAACAATACAATACAACAATTTTAGTAAGTGAATCTGTTTATAATAAAACAAAAGAGTCAATTGATTATAATTATATTGACACAGTGAAGGTAAAAGGAAAAGAAATATATGTAAAAGTATATCAACCCGTTAAACTCAAGTAACAAATTATGAAATTCGCAACACCAAGAAGTATTAAAAATACATCATTACAACTATTCAACAAACACGATGAAAGATTATTAGTACTTTACGATTACTTGATTAACATTTGTAATTATGGTGATGACAAATATCATAGACTAGAAACAAAATATCACGATTTGTATCATTTTTTAACGAGTACATCTGTATTTCTTGATGTATATGTTAGTATTGTCAATAAAAATATCATTAAATTAAATGAACAAGATTTCTTTTGCGGTGTTGTTGCTACAATGTATCATGATATAGGATTTTTAAAGTTAAAAGAAGATGAAAATGGAACGGGGGCACAATATATTAATACACATGTAGAAAGAGGATGTCACTTTATAGGTAATAATTTTGACGGTATATTAACTGAAGAAGAAAAGAGTAGAATTTGTAATTTAATAATGGTAACGGATTATTTTAAAAAGGTAGAGAATTTAGAAATAGACCATGTTGGTGCTTGTGTTGCTTTGGGTGATTGGTTGAGTCAAATGGGTGATGAACAATATGTAGAAAAATTAAGTAAATTGTATCAAGAATTTGATGAATTTCAGAAATATCACAATTTGAATATGTACAATGGATTGCAAGATTTGATAAGCAAAACACCAGGATTTTGGTATAAATTGGTTAAACCATTGCTTGATAGTAAATTTTATGCGTTATATGAGTACACATCCAGTAACTATATTGTAATGATTGAAAATAATATCAACCGATTAGTTAAAGAATATAACTTAAATTATGTAATCTAAGTTCTCATCACATCTTTCAAACACACATTTAATATTTTCAGGCTTTCTTCTAAATCTACCCAATTTAGGGTGTTCACTACTATACACAGTCAATCGTTGACAAGATAGTGCATATCCTATCAAATCTCTGCTCAATCCATTTCTTTCGTGGGTTACTATCATATAGTTTTCATCTGGTACATCCAATTCAAATGTAGTTACTATTCTATATGTCTTTTTAACGCTTTTGGGTTGTAACGGTTGATTTTCCATACTCAAATATATAATATTAAATTTAGTATAAAAACAATTATAAATCCTATTTATGTATAACAAAGGAATATTATATGAGACAAATCGGAGGAATTGTTAGTTTGAAACCAATCGGAGTTATGTCAAATAACCCAGGCATGAGTGCAGGTCAAATTGAAGCAAATCAACTTGCTGCAGAACAAAGACAAGCACAACAACAAGCCAGAGTTGACGCATTGGTTGATAAATTGGCACAACAACATCAAGCCAATCAAATGAAACCAATTGATCCAGGCGCAACAAAAAGATGGTCTGTAAAATATTAATTTATAAAATAGTAACTGTTATATGGGCAAAGTATCTTTAAGTAATAAAATTGCAGAAGAGCCACCACCAGTAAAAAAGAAAATAATGTTGCCTGTTCTTACTAAAAAAGAATGGATTACATTCATATCATATAGCATTTGTTTGCCAACTATTGGTATTTTTATTGGTTATCTTTTATTCAAAGATATAAAAACAGACAATTCTCTTAATATATTACAAAACGAATTGAATGTAAAACTACAAACAACATCCAAACAATTAAACAAAATTGACGACGAAGATTTATATAAAGTTGTAATGGAAAAAAAAGGTAAGAAAATAGAAGAATTAAAAGAACAGTTAAACGATATAGAACAATTCAAGATTAAACAATCAAACGAAGTAGTACAATTCGTAAATAATAAAAAAGATGAATTAAAAAAGAAAGAAATCTTATATCACAGATAATTATAGTATATGGACTTAATAACTAAATTCTTAACTCTACATAATCAATTGAAGGTTTACCATTGGCAAACTGACAGCTATGCACAACACCAAGCTTTCGGTGGTGCTTATGATGAATTCACAGGATTGATTGACCAATTCATTGAAGAATTCATGGGTAAATATTCAAGAATAATGAATAAAGAAGGATTCAAAGCAGTATCATCTAACATCACTGATAAAGATCCAGAGAAATTCATTGAAGAATATATAACATTCCTCATTGTTGAATTGCCTAAAGGTCTAAGTGAAAAAGACACAAACTTATTAAACATAAGAGATGAAATGTTGGGCGAATTACAAAAACTCAAATACCTACTCACACTAAATAAATAACACTAGAATACAATAAAAAATTTCTAAGTCTGAGTAGGATAAAACTTACTCAGACTTTTTTATTGACAAAATTAACCGTCAAACTATCATAACCATATGAAAATCAAAATGTTAAAAAATATTGATGTAGACATTGACAAAACCAAACTCCAAGAAGTTTGGCCAAAATATCTCCACCGCAATGATGTTTTTAATGTTGACAAAATTGAAACCATCTGCGAAGATAAAGTCAATCTGGTACTAGACAACGGAGATGTCCTACTTGAAGTACCAAACAAGTCATTCACTCCAGTTTTTTAAAAAAAGTGTTGACTACGATCAGTTTCAATGGTAAATTGATCATGTTCTTTAAATCATAATGTCCCTATAGCTCAAACGGATAGAGCATCTGCCTTCTAAGCAGATGATCCAGGTTCGATTCCTGGTGGGGATACCATTTTTTGAACATATTTATAAATTTGTATATATTTATATGTTCAAACTTCTCTAAAAAAGAAGTTGATTCTTTGAAAATTTGCGGTAAGATAAAGAAGTAGTAAGTAATTTGTTCTTTCAGCATGGTGGGAGAAGCACTCCTCTAGAACATCTTCGTATGGCGGAACTGCCTTGACCTTTAATCAAAGGGGGTCACCAACGAAAGAAACAAATTACTGTTGACAAAAGAATAAATCGTGGTAAGATAAAAAAGTAGTAAGTTCTTTAAAATAAAAATATGAAAGTAAAGGATTACTAATCTTTTGCTTATAATGTATAATATATATTCTATATGGAACATAGTAAACAAAAAGGCAATTTAGGATTTTCTGCAACTCTCAAAGAATTACATAAACTTGGATATAATGTATTTACTGAAGTTGGAGATTACTCTAAAATAGATATGATAGTTGAGGTAAAGAATAAATTAATTAAACTTCAAGTTAAATACATTACGGATTCAAATGGAAAAGTAACTTTAAACTTACAAAAAAGTGGACCAAATGGGTATAGATACAAGTATACAGAACTTGATATAGATTTGTTCAGTATTTACTTACCTACTTTAGATAAAGTAATTTTTGTACCTGCTAAATTAGCTTGTAAGAATACTAAAGCATTTAGCATTAGATTTAATGAAAGTAAAAATCATCAAAGTAAACATATTAATTATATAAGTGAATTTGAAGATTTAAATAAAACACTAAACAATTTAGTTCTTTAAAATTTATGGGATTGTAGCTCAATTGGCAGAGCAGTTCGCTTTTAACGAATTGGTTGACGGTTCAAGTCCGTCCGGTCCCACCATTTAATGGCGTTATCGTCTATCGGCTAGGACACTGGACTTTCACTCCGGTAAGAGGGGTTCGATTCCCCTTAACGCTACCATTTTGTTTGTCCGTTGCTTAAAAGAAACGGAATGGTGGAGGGTAAATAACCAAAACACCCCTAGAGTTGGAAGTTCTCTTAAAAAACTTCTTGGTTGCGGGGATGAGTCATGGTATACTTTGTTTGTTGGGTGGACAAAGTATTCAATAAACACACCCAACACAATTTATATAGTTCTTTAAAATTCAATAGCTGGCGGCAGGTTAGATCTGGGGGTGGCTCATAACCATTCATTAAGTAGGTGCGATTCCTATGCTTCAGCAACCATTTGAATGGCTGGGGTTTCAGCAAACGACGAATCCTCATAAGGTTTGTTAAGTGGGGGCAGCACCCATACCAGCTACCATTTACGCCCGGAGAATATCCGATCAATACGCAACACGGAAAGAAACCTCCTCTAAAGGGAAACTTGCTAGTAGCGGGCGACGATTTTAGATGTTGACAAAACATCAATGTGTGATAAGATGATTTTAAGGTTAGTTGAGTCCGTTACCTTAGATTAAAAACTCAACAGTGTTTGATCAGAGCTTCTATAATAAATGATCTCTCGACCAGTAGATAGCTGGTTACATTTTCAGTGGTTTTGAAGATAAAACCACTCGGATTTTTAGTTAGTTCTTTAACAAAACAATTTGCGGGGTGTCAGAAGTCTGGTATCTGGCTACGCTCATAACGTAGTGCCATTTGGCCTCGGAGGTTCAAATCCTCCCCCCGCTACCATTTAGTGGCCTCAAGATGTAAGGTGCATGGGGAGACTTATAATCTCTATAATCGCTCGATTGGCGTTCTGGGCAGTTCGATTCTGCATGAGGCTACCATTTTTGATCGTGTAATGGAATTAGACATACGGATGATGGGTAGCACAAAGTTACGTTACTTGGAGTGGTTTCCAAGTGTAGTTGAAGCAAATTGTGTCCATCAGACGGGTGCTAGATATAGTCTAACCAACCTTGAAACTAGTTGTGGGTATTCCAGTCCCACCACGATCACATTTTACGGGTGTGTGATGTAATGGCAGCCATGCAGCACTCAAAATGCTGTGGAGAAATCCGTGGGGGTTCAAGTCCCTCCATACCCACCATTTTTATTGTTCATTGAAAATTAGTAGACGCAAAGTAATTTGTATTTATGTCTTCCAAAATACTACTTATTAGTATGAAAAAGATAGATATACAAGAGTTAACAATTGCAACAAAAACATCTATATCATACGCTGAAGTTTTAAAAAAGTTAAGACTGAAGCAAAGTGGTTCAATGCAAAGTCGTATTAAGAACGAGATTAAAAATCTTGGACTAGATATTAGTCACTTTACTGGACAAGCGTGGTGTAGAGGTAAAAATTCTTATCAAGACAAAAGAATAAGAAACAAATATTCTGATGAAATTATTTTTACTGAAAATAGTAATGTTTCAAACGTTGTAGTAAAAAACAGATTGAAGTCAAATCCAAATTATATACATAAATGTGAATTATGTTCTATTAAAGAGTGGTATGACCCGTTTGAAAACAAAATCAAACCAGTAAATTTAGAACTTGACCATATAAATGGCAATGAAAGAGATAACAGAAAAGAAAATTTAAGATTGATTTGTTCTAATTGTCATAGTTTTACTCCTACATATAAAGGGAGAAACATTAATAAAACTTTTAGAAATGGTGAAAAGAAAATATCTGATGATGTTTTGATAGAACAATTAAAAACAAAAAACATAAGACAAACTTTAATTTCAGTTGGAATGTCTGCTTCTGGTGAAAATTATGAAAGATGTAAAATTTTGAAAAACCAGTTGACAACAAAGAATGATGTGGTAAGATGAAAGAGTAGTAAGTGATGGTTCTTTAAAAACTTTTAGTGGGCAAGTGGCGAAATTGGAGAACCGCAAGGGACTTAAAATCCCTTACATTAGAAACGCTGTGGGTTCGAATCCCACCTTGCCTACCATTTTTTGATAGTTCTTTAACAATTTAAGATAGTGGCGGAACAACAATTAGTTTAGTTGTAACGCACAATATATGGCGTTGAAAAACGTTGTATATTGGTTGGAGTAAGAATCATGGAGGGTAAGTCTATGGAGAATTTGAGGTCGTTCAACCTCAAATTTGAGCGTATCGGGACCGTAGCTAAAATTTAAATGATAAATCGTAGCCCGTTGTGGGGAAAACAAAATCCCATCAGTCATCAACACAAGGAGTAATTACCCGTGTGGACTGTGGATGAATAACCAGTCATGATTAAGAAACTTGGAGGTAATCATTAGTCCTTCCTATTTTGATTTAATATGCGGGTCAAGTGTAAAGAGAGCACGTTAGTCTACCAGACTAAAAGGCGAAATGCAAAGTTCGGACCCGCTCCATTTTAGTAATGGCTCTGTGATGTATGGTGCATGGGCAGACTTATAATCTGTATAATCCCTAGATTTGGGTGCTGATAGGGTTCAATTCCCTACGGAGCCACCATTTTAAATATGGATCAATAGCTCAATTGGTTAGAGCGAAGAACTCTTTCTCTGCTTATAAACTAAAAGTATAAGTAGGAAATAATTCTTGGGTTATCGGTTCAAGTCCGGTTTGATCCACCATCTTTAAAGATTAATTAATCCACCGTGTAATTCTCCATGACAGTTTCTGCATACAAGAATACACTTGTCAAGTTCAGTTTTTAATTTGTCAAAAGAATATGTTCTTAAATCGGAAATAGAATATTCTTTTTCGTTTGGATTGGTATGATGAAAATCCAATGATCCTATGTATTTATTATAACCACAAAAAACACATTTACCGCCTTTCATATCAACACATTTTTCCTTTAATTCTTTTTGCTTTTTATAAGCAATTTCATCATTACATTTTTTACACCAACTATGTATTTTTCCATTTGAACTTATATAGAAATTATTTTTGTTTAATTCTTTTTGAGATTTACATTTTGGACATATTTTCAATTCAATTCCATTTTCATTTTTAATAATTTCTTTTTTTCTAGTTTTATATATTGGTTTTGTTTTTAATCCAAATTTTTTCAACCAATGCCTGACTGTGGTTTGTCCTTTTCCTATACTTTTTGCAATTTGATGCGTTGATAGTCCTTGTTCAATCATTAATGTCAAATCAGATTCATTCATAGTTCAATAAAGTTATATTTTACATTTATAAATATAAATGAACTAATTGAAAATCGTTAAAATTATTCAATAAAAAACCCCGTCATTAATTTGACGGGGTTTATTGCTTTATATGATTAAGGATTGATTGGATCTGGTGGTGTAGGAGACATGATTGTTAATGTTGCTGGATTGCTTGTTACGGTTTGACCGTTGTTTCCAGAAACGATAACTGTATAAGAACCTGCGTCACTTTCTTGAACACTTGCAATTGTATAAGTTGAATTAGTAGCATCAACTATATTTGTACCATCTTTAGTCCATTGGTAAGATAGATCTGATGGACCACTTGCAACCACAGTAAATGTTAATGATGAACCAGTTGGAACTGCTTGATTAGCTGGTTGTTGTACAATTGAAGGTGGCAACCAAGGTAGAGGTAGAATTACTACTGGTGGATTGATTTGATTATCAATTTGATTTTGAACATTGGTTTCGTAACTATTTTTTTGTTCAGTACCCATCGAATCCCAAACCCATCCAAGAACTTGATCTTGAGTTAATTGGTTATAAGGAGTAAATTGTGAACCAGAATGATATGTTACTCCTGTTGCGCCATAAACTCTACCATTATATGTGATATTATTTACTGTTTCGGAACCAACGCAGTCCCAATGAACTGTAAATACTACATCTGTGTTTTGTTCATATGTAGGATAACATTCTAATGTTCCCACTCTCCAATTAATTGTTGCGCTCATATTATTTTATTAAATTAAGGTTGTACACTACCAGTTGATTGCCATGGTAGAGGTAAGTTTACGATTGTAGGATTGATCATTTGTTGAACTTGATCGGTAACATAATTATCGATTGCATCTTTTTGAGATCCGATTTGTCCAAATACCCATCCCATAACAATTTGATTTGTTAGTTGGCTGAATGGAACAAAGCTACCACTATCCCATGATCCACTATTTAATGTTAATTCTGTAGTATTTGGGTAGTATGTTTTTACTTCGCTTCCACTTTGTGGTCCTACTTGAGCTATACCAGAACCGATACAACTCCATCCTACTTTAACTACTACATCTGTATATTGATCGTATTGAGTATAACATTGTATACTGTCAACATTGTAATTGATTGTTACTGCCATAAATTATAAAATTCCTTTCGGCATATAAATATTGACAAAAGTTCAAATCGTGTTAGTATTTAATAACAATTAATAAATATAAACTATATGGCACACTTTGTAAAACTATCGGTATTGGATCCTGGTCATGATGATATGGAAAATCAGAACAATAGAAAATATAATCCACAATTAATTAATTTGGATATGGTAATTAATGTAGAACAATCTAAAGTTCACAGTTTAATTTTTACCAAGAATAATTTGACGCATCCGATTAGAGTGAGAGAGAGTCTTGATGAGATTCTTTCTTTGTCACGGGGATGTAATAAAGTTTTGAATGGATAAATACTATATATGAGTATGATAAAAAAGTTTTTTAAAACAGTTATTAATAAGTTTGGTTGTGATGAGTGTCATAATAAGGAATTATTGATGGCTGTTTTGGAGAGTAATAAACAACAAATTGAAAGGTTAAATAATATTATGTCAGCACTAACTAATCTACAAGACGCATTGAATCGTTTGACTACCGCAACTGATACTGCAGTAACAGTATTGAACACTCCACATCCAACCGAAGAAGCACTACAAGCTGCTGCTGATTTGGTAAATTCACAAGCTGCTCGTTTGGAAGCTGCTAGTGATAACGATCCAACTACTGTAGCCTAATTTATAGTTATGTTTGGATCAACAGAAGGACAGAGACCGCAACAGAAACTAAGTGTAAAAGACACCAGTGAAGTTGTATGTGATACTTGTAAAGGTAATGTGTTTAGTGAAGGAATGTTTTTACGAAAGGTAAGTGCTTTACTTACTGGACAACCAAAAGATTCATATCTTCCTATTGCTACATTTTACTGTGTCAAGTGTCATACAGTTAATGATTGTTTTATTCCAGAGGAATTGAAGAATAAGATTCAATTGATTTAATTGTAATATAAGTAGAGTATAACCCCTACAGATTTTAATGTCTGTGGGGTTTTTTATTTATATTTATAGATATGGATGCTGATATAAAGAAAGAATTTATGACATTGTTACCCGAATTATTTGCGGTAATAAAGAATAAATTGAATTTGCAAACAACCCCTAAGATAATCTTGAAAAAAGATCAAGACAATTCAAACAATATCTTGGGTAAAACTGCTTACTACAATCCAGCAGACAAAAGTATTACTTTATTCATTCTAGATCGTCATCCAAAAGATATACTTAGATCATTTGCACATGAATGTGTTCATTTGTATCAACATGAAAACAATATGTATGGTATTGGTGAAAATGAATCTGGTGATACTCATTATGCTCAAAATGATACTGAATTGAGAAAAGCTGAAAAACAAGCATATCTCCTTGGAAATATGATGTTTCGTGATTGGGAAGACAGTAAGAAGTAATTAATACATTATTACTTTTACCATTGGAATTAAATCTTTTACAAAACCTTCGTCAATTAAGTATTGTGCAATTCTGTCAATTTGAGGTTTGATATCCTTGAATTTGGTACCGTCTCTGTTATGAACCTTAATTAACTTTTCATCTTCAATTGTAACTTCAATTCCATAAAAGATTCCGTCCACAATTTTAGATTTTTGCTTTTTCATAGGTTTTAGTTCACTTATATAAATATCAAATGTAATCTTTAATAGTTCTTTTAATTTGACATTTTAATATTTTATAGTATAGTCTAAATATATGGATCTTGACGCTAAAAAAATCAACGAAAGCTTAGAAAAAGCTGAAGCTACTGAATTGAAACCTTGGTACAGAACCAATAAGTATGGTGATTGGATATTGGACCACCTTGCCTATGGATGGCGTATCTATTACAGATATTATGATGTAAAACGATGGATTATTAGTACCTATCAACGAATTCGTTATGGTGTAAGTGATAGTGAATGTTGGAGTTTGGACTGGACATTTACGAATTTTATTCTACCCAGACTAAAACATTTCAAGAAAATCAATGTTCATACACATCCACCTGATATTACATATGAACAGTGGCACCAAATCTTGGATGAACTGATTTGGACATTTGAATATATGCATGATGAAGAAAAGTTCAATCCAATGCCTCCGGTTATGTATGTGCGTCTTGGTAACATGGATGATTACTTTAAAAATATTAACCGTGAAAAAACACCAGAACAAAAACAAGCTTGGGCTGAATATCTGAAGAAAAATGAAGAACTAGAAGAACGTCGTAAAAAAGGAATGCAATTGTTCGTAAAATATTATCAACAACTATGGGATTAAATTATACACCTCCAGATTGGAACGAATGGTTTTTGCAAGGAGTTTATTGGGTTGCAAGTAAATCCAAAGATCCCAAAACTAAGATTGGTGCTCTTATTGTAAAAGATAAACGAATCATTTCAACAGGATACAATGGTATTCCTATTGGAGTAGATGATAAAAATGAATTACGACATGAAAGACCAGAAAAATACAAATGGTATGAACACGGTGAACGCAATGCGATTTATGCTGCTGCTAAATATGGCATTGATACAAACGGATCGATATTATACACCAATGCTTTGCCATGTGCTGATTGTGCTAGGGGTATAATTCAAAGTGGTATCAAATGTGTTTATATACACCAACAATTCAATGATTTGTGTAATTCAACACAAAGAGAACAATGGAAAGGACATGACAATGCTACTTTCACAATGTTCAATGAATCTGGAATAGAAATTCATACAATTGATAGAATTTTGGGATGTAAAGCATATTTTGACGGAAAAGTGTTTGACATTTAAAAAAAGTGTGATAGTCTGTTCATATGATCAACAATAACGAACTGTTCGCTAAGGTACTGGCTGAAAATCCTCTTCCTTATCGTTTTGGCGACAAGGTAAACACTAACCGTGGTATTGGTTATATCAGTGGTTATAATTTCAAGGACCGTGAAAAGACTTGGAAGTTTACTATTCGTCCTTATGGATTGCCTAATTATTATATTGATGTTGAAACCGTATATGGAAAGGTAGACTAAGTTTATGGAATTTGAATCAAATACAGATATTCTAAGAGATTTAATGGATCAACTTCACACTTTACACAAAGAAAATGCTAGGTTGATGCAAAAGATTGAAGCGTTAGAAAAACATAATGAGGAATTGAATCGTAAGTTGAAGAGTATTCAAGCATTATTTCTATGAAATTATTTTTAGTATTTTTTATTAATTTGGCACTATCGTTGGGTACAAGTATATTGCTTTATAAGTCATTTAAAGTGGATGTATCACCTACAATTATTTCTATTGGATTGATTGTTGCGTATATGTTTTTACCACAACGATTTCATGATTGGATTGCTGAAAAATGAATATTAGACCATCACAATGTTTTGAATGTGAGACTGGTACATACAAAGATGTAAATGTCAATTATTTCTCACAATTAAGCGGGGGAAGAAGTCTTGTAACTAAAGATGTAACAATTCAACGGTGTGATACTTGTGGTGCTGAAATCTTAGATTCTAAAGCGTCTAAGATAATTGAATCAAATATTGAACGTAATTTTCCAGGTTATTATGAACGTACACGTTCCAGAAGAGTTGAAAAATAAATATCCATATATGGAATTTAGGGGTAAACAGCGTCAATTAAATGATAGAACAGTGATTGAAACGTACAATCCTGCAACTAATCAGACATTTTTCTATAGCTTTGATGAAGACTTTTTTTGGTTTCCCGGTCAAATTCCAGACTACAAACTTCCAAAAGTGTCTTGACTTGTTATAAAGTGTGTGGTAATCTAGACTTATGAATGAACAAACCTATATGAAGCTTGGTGATGTCGTGAAACGTCCTGTTTTTGATGTAAAAAACATCAACCGTGAAAATCCTCGTTTCAAACATCTGGTGGATAGTTACCAGAAGTGGAATAGTGATAATGATATTGATGAACCTCGTTCAACATATGAAAATGATATTATTGAATGTCTTGGTCAATATGATTTGGATGGATTTGCACTTGCTCAACATTTGAAGGACTATGTGTATGTTGAGCCTGATAGTGAACTTGTCCATATTCTGGATGATGTTCTTTTTGTCAAGAGTTCACTTGAACGAGAAATGTTGAGTCAATGGGTTAAGGAAAACTTCTTGACCATTCCAGATGATGTAGTTGGTAAGAAGGTTAATGCAAAACAAGGTTTTCGTAAGTATGAGAATCACTACATTACTGGAATTAAGCCAGAAACTTATCAAGTAACTGTTAGTGATAATCCTAAGAAATACGGTGGTTATATTGTTGGGTTTGAAAATGTAACTTTTGTTGACTAATATGAATGTAGGACAATTGATTGAACAATTAAAGAATTACCCGCAGGATTTACGGGTGGTTGTTCGTGGTTATGAAGGTGGATACAATGATGTAGACACATTTGAAACGCTCAATCTTGTGCTTAACTACTATGATGAATGGTACTATGGTAAACATGAGGATGTTTCATCCATCTTTAATGAAGAAGTTAAAGCTAATGCTGTTGATGCATTACAAATTGGATAGAATGAACGTTAAGGATACATCCATAATTCCCAATGGAGATTATTGTTATACTTGGATTGAAGTTCCAAGTGAAAGTAACAACTATCGTGGTAAGGTAAAACAATGTCCTTATTATGATTGTAAGAACATCAATGGTGTAGAATTTCCTTGGTGTAATTATTTAGAATTGGGTGGCACTCCCGGTGATAAAAAATGGAAGGGTTGGGAAGATCATAACAAAGCAGATGAAGTTCTTACAGAACACTTTGGAAGCAAAGAAAAAATGGAAGAAAAACTGCCTTTGTTTCTACTATTTGATAGTTGCAAAGAATGTGGCGTAAATGCTGAAGATGAACCTTGACTTTCTTTAAAGTCATGGTAAATTGATTGTATGAAGATTGACATTCAAAAGGTTGACCTCACCCAATTTATGGTGCATGAACATTCACTTAATGGTGAAATTGTCCAGTTGATTCAGCCCCAACATATTGGCACTAAATGGCATCAAGACAACAAGCATATGCGTAGTGTAATTGTGAATTATGCAGGTGAAGTTATCAGTGCAGGTTTTCCTAAGTTTACCAACTGGGGTGAGAATCCTGATCACTTTCCTGTTCCTAATTCATTGAAGCATTGCACCGTTGTTGAAAAGCTTGATGGTTCATTGTTGATTGTTAGTAAGTATAATGGTCAATATATTCTACGTACCCGTGGAACTGTTGATGCTTCTACTATGGCTAATGGTCATGAACTTGAAATTTTCAAGAACACTATTTTATCCAAGTTGGCTGATAACAATGATACTTGGGATTATTCAGTGCTTTTTGAGTGGTTGTCTCCTATCAACAAGATTGTTTTGAACTACGGTGATGAACCTTCTTGGAGATTGATTGGGTTTATTAACCACATCAACTATTCACTTGCACAACAAGATATGTTGGACGCTATGGCTAAGAAGTATGGATTTGATCGTCCTCCTACCTATACTTTTTCTGATGTTCAAGATCTGTTAAAGGATGTTGACCAATGGAGAGGTAAGGAAGGTGTAGTTGTTTATTCAAAGAATGACCAAATGCTTCACAAGGTAAAGGGTGCTTGGTATCTTGCTCTACATCATATGAAGAGCGAGTTGTCAAACATTGAGAAGGTTATAGATGTATGGTTGGAACAGAGTATGCCTGACTATCAGACTTTCTATAGTTATATCTTTACCACCTTTGATTACGAATTGGCTGAACAGTGCCGTGGTATGATTAGCCGTATTTGTGATGCTAAGAAGGAAGTGGATATGATTGTGGTTGGTATGAATGAATTTGTGAATAACAGACTCAAGACTCTACCTACTCGTAAGTTACAGGCTGAACAAGTAATTTCAGCTTATGGTAATACTAATAGAGCTTCATTTTTGTTCAAGTTGCTTGATGGTAAGTCGTTAGGCAAAGAAGAATATAAGAAGTTACTATTTCAAGTATTGAAAAACTAAAACAATACCCTACTAATTAAAATAAATTGGTAGGGTTTTTTCTTGCATATGTATGTATGATAGTCAATAGTGGCTATCATAACACACAAACACAAAGGAAAAATATGGCAGATAATAATAAAACTCCCTACGAATTGCGTTGGGAAATTCTAAAAGAAATGATCGGTATTACCAGAGAAGAGTGGGCTACCAAAAAAGAGTTAGCTCAATACAACGCCGAAAAAAGTGGTAAATCACTTGAATATATCGGTGATATTCCATTACACGATGCGTTGCAGCGTGCAGAAAATGTATATACATCGTTTATTTGTAAGAAGTAATCATTTAAAGAACTAACAATGACCCCCACTATTAATTTAGTGGGGGTTTTTTATTTTTTGTATATATTTATAATGATATGAGTAAACTACTTAATGAAACATTTCAAAAACATTTAGGACTTCTTAAAAAGAAACTTAATGAAGCAGGTCAATATGAATTACCTTTAAGTGGTGATACACAGTCAACTAATGATCTTAGTTCTGAAGTCAAGGATGAGTTTTGGAATAATTTTCAAAAGATGTCAGTTAAAGATTTCGTAGATAAATATGGAAAAAAATTTTCAGATCCTAAATTTCATGCATTTATAAGTGCAGGATTGGGTGATAAAATAAATGATGAAGGTTTTGAAGTAACACAAGTTTCGCCATTGGTTACCACATTATCACCTACACAGAGGGAAATTGGATTTGGTAATAGTTTAAATGATTTGATAAAAGCAACATACAATGAAAGTGTTCAATTAGAAGAACTTGATAATATGTTAAAAGGCAAAAATGTCAAATTAAAAGCAAAAACAGGTGAAGTACCAATAGTAATTTTTAATAATAAATATATAATAGATGGACATCATAGATGGAGTAAAATTTATTGTGCTAACAAAACCGCAACAGTATTTTGTTTGAATTTTGAATGTCCGGCTTTAAAAAATGATCCTTCAATGGCATTAAAAGCGTTTCATTTAGCAATTGCTAAAATGTTAAAAAATTCTCCAACTGAAAATAAATCCGGTAAAAATTTATTTGAATCAAATAGAAATGAAGTATATCAATATATTTATGAAATATTAGTTTTACCACATAACAAAGCATTTTTAGATGTATACAAAAAACATAGTAATCTTATAAATCCAAACTTAAATGAAGCGGAACAACTAGATTTGATTGATCCAGAAACAACATTAAATTCAAAAACATTGAAGTATGTAGATCCATTTGCAAAAACAGTTTCATTGTATATTTCTGATAATGCTGCAGCTTTAATAGGTAATAGTAAGCCTGCTACTGATACACCAAGAAGTCATATGCCTCAAACTGATAAAGCACCAGGATATGAAGATGCATTAGAAAAAGGTGAAATTAATTTCTTACCTGATAAAGTTACTGAAAAAATGGTCAATGAAACATTTCAAAGACATTTGACTCTTCTTCACAAGAAGTTGAATTTAAATGAAAATGTAGACATCAATAACATACAATAAATTGTAATTTAAAATATTAATCAATAACCCCCACTATTAATTTAGTGGGGTTTTTATTTTTTGTATATATTTATATTTAACACAAAGGAAAAATTTTAAACATATGAGTGATAAACTAAACGAAACATTTCAAAAGCATCTTAAATTGCTTCACGAACACTTAAATATAAATGAAGCATATGGTGACCCTGCGCATCTTGATTGGGCTATGAGAGATCCAGGTGAAAGACCTGATTGGGATCCTGATGGACTAACAGGAATAAAACAACCATCATCATATAGACCTGCACGAAATTACGATCCCGAAGAAGAAAAAAGAAATCAATTCAATAAAACTGTAGCAGGTGTTGCTAGAAATATGGGAGTTAACGGTTATGATTTAGTAAGATATTTAAATCAAATTAAACAAGACGGTAAAAAAGATTGGGAAACAACGGATGAATTAAATCCAGATAAGGATAGACAAATTTACGGACACGATAATTTTGACAAAGCTGCGTTTAAAAGATGGTTAGAGAGAGATAAAGAAGAATCAGAAAGAAATTATAAAGCCCGACAAGAAAAAGATAAACTAGAAGCACCATCCAGAGAAATTAATTCTGCAGCTGAAGCTATTAGTTCAGATATGACTCAGTTAATACATAGTATAGGTTTAATTAAATGGCAAGTATTTAAATTAAAAAGTTACGAAGGAAAACTTAAGTATTTAAGTGATCATTTTGAAAAAAATGAAGATAAACTAAAAAATGATACATTCAAATACACAAGCGGCTATGAAGATCTTAAACCATACTTTGATAAGTATTCTGAAAACGATCAAAAAGCTAAACTTATATTACTCGCAGCAATTAAAAAGAGTGAAAAATCATGGGCTGCTAGAGGATTTTTTGAACAATAAACTTATAAAATATTGAATCAATAACCCCGCTATTAATTTAGTGGGGTTTTTTATTTTAAGTGGATATTTATATTGATATGACCAAGACACAATTGAAACAATTGATAAAAGAGTGTTTAAATGAAATTGATTTTGCACCTGGTTTTAGACCAACACATGATTTAACCATAGTTTCAACTGTTACTGGTAGTGATGTAGATGATTTAAAAACTTATATATTAGAATTACATAGAGTTTTAAAAGCTAATTTTGGTAATGATGTACAGTTTGAAGAAAAATTAAAAATGTCTATGTTGTCAAACGGAGATAAAAAAATTGAAACCACATTCACTATTATTGATATAATTGATGATTTAATGTCAAAAACAGTAAGAGAAAATCTACAATATATACATGAACAATTAACAATGTGGTCAATAAATCAAGATTTAGTAATAGACTTTACTTTCAAGATTAAAAAATAGATAAGAAAAAACCCCACCGTTAAAAGTGGGGTTATTTGTTTGTTAGTTCTTCTTTGGTTTTGTTGGTCTATCACCATCTTTTGATGGACCATCATGTTTTGGACCTCTTGGACCACCTGGTGGTGGACCAAAACTTCTCAAAGTCTTACGATCATCATCACTGACCTTGGTGCGTTCTTCCTTGTCCAACTTACCGTCTTTGTTTGCGTCATATTTAGCAATTAATTCAGCACGTTGCTTCTTTTGTTCCTCAGTCAACTTTGGACGGGGAGGACGGCCTTCACCTGGAGGTGGACCTTTTGGACCTTCTTGAGCATTTAGGGTAAATGCTGCGGCTAATACTAATAGATACTTATACATATATTTTCCTTTCGTTTAGTAACCACCATAGATTACACTCTATACATAACATATTACATACCCATAACAAACATCTTTTACACCTCCTTTACAATTTTCTATTGACTTTATAACAACTTATGTTACAGTAACAACATGAGTACAATTTATATCGCCGTTGGATTGCCTGGAAGCGGTAAATCCACATACGCAAAGAACTTTATTAAAGGAAAAGACATTGAATACCTAAGTAGTGATGAATTACGAGCTGTATTTGGTAAAAGTGAAGAAGATCAAACGGTGACTCCACTTGTTTTTGGTCACATCAAAAGAAAGGTTGACGAATTTCTAAAAGATGGTAAAAATGTATTGGTTGATGCAACCAGTGTAAACCGTAGAGAACGATCTGATTACATCAACACCGCAAAGAAATATGGCGCAAAAGTAATTGCTCTTGTTTTCAAGATGGATCGTGCTGGTTTGATTACACGAAATCAAAAGAGAGGTCAAGAAGGTGGCAGAGTTGTACCTGATTGGGTTATTGATAAGATGTTAACAAAGTATGAAGAACCTTCTACCAGTGAAGGTATTGATGAAATAATTTATGTTTGAAAGACCACTAAAACTTATTCATAATGATGATCACCGTGTGTATTTCACCAGTGATACTCATTTTAACCATGATAAGGCTTTTATTTATGAAGCCCGTGGTTATAAAAACCGTTATGAACACAATGATGCTTTGATTGCAAAGATCAATGAAGTGGTGCGTCCAGAAGATACACTGTTTCATCTTGGTGATTTTTGTCTGAATATTACTCCGCCTGAATTTGAATCGATTCTTAGTAGAATTAACTGCAATAACATTGCTTATATTTGGGGCAACCATAATAGTTGTATTCGTAGAGTCTATGAAGATTCGGTAACAACTCAATATGGTAGGGATGTGGAAGTATATCCATATGCAATTGGTAAACTCACTTATCTGGGTTATTACAAGGAAGTGATCGTAAATGGTCATATGATTGTTATACATCATTTTCCCCACCAAATTTGGAATCAAATGCAAAAGAATGCTTGGCAATTGAGTGGACATAGCCACTACACCAATCCAACCACTCAAGTAGAATATCCAGACAATAAAATTCTGGATGTTGGTTGGGATGGTCACGGTAAACCGTTGTCATTTCCAGAGATTCAGAAGATAATGATGAATAAAAATCATATCAAGCATGATAAACATCATTAAAAATACAAATCCTCTCCGTAAAAAGAGAGGATTTTTTGTTGACTTTCTATAAAACCCGTGGTAGATTGAGTTCGTTATGTCAAAACCATACATTCACGCTCAAAGTTCCGTCCGTAAATTCGGCGGTAAACCAGAAGATTATGAACCCATACACGCTTTTATGGATTGTAGTAAGGGTGCAATTGCGGATAACCGACATCGTGCTCTAACACACAATAGTTGGTTTCTTAGTAATATTCTGGAACGAGTAAAATTTGCCAATAGTGGACCAGAAACCAGTGATCATCGTTTTCCTACCATTATCAATAGTGATGGACGTAGTGTGAGTGTACGGGACATTGGTGAACAACATTGTTTGGAAGACTTTGCTAATAAGTTTATTCCTTCAGCACAAGATTATCTGGCTGAAATGGAGTTCAAGAGTTGGATGCAGAATGGCATTTCACATCCTCCTAGCTTTGTCAAGATTGATGAAGGTCGTAAATCCCGTGCTAAAAATGGTTTGACTTCTAAAACTTTCGGTGGTAGTATCAAAAATGTAATTGGAGATTAATAAAACAAAACATATGAAAGAATCACTTAAGAAAATTGAAGAGCTAAAGAATCAACTCAACACAGTTAAGTCAGAACTCCAGAATGAGTTTAAGGCTGAACTAAAGAAGATCTTTGTTGATAATCCTACACTGGACAGCATTGAGATGTATCTTAATAACCACGAATTTAACGATGGTGGCGCAACCTCATTCTATATTGGATATGAAGATCTCAAGATTGTAGTAGAAGGTGAAGAAGTTGAACGTGAGTGGGATAATGCAACGAAGGAATATAAACCAAATCCAGTGCTTGAATCACTAATTGAACTTTTTGGTGATGTTCAGTGTATCCATGAAGACCTATATGGTGATGAATATGAACATCTATCTATTACCCGTGAGGACGTTCTAAACTATTAATATATGAGTACATATCGTAGAGCCACATTACAGGATTTAGCCAAACTTGGTTATGTTCCTAATGCACAAAAGTATAGTGAACATATTGCGTTTGCCAAGAAGTATTATCCTCCTGAGGCAACCACAATGGTTATGGTAGTTCATAGTGAGTACAATGATAGTACCTATGATAATAGTTTTCAGTATATCATTGTATATGACACGGAGGGTAATGAACTTCCTCCATTGAAGAAGACTGCCAAGGAATGTCGTGAACATTGGACTACTGAGTATCTGCCTATTCCAAACACAAGCCACGGTCATTATGGTGCATCTGAATCAGATGAACCTTTGGAAGATGTAGTTATTCCATTAACCTCAGAAGTTCCAGAACTTTATATCAAGGAGAATTAATATATGTTTAGTAATAAAAATATTGTAAAGTATTGTGCAAAGTATTTTGTTCTTTTGACGGTGGGTGCTTACGTTTTTAACACATCCGTAATATTCATTAATCAAAAGAGTGACGTTGCAAATCTTATCGGGTCCGCACTTTTTGCTGGACTTTTCGTTGGGACGCTGTTAATCTTAAAAAGTGATGTGACCAAGTTGGTCAAGAACATCAACAAAACTGAAAATAAAGAAAATGAATAAGAAAATCGTTAGTCTGATTGCTAGTGTCGTCGCCATCGCCGCCTTTACTGGTTGTGATCGGGTTGAACCGGGATATGTTGGTATTAAGGTGAACCAGTGGGGTAGTCAGAAAGGAGTCAATGATTTTCCGTTGGTTACTGGTGGTGTGTTCTACAACCCCATCACTGAGGACATCTACAAGTTCCCAACCTTTATGCAAAATGCTGTGTGGGATCGTGAACGTGGTAGTAAGGAAAGTCCCGGTGATGACAGTGTGACCTTTAATAGTATTGAAGGTGCTGTTGTTAATGCTGACATTGCTCTTGCTTATACGTTTGTGGCAGAGAAAGTTCCTCAGATCTTTGTTGAATTCCGTCAGTCACCAGAGATTATTACTCATGGATTTATGCGAAATGAGATTAATAACGCATTCAACCGTGTTGCTAGTACCATGAAGGCTAGTGATATCTTTGGTGAGAGAAAGCAGTACCTTCTTGACAATGTTAAGAGTAATCTTAACGCACAACTTGGTCCCAAGGGATTTAGGTTTGAATTGATCAGTTTCCATGGTGGTCTTCGTGTTGATCAGAGTGTTCAGACCCGTATCAACGCAGTCCTAGAGGCTAGTCAAAAGGCTATTGAAGCTGAAACCAAGGTTCGTCAAAGTAAGGCTGAGGCGGATCAAGTGATTGAAAAGGCCCGTGGTGAGAAGGAAAGTAACATTGCTAAGGCAGAGGGTGAAGCACGTAGTATTGCTCTTAAGGCAGAAGCACAGTCCAAGGCTAACTTGGTTTTGGCTCAGTCTCTAACCCCGGCACTGGTTCAGTATGAAGCTCTTCAGAGGTGGGATGGTAAGTTGCCGGTATATAATGGAGGTGGTGTTGTACCGTTCGTTAACATTGGAAACACCAACCGATAAGTGGTAGGAAAAGTGGAGAAACCCGTCAGAGAAATCTGTCGGGTTTTTTGTTGACTTCGTATAAACCGTATGGTAGATTTAAGGAGTAATTGAAAGGATAAAATGACTACTGAACGTAAATTGGCTAGTGTTGTTAAGATTGTTGACATTCAACCTATTCCGGGTGCTGATGCTATTGTAGTGGCTACCGTTAAGGGTTGGAAGGTTGTAGTAAAGGTTAATGAATACAAGGTGGGTGATTTGGCTGTTTATTATGAGATTGACAGCTTTTTGCCTATTCGTC